GTAAATATGAAAAAGATGATGGGAAGAATGGCCCAGAAGCATTCAATTCAAGAATCTTGGGTTACTCAGAATCAGGTTCGAACGTCAAGTATTATTTGAACAACTACAAGAACAACATGAACTGGTTCTGTTCGATCCAGCCAGAAGGAAAATGGGACATAGTCGCTAACATCGATAGCATAGGAAAAGATGATAGCATCTATAAGAGAACATTCAACCCAGCTATTCATCGCTCGATGGTCACGATAGTTCCGAGACAGAATGCTGCTCAGATGAAGAATGTGAAGCTAGCAGTGACAAACTTGGCTAATACGGCAGGATTCTTGAAGAACTACGGCGTCACCACTCAGGCTGGAAGTCAGATACCTCAGTACTTCGGTGAGGACTGGACTGCAAGAATAGAAGAGATCAAAATTCCGCTGATGAACAGAACGCAGAACCCAGTCTACATGAGCCCTTCGTTCGAAGGTCTCAGCGACACCTCAGGCGTGTACATTCACGCTGAGCGCGGCGGAGACGGATTCGAAGTTCGCAACAATGATGTAGTACCGAACTGGAAAAATTGTATAAACAACATCGGAAACCTCGAGTCGATGTTCGTATCCATATCCATGATCTCTAATGTGGACGGAAGAAAGAGAGTATACCCGATAACTGTCGAGATCCCTCTAGCTGATCTCTATATTCCTATCTCTTGCATCTCTGCTGGAGATGTCAATGAAGTGACATGTAGCGAATGCACTCTGGACCTAGCTAACTTCCAAGAGCTAGACGATCAGTACAATACAGTAAAAGTGCGTGATGTCTCTTATTATCCTCTCGTTCCTGCTTACAACGTCGAAGATACTAACAACGTATTGATCGACTATCCTCTGAAGTCTATCTATAACATCGGCGCAATAGCTGGTATGATAAATCACAGTGAGATACACCTAGGAAACGGATCTCATTGGGATAGCTTCTACAACGAAGAGGGACGTAGACAGAGAAGTGGTAGTGGATATAATATGGCTATATGCGGTACACTGAGAGATATACAAGTCTCTTATAGAGACGGTGCTATAGACTTTATCAACAGTCTAATGACATGCAGCGCAGATATTGACAACGAAGGTGATATTTCAGCGGAGAACGACAGAACTATCGCAGTCGCTAACAAGTTCTCGCTCATTGCGCCGATTTACGAATATCACCAGAACGAGATGGGAACTAGCATAGAGTGCTGCGACTTCTATACAGACTCGCTTCAGAGAATTCCGGGAGCTCAATTTACTAGTTTCATAAATATTGAACTAGTCGGTACTGAGAGATGGCCTCTCTCAGTCGCAAGCTCTAGAGTCTTTAAACCGTTCATAGAGTGGTGCAACATATCGAACATTCTCGACTATACGAACTTCTTCGAGAAGAGAATATGGACTGAGCTTGACGATCAGACATTCTATATCCCGTTCCAAGATTCTAACTTCCCAGAGATGCCTCAAATTCTATGGGATACGACGTGCATGACTGGTAAAGACAAGTACAGCCAAGTCATATACGGCGGAGAAGGCAGTCCAATGGATAGAAATAGTTGGCCAGTTTATAGCGAGACCAGCTATCCACCACCAGACCCAGATCAGCACTTGGATCAGATGATCGAGCTTGAAGATCTTCCGGATCTGACTAAATCGATAAGAAGATCGAGAACTAAGACATATCACTATCTTCCAAATTACTTGCTTCATGTATTCAATCTGAAGATAAGTGACTCTGGAACGAGCAGAGAATATCCAGCGAAAGTAGTACTTCACATGTCTCCAGCAGCAGACTCGGTAGCGTCTGACTACAACGACGTGTACATGCAGCTGTTGTCTGGATCTCCTAACTTGGTATTCAGCCGTCTGAATAAGACTTTCATATTTGCAAATAAGTATAACCAGATAGATCCAAATGCAGAAGATGTGACACAAAATCCTTGGCCAGGAACTGAGATCTTCTACATCTTTAATCTGAACCAGAGCATGATAGACTTCTACAATGCTCGTCTAGGAAAACAGGCTGCTGACCGATACTTCACGTGGGACTATGAGCTATCGCCGAGATCCAACTATCCTCTGACGTTCAACGTCAGATACGAGAACGTTAGCGGTGTCAGAGGTCTGTGGATGCACCAGAACATTCGCGAAGTCGACGAGACAGACTCGAACGTCCGCTATCACATGAGAGGCGAGTCGGGATGCTTAAACGACGGATCGAACGTCGCTCTGGGCTACATGCCGTCTGACGAGTCTCTTGTGCAGATCATGAACACTCGCGAGCGCGGAAAATATGATGAAGGAGTCGCAGTCTCCGGAAGAGACTATCAGGGCATAGTTCTATTCGACAGCAGCGGAAACTTGGTGGTCGCTTTCGACAGCCAGAACGGAAGAGACATAGACTGCGAAGCCGTCGTCTACGAGCTGCCGAGAAAAGCTGATCTAGTCGACGACGGTGAGAGGAGAACTTACGGACTGTTGACGAGAATCGAGGCTGAGTGATGAAGTACAGAGCATATCCAGAGTTTATCGACTACCTCTTCTCCGAGAGATCGAAGACTGACTGCTACGGAGACTTGAGAGCGTATCTGACGAAGAGCGGAAGCTACGAGACGTTCGAGCCAACTGGAGACGAGCCTGGCTATCCTTTCGCTGACGTGAGCGCCCGGTTCTTCTACGAGGGAACAGACTTCGACTACCAGTCCACACGCATGGACTCTCGTCCGAGAACTTCAGACAGCAACGCGCTGACGAGCGAGACAGACGGAACATACGAAGAAGTCTTCAACATTCCTGCGAAGACGCTGCTGAGAGACGATCCGAGCCTGAGAAACGAGTACGTCAAGCAAGTCATCTGGAAAGCCGAGCAGAACGAGTGGGTCAATCCGCCCGATAATCTCACCGAAGAGACGAAGGAAGACATCAACAGGCTCCAGCGCGACATACCGCTGTCCTCTGGGTACGAAGAGAAAGAGTACGACATGTTCGGAATTCCTCTCACGTTCTTGAACGACAGCCCGGTCTCCGTCCGAGCTGACGATCTAGTCTCCTCCGGCGGAAGGATCCAGCTAGCCGCTGGATGTCTGATAGGAGTTCAGAAGTCGCAAGACGAAGTCGACAGCCTGTACCCGATAGGCTTCATCGACTTCGAGAGCGTCATGCCCTGCACGCGATACGAAGTGAAGTTCGATCCCCAAGGCTTCTTGCAGCTGATGTAGCGTTATTAGTCGCAGTCGTAGTAGGTTATGAAAGCGACTCGATTGCAGGATTCGACGGTCTTGCACTTAGTCTGTTTGAGATACTCGCTCTTGTACTTAGCAGCGTCGCCGTAGAGAACGTCAAAGCTGTCGATCATCATCTGCTTCTCGACGCAGATCTGATAATCGTCTTCTGGAGCAGCCGGAAGATTGCAGCCCGTGATCATGAGACCAGCGAGGAGAACGAGGAGGATGGAGACGATCTTTTTCATTTTGTAGGTCCTTGTTGTTTCTTACACAGTAAATATAAGATTTCTCTGACCGACTCATGAGAGAAATCTCAATTTTTCTTGAAAATCTCAATTGCGCAAATGGAATGCTATTTGTAACTGAACTGTAACTTTTCGTTTACAAAGGCGCTCTATCTCTGAAGACTCACGTGTAACGTTCAACGCATCGCGCTTTGCGCGAGCGTGCTCAGCGAGCTGAGCAGATTCAATTTTGAATACATTTTGCCATTGTTTTTGTCAGAGTCTCTGCGAGATTCTTCCGGTCTCCTGAGCGGAGACAATAAGCCTAGCCAGACTCATCATCTCCGCTCAGGAAACCGTAAGAACCTTTTTCTTCCGTATATCCCTCGCTTTCGACGAACAAGGACTGCTTCTAGATGAGCTTACGGGGTCGGTCATCCTGTACTCCCGGCTGTATCTCATCGCGTCATGGCGGCTGAGTGCAGAAGGCGCTACCCTTCTGCTTCGATGTCGACGTTTCCCAGCTCTCGCCGAGACTTGCGCTCAAGAATCTGTAGAATTCTTCCTCTTTCGAGGCCAGCCGTCAACTTTGACTGGAGAGACGCCTCCGGTGCCGATACTCACATTGGGTTGCTGTTCGTTCCCCGAAGGATTTCCGAAATGTCTTTCTGGCCCGATAACCCAGAACGGGAACAACTTGTTTTATCTGCTTTATCTGTTATATCTGTTGGTTTCGATCTGTTAGACCGACTTTCCAAATATATATACAAGTCGGACCACTAAAAATTCGCTTCTCTGAGCGTTTTTAGTGTAAAACTTTCTTTACAAAGTTCTAAAAATTGAAGAGTTGCTCTATAAATATCAAAAATATGGAGAAACTATGACAAGATTTGTACTGACTGGCACTGTCAAGAACCCTAGCGCTCTCAGAATGCTCAGAGAAGATCAGATCTACTCGGGTACCATCGAAGAGAAGATCTCTAAGCTCAACCTGGAGATCGAGAGGATCGAGACTGTCGGCGACGAAGTCACTTACTATCTGAAAGAATCAACATCTGGACCTAAGCTCCTGTGCGACTGAATGAGGAAATCTGAATGAAATTCTACATTGGAAATGGCGGTGCAAAGAATCCTGGTCTTGTAGCTCTGATTAGGCTAGTGATCTGGAACATCGTAGAAAACGATCATCTGAACGTTTCGACCGACTACGTCAAAGACGTTGACAGCGACGGCGAAGGCATCTATATCGAACTCGATCCTAAGGGCAAGTTCGAGCCAGCGATTCCGGAGCATCTTCTTCCTACGGTTTTGAAGCAGCTCACGAAAAAGCTCGCGAAGGAGATCCCGTCGTGCATTGACGGCATCATGAAGAACGCTCAGTCCGAAGGCGAAGATCCTAAATCCTATCTCGAAAGCATAGTGAACGGCGGAGATGAAGAATCTGGACTATTTCCAGTCGACAACGCTAACTATGAGCTAGGAGACGAGAAGCTCGCTGCTGAACTGCTCGAAAAAGCCATGGGCATGGATCTCGCCGAGTCCTTGGACATTCTGCTCAGAAGCGGTGTCAGGGTAGTCAAGACGAAATCGTAAAACCTGGATAAATAAGTAAATTTCTAGAACTCTACAAGGAGAATCATATATGATCACTAACTCAACAGATGCAACTATCGACAGCAACGACTTCATCATCCAGTCTATGCGCAAGCTAAAGCAGCGCTTGGACATCGAGATCGAAGAAGTGAAGAACTACAAGATTCCTGAAGGACTCCAAGGTTCTGCTCTCGCTTCTGAGAAGGCTTACCGTCAGGGAGCTCTCGACGAAGTCGTCAAGTTCCGCCAGTTCATCAAAGACATGGGCGTGTAACTGAAACTTTACAAAGTCTACAGATTGCAACCTGTGAACCGCTCGAAAGAGCGGTTCTCTTTTTTGTTGCTATATTTAAAGTGATTATGTATAAGAACGTCTATTACGATCGCGAGTCGAACACCATCTTCGAACGCGAAGTCGGTGACCAAGAGTATAAGAAGCATCCATACACATTCAAGTATTTTATGCCTGATCCGACAGGCCAGAGTCCTATTCGAGACTGCTTCGGAGTCCCGATGAAAGAGGTGGTCTGTCGCACAAAGGACGACTATTCTATCTACCGCGTAATGGCGAAGAAGATGAGGCTGGCGGAGTCGGACCTGAAGCCACCTGTGAAGTATATCCATGAGAAGTATGACACAGCTGAGCTCACTTACGAAGAGTATAAAGACTACCGCATCGCCTTCTACGACATCGAGACGCAGACATCACGCCGCTACTACCTCAACAAAGAGGTGAAGCTGCGACTGATCGAGGACGGTCACGAAGAGACGATGACTCTCTACCAGTTCGAGCACACATGCAAGACGAGAAAGTGGGAGATCTGGGACATCGTCCAGAACAAGTGGCGCAAGTACTACGACAGCTGCTTCATAAATCAGGAGTTCCCGAACCCAGAAGAGGCGAACTATCCGATCAACCTGATCACGGTCTACTCGACCGTCACCAACAAGAGCTACACTTGGGGCTTGGAGCCGTACAACGGAAACTCTCCAGACGTGACCAACTACAAGTGGTTCGAGTCCGAGCTAGAGATGATGAAAGACTTCTACGTATGGTTCTTCCAGCAGAAGTTCGACATCCTGACTGGATGGAACTCAGAGAAGTTCGATGACGCTTACATCATCGGCCGAATGCAGAAGATCCAGCGAGAGAACGGCGTCAAGCACGACTATACGAGACTGCTGTCTCCGTTGAAGCTGCCGCCGCAGAAGCGTCCGATCACGGACGACAAAGGAAAAGTCACTGGCTATCATTTCTCGTCGCCGGGTCTCTACATGATCGACTATCTGGCGCTCTACAAGTTCATCGGGTTCGTGAAGAACTCGCCGTCTTGGAAGCTCGACTACATCGGCCAGAAAGAGACTGGAGAAGGAAAGGTCAAGCTAGAGTACGGTCTCACCGAGCACTACATCAAAGACTACACGACCTACGTCGAGTACAACGTGCAGGACGTGCGCCTGATGGTGAAGATCGAAGAGAAGAAGCGTCTGTGGCCGACCACGATCGCGTACGCAAATGAAGCTCTGATCACGCTAGACTCGGTCTTCGCTATGACGGCTGCTCATGACGGCTACATCATGAAGTTCCTGCATGCGCAGAATCAGGTCTACAACGACCGATACGAGAAGCCGAAGGACTGGTGGCACGACGAGGGCTACTTCAAGAAAGACTTGGGCGGCGGAATAATCGAGTATCAGAACTGCCGTCCGGAATCTCCGACATCGTTCGAGCCGTATGAAGTGAAAGCTGGCTACTGCTACGCGGACCCCGGACGCTACCAGCACAACATGAGCGGCGACATCACGTCGTCCTATCCTAATCACATCATCATGTACAACATCTCTCCAGAGACTCGCGTCATCAAGCCGAGCAAAGAAGACATCGAGTCCGGAAGAGTCATCCGCTCAGAAGTCAACGGAGTCGGATTCATCAACAACGACACCGCTATTCTGCCGTCCGTCGTCTCCAAGATATTCGACGAACGTCTCAAGTTCAAGCTGCTCATGCAGGACGCTGAGAAGAAGGGAGACAAGATCGCTGCCGATCGCTACCGCACGCTGCAGCTCACCCGTAAGAAGCTCATCAACTCTCTATACGGCGCTTGCCTCTATTCGCAGTTCCACCTCTTCAATATCGACTGCGCACGATCTATCACCCGTTGCGCACGCGTCACTATCCGCTATCTCAAGGACAACACGGACCGCTACTACCGCTCTCCGCAGATCCTCAAAGATTCGATGGAGTTCTTCCCCGTCATCAAGATCAACACCAAGTGGTACAAGAAGGAAGACGAAGTCGAGACGGATCAGGGAAAGATTCTCGCTAAAGACATCACGACCGTTAACACTATCGACGGAAAGCCAGTCTCAGTATTCGTCAACGATCTAACTAAGAAGGAATGCCTAGTTCCTATCAAGAAGATCACGACAAAGCGCATCATAAACATCGTCTACGACGGCGAGTGCCACTATTTCAAACCTGGCGACGAAGTAGAGTTCGAGTTCAAAGGAAAGAAGACGAAGATGAAGCTAGGAGTCAAAGATGGCGGTGCAAGATTCACTGGAGACGAGACGATCTTGGACGAAGTCAAGGCCGTCTTCCATCACCAAGATGGCGACACTATCTCTGGCTTCGATCTCTGCCGTGGTGCTATCATAAACGGACGTCCTATCGACAACGTGAACGTGATCGAGCGTCCTGTCAAGTTCGTCAACAGAGCATCCGTTGTCGTTCAAGTTGACACGGACTCCAACTACTACTGCTTCGATGAGCACAAGATAGGACTATTCCCGTACATGGACGACATGGAGTGGTTCTACTGCATGGAGAAGCAGATGAACTGGTTCTGGAAGAAGATTCTGGACATTAAGGCCGAGAAGAACAAGATGCACAACCGCATCGTGTTCACTCGTGAGAATATGTTCTCGAACTTCATCTCTTACGGCAAGAAGCTCTATCTCGGATCCGTCGTTGACAAGGACGGCAAGTTCTTCGGCTACGAGGAAGATCCTAACAAGCATCTGAAGATCCAGGGCCTCATTCTGAAGAAGGCTGAGTTCCCGCCGTTCTGTCAGGACTACGCAGTCAAGATCACGGCTGCCGTTCTGCTCGGTCAGGACAAGGAAGAGACGACACGACAGATTCAGGACGCTTACGTGAAGTTCAAAGAGTGCAAGCCTGAGGACATCTCAGCTGCACGCACTATCGGCGACCTGTCTGTGATGCCTCACGAAATGGACTGGTACGTAGATCACGGTCTGTCCTATCCGGAGCGCATTCACTACGCTGCGAAGATTGCTGTCAACTTCAACTACGTTAACCTCAAAGAGAAGCTCGGATATGACCAGTTGCAGCGTGGATCAAAGGGAAAATATCTCTTCCTCTATCCTCGAAACAAATATGGATTCGACCAGATCGCTTTCGAGAAATGGCCAAAGGAATTCAACGATATGTTCGAGATCGACTACGACACTACGTTCGAGAAGTTCTTCATGTCAAACTTCCACGCGCTGTTCGAGGTCATCGGCTGGGCAGACTCACGAAAAGACTACATCGAGTACAAGATGACGAAGGCTAAGAAGAAATTCCTTAGATAATGGCATCTGGAGGTGAGAGAAATGGAAAGTCCGAATTATGTCAAGATCGATATAACAAAGATAAAGGATTTTACAAAGAATATCATTCTGAGAACTGGTCCAATCATAGCAGCGACTCGGCCGCTTGTATGGAACAAGAAACTGAAGCGATATGTTGAAGGGCACGTGACTGGATCAGTCACGAACTATGACGGCCGTGTGACTAAATTCTCATCGGACAAACAAGCGATAAGAGTGATTGCCAATGAGAGAGCTCGTTGGCACTATTACAAGTCGTTCTCTTACCGTTTCGCTCCGGAAGAATGGCCATAAATAGAGAAACTGAAGGTAAGTAAAATGGGCCGGATAACTGCGACTAAGATCAACGAGACCTACTTCTACATAGAAGTGGACGATGGCGACTTGCTATACGAGCTAGACAGCGCTTTTGCGATTTACAAAGAGGGCTACCAGTTCGTTCCAGCATACGTCAATCACCGATGGGACGGAAAGATCCACTTCTTCAAGGCGCTAAGCCACAAGTTCCCGATAGGTCTCACTGACGAGCTCATCAAGTACTGCAAGCGGAGAAATCACAACCTGCACTTCGTAGGCTGGGAACGCGATGTGCCCGACTGGATCACTAGAGAGCAGTTCGAAGCCGACGTGAAGCAGATCATGGCTGGATCGAAATACCAGCCGAGAGACTATCAGCTCAACGCCGTCTTCGCTGCACTGAACGGAAAGAAGGGCGTGCTAGAGTGCTGCACTTCGTCTGGAAAGTCGCTCATGATCTATCTGTTCTTGAGGATTCTCATGATGGAGAAAGGACTCAAGAAGATGCTTCTGATCGTCCCGTCGATCATGCTAGTCACTCAGATGTACAAGGACTTCGAGGACTACGGCTGGTCAGACCTAGACAAGTGGTGCGAGCTTCAGGACAAGGATCACGTTCCGACCTTCGAGAAGTCTATTCTGATCACGACTTGGCAGTCCCTCATGAAGCAGGACATCACGTTCTACGCTGCACAAGAAGCTGTCGTAGTTGATGAGTGCCACGGTGTTCGCGGGGTACGTCTCGGCGACATGCTCAAATACTGCGCAAACGCGACGTTCAAGATCGGTACGACCGGCACCCTTCCGACTGCACAGGATGAGAGATACGACGTCAAGAGCGTGCTCGGAAACACGCTATACAAGATCACGTCCGATGAGCTCATCAAGATGGGATTCTTGACGAAGATCATCGTGGCTAACATGTTCCTGCAGTACCCGATGGACTTCATTCTAGAGAATCAGGAGCGCACGTTCCCAGAAGAGGTCAGACTCGTCGAGGAGTACGAGCCTCGCATGACGATCTTGACGAAGATTCTAGAGCACACTCCTGTGAATCACAACATGCTGCTTCTCTGCAATCACGTCGACCACGTCAAAGCGACGATCGACTACCTCAAAGAGCATCATCCAGAGCGCAAGATAGTGAAGGTCACGGGCACTGTGAAGGCAGCTGAGCGTGAGTTCATCCGAGTGAATGCAGAAGAGTCTGAAGGACTGATCATCGTGGCGACCTACGGGACTATGTCCACTGGCGTCAACATCAAGAAGATCCACGAGATAGTCCTGTTCGCTAACTCGAAGTCGAAGATCAAGGTGCTGCAGTCTCTCGGAAGAGGTCTGAGAAAGCACCCAGAGAAGGCTAAAGTGATCATCTATGACGTCGTTGACGACATGCGATGGAAGTCCAAGCGTGGAAAAGTTCACTCAAACTACCTATACGACCACTGGCTAGAGCGTTCGAAGTACTACATAGAGCAGAAGTTCGAGCAAAAATCAGCAATCTTCCCGATCTGAAATCCACTATAAATAATCTAAAACGGTGACGGGTATGCGCCCGTCTGTGAAAATAGGAGATTTTAGATATGGCGACTAAATGGTCAACTCCGGGTATCGGATTTAGAGAGATCGACAACACGATCAGACCAAACGCAGACCCAGGTGACGGCATCGGCGCTATCGTGATAAACGCTAATCGCGGTGTTCCGAACCAGCGTGTGCTCTGCACCACAATCGACAAGTTCCACGAGTACTTCGGTAAGCCAGACCAGCCAGACCAGTATGGTCACTTCGCGGCTCAGGTCTACTTCGATCAGGGTGGCGCTACCCAGCTTCTCGCCGTGAGAGCTACGATGGGTGACGAAGGCTACTCTCAGATCCAGTACCCTTACACTGACTCTGTCGACAAGAACAACGTCGACGGCATTCAGACCCTTGAGTTCGTCGACAACACGCTTCTCGACAACGCTCGTCTGATCTCGAAGGACATCTTTGACTACATTCAGCCTGATGCTGCTAGACCGGAAGGATTCGATACTCTCGACAACGCTGACAGCGCAACCTGCTTCTCGTACTACGGCAAGTCTCAGGTCGTCTCTGTTCAGGACGTCTACAACGTATTCAACGGAAACCCGATGGAGAACATCTACGTGTTCCGTGATCGTGGCGAGACTGGAATCGAAGACGGTAAGATGGTTGAGTTCCCTATCAATGACGATGAGAAGAAGATCTCTCGTCAGATGTTCGCTATGAGCACTGAGAACTTCACTGGCTTGGATGTCTATCAGGTCGATAAGCCGAGTGAAGGAAACGTAAACAGCGCTTGGTTCTATCAGGACGATCGTGACCTGATCGTAGACGAGGAATCTGATACCTCTGCATACAGAACTATCATCAGCATCCCAGGTAGTGTGTCTTACACGAACTCTACTGAGACGTTCGAATTCTACGGCACTTCCGCAGAATCTGACACTATGACTTACCAGGGCCTTGTCGGTCTCTGCAATGAGATCAAGGACGAGGACATCGATGATGTCAAGCACATCGAGATCGTCGACTGGGACGACACTTTGACTAAGACCTTCACAATTCTCGCTGATGAGTGGGAAAAGAAAGAGGATGTCATCGGACTCAGCTACACTGAACAGGGAAAGGCAGACAGCCTCTACAACCTGATACGTGAGAAGAGCTTCAAGTTCATCCCTCTCGGCGGAAAGTCTACGGACGATCCAGATGTCAGATACATAGCTGACATTTACGCTCTCGATCCGAGCGAGATCTGCAACGAGAACTATGCTGTCATCAAGTTCAAGCTCGCTAAGAGCCCAGCTGAAGAGGAAGAAGAAACTATCCTTGTCACGAGAAACCAGAGCACTTATGACAACGGCTTCTACACTCAGTTCGACTATACTTGGACGATGTTCCTTGAGCTGAACACGAAGAAGGTTCAGATCTTCTCGTCTTACGGCGTCAGGGCTCCGATCGCTATCGTGAAGCCGTGGCAGGTTACGTTCGACAAGGACGAGAACGGCGAAGACCAGATCAACAAGATGGTCGCTATCTCTTCTACGGAAGTCTTCTCTGATCCGACAGGCGTCTGGAGAGACGGCTACACGCCATCTTGCGAGACTGACGCTGAGCCTGGTAACGGCGACATCGAGCTCTATCAGAGCACTATGACCAACCAGCTCATCATCGGCGCTATCGGTCCTGGCGAGTTCGGCAACGACATCGGCATCTCTATCATCACGCCGGAAGCTGCTAAGTACCCTGCGCTCTACAACACGAACGCATTCTCTTGGCTCTACCGCTATGACGATGAAGACAAGATCAAGGATTCTAAGTCTGGCGGACTTGACTACCGTGTCAACCCGCTAAACCTCACTTGGAAGAAGGTCTACAAGATCAACGTCTACCAGAAGGCTCCTTCTAAGACTGAAGGTGTCTGGGGATTCGGTCTGGATGCTCTCACGAGCGCTCCGGTCGAGTCATGGCTCGTGTCTAACGACCCGACCGCCAAGGACGAGAACGGCAACAGCCTCTGGGCTCCTTACGTGATCAACGGCAAGTCTCAGTTCATCTACGTCTCTAAGAAGTCGGTCGAGCAGTCGATCAACTACAAGGGCGAGTACTGCATGCCCGCTATGACCTGGTCTATCTACCAGATGACTGGCGGCACCAACTCCACTCTGAACAACATCAAGGAGAAGGTGAAAGCTCTAGATCTCTACACGAACAGAAAGAAGGCTAGATTCGACTACCTCTTCAACGTGGAGCCGATCGAGACATTCTCTGGCAAGCAGAAGTACATGGCTCTTCAGAACAGGATCGGTCAGATCGCTATGAAGAGAAAGATGGACCTCGGAATCATCCAGTGCACCTCTAAGGAAGCTAAGACGATCCGCTTGAAGCTCTCTGAAGGCAAGATGTTCAGCTTCGCTGACGGTACATACGTGGCTGGCTACGATGACTACGACAGATACTTCGATCCGTTCACCTCTAACTGGGTGATGCTGCCAAGATCTGTCGCTGGCGCTGTGGCTTGCTGCTTCGTCGACACTTTCATGCATCCGTGGGACTCTCCTGCGGGCGTCACTCAGGGACGTATCGCATACTGCAACCGTCCGATGGTCAGCTTGGATGACGATGAGTTCGGTCAGCTCTATGACATCCACATCAACGGCTCTATGCACTTCGACGGCTACGGCGAGTGCATCATGGGACAGAAGACGATGCTAAAGAAAGAGTCTGCTCTGAACCGCATCGACATCAGAAAGCTATGCAACTTCATCGAGAAGCGACTCGAGACGAAGCTCATTCCGTACCTCTATCAGAAGAACACATCTACTGTCCGCTCTTCTATGAGAACCGCAGTAGACACATTCATCGGAAGAATCCAGTCTGGTGGCGGCATCATCGATAGAAACGTCGAAGTCGTTCCGGATGAGACAGATACGCATCTCGTCTACGTGAACATCACGTTTATTCCAGCTGAAGCTATCGAGAGAATCGAGGTTACCTTGACCCTCAACCGTCAGTCTGGATCGATCTCTGCAAGCGAGAGCACTTCACCGCTATAGTCTCCATGATGAACCTCCGCATGACCCGCCTAACCACGGCGGGTCTTTTTGCAGTATAAATACTATATGCTACCGATAACAGAATCTCCGGACTTCAAGCGAGTGGGCGACACCGTAGAAGGAGGCTACTACGACATCAGCCTCTTCAACCGCGAAAACTCATACGAAGTCAAAGGCACTATCGCTATGGATCAGGCGCTAGAGAACTATCTCTTGACTATTCCAGGCGAGCGTCTCTTCAACATAGCGTTCGGAAGCCCTCTGTATCTGATGCTTTTCCAGAAGAACAACGACCAAGACGAGCTCAGAGAACAGATCTATCGGACGGTCGAGAATACGATGAACATATCGATCGATCGAGACAGCGCATACGTGAGCGGCACTGACGATCCTCACGTCCTGCAGATACACTTCAAGTACTCAACTACTGACGGAGTCATAACTAATCATGAATTCTCTAGAAGATTTAGTCGATGAAGTCGTGAAGGAATACGAGTCCTTCGACATATCGACCGCCAAGCAAGGAAAAGTCTGCTGCTACGATCCGCAGACTGACGAGATAACTCTAAACTTCCAGATCATCTCACGCTACTTAGACCACTTCAGAATCCTTCATGAGCTCGCTCATCGAGTTCAACGAGGTCTTTCGATGCTCTATGGGAAAACGTCCCTCATCGAGCTGAACGCGAACAAGATCGCATCTGAAGCCTACCAGAAGCTAGGATATCCACTGACATACGAGGTCACGCGCTACATCAACTACAACAACGTGCACTATCTGAACGAAAATCTGTCGCAGCGTGACATAATGAGAAGAATAGCCGGAAAGAAGGAACTGATATGGACTCTCTGATAGAGAACGCTAAGGAAGAGTTGAAGAAGTTCAACGACATCAGCATCGAGCCTGTCGCTCACGTCTACAACGACTCCTTGGGCACAAGCTACACTTCAGTCACGACGTTCGTCAAGAAGTACTATGTCCCGTTTGACCGCACTGGAAAGGCGATTTCGTGCGCTCTGAGGAACTGTAGGCCTCTCAATGAGGTATTATCCGAGTGGGATCAAAAAGGAGCTTACGCACGGCTTCTAGGCACCGAAGTGCACTCCGTGATGGAGCACCTGTGGAAGCAAGAGCCTAACGAGCCTAACTACGAGGCTATGGAAGCTTTTCCGGGAATGAAAGAAGACTTCGAGTACCGCAAAGGGATATGCGAGGATCTCTACAACATGATGAAAGACTTCTACGTGCCGATCGCGAACGAGATCATCGTGAATGATCCAGCGCTCGGCATAGCAGGAACGATCGACTTCGTGGCTTACAACAAGAAGACCGACACGATCGACATTCTTGACTGGAAGACCTCTAAGTCATTCTCAGTCAGCTCTGGAAAGAACTTTATGAAGGAGCCGTTCGAGTCCTATCCGAACACCAACGTGAGCGAGTACAGCCTCCAGCTGAGCCTATACAAGTACATCGTAGAGAAGCACACGAACCTCAAGATCGGTGAGCTCAGACTATTCCAGATCCCTGGAAAGGGCAAGATGAAGACGATCAAGTGCTACGACATGGTGGACCTTCTGAAGCGCAAGCTTTTCGCTGCCGAGCAGCCAAGCGACGGAGAATTTCTAGAATATACTCAAAAATGACAAAATTTGACGGACGCTGCGTGCTCGTCAAGCAAGTCTGGAAACAGACTGGTATCGATGTCGCAAAACTCTAGAAAAAATTGAGATTTTTTCAGAAAAAGAGTTTACGAATCTCTCAAATTTTCTTATATTTACTATGTAAGAAAAAATAAGTTCCACCTTCTTCAAAGGATCTAACATGATCAAGAAAGAAGCCCTCTCCGCCCTCAAAGGCACCCACGAAACCGTCAAGATCATCACATCGAAGCAGGGTTCTCCATTCAACGAGACCAAGAAGAATAAGGCCGCTCTTCTCGCTCTCGGCATCGACGTCGACAAGATGGTCAAGGTCACCACTTACAACTGCTTCGCCGGTTCCGACATCAACTACAAGGAACTGTACGAAGAACGCGCTGGCGAGAAGAAGGAATCTCGTCCGATCAACACCCACAACACTTGGGTTGAAGGACTGGAAGGAATCCTCATGGTCAACGGCACCACTGGAAGCAACCTCCTCCGTATCTACACGGACGACAACACTTCCTCCAAGACCACATACATCTACGAAGGAGAGATCTTCGACGACTACAAGACCAAGTACGCCGAATTTCTCAAGGTCCGCAAGCCAGTCAACGAAAAGGCTCAGGGCCTCCGCCCGATGTCTCTGACTCTTGAGACCATCACTTCTATCGAAGTCGATGGCGTAAAGGTCGCCTAAACTTTCACCGAACAAAACTGAGCAGCCGACATCACTGGCTGCTCGGTCGCGTTCATAACTAGCGAGGAAACTCGATGACGATCGCACGATACAACCTCAAGATCCGCTGCAAGGACAAGGTTCTTATCGCACTCCCGACCACTACGAAGAGTGATGGTCACAATTCCTGGACATTCCCGAACGACTTGCTGTCAAAAGGCACGCCGGAAGAGTGTGTTCAGTCCGTCTTCAAGCAGCTCACGGGGCTTGAAGTCGAAGATGTCGCTCTCAACGAACTGGAGTACATCCAGCGCGTTGATGAGGAAAAAGTCGCATACAAGACGGAGATCGAAGTCCGCAACCAGATCCCTGTCTCCTTCGGCAGCTGCACGCTGACTCGTTACGACAAGACGAGCAACATGCGCATTCCGAAGTATGTGAAGTTCAAGTGGGTTCCGGAAGATGAGCTTTACTACTGGCTCACCCGTTCCTACTGTCGTCTTGACGACATTCACACTTCTTACTTCTACCCCGAAAACGGTAGGTAGAGGGAGGCCGTATGACCGACCAAGAAGTCAAGAGAATGGTCGAGACCAAGTCCTACCGCGAAGCCCGTGAATTCATTCGTGGCATGGACGTGTACGAGCTGCAGATGCTGCACTACTGGGGCTTTCAGCTCCGTAAGTTCATCTTCTGCTCCGCAGCCGCTGCTCTTCTGCACGAGCACTTCGGCACAACGCCGAACTACGAGCTCTGTGGCGAGCGGATGTCTGAGTACACCTGATCGAAAGACCACAGAGTCCAGGTTATAAATAATCTGGACGAAGCAGAGAAGCGCTTCTCCAACCGAGAGCGCTTCTTTTGCATTCAGATGAAGCAAACTGCCGAGTGTCTGATCTCTTCGTCCAACATATCGTGCAGACCGCACGAGGAGATACACAATGATCAACGCAGGATTGAACCTCGCAGAACAACTCTCTAACGCACTCAGCCACTTTGACCACTACGCACCGACAAGCTTCGAGAAAGCTATCAAGCGTGACATCGAGTCTAACTGCCACTGGCCATACAACGTCGTGGAAGAAGAAGACGGATCTATCACGTACGAAGTCGCAGTCGTCGGCAAGGGCAAGGGCGATGTAGAGGTCACCACAAAGGCTTCTGATCCGCTTCCGATGCTAATCATCGAAGTTCAAGACAAGCCAGCCGACAGCAAGAGAAAGTACATCGAAGAGCGCATCAAGAAAGGTCAGCTCAGACTCGAAATCAGCGTCGAGACTAAGTATGATCTAAACAACCTTGAAGCGAAGCTCGAAAATGGACTTCTGTCCGTCACTGTGCCGCTCGCTAAAGTAGCAGAGCCTGAAGTGAAGAAGTTCGAGATCAAGTAACCGTCAGGCGGAGTCATGAACTTTGGCATCTTGATGACTAAGAACTTCGCGAATCCTGCAGCAACATACGAATTCACGAGGGCAAAATTCATTAGAACGATCAATCAGTATGTGGCTGGCGGATTCGCAAAGAATCTCGCTGTGTCGCAGTTCGGATTGATGGGAAAAGTGCAATTCCCTTCTAGAACACCGATGCCATACATGACTCCGCCTTCTAGAGGTATAATGGGAGGACGGATCATATCATACAAGTCTGGAAGAGTCAATAATGGCGATTACGACAGCGTAGCGAAAGGTTCTCGTGTCGAGATAGGTTCATTCTGGCCAAAGTTTTTTGAGCTCATAGGCAAGGCGTTTATGCGCTCTAGCTTCGTCATTACTCCTGTCACCGACTATTTCATGCCTCCTATTGCTCAATACTCGACTCCGCTCACGGTCACGTTCAGCTATCTGTCTAGCGGGGATAGCTACTACAACAGAGAAGGGCAGGTGTTCAGCAGCGGAAGATTCTTGAGAGAATGGAGAAAAGCCGGGGCAGCTTTTCAGAGCGAGATATTGGCGCTGAAGATAGAGGATCCAGCGCGTCTTCGAGCTCTGCTAGGAAAAGCTGTGAAAGCAGTAGCGTCAAATACTTTCAAGCTGTACATAAAATATAGAGGAACAATAAAGTTCGGAAACGAGAATCAACCGTGTCTATTTGACGGCTTGATCTACGGAAAGATGAAATTCGATTGAGGTAAGAGATGGGTAAGCAGTTCGTCCAGTCGGCAAACAACTTCACAAAGAACAAGTATGCTCTAGTATTCAGCAACTTTCCTAACCTGTCAGAGATTCCTGACGACGAAGTCGATCTGACAGTGTTCAGCACGAAGGTCCAGACTGTCGATATTCCGAACAAGACAGTTCCTATGCTAGACAGCTTCTATCAGTACGAGAGACAGAGACACCCGAACAATGTCGGCGCAAGAGAGATGCAAGCGTTCACTGTCGACTGGATCTTGGATGACCGTCTGATGAACTACACTCTGCTTGACGCATGGGCGAACGGAGCACGCTACGGCAGAACGCTCACTAAGAAGGAAGGACGTGAAGTGCCTCTTCTCCGAGACAACTGCATCGAGCGAGTGGACATCTATGCTCTAGACAACGCTAACTTCCCACGCGCTAAGTTCTCGTTCCATCGTGTCTTCTTGACTGGTATAGGAAACCTCAATCTACAGTTCGGTGTCGCTGACGTGGTCACTTTCAACACGACGTTCGAGTACGAGCAGTTCGGACACACGATCCAGGGAAAGAACGCAGACGGCACATGGAAAATCGAGCCACTGGTGACAATGGCTCGATAAGAGAATAAACAAATTTGTTTAGATCTTGGGCAGGAAGAAGTCTCTAGTCATAGGGACTTCTACTTGTACTTCCACGCCGCAAGAGCAAGTGTAAGTCGTAGAAGGACGTGCTCCGAATGCGTACTTCTGCAGATAGTTGGCGAGTCTGGCGAATTCCTTAGCGCTTCCTCTACCTCTCGCGAAGTAAGTGTAAGCTTCGTAGATTCCGACAGATTCTCCGTTGATCGAAGTGATGTGAGCTGCGATAGTCATCGTCTCTTCGTCGATGTCTTCAACGAAAGCTGGATTGTTCTTCGTGCGGCTGATCTCGATCTCAGTCTCGATCGTCGGGAAGCGAACAGTGACTTTGTCGCCGTTAGGAAGCTCGAGCTCTGACGGCATCTCGTCTGGAGCGTAGATCACGTCAAGATCTTTCAGCTTGAATTCATGAACGTGAGATTTTCCGCAAGACGGACAGGTGCCTACGACCTTCATCGGGAAGTCATCATAAGTGATCGATCTGAGGAAATAGATGAGCCACAGCTTGTCGTTGATCATGACGTCGCCGAGATCGATTCCGCTGATGGCGCTAGAGATGATCTGATTGAATACCGGATTGACCGTCTCGACTCGAACCTTAGAGAGATTCTTCATCTCGATAGCAGACAGCTTTCTAGCGTAGAGTTCGCCTTTGTAGTAGCGACCACGGGATGGAAGCAAGTCTTTGTTGATGAGGATCTTATCTGGGCCAGACTGGATAGGACGTACCTCTGGCTTCTCTTCTTCTCTGATGCTCTTCATAGTGAAACTCCTTTCAGTTACTCTTTATTTATTCGCAGCTCAGTTGCAATGATCACTTTCTCTTTTTGCTCTTCTTAGTCGTCTCGATCTGCAAGTCTCTCCCGCCGATGTCCACGGCAGTGCCGTCCGGCGCATAGACTCTCAGAAATTTAGTTCCGTCGAAAGCCTGCTTCCACTCGAACGACTTAGCGTCTAGCTTGACTTCATAGCAGGTTTTGTCGTTGCAGACCTTGAATGTCTGCATTTCTGCTGCAATTGGAGCTGCAGCGATCAGAATTGTTAGCAGTTTAGTCATAGTTATATTTATAACTCATATAAATAACAAAAAGAGGAACTACTTATGGGAATTCTAGATAAGCTCTCCGAGATCCACCGCAAGTCTGTCAACGAAGACTGGCGTGAAACCGCAAGAGAATACAACAAAGCTAAGGAAGTTAAGGACTTTCACGAAGCGAGACAGAATGCGCTGAATTACAATCTCAAGACCAGATATGGTGACTGGGACGTGAAGATCAAGTTCGAGAACAGCTATGGGGCCTCTGTCATCAAGGTAACTGTCGAAAACGACAAGGACTATGTCGGAAGCAAGTGGTTCAAGACGGGAAAAGAGGTGAAAGCCTATCTATTCGACGGAGGACTTAAGTCCGTCGTGTTCAAGCACATTCGTGAGAGGCTAGTCAGAGCTCTCAATCAGGACACTGTCACTCCGGAGCAGATGAAAGAGTCTATGACGAAAGCTGAGAAGATGATCGATGCGCTTCAGGACGCTATCGACATCAAGATCGACGAGGAAGACATCGACCGTAAGCTTCATCGCTACGATATCTACACTAACGCTATGAATGCGAGAAGCCGTAAGAGGAACGACCTTCGTTGGAAGGCTTCTCGTGAGTTCGAAAAAGAGAGAAAATTCGAGGTGGGCGACATCGTCTATGGAAAAGGAAACAGCGATCTCCGTTCTGGCAAGGCATACGTCATCAAGGAGATCAAGAGCGTCAGCTGGACTAAAGAACCGATCTACGTAGTTGAGCCAGAGAACGGAAGAGGCCGCTCTTACGAAGAGAGAGCCAAGAACCTATATCGAAGCTCGGACGTGATCGCTCAGGCTATCCAGAATCCAGACGATCCGAAGTATGACAAAGGATTCGACCAGCAGGAATACATGATGAACCGCTACGCAGGCGGCGACGACTCTGAGTTCAATGAAGCCGTCAAACTACTTCAAGACCAGGGCATGATCGTTGAAGGCCTAGAAAAGTAATCCAAAACTTTCATAATTAGAGATCTCCGGTGTTTTGTGCCGGAGATTTTCTTGTTTTGGGGTTTAGATTCTCTTTGGATTTTCTTATATTGTATATGTAGAACTCAACAAGGACCAGCTATGAACTACACCGCCGACCAGAAGAAGAGAATGATCAAGAAGCTCGAAGCTATGCCCAACGGCACCGTCTTCGACCTCAATAAGAAGGACGTCTGCCCTATCAAGTGCAAGCTCGTCCGCACCCGCTCGTCGGTCTCTCTGCTCGCTACTGAACTCAACGACGAAGTCCTCCTCACTGTCCACGGCAACGTGCTCGGAGGCCAGGTATTCCCGAAAGTCGTCGACACTATTGAAGACTACATCAATCACTGGGACCTGATGACGAAGCAGTACTTCATCAGCCTGGCCCGTATGCAAGGCTATGAACCCTAACAAAGGACCAAACGATGCGCAAGTACATCATCTACCGCAAACATGACCGCCACGTCGAAGACGTGGTCAGGATCTTCAGGTACACACCGGAAAACTGGGAAAAGGCTAAGAAGCTCTGTCAGAAGGACTGGTGCATGGAGTCTGGATTTGCAAGCAATGCGCATGGACAGGAAGGGCACTGGTCCGAGGATATCTCCGACTACGAATGGGGCTGGGAATCATCTTACTGGTCTAATCTGACCATCAAGACACTGGAGAATCTATGAAAGTACACAAAATTACAGTTCCGCTTCCAAGTGCTGATCTTCCGACACACTGCGACTTCATGGACTGGCTGAAACTGCTTGAGCATGGAGGAATCTGCGCTCAAGTCTTCCGCAACTCCTCTATGGATACGGCTATGCTGCTGGAGAAAGCTCATGGGTTGAACTCGGTGACCGTTCTTGGCATAATGTACAGCGACACTTATCTCCTCGCATCGTTAGAAAACTTGAAACTGGTGATGGAGAAAGTCACCACAGAAATCCAGCTACGTCCAGAGAGATATCTTGTCTGCATCGAAAGGACCAATAGAACCTAACATTTTTCTCGATAATAACAAAGCGAAATGTTAAGATCGATAAAAATGTTATATTGATGACATACGGCTGGTCGTCCACCTATGACCAGTCAGAGCGCTGCCGTCCTGGTCCTTCGGCAGCGCTCGCTTTTTGTGTATAAATACACTATATGATAGTCGAAGTCTTCAAATCCTTCGAGGACGGTCTCCTTCTCTTCAACGCAGTCTATCCGGACACTGGATGGCGTTTTGACAGCTACAACCAGCGTGATGGCGAAACTACTCCGCCGTATAGAGAATCTGGCTGGATAAGCGCTGCTGCTCCAGCGGACAAAGACCGCCTAGACACTATCTACTTCGACAGCAAGCCAGGCCGATACAAGCTCAAGTCGACCGTGAAGAATGTCGTGATCGACAAGAAGCCTCCTGAGCTCGTCTCCTGGACCGGCAATTTCACGGTGTTTGAAGGCGAAAAGTGGTCTGCCGAGTTCGTCATAAGGGATGACAGCGGAATCGACTCTGGCGTGTACGAAATCGCCGCTAAAACACCTGACGGCAATACTCGTGTCCTCGCTCAGAGCACACGCAAAGAGAGCGACCCACCAGCATACATTCCTAAGGTCACTGTCGACGGAAGCGATAACGGAATCTCTTTCACGCTAGAGCACTCAGAGAACGACAAGACACTCTACCGCATCAAGCTAGAGATCGATCCGTCCCAGATCGGAGAATGGGAAGAGTCTGGAGACGAAGGATCTCTGATCAAGTGCAACGACTACATCAAATACGCTAGATTCTCGCTGATCGTCTACGACATCTCCGGAAACCAGATTGATCTAATCGACCCGAAGACATTCCCGAAGACTTTCGCGGTCTACAGCATCGACAAAGAGAGCATTCTTGGAGAAGTCAGCCGTCTGACGCTAGACTTCGTGAACACCTATCCTCCTGGACTTCTCGTCGGACCAGACATGATCGGTAAGACGACCATCCTCGTCACCAACCGCAACTTGAATCTAGTTGATCTAGGATTCCACGTCGTCTTTGGACTGAAGCCCGACTCTGTCGGCTATCTGTCTGGAATTCCTAGCAATTTGTCTCTATCCAAAGATGGTACTTACTATTCTCAGACACATGACGTAGACGGCATAGACAGCACGGGCTATGTTCAGGCGTTCGCATATCTTGACGGAACTCTCGGAAACATATCATGCGATATTAGCGGAGAGACGATCTCTGTCGAGATTGACGAAGAACTTTCTCAAGATGTTCGAGGAATGACCTATGTCGAAGGAATTCTCGGCAAGTTCATCTCTGAGTGCTTGGACAATAAGCGCAAGCTGTACGTCGATCCGTTCATTCCGGATATACTCAAAGGTGAAGGAATTTTCGGCCTCTGCAAGCTGTTCGAGACATACTTGAACACGATCTACACTCCTATGGAAGGCGACTGCCGCATAGGCATTCTCGAGAAGATTCACCGCATCTCCGAGTTCAAGGATCCGAGAGAGTGTGAGCCGAGACTATTGACACGATTCGCTGACGAGCACGGCTCTGAGCTAAAGTTCAACCGAGAAGACGTAGAGAAAGTCGCTTCAGTGCTTCGCAAGTACACCGGAGACGACAACAACACAATAAGCCAGAAAGACTTGGTCGACAAGATCTACCGCAGATACTACGAGATTCTCCCTTACATCAACATGTATAAGGGAACCGAGAAGTCGTTCGATCTGATCTACAGCGTTCTCGGTCTACGAGTCGAGCTGTTTCCCCTATGGGAAGGTCCAGACCACAAGATGGTCAGAGAGGACAAAGCGGGCGATGACTATTGGCTCACTTCACACTTGGAAGTCGAAGTTCATGGCGAGTACAGCGACGCCGACTTGAGAGTCTTGTCTGACTTCTCGCTCGAAGCGGCTAAGTCAATACTTCCAGTCATCAGGGTTATCGACACTTCTACGATCGTTGATGACTTTGTCGACGACGGTCTGCTCAACTTGACAATGATAGACCTGAGCGGTCCGGATGAGAAGCTCAAGACCGAGTACGTAGTGTTCTCTTGGGACAACAAAAAGATTCCTAAGGCGAAGATCCGAAAGAACGATCTCGAGATCTATCTACCGATCGACGCTAAGGCTAACTTCTGCAGCGAGCGTACTACGACTAAGGTATCTAAGAAGTACGACACTAACCCAGCATTCTGGTTCTCACGTTGGGGAGCGATGAGAAACACATACGGACCTCTCACTATGAAGTTCGCTTTCGGATATATGGACGCCTATGACGATATGCTAAACGGAAAGATAGAGTACGGAGTCAACATATCTCCTACCTCGATAGAGATTCGTCAAGATCGTGTCGTTCTTCACTTGGAAGACAACACGCAGAACCGAGAGTATCTGAACACTTGGAACACTTGGACATCTAAGTACACGTTCAACAATCCATACGATCCTGGTCACACCGACATGAACACAGTCATGATATTCAGAATATTCAGAAGCGAGGACCATGCAGTTACCTTAGAGAACTACTGCGACTCGATATACGTTGACGATGTGCCTGATACGATTCACAGCTGATAGACTCTATTGTAAATAAATAGAGTATGAGAATAGACGGCGAACAAGAAGACATTGTCTTTGAGCCATTGAGCAGCTTCCTGTTCAAGTGCACTTTCACTGCACCTGAACGATACAAGAAGCTCTTGACGGACTCGATTCTAGAGAAGCTGAAGTACTCAGTCGTTTCGCTGAACATCCCAAAGCTGACAGAGAAGAATCTAGAGGCTATCTCATACGGATCCTTCGCTCTGCCGTTCCCGTACTACTCTACTGGGCAGAAGGAGATGTCTATCGACTTCTTCGAGACAGACGACATGCTCATCTCACGCGTCTTCTATGTTCTTCAGTCTAAGAAGCGCTGGTCAGCTAAGACGATCTTCCGCATGTCAGACGCTGAGCTGTTCCTGCATGTCGAGATCTATCCTCAGAGAAACGCTAAAGGCTACAAATATCCGATGAAGAACCCCGTATTCGTTCGTGATTATGGCCTGATCATGAAAGGAATCAATCCGCCAGAGTTCAGCAGAACTGGAGAAGTGACATTGCTGAAGACGAAGATAGAGTTCAACACGATCGAGTCCGACTACTACGGAGAGAAAGGGAGAACATATCAAGACTCTGGAATCGATCCGACAAAAGAGAAGCACGAGTGGGATAAGCAAAAAGCCGAAGCTGCATTCATAGACACGGAGCAGATGGGTGATCGCATAGCGGAGCAGTTCGCAGAGTGGATGAAGGAAGATATGGAACGCGCTGCCAGAGAAGGTGGACCGTCTACTGGTGGCGCAGGCATGTATTACGCTGAACAGGCTAGAACTGCGGAAGAGAGAAAGAAACTAAAACTTCCAGAGAAGAGCTCTAGAGACTTCATACTTGACAACAATGAGCTTGAAGGCAACTATGCAAAATATTCAAAGGCTAGAAAGGATAAAGCTGTCAGCAAAGATGAGTTTGCTAGAATTAGCCTAGAGAACTTGAAGAGACTTCAGAATGCTTATAGCGGAGTTAACGAAGATTTTGCTAAGACTGGTACTGGACTCGAGATCAGAGTTGAAGGAGGAGACGTCAATAGCTGGACGTCGCATGGAGTCGGAAGCGGTGCTAACGCTTCTCATACTCTTAGCCAGAAGATGGATGTCATCCTATATAAGGACGGTGTAAGAGTTGATGCTGGTATGCTCACAGAGAGCGAGTTCAAGACTTTGTATACAGTCATGGATGAAAATGGATTGGCGGTTAATTTCGAGTCAAGAGATATTACTAATAAGAAAAAGATGTGGCTCGACACTCAGCTCAAGAGTGCACTCGGCGATGCGGACGGAAAGGTCGTTGAGAAGAAATTTGAGAATACTTGGGCCGGCGACCGTGAAGTTGCTGTCATGGAGACTGTTGATGGGAAAGACCAGAGAAAATACACGGTCGATGTAGTCACTGGCGAGATTGTTGATAACAAGAAGCGTACCAGATATGACAAGAACAAAGATTATAGATCTGAAGCGGAAAAGCAAGCTAATGAGCAGCGGGCGAAAAAGAAGGAAGAAGATGATGTTCTAGCTGGTCTTCTAAATAGACAGCCAGGAATGAACTCCAGTGATGCGGAGCACTAATGCAGTACAATATTTTCCAGAATGACTTCTACGAAGATAGACCTGGCGTTCCTTGGGCCTACAAAGTCACTGTGTACGCTGGAATGCTGCAGACTCCTATTCTCGTTCTGTCAAAAGGCGTCAAGGAAGTCAATCTTCCAGACCTAGAATTGATGACGTTCCGTGTTCACTACGGAGGCAGAGCATTCGACATTCCGACGAGATACCGCAACAGCAGCACGTTCACGATGAAGTTCAGCGAGAGAAACGACCTTCTCGCTTATCATGCTCTAGCTGGTATATTCTCGAGAACTTATGACTACGAAAGCTCATACTCGAATCTCTCATCTGATCTGCATATCAAGGTAGAGATACTCGATCCGCAGAATCTGACACAGAAGGACACTCAGCTTGACTACGACATAGCTGCTGTAGGAAAAGGCCGAGAAGAGACTAAGAACATGGGACTCAAGACGAACGATGCAGACGCTGTCGAGATCTATGAGTTCAAGGGCTGCTTCCTCGACAAGATAGACGACTTGGAGCTTGACTACAGCTCAGAAGAGATAGTCGAATGGGGAGCCACTATTCAGTTCAATGAAGTCAAGGTCACATATCCGCATCAGGCCAAGATCACTCTTGCAGACGACGTTGACAGAAGCGAGTCCGTCGATGTTCCTAAGAAGTCGAAAGACTCTATTTCCTTCACTAATCCAGAAGAGATCAGAACAGAGAAGCAGATCGCTGGCACTGGAAGTGGAGAAGGCGGTGGTGGAACAGGAGGAGGTGGCGCTGGAAACATGGATGGACGTCCAGGTTCAGATGGCGGCTTGAGCGCTACTGGAAACAAAGACGTCAACAGACACGGCAACTCTACTGAAGGCGTTGATCTACACAATGACAACACTGGAGAATCTCCGAGAAGAGCAGTTGCATCTCCTGAGACGACACCGTCTCAGACTACAGAAAAAGAACCCATTATCCCTTCAGATATTGACCAGAAGGACGGAGCGGATAGCACTATAGCTAAGGAATTCGAAACTAAGGGTGAAGCCGAGGTCGAAGGATGGGGTGAGTTGAGCAATGAAGATAAGCTTAAAATCATAAAGATGTGGAATGAGAATGGAGGAGAGGCCGAAACTGGAATGATCACGAATAAGATAGCGAATGAGTTCAGAGAAGGTTCGGCTAGCGGTGAAACATACACTGATGTTGCCGCTTATCTGAGAACTGAGGGCTATACCGAAGAGGAAATCGAAAGTGGTCTTAGAGCTGCACTAGAGGATGCTGGATATGTCGATGCAGACATTGACTCGACTCTAAAAGACTTGGAATTAAAGTCTAGGCTGAAAGAGGCTGGATTCGACGAGGAGAACGCCGATAGCGCATATAGTGGAATGGATGTTCACAAGAGCAATCCTGATGACGCTGTTGAACTGAACTCGTTCAAGGTAAGACAGTAGGACGGATAAATAATATATGCCTGGAATATACAACAGAGAAACGCTATTCTTGAAGCAGATCGTCGAAGGCCGTAGGGAAGTCGACATGGCGAGCATTGACTTTCCGACACTAGACCGTTCTAAGTCTTACGCTTGGACGTTTGTTCGACGTGATGAGCAGTGCCGTCCAGATCTGCTAGCTTATCGCATTTACAGAAATGCAGACCTCTGGTGGTTCGTGATGTGGATCAACGGCATCATGGATCCGTGGCACGATCTCATGCCAGACGTAGCGATAAAGTATATTCCAGTCGAGCAGATCGACAACGCATTCAAGTATATCAGATTGAAGAGAGCTAAGTGATGGAAGACTACATGGCCATAGATGACTATCTCTTGAAGAAGAGCTTCAAGATGAGCGACGCATACAGCGTCGAGGTCTATGACCGTGAGCCCGCATGGAACGACCATCTCGGAGAGCTGTTCACTAAGGACGAGATCAAGAAGTATTCCGTGAATACGATCAAGGACGGCTCATACAAGGGAAGATACTTCTACTTCAAGAACTGCAACGGATTCACTCCGCCAGTCTATAAGCCGAAAGAAGAAGTCATAGAGTTCTGCAATCGTACACAGGTCGTCTATCTCCCCAACACAGAGAAGCCTGATCCAGTGACGCTGAAGTTTCACGAGACTGAAGACCAGTACGTCGGCAAGTTCATCAAGTACTGCCTCCGCAAGAATTTCTTCGACGAGAGGGTCAACTACTATAAAGACAGCTACAATCCGTACCGCTACATCGACTGGATAAAGATTCACGTCTGGGACAACAATCTCAAGAAGAAGGTCATGACGCACATCTTCGAGTCGTGCCGCATATCGACATACGACTATGACTACAATCTAGACTATTCATCTTCTCAGGCTATTCAGCCGTCTATCGCTTTCTCATTTATAAACTACAAGATCGACATGAACCCGGAGAACTAAATGGCTAACGAGTACAACATATTCACTAGCGAGCTAGACAACCTAGCAGATCCGATGAGAACGGACCTGTTCTCTGTGGTCTTCTATGACAGCTCTGGCTACACTTTCAAGTATGCAGTTCTGGACAGCAGCCAGTTCTATCCTCATCGTGCTACGCTTCCGAAGCAGAGCAACGTTCTAGCGAAGCGCTGGTATTTCGGATCATACCGTCAGGACGTCATCAACTCTGACCGTGGTGGAGAGACTACGCTAGAGTTTTACATGCGCTGCGATCAATCTTACAATATGAAGATGCTGCAGTTCTTAGGCGTGGCTATCAGCGACGAGTTCTTGGATGAAGAGCAGCGCTACAAGCACATCGAGTTCGACAAGAGATTCGACAAGATCGAGATAATAACGAGAGACAACGAGTTCAAAGACGGTCTGATCTACACTCTCTACAACTGCAACGTTCACGATCTGTCATTAAACGACTTAGACGCTAGCACTGCTGACATCTTGAAGCTGACGGCGACAGTGACTTACGACACTCACGACGTGAGATCGTCTAAAGAATGGAAGTACAGAGACGACATCGGAAAGATAAGCAAGGCAATCGGATAGTAGATGGCTAACGAGTACAACATATTCGGCAATGACTTCTTCGACAAGCCGCCTCAGCCACTGTACGCATTCACAGTGGACTTCCGTCTGTCTGATGAGTTGAAGAACAGTGAAGTGCCGTCAGAGATCGGAGGAGATCCTCCAGACTGGCTGAAAGCGCTAGAGAAGTATCTGAAATCTAACGGCTTGGACACTCCGAAAGAGTGGGCGAAGAAGCTCGGAAAGAGCGTAGCGAAGATTCCGCTGACTCATCCGACAGCTGCAGGAAACTTTCCAGTCTACTTCCCTGGCTACATGCACACTTACCCTGGCAGGTACGACAACGCTGGACAGATCCAAGTCACGTTCAACGACAACGTCCGGAGAGACATACGCTGCATCATAGAGCAAATGATGCACCTGGACGGCATGGGCTACAGAACCGAAGACAAAGAGGACACGACTAGACCAGCTCTGCCAGACTGCCTCTGGTTCGACATGATCGTCCGCCTGTACGACATCAGAGAAATCCGAAAGTATGCGCCGACTGACGATCTTGGTGGAATCGATTACATCAATCTCTTCGGCGACGACGACAAAGGAGTATCTTCGAAGGGCGTGATTGAAGCTTTCAAGTACAGCAAGTGCTACATCAGCAAGATCGGAGCAGAGCAGAACACCTATGAGTCGTCCGAGAACGTGAGGACTATAGAGGCTACTATCACATATCAGGACTTTTCCAGATATAAAGGGGTATAAATAAAACATGAGCAAGACACTTAATGATTACGTAGTGAATGAAGTTATAAACTCTCTTGGACCGAGAGAGTTTCCGGGAAGCGTTCTGTACGGTTCCACTTCTGACGCTATTCCTATTACAGACAAGTGCGTGGTTGACTCGCATCGCCACCACTACTACGTGGACAAGTACTCCAACATGGGAAGAACCGACAAGGCTGGCGTCGACGGTCACTGGCACTTGGTGCTGAACGGCGAGATCATCTCTGGAAACCACAAGCACACGCTTGAGCCTCCTCAGGGATCTACGACTTCCATCAACAGCCTTGAAGACCAAGAGGGCATTCAGATGCCCGTCTTCCAGACGGAACTATCTAAGCAGGTGTAACTAAAATTTTACATTGGAGAAGAAATGGCGACACACAAGTACAAGTTCATACTCTTGAAAGATCCAGACATCAGCTCTCACCAGTCTAGAGGGCTGTCTCTTCAAGTGAACGGCTTCGCACCGCTGTATGACAGCAAGGGCAAGATCGAAGATGGTCTGGAACACGGAACAGTGCCAGACCTCACGGAGCTTGTGGCAAAGAACGACGTCGTCCTTCTATTCCGAGATGTGAAATATGTCACTAACGAAGGAATTCCGTCTGCTGCTGACGTGAACTATCAGAACTACAAGTCTCAGCCTGGACTTCACATGTTCCAAGGCGTCAATGCTGAAGCTGCAGATGAGCTCGCATACGACACCGAAGAAGGAACGACCCGATCTCAGATCATACTTCAGTTACAGCTCTACTCTTCGATGTTCGGAGATCGAGTTCAGGGAGAAACGCTGAAGTTCCAAGGAATAGTTCTCTATGGACAGGCATACAACCCTGAATTCCTTGACGAGACGGCGCAGGGAAAGCTGCAAGACGCTGTTCCTATCGGATTGATCTGGTTCGATGATCCATACGAGCTCGATCTGTCGATGAAAGACACTGCTACAAGCACAACTTTCAGAATCGCCATCGGTCTTCGAGTCGGAACTGACATCACTGAGTCTTACATTCAGGCAAACTCAGCTTACGCTGCTGCATATTCCGCATTTCAAGGATCTTTCCACGTCGTCAACAACAACATGACGACATCTTCTGCCTTCGTGCTCAGAGGCAGAGACGTGATACCTCTGAAAGATTCAAACTTTGAAGGCTATGATAGGGTGCCGCTGCCAGAGGCTGACGCTACGATCGACTTCGCTTCGAGAGTGTTCTTCACTAACGAGCCTCCTGGAAACGACAACGACCACAACGTGGACTTCGGATCTCCAGCTAGACTGACCGTCTTCAACACTGAGTCTGCCTGCTCAGGAACGATGCGCATTCCTCAGACGCTTATCGGAAAAGTGAGCTATACTCAAGACGATGACCTGTACAAGCACGCTTGTTGGGACGGCGTCGCTGAGAGCTACTATGCTGCAGCTGGAAAGGGAACTGACGGAGAAGTCGTTTCCGGATCTTGCTACGACGTCGACTGGATCTCTAAGAAGAAGCCAGCTGTCTCTATCTTCTCGATATACAATGAATATGTCTGCAAAGGCGATTACGCGGTAAAGGATATTGACGGCGAGACCAAGATCATCTGGGTCGAATCTGATCCTGGTCTGTCGCATGGAAAGAAGTTTGCCAACGGAGCTAACATCTTCGCAAGGGATTCAAGCTCAGTCGCAGAAGGCATCAACGTCAATACGACGAACTCTAAGACACGTGGAAACGCGATGGTCTTGAACTCTACAGACGTCGAGACACACACTAGAATCATCTCAGAGCAAGAATGGGAAGATAACCTAAAGACCCAGTATCGCTACGACACGTTCATTGCGAACTCTCATGACGTTGGAATCTTCACTGAGGTGAAGGGATCTAACAACCGTGAGGAGGATATTCATAACCAGCTGAACACGATCATCGGTTCTAAGAAAGTCAGAATTCTCGGTCTATACGATAGAGATGCCCAGAAAGCCGACAAGAACTTGATTCTCGGATGTACCGACTCGGACTTCGAGAAGATCGACAATACGCAGTTCATTGGCTGTACGAAGATGAAAGCTGATGACGCCAACTACGGAACTTACATAGCTTCTACTGGATCTCACAGCTCAAATGATCTCTGCCAGAACAACCTACTGATGAACTCACTGAAGTCTGATCTGAAGGCGACTACTTATAGCACTGCTATCGGCGGAGCAGTATTCATGGAAGGCGCTTCCAGATGCTTTTCTCTAAGTACTGCAGCAAATGACGACTACGAAAACCGGATCCTGAAGTCGACTAGCAATAGCTACAAAGCTATCGGATGCTTCATATTCGGCTTAAACAACACAATTGAAGTAGGAGACGCTAACCAGTACGATGTCTACGTCTTCGGTAAAGGTCTAACGTCCGACCCGAGAGTATTCTCTGCAAGAGGAAGATCTAGCGACAGATATCCGTCTTACATCCTCGGACGAGACAACTCGAAGTACTACCAGCAAAATACCTGGAAGTCTATCGTCATCGGCGGTCAATACATCCTAGCATGCGATGATGGCGTCGACCAGTTCAGATACAACAGCTTGGAACACTACATCGCTAAGACTGCTGACAAGAACTACAAGGGACAGGCTACCAACTACAACGTCGAGTCGGTCGACTCTCTGACCGACGTCAAGGGTAGAAAGATCAAGTACACGAGCAACGGCATCGAGCTCAGCTTCTTGAACGGAGATAGAACGACGGCCAACTACGACAACTATGTCTTCAAGGGTTGCGGTCGAATCAACCTGTTCAAGCTCTATCAGCTTCTGCACAGGATGTACTGGGACTATGACGGAACGGTCAAGTTCGACTGGCAGGGAACTCATCCAGGAACTACGAACACATGGCTCGACCAGAAGGCTGGATGGCACTCATGGGACATCAACGGCGACACCAACTTGGCAAACCTCGTTGACGACCACATGGCATGCTTCCCGTACGCTCCTATGAAGTGAATCTTATGCCGCTGAGAGCGTCAGCGGCATTTTTGCAGCTATAAATATCAGGTATGCCAAACCTGAACTTAGACGGACAGAACATAAAGATTGACCAAGACACCGCTCAGCGAGTGAAGAACACAGCAGAGCGTCCGGAGATCAAGAAGATCCTGGACGAGTTCTGGACTGACGAGAAGCTTGGACGACACTCAGAACTGAAATCCGATCACGGAAGCATACTCGTCCAAGATCTCATCGTTGACCCAGAGACCTTTAGAGAAGATCTGCTGTCCAATAGACTCAGTCTCGGCAACATGTCGTCTAGCCTCGATCACATCGTCAACGGAACGAAGCTCAAAGGAGATCTCAAGCCTTCATACATCTCACACTGCTTGGGAGTGACCACGACGAGACCGGCGATCGGAAAAGGAGAGTTTCTCTTCGCGGCATCTTTCTCTAACCTCGGATTCTCGAAAGAGACCGGTGACCTGATCGAGCTAGGATCTAACGCCAAGATCGAAGTCAAGGGAATCTCTGCTCAGCTCGGAAACGGACAGAACGAGAGATTCAAGCCTATGAGGTCGTCAGTGATCCGCTCTATCGCCAGAATGCTGGGCATAGATGACATCGCAGACTTCAACCTCACTACTGAGAACGCACAGAAGTTCAAGAGAGGCATAGGTCTGAACGAGAACTCTGCGCGCCGCACGTTCCTGTTCCTGCAGAACATCAGAAACGAGAACGAAGCCCTCGCGAGAAACGCCGCTAAGCTCTATTTCGAGAAGAAGCAGCTGATGAAGACCGTTGCTGCTGTACATTTGTTCACCTATATGAAGCTCGAGAAAGATCAGTATCTGCTGATCGTCAACGACAAGAAGTTCGCTATGTTCAAGGCTCCGGACGACCTCTTGGAGGCTTATTCGATCGTCGAGAAGCTCGACATCAAGCCGTGGCGGGAAGGCGAGTATGGAATGAAAGTGACGCTGAGGTAATCATGGCCGACCAGACCTCATTAGCCAAGATAGTATCAGAGACCAAGAAGCTCGACATGAGCATGAACTCACGCCTCAGCATGAAGCTGTGGCTTGACGACTATGACAGCGAGAAAGGCTGGCCGATAGAGAAGAAGAACATTCTCGACTTCCAGCTGCGTGAGTCGATGTTTCTCAAGCTGCCGTGCGGCTACTTCATGTACGCCGACGACGGCATGTCACGAAATCTTGACAGATTCAGCGCAGGACGACTTCTCTACATAGGCTTCGAATACACCCAGAGCGACGAGAACGTCGAAGAGAAGAACATCTCGGTGGGACGCTACCGGATCCAGGGCGTTGTAATCAAGAATCGTGGAAAGGGATCTTCTGAGTATGCCGTAAGGTTCATATACGACGGTCTGGGGCTCGTAAACTCGATACCTAAGGTACCAGATAAAGTCGTCGGAAATGCTCCTTCTACGGACATTCTAGCCGACACGTGCGCACAGATCGGACTCGAGTTCAAGACGACTGTCGACACTTCCGACAATCAGCAGTGGTTCAACCCAGGCATGACGGCATGCGACTTCGTAACTTACGTCGTCGCTCACAGCTTCATAAACGAGAAGGACTTCGGAATGTTCTGGGTCAACAAGAACGGTGAAGCGAACTTCGCTGGAGTCAGAAACTCCTTCGAGAACGGCATTCCATTCTTCTTCAAGACCTATGTAAACGAAAATTTACGTGACAAGAAGAAGCACGTCCAGTACAGTGACGTCGTTCAAGTCGATCTGAAGAACATGGACGAAGACCAGCTCAAGGAGAAGTACGAGAACCGGTGCTGGATTCTGTTCAACGAAGATCAGAGAAACTCTGACGGATGGATGTCGAACTGGTTCGGAAACAGCCGAGAGGTCGGCTCATACGATCCGACACTGAGCACACTGATGTTCATGCCTTTCGACACGAACTTCGACGGCGCTTACATGAGCCGCACATTGGCTTATCAGCAGATCACTGGCGGAGTGACCCCGAGTGACTCGACGAATCGCAGCCGAATAGGATCTCGTGACTTCGCTGGGTACACGAATCCGGATCTTCACCCAGCGTGGGACTACGCTCCCGCCCACAATAAGCTGATGCGGATGGAGTTCTTCAGCAACCGACACACTCTCACTCTGAACACGGGTAAGCAGCTGAGGTGCTTTGGGGATCAAGAACTGCAGATCGGTGACGTTCTCGACATAGATCTTTCGAATCCGAGAGAAGGCGAGAACAGCATCGACAGCATGGTGGACAACGGCAAATACATCATCCACACGATCGACTGGTTCTTCCAGAAGGGCTCAGACCTGTACTTGCAGCTGAGAGTATCGTCAGATTCTCTCCATCCAGCGAGTGAGGACACCAACAAAGAGGAAAAAGACGAATAGTCCAAAAACATCAAAAATAAGGGGTACCACTCAGAGAGACGCGTCCCTTATTTCGATATTTATAGGATAAATAGAATATCAAGATGCGCTTTTTGAGCGAAAAAGGACAACTGAGATGTCTAATGAAGCAACTACGTCAATAGTCAAGAACAACTCCGGATTCGAGATAATGACAGCGGACGGCACCTATGAGCCGTTCTGGGGACTCATCGAGAAGAAGTCACACGGGTGGCTCTTGAAGCTCGAAGACGGTCGAGAGCTCAAGTATTCGGACGGTCACCGGTTCATGATCGACGGATGGGAGGTCTTCGTCGAGTCACTCGTGGTCGGAGACGAAGTCGCTGGCTCGAAGATCGTCGACATAGAGGAAGTCACTGACACGTTCTATGGTCCGTACTCGGTGAGAGGCCATGAGTACGCGACGGTGGACGAAAAAGGAGATGTCGTCCAGAGTCACCACAACTGCGAGTTCATCGGATCTTCGACTACGCTGGTCGAACTTGACAAGCTCGCTAAGCTGTTCCCGACTGAGCCTAAGGAGTTCAAGTACGGGTACATGTGCTCGATCTGGGAAGAGCCTCAGCCTGGGTGCGTCTACGTGATGGGAGTCGACACTGCGACGGGTTCCGGTCTCGACTTCTCGGCCGTTCAAGTTCTCAAGCTCGTGTCGAAAGACAAGTTCGAGCAAGTCTGCACGTACCACGACGACCGCACGACGGTCGGCAAGTTCAGTCAGGTCGTGAAGGATCTGAGCGAGTGGTACAACGATGCTCTGATAATCATCGAAAACAACGGTCCTGGCGGAAAAGTCGCGGAAGAGCTATGGTACACGCTCGACTGCCAGAACATCATAAACACCGATCCGCACGGAATAGGAACTAACGCTAACAAAGCCAGCAAGCTCGAAGCTTGTCTGATGCTGCAGCGTGAAGTGAACAGGGACTCGCTAGTCATACGTGACTCAGCGACTCTGAAAGAGCTCACGACGTTCGCCGAAGTGAGCCCAAACGTGTTCAAGGCGACTCCTGGAAACCACGACGACTTGGTCTCAGCTCTCTACTGGGCCGTCTACGCGATCTTCCAGCCAGAGATCGATCTTGACAATCTGAAAGTCGACAAGAGCAAGAGGGAGGATCTAGTTGAAGTCCCGCAGACAGTGTTTCCGGACGATGACGACGGAATATGGACGTTCTGACGAGCACAAGAAGCTCACTAAGCGTCGTAATAAAAACGTAAAGAAGTCACCGAAGAAAAAGATAATCGACCAAGACAAGAAGCGTAAGCTCAGACACTCGCGACAGTGGCGAGAGCTCAAACGCTATCTGATTTCGAAGAGAGGCGAGATTGACGAGATAACTGGAAAGAAGATCATCAAGGAGGACAAGCTGACTTGCCATCACATGAGGCTCACTGCCGAGAAGTATGGAGACTTCAGCAATCCCGATGACTTCATGCTGCTAGCTGAGTCGACCCATCAAGTGGTTCACTGGCTGTGGCAACTCACGAAAGGCGAAGACTTTTCTATATTAGATAAGCTCAGAGACACTCTGAAAAGAATGAAGGAACTGGAAGATGAAGATAGCCGGACTGGATCTATCGATAACTCACACGGGTGCCGTGATAGTCACTCTGGACGAGACGCTGACTGTGAAGGAAGTGACTTGGCTGACATTCACGACTACGAAGAAGTACTCGAGCGACAACTGTCTATGGTATGCTGAAGAGCAGTTCGCGGACAAGTATGACAAGTACAAGTTCATGCAGGACCGCATACTCGACTTCGTAAGAGACGCTGACATGGTCGCAGTCGAAGACTACGCTTTCGGCGCGACGGGCCAGATAGGCTTGGTGTTCGACCTCGCTGAGTTCGAAGGCTGGATCCGACAGTCGATCTGGCGCACAGGAAAGCCTCTCTACCTCTACTCTCCGATGACGATCAAGAAGGTATTCACTGGCCACGGAGACTCGGACAAGAAGTCGATGTGGAACAGCTATGTAAAGATTTCTGAACCTAAGCCAGACTTGAGCGCTATGCCTCTAGTCACTAACGGAAAGAAAGGCGCGAAAGGAACGTCAGACGTGGTTGACGCGTACGCTGCTGCGATGACGCTGAGAACTGAGCTTCTCATCGAGCGAGACGGAGCCGCTGCATTCCCCAAGCACATTCAAGAATTCTGGAAGAATAGAACTCGGACGGTCATACAGAGACCAAAGGATCAATTGTAAAGATGAGTTTACAGATAACTGCTGAGACATTCGACGAGCTGTCTGACAAGATGGCTATGTATGTGATGGAGAACTTCAAGTGCAACTCGAGTCGCGTGGATGACGTGGAGCTGACGTGCTTCAGCACTAAGACTGACAACATACGCGCTCACATCACTGAGCGCACTAAGAAGATGATTCAGGTAAGGCGCATGTACGTGAACGAGAACGAGATCGACCGCTCTCATCGGGAGATGGTCAAGAACGGCACTGGAACGTTCAACTTCAATCAGGTCAAGCATGACTATGACCACGTGCAAGGAGGCTGTCTGCTCAGCATGATTCTGACTCCAGATGAAGTCACTGTCAACCTGCGCGCTTCTGTCGTTCCGTGGAACCTGCAGTTCGACCTCGTCCTGATCGACGATCTTCTGAAAGAGATGGGGATACAGCCGAAGAAGATATTGTTCAAGATCGGTTACGTTCGCACGAAGGTGATTCACGCGCTCTACTGGTACATCAGGAACGGATGGAACCCAGAGCAGATCTGTCAGTACCGCTTCGGAAGGGCTTGCATCGCAGCATACACTAGAGGCAAGCGTCCAACCTGCAAATACCTCAACTGGATCAGATTCACTGGCTGTGTCGACAAGCTCAGAGAAGAGTACGGCATAGGAGATCTCGTCGAAGCTCTAGATCACTGGAAAGCTATAAATAATACAGAAAACCTAGAAAAGGCGGAAGAAAATGGCTAAGAGAATCAATCTTCACGACTTCAGATGCGACGTCTATGACATGGCGTGCCGTCTCGGAGCAAATCAGGAAGCAGCTTATGAGTACGCGATGGGCATCGACACGGATCTCGCTAAGAGATGCACTGTTGAATCTCTCGCAAAAGAGTGCGCAAGAGAATATCCTTGCGAGAGCGTCAAGATGAGACAGGCGATGCGAGTCGACGAGTCTGAAGGATCTATGAGGAAGAACAACCTCCTCGATCTCAGAAATAACATCGACGTCGTTCTGGAGGTCAGAGATAAGCTTCTAGGCGACATGGAATGCCTTCAGTTCCGTGATGTTGACGAAGAGACAAACGGATACTGGGTGAAGGTTCCAGTGATCGACAAGGACGGCGAACACAGGAACGCTGCACTCGGCATCTACGTCTATGGCGGAAAGGGAATCACGGTCAACTTCAACAGCATGCAGTTCTTCCGCAAGCTTCCTGGCGCTTCCACGTACGAACAGGTGATGGACACGATCGACGACGGCATGGAAGAGCTCGGCTACAAGCTCGACGTTTAGTAAATAAAAATATACACTCCTCAACAAGTCTGCTCGTCTCAGGGCAGACTTTCTTGTTTTTACCGTTTACAGATCACTAGGATTTTCTTATATTCTCTATATAGAACCTTCATCCAAATGACCAGGATAGATGCATTGACACAAAAAGAAGCGATGAAAATCTTAGTGGAACAAGGATTTGAATTCGAGGATCCTGATGCATACAAGTGGCCGTCCATCTTCTTAGCTGATGAGCGAGTCGGAACTATGTATGACGACGAAGTCTATCTCGCCCAGCACATGCCGAGCCTCTTCGACGGCAACTATCAGTCGACTTCGAAGAGCTGCATCAAGTACTCAGAGAGTCAGGAAGAAGAGAAGCTGCAGTACGCTATCGACAAGCTCAAGTACTCGCTCAGAGAGTACGAGAAAGAGAAGAGAAAGCTGCGCGTTAAGCGAGTACAAGAGTACTTCCAGCAGAGAAACGAAGCTTACAAGCTGATAGCGACGATGGAAGGAATTCAGACACGGATAGATACGTTGATAGAGAAACTCACATGAATCAAGTTGAAGGCTTTCACGTCGTTCCGGTCGGACCTGACGGCTATCCAGCGCCCGATCTAGCTTCCCCTCCAGTCAAGGTGCAGATCGGCGACATCTACCTGACTCAGTCGTCTGAGCGCACAGCATACACGGAGTGGATTCGCGCTGGATCTGAGTGGGTTCATGTCGGAGAGACTACATCAGACCTGTCCGAAGTCGACAGGCTGAAGAAGCAGCGCGTAAACTCTGTGCGTGACTACTTCCGCCAGAAGGAAGAGCAGTACAAGAAGCGCAAGAGATACGAGGCAGCGACAGAGCTAGTCAGCTTCTTCGAGGAGCACAATGCTGATCCTGAGCTCCATTCCGTCGTCAAGCATCTGTGGGAGGACATGAAGTGACTAGAGACGAAGCTATAGAGTTCTTAGAGAACAACGGATTCACTGTAACTGATTTGTCCGTAGATGTAAAAGGAGGAATCATGACTCGTGTAATCACGCACAGATATACTCCAGAGCTCTCGGTCGGATTTCTCTTAGAAGATACTATCAAGCTGCGAATAGATGTCTTGCCTCCGATGGACACTCAGTGGACTGGAGAGCTGCTATACTCAGACGATGACGATCTCATACGTCGACAGGTACTGAAGTTGAAGGCGCACATTCTCACACAAGACACGCGCCTGAGACGCCAGAGGGTAGAGAACATTCGCAAGTACTTCGGCTCACGCGCTCTTCTCGGAACAGGACAGGAGATGATGCTATGACGATGGATGAAGCTCTGCAGATGCTGCTGGATAACGAGTTCACGTACGACAGGACGATCAACCAGATATACTACGATGACGAGCGTGTCGGAGAACTTGCAGGAAATGTCCTCTGGCTGTGCGACTTCCAGCCATCTCTGATCAACTTATCGTTCCTGCAGGTACACAAGACTATCATAAACTGCGTCGCAGAAGACTCAGAACGCAGGCTACGCGAGCAGATAGCGAACCTGCTGGACACACCGAGACGATATGAAGAGTTCTGCCAGAATGAAAAGATAGGGAACATGAAGAAGTACTTCGAAGACCGAGCGATCGTGAAGAGGTGGATGGTATGACCGAAGCTGAAGCGTTAGAGATTCTCAAGAAGCACAACATACACAGAGGGAACTATGACACTGAGCGCCTGTTTCTACTAGAGGGTGACGAGATTCTCGGCGAACATATAGGAGAGATCGCTAACGGCTACATCTACATCGCTGACTACATACCCAGTGTCATTGGAAAGACATACCCGTCCGTCTCTGACACATCTGTTCTGCTGTCTAACCCAGACGCTCCAGCAGTTCTCAACAGGATGCTCGATCGGCTAAAAGATTCAGCAGAGCGGTATGAGGAAGAGATCAGACGCAAGAGAGTCTCTGACATCCACCAGTACTTCCTCAAGCGCAACATGAAGATCAAGATCCTTCCTCCAGACGTAGAGATCCCAGATCCGCCAGACGAGGGCACTCTCTACTTCAGATAGGTAGAGTTTTTGTTCACAAAAGGGTTTAGATTTCTCACAGATTTACCTATATTAGCTGTGTAAACCTCAACACATAGGACCAACCATGAGCATACACGACCTGCTTGACAAGTCGAGAGGACCGCTTCCTGGAAGCGTCGCGAACAACCGCAAGTTCGTGATCAAATATATGCGCAATCACGGGTTCGAAGTCAAGGAAGACGCTCAGAGCGAATATCCCAATAAGTACTTGTACTATCTGCGTGGTGAGTTCGTGGCGTGGTCATATGAGAACATCATGTATCTCCAGCCAGTTCTGCCATCGCTCGTCGATATGGGCATTCTGGCGCAGAGAAGAAAGACCGAGATACCGTTCGATCTGCCAGGCATCGAGGTCCACAATCGTCTGCAAGCTGCTGTGATGGAACTCAAGAACAGCGCATCGTCTTATGATGAGCTAGTCAAGAAGTCTAGAGTGCAGAAGGTACGAGAGTACTTCAAGTACAGGAATATCGCAAAGCAAGATGTAAGAGAGTACAACAGACTCATGAAAGGGCTGATGAGGATATGAATCGAGAAGAGACATTGAGAATCCTGAAGTGGCACGGCTTCGATGTAGATGGTCTTGACTTCATCTGGTACAAAAGCGACCGGATAGGAGAGCTCTCGGGAGCCTTGCTCATGCTAGTAGACTACATTCCTTCTGAGATCGATGCAGACTATCGAGCCGTCGACAAGACTATCATAAACATAAACAACCATGACTCGATAGAACGCTTAGAGCATCAGGTCAACTTGATATACAACACACGTAGACGATGGGAAGAGCACTTGCGCAAGTCACGCCTCCAGCGAATGCGCAAGTACTTCAAAAATAAGAGAATATCCGCTGAGTACTCACAGAAGGAGATGACTGTATGACGCTGAACGAAGTATACGAGTACCTGAAGATGAACGGCCTTCCAGTCACCTTCCACGACGACAATACGCGCATAAGGCTGGAGGGATCGACCGCAGCTCTCGAAAACATAGTGTTTCTCAAGGTTTACATGAACAATAATGACATGTCCTGCACTGTAGCTAACGAGCCTTTCGTCTTGCTCGTTGAAGCTACGTACCGAGATCTCGACAAGCTAGTCGATTCGTATATAGAGCACTGCGATCACGACAGAGCTAAGAGAATACGTGTGTCTAGACTGAGATACGCTGTAGATCTGCACCAGAGGCAGACAGTCTACAGGCAGACACAGACCGTCTGACCCTCTGAGAAGAAGATGATCCTCCTCTATATCTACTCCTCCATACCCCTCATAGGAAGACCAGTATTGGCACCTTTCTAGACCCCTTTCTTGGCCATATAACCCGGCCTAAAACCGGCATATTTCCCGGGTCCCAGTAGAAACTCATCGCACTCTCGAAAAATTGTATTAAGGCATATAGGGTATCTACCCCTCCTCTCTCCCTACCCCTCCCCATATCGCACCGACTCCCGCTCACTCACGCGTGAAGAAATTTCCCCAAAATTTTTTCGCAGAATCCGCAGGGTCACCGCACGGAATCCGAAGAACTCCTCTAACACCTCTAAACCCCTCTAACCCCTGCTAATGTTAGGTCGCGTGAAATTTTTTTCCAAAAAAATTTTTTCCAAAAATTTTGGAAGATGTTGAAGATGATGAAGATGCGCTGAATCTTAGATCGCGAAGAAATTTTTCCAAAAAATTTTTCAGAAAATTTTTGGGCGATTTTGTTCCATATAGCGCATTTCTCGTGAGATAGCGGAACAACTGTCGTCCCCGCTGATCTTGATAGAATGTAAACTTCTCGTTACAATGAGAAACCCAAACCGACCCAGATGATGTTGATGATGAAGATGATGAAGATTGAAAATATTTCTTTACAACAATTCGGGTTTAGCTGTTCTGGAGGAAATTCTATATTCAATGATGAACCTGAACGAGAGGCTAATAGTGAACATGGGAGACTTCGACACACTAGACGAGCTCGAGCGAGAGCCCACTGAGGAAGAGATCCGAGCAGATCGCGCTGCGAACGTTCGTGAGTACTTCAGGACCAAGAGGGACGGAGAGGAGTTCCGTCCGGTCTCCGAAGAGAGGAAGCGCTATGTCTTCACTGACACGTTCGACGACTTCAAGGAGTTCACGTCGACGATCGAAGAGAAGTCTCAGGCAGTCGAAGAAGCTATCGATACCGTGGGCGCTACGATAGGATATCTCTTGACTAAGGACTCTTTCATCTGACAGCTCTTCAATAGACGCGAAGAGAACAGGTCTAGGCATCAAAAAGTTCTATATATAAGTAAAAGCGAAACTGAATGGAGACTTTTACTTATGGCTGAAGAGAATTTGAGCTGTCCGCTGAGCATGGCGGAGCTGACTGTCGCTAACAAGACTATCGTAGAGCTGCACGACTGGTGCACCCAGAGAAACGAGAAGCCGTATCCGGACGCAGTCCTGTCGGTCGCTATCGCGATCAACTGCTATCTGCTGAGCGGTCCAGCGAACCAGATCAGGTCGTCTATCTTCAAGCGCGAGAGTCTCCCCGAGTGGAACGAGTGGCTCAAGGCTGAGCGCGGATGCGTAGAGAAGTGGGCCGACAGAGACAATCAGGGCGAGATCAAGAGAGACGGAAAGGGACTTCCTGTCGTCAACGAGAACGCCGTCGAGTTCAACAAAGAGATCGAAGAGCTAGCGCACAGCGAGCAGTTCAAGACGATGTGGGACACCATCGACGCTAAGGAAGAAGAGAACCGCAAGATCGAGCAGAGCGCTTCCGTCGTGAAGGTCTGCTGTCTCGACGCGTTCGATCACGCGCCACGAGACATGGTGCCCCGTCTGCTCTCCGTCCTGATGGGCAAGACCGTGATGAAGATCATGAAGGAAGCGTAGAAGTGTCTGGAGTGTTCGAGCAAGACTGGCTGTGCAGCACCGTTCGTCCCTGTCCGCAGTACTGCGAGGCGGGAGCTCCGGGATCGCCGACTTCTTCTCCCGACCAAGCGATGTCGGCGAGAGTAGCGATCGAGGGCGTTGATCTCTACGGGCTGAAGATGGCCTACTATCCCGTCGACGAGAAAGACTATCGAGACGGCGCTACCGCTATCGATCCTCTATTCGGAGAGCACCAGCTGGAGACGATCGACCGGTGCTTCTGGTTCATGGGATACGTATCGCAGCTGCCTCCGAACGTCAGGACGTACCAGCTCCAGGGCATCTGGGGCGAAGACGTGGTCCAGCTGTACGTCGCGACTGAAGCTTTTCTGTACTTCAGCACCTACGGCGGAGCCGACCGGAACACTCCAGAGATCCACGACAAGATGCCGCCGCGCATCGGAGACGTCGTCTACATTCCCAACAACGACACTCTGTACGAGATCGTCGACGTGAAGAACTGGGAAGAGGCGTTCGGCTTGAAGCCGCGATACAAGACTATCACGATGCGCGTCTACAAGGACTCGAAGCGCACCGTCTCCGACGACCCGAGCATACCCGCAGACGACGTCATCCGTAAATATAGTCCGAGCGAGATACCAGCAGACAGGCCGACGAACGACTCGCTCAAGCTGCCGATGAACAGAGCTGAAGACCTGCCAGAGAGAATTCCAGACGACACGAAGGTCGACTTGTTCGACTGGGAGTGGAAGGAGAAGCGTTGAGAAGCCGATTCGACGAAGAAGATGATGACGGCGAAGTCCCAGATGACTGGGAAGGCGAGCCTTTCGAAGACGAAGAGGAAGAAGCCGCCTTCAAGTTCCGCGACTTGTGCGTGAAGCAGATCTCCCGCGACTTGGGAGAGCTGAGTACGCGTGAGCTGCTAGAGTTTCTCATCTGGGAGATGGAGCGTCTCCAGTACACCGAGAAGACAGAGCTATGTCTCATCGGGATAACCTTCGACAAGCAGTACATCCTCGAGTTCTACAACGTACGCGAAGACAAGACCGTGAAGACTGGAACGATGGCGGGAAACATATACAGCCTGATCGACGGCTGGATCTTGAAGACGCTCTCTGAGCTCTACATCGACGCGCTCTACAGCGACTTGCAGGACTTAGAGGCGACTGATCTCGTCGATCCGATACTCAACATCATGCTCGACATCGAGCAGTGGAAGCAAGAACAGGGCTTCGACGGCGAAGCCCCAGACGATGATAAAGATGAAGACGATCCAGAGATCATTCCGGGATCCGAACAGCCCTGAGATAGTTCTCTGGCACGTTGTGCATGACCGTTCCTGCGGGAGTCTTCTTGTCTCCTTTCGTCACTTTGACGGTCCACAGCTGGACGTGATCGATCTCTAGACCCTTGTCGATGACTTGGTAGAGGCACTCGTCCTTAGGATCAAGAGCGTCTACGCACGTAGCGCCGACCTCCATTGTGGCGGTTTCCAGCGCTTGTACGGACGTCTTTTCTTTAACCTGTGCGGTTACACCAGCCTCAGCAGAATCGCTCTTAGACAGCGCTTTTGCAGTCTTTACGGCTTCCTCTAGCGGGTTCTTGACCCAGCCAGGCGTTCTCGGATTGGTCACGATCTTCTTGATGGCGTCTACGATGATCTTGAGCTGCTGCTTCTCGACTGAAGTTTCCATGTCTATCTCCAAGTTTTTGAGATTTCTCTCTTGAGAATCCTTGATTGCACTTATATTTATGATGTACCCGCAACAAAGGAGACCGTGATGATCAATGAACACAAGCCCGCCGGATTCGCTAGCTGGACCGCCTTCTACAACGAGAGTGAAGCGGCTGCAGATCGAAAGGCTAGCGTGCTCGGAGCGCTGAGGGCTGCAGTCATGATCGTCGGCGGATCTCTCTTCGTCATCGGCGCTCTCTGGGTCGGAGCTTTCCTCGACTTCGTCAGCGCCCACTAGAGTCTCTGCCACGCCCGAGCGTCTAACCCCGTTGACGCGAAGGCAATCGCTCCGGAGAGACCGTCCTTTTAGAAGCATTTTGGGACGGTCTCTCCATCTGTGTTCAGTATAAATAAACTAGAACATCGGAGAAGAAGATGGAGCAGCTAATTCTGAAAGGAATAGAGACCAATTCCCTAGGGCTCGTCATCAGCGCGATTCTGACGCTGACGCTCTACTACGTCATCAAGAACCAGCGGGAGAAGACTTCTGTCAAACGAGACAAGCAGAATCACGACGTGGAAGTGAAGATGGCGCTGCAGGACAAAGATATCGAGACGCTGAAAGAGCAAGTCGTTCAGCTGGCTGGTCGCTGGGACTTCATCCAAGATCTTCTGAGCAAGATCAACGAGAACCTCTCCGGAATCCGTGAGAAGATCTCTAATCTGGACGACAGAATCGACCGACTAGAGCGCTTGAAGGATCGCGAGCACTAAAATAATGAAAAAATGATGTTCGCGACTGTTTAGAGACATCCGCATATATACTATATTCAATATTGGAAGTGGTTGAGCAAGCCACTCCTTAACAACTTGCGCCCTGGAGGCAACTATGAGCAACATACAAGAACTTCTTGACCGAGATCTCACGGATCACGAGCGAGACGCCATAGTTATAGTGTACCATCAGCAAGTCGTCGAATGGCTGTTGGACGCTATCGTGTACCCGCTCCTATACATAATCTCGCTATGGTGCGGATTCAACTTCGTGGACCGCTTCATTTGAGAATTCGCGGAGAGAACTTATATTTTAGAGTACTAGTATGACTAGAGACTTTGAAACATCAGAGATGAACGACTACCTCCGAGGGACTCTCAAAGACTGCCCTCCGATGTCACGTCGAGAGGAAGATGCGGTCATCGACATTATGCTCGACGAGACTAAGAGCCGAAAGGTTCGACTTCTCGCTCGAAACAAGCTCATCAGCTCTCACAGCCGATTAGCTTACAAGATCGCTATGGAGAAAGCCCGAGGCTGCGGCAGATCCGTAGCGGATCTATATCAAGCTGCACAGTTCGGAATGATTCTCGCTACCTTGAAGTACGAGAAGAAGTACGGAGTCAGGTTCACTTCATTCGCTGTGTGGTGGATCCTGCAGCAGATCAACTGGGAGATCTACATCGCGAACGACGCAGTCCACGTTCCGAAGTACACTAAGGACAAGCTCAGAGACCTGCTGAAGAACAAAGGAAAGCTCGATCTGTCTCCGATCGAGATAAGAGAGTTCCAGATCTACGCTAACGCTCCAGTCGTCTCGATCGATCATCCGATCGCTGGATCCGAGTTCGGAGACCGTGAGGGAATGACTTACGCTGACACCATCGAAGCAGACTATCGTGAGATCGAGCGTGTATTCACGAAAGATGAAGACGAGAAGCTCGGCGAGATAATCAAGGGAGCTCTGAACGAGAATGACTTGAAGATATTGAGAGACACTTACGTGAACGGCTACACTCAAGAAGAGATGGGCAACTTACTAGGTCTGTCTGGAGAGAGAATGCGCCAGAAGAAGAACAGGGCCGTCATGAGGGCGCAGAGCGCACTGAGGAAGCTGATGAGGGAGAAAGACTTCATCTACACCAACAAGTGCGATGAGATGTGCGTAAAGGACATTCTGGAATGACGTTCAACTATGAATTAACAAAGAAGGCAAGAGGTACCGAGATGATGAAGATGTACGCAGTCGTCAGAAACTTCCTGGAAGACTACTTCAAGGGAGCACGCAACGACAAGTTCTATCGTCCGTCATTCGCTGACAATCCTAGATCGCTGTGGTTCGGACTATCCGAGTCGGAGCGAGAATCCGTACTTGACATGGCCCGTCGCGGTGACAAAGCTTCGCTAGACCGCATGCTAAGCAAGATGGATGAAGAGGAAGATGAAAAAGACAAGGCAGCGAAAAGAGACGAGCTTTTCAAAATGTAGATTTAGATCAAGGAGATCAGTATGAAGTCTATCATACCAGACGGCGCTACGGAAACTCCCGTAGACACTAGCTGTCAAGAATACAAGAAGTTTAAGAGAGCCTACGCTGTTTACATCGTGGCTATGAGAGAATATAAGGCTTTGAAGGCTACGTTGAACACCTTGAAGTACAAGATCAAGATGAACACCAGCGGCCTCAATCATCTCATGGGTCTTCATCGCAAGCTCATCGCTGCGAGAAACCTCTACTACACTTCTCGCGCTCGCATGAGCAGAGCTGCTATCGAGCTCTTCAAAGACCAGTGCGTACAGAAGCAGAAGTTCTACATGACCAAGCGTCAGATCAAGAAGCTGTCCGACAAGCTCGGCAATTTCGTAGAGCAGAACAAAGAATTTCCAGACACTAAAGTTATGTGCGTGAGCATCCGCTGCGACCACGAAGGAAGAGTGATATAATGGCTTGGTTTGCAAACAACACTGCAGAGATTGATCTGAAAGTCTTTGATGAAGCGTGCCGTCCGACGATCAGCGAGAAAGGAGACTGGATCGACCTTCGCTCGATGGAAGAAGTTCACATGAGCAAAGGCGAGTACCGTCTCATTCCGCTAGGCGTCGCTATGAAGCTGCCGTACGGATTCGAGGCATACATCGCTCCTAGAAGCTCGACTTTCAAGAACTATGGACTTACCGAGACGAACTCTTTCGGCGTCATAGACAACAGCTATTGCGGCCCAAACGACATGTGGAAGCTTCCTGTTCTAGCGCATCGCGACAACGTGATCATTCACAAGGGCGACCGCATCTGTCAGTTCCGCATTCAGGCTAAGATGCCTACCGTTCAATTCGCAGACTCTACGCTTGAAGATCAAGAAGATCGCGGCGGATTCGGAAGCACGGGGAGGAAGTGATGAACAATGAACAGTGCAAAGAAGCCTTGTTCGAAGTGATGGCTAGACTTAATGACTTGGAGAGAGAGAATACCACTCTTCTTCAGATGAACAGCGCACTCAATGAGAAGTGCATAGAGAAAGATCAAGAGATCGAAAAGCTTAGAGAGGAATTAGGAGAATGTCAGACCGAATTGCTGAAGATGAAACGTTCAATGGAGTTTGTGGACCAGAGGGACTTGAAGGAATTTGGGTTGAAGTCCTGAAGTGGCCGACATCCGTCGACTGGCAGTGGGTCAAGTTCTTGGCCAAGAACACAGTAGGAGAAGACTATGACATGGAGACTGAGATGACGCCTCAGCTGAAGTGCAAGTACCTTCGTTCTGAGCACTCTCCTATCCGCTATCTCCAGTTCGTCATCCGCATGCACATCCCTTACTGCGACTCGGTCGCTTTCTGTCGCCACAAGCTCGGCGTCGAGCACTTCGTCCAGTCGCAGAGGAACGATCGTCAAGACAAGTATGACCGCTATCAGGAGCCTCAGGGCCACTACGTCAAGCACATCATGCTGATCAATGCTCAGGAGCTCATGTTCATGGCTCGCAAGAGATTGTGCCGCATGGCTTCTCCGAACTGCCGCAGAATCATGGAGATGATCAAGACCGCAGTCACTAGCCGTTGTCCGGAGTTCGAAGAGTTCTTGGTTCCGAACTGCGAGTACCTTCACAAGTGTCCGGAATTCAAGTCATGCGGGTACTGGAAGGTTCAATCCGACCTGAGAGGCCTGAGAGAAGATCCAGACGTAGAGATCGTAGAATAAATAGTCTGTATGACTACACTATTCACAATCCTGGGAGTAGCTTCTGCATTAGCTTTCGGCTTATGCAATCTCCCACAGATTCTTAGAGCAAGAAAGAGGAAGAGTACAGGTGACATAAGTCTATTGTTCATTCTATTGTCCCTTCTCGGTAACCTATGTGCTGCTTCTTACATCATCTACTCGAACATACAGGCTGACTTCTATCAGTGGCCTCAGTACCTGAACTATGCTATAGCGACGACCCTCGTCATCACTTTGCTGGTTCTGAAGCTCAAGAACGACGGCAAAGAGATCAAAGAAGATATAGCTGAGTGGTGGGAGAACTTGAAGTACAAGATGTACCAGAAGATGATTGAGCGAGACCTGCACCGTGAAGAGAGAAATGGAGAGTTTTTCGAGATGGCTGGATTCGTTCTACTAGTCGTCGTCCTGTCATACCTCTTCTACAAGATGCTTACCACCGTATAAATAAACAGATATAATGGTGGTTTACAATGACGAACAAGAAGCTTGCTAAGAATTTCAGTCTGTCGGAGTTCACGAAGAACGACGTGACTGATTATCAGCTGAGTCTGCTGAAGATTCTAGCTGAAGAGATGCAGAAGGTGCGTGATCGTCTTCAGGACTACAAGTCTGGAAAGAAGGCTGTCTCCATCACCGTCTGCTCTGGAGTCAGAACACAAGCTGACTACGAGAGAATCAAGAAGAACGGATGTAACCCGAGCAAGACGTCTGACCACTTCTGTGGACTACAGCTTCTCTGCAAGCCTACGATGGGCGCTGCTGACATTCACGTTAACAACTGCAGCTTGAGTCTGCTCGAAGTAGCTAAGCTGATCAAGAAGATGGACGAGAACGGCGAGTGCCACTTCGGCCAGGTCATCTATGAAGAGAATCCTAAGACTAAGTCAGCTTGGATTCATCTCGGAAACGATTGGAAGCAGATCTTCACTGATCGTGTCGCTGTGAGCCGCAAGAAGTATCTGATGAGCACAGACAACGGAGTGACATTCAAGGTGTTGAAGTGATGGAATTCTTCTTGTTTGTTGGCGGAGGTCTTCTCCTATACGTACTGCTAGTCATTCTAGTGGGCATACGAATCATGAAGAGCCGAGACCGTATCACTTCGTTCGATTTTTATGAGGATGACAAAGATGGCGAAACGTAAGTTGGCAATTTCGATAAACGGTGGCGGAGCTCTCGCAGTAGGTCCGCTGAAGTATCTCTGCAGGCTAGAGAGCGACTTAGGAAAGAGCATCGCGAAGATCAGCTACGCGTACTCAGGCACTTCTACGGGCGCTATCGTCGCTGCATGTCTCAATGAGGGTATGAGCGCTAACGACATTCTAGAGCTATATCTCCAGAATCTGAAGAAGATCTTCACTAAGTACCCGTGGTACAAGAGAGCTCTTCCCAGCTGTCCGACTTACGACAACACGAACCTCAAGAAGATCCTGAAAGAGAATCTGCCAGGAATGATTCAGAGCTGGAAGAAGCCGATCTACTTGACGACGACATTCATGAACGGATCCAGCGTAGAGAAAGTCTGGGACCTTCAAGATCCTAAAGTTGACAAGTGGTTCGCAGTTCTCACTTCGACAGCTGCACCGACTTACTTCGATGTCGTAGAGGACAACGGAAAGTCATACTGCGACGGCGGCATGTGGGCGAACGATCCTATCATGACGCTTCAGGCTGGTCTCGTAGAAGACGGAGGAAAAGACAAATGGAAGATTCTGTCTCTCAACACTGGCATGGACGTTCCGAACACTGACAAGGGAAACAAGACTCTGGTCGGCTGGGGCGAGTACATCCTGAAGAACTGGGTCGCACGCGCAGGCATGTCCAACTTCTTCGAGGCGAGAGCTAATCTCGGCTACGACAACGTTTTCCGTGCATCTCCGTCTGTGAAGAAGCCGTTCGACATGGATGACGTCTCGGACAAGACTATCCAGAAGGTCATGGAGATCTGGGACGAGCAGTATGACAAGGACCGCAAAGATCTCTTGGAGTTCATGAAGAGGTAGCGACATGGCGATAGTCAGAGTCAATGGAAAGATCGCAAGGATCAACAGCAAGATAGTCAAGAAGTCTTGATAAGTCTGCTTGTAAAGGAGTAAAGATGGAAAAATATAGAATCATAAAGACTGATTTGAAGACTCAGAAAGAGTGCGACATCCTAGACGGAGTCTTCGCACAGCTGTCTGACGGCCTGTGGGAGAACAGACGAGCTGCTGAAGGCTATTGGCCATATATCAATGCTAGTCTCAAGAACGGTGAAGTCGTGTTGTCGGTGTCTAATTCTTATAGATATGATGGGAGACCTACTAACAAGCTGCTCGATATGACAGATGACGATATTAAGAAGTGGCTCGCTAAGAAGATCAAGCAAGTGATCAAAGAAGAGGGTCTAGACTGGAAGAGAGACAACACGGAAGAGACTGACTTTCTCGACACATCGTGGAGAAAGAGCAAGAAGCCATCTACTGTTGCTGACTGCTACTACGTCTATGAAGTTCTCAAAGGCAGAAACGTTGCTAAGCATCCAGAGTATGCTGAGCAGATGAACCTCTCTGATGCTCTGAAGACTCTCGATAACGCTAAGATCAAGTATGTGCAACCTGAAGATGAGCCTTGGGAAGCTGATCTAGACGAATCAGCTATCTCGTGGCCTCTGCTGTCAGAAGCAGAGTTAACTCCGGAGCAGAGAGAAGCTAGAAGGAGACGTGCAAAAGCACGTCGAGAGAGGGCGAAGAGAGAAAATCAGCCATACTACGTCAAGATCTTCCAGAAGAGTGGAAACGTTGGTGGAGGTTGGTGGGTAGAAAAGCCAGGGAAGCCTGAGTATCAAGCGTTCAAAGATCTCGAGACTCTCAAGAAGTATTTCGGATCTGACACAGAAGCTCTGATAAACGGAGCCAGACTCGACTACGAAGATGGCGAAGCTGGTGGCCCAGGCTGGAAGATGAGACTCTGTGATCTGCCAGAGATCCCTGAAGATGTTCTTGAGAAACTCAACAAGGATCTCCTGAAAGGCAATTCTGTGAGCCATCACTCTTACGAGTGGTAGTTAGCCGTTAGGATTGATCAATCTCTTCTCGAAGTACTCAGGAAGGTACTTCGAGAATTTGTTGTGTTGGAAAGTGAACGTGCTGTCGAGGATGAACGTCTCTGCGTAGTCAGTCTGGCTTCTCACGGAACGACCGCTCGCTTGAAGCAGCCTCTGCCACATCTTGTTCTGATACCACAGCGGCGTCTCTTCGGCTAGAGTCTTCGTTCGAGTGTTGCCGAGAGAGTCCCACGGCAGCTTGACGATGATCTGGAACTGAGACAGGTCGTCGTGAAGGTCAATTCCTTCTGTCATGGACGACGACACGAGAACAGTGTCCTTGCTGACCATGTGCTCTTCGAGAATGTCTTCATTTCTGACCTCGTCGAGACGGACTAGCAGCCTAGGATCGTGAAGGTTCTCTTTGATGTACTTGGAGATCTTCATGTTTCCTGTGTGGATGATGCCTCTCTGTCCTTTGTGCTGGTCTAGTATGTACTTCACTGACTTCACGATGGTTCTCATGTTCTCTTCGTCTTGAAGATCGCGGAAGTTGGTAGCGCAGTTGCCCAGCACTACGATTGGAGCGTTCTTCGCTGGGAACGTGGATTCGACATCTACGAAGCAGCACTGGTCTGGACGGATGCCGAGGGATCCGACGAAGTTAGAGAAGTTGAGAATCGTTGCAGACATGAAGATGATCTTGTCCGCCATCTTGTCGAAATACTTCTTGAAGATCCAGTCGACGTTGACTGGAACGATGTCCAAGCTGCGGTCCTTCTTGTTCCAGTTGTAGACCCATGAGTCTGTCTGGTCTGACTCGTTGTAAGCGTCGATCTTGAGCATGGTCTCTACGATCTCTCGCTTGTGCTTGTACTTCTTGCTCTTCGACGAGGACTCTCCTTCCATAGCCTTCTTGACGTTTCCGTCTTTGACTTTCTTCACCTGCTCGGATTCGTATTCTAGCATCTCTTTGTAGATCCTTGAAGCTAGATCGCGACAGATCGTGATGTACTTCTCCATCTTCGCCGTAGGCTTGGAGGATGACTCCAGCTCAGCGTGCTTGAGAAACTCTAAGTCGCTAGCGGAGAGCTTCTTCTCTCCTTCGAACATCTTTATCATCTTGTCGGCGCTGAAGCGTATCGTTCCGACATCCACTAGGAAGTCTTCGAGCAGATGGGCTTCGTCAACGATGAGAAGATCACGCTTGGCGTTGTCGCCACGTGGCGCTATCGTAGACTTCAGGACGGAAGTGTTCGCGAGAAGAATGGGAGACTCTAGCGCTCTGTTGACGGCGTTGTAGTACGGACAGAGATCGTTGATCTTGCAGTAGCGCTTGATGCCGATAGCCGTAGACTCGCATCCCTGACATGGACCTCTGTCGCACTTCGTGTTGTCGTAGACCGAGCAGTCGTAGTTCTGCATTCCCTTGAGCATCTGTATCGGAAACTTTCCTTTGAAGTCTCTCCAGTACTGATCTTGCAGCGCCTTGTTGGTCACTACGATGTAGCTCGAGTGTGCGAGCATTGACTCGTAGATAGCGATTCCAGATTTTCCAGATCCTGTTGGCATCTGGGCCACGATGTATTTCTTGTCTGTGCCTTTGACCGTCTCCAGAAACTTCTGCTGTTCTGGGCGGATCTTCTCATAGGGAAATTCGATGTTCATGTAAGACAATATAATAAAATTGAGGATGAACTATTTAGTTGTACAAAAATTTTAATTAGATTTGACTTAAGGAGAGCGCCGCTCATGGCGCTGAAATATATGAAGAATCGAAAGAAGATACTCCTGATCGACATGGCGAACATGTCTATCAGAACTGGATGCTCTTGCTACAGGGACGATCCGACCGACAAGACCTACAACAACTGGAAGTGTGAGATTCTGGAAAATCTGGCAGGCCTCGTTCAGACGACTGGCGCTAACTCGATCATTCTCTGTCAAGAAGGAAAGAAGAACTGGCGCTATGAAGTCTATGACGACTACAAGTCCAACCGCAAAGAGGCCAAGGCGAAGAACAAGCTCGACTTCGACACGTTCTATCCTATGGCTGACGACTTCTGCGACAAGATGAAGAAGTACATCCCGAACGTCTACCAGCTCAAGGTCGAAGGCGCCGAAGGCGATGATCTCATCGCAGTCTTGACTAAGTGGCTCACTCCAGCATACGAAGTGATCTGTGTCTCTACCGACCGCGACTTCTACCAGCTCTTGAAGTACAACGGCTACAAGCAGTACAATCCTATCAAGCGCCAGTACGTCCAGGTCATAAATCCAGAGCGCTACCTTCTGGAGAAGATCGTCGTAGGCGACAAGGGAGACGGCATTCCTCACGTCAAGCCTAAGGTCTCGGTCAAGACGGCTGCTGACATCGTAGAGGCTGGACTTGACGATTGGCTCAAGAACGAGAGCCAGCAGATCCGCGACAACTTCGAGCGAAACAAGAAACTGATCGACTTCGACTGCATTCCTATTCCGGTTCAGACGAAGATCATGGAAGAGTTCAAGAAGCTGCGATTCAGCGGAATGAGCATGAGAGACATGTCGGAGTTCCTGATGGCCGTAGGACTCGCAAACAAGTTCGACAAGATTCCGGAATACGCTAACACCTTCATCAAGATGGAGAGGATAGATGTGTAACAATCCAAAGAAGTTCAACCGTTTCTATGTCGACGTCCTCAACTCTCTGAGAAGATATTCGACGTGCTCACGTCTGCAGGTCGCAGCTATTCTCGTGAAGGACTCTCGAATTCTCAGCTCAGGCTACAACGGAGTAGCTAAGGGCTGCACAGAGTGCAACAAGATCTACGCTAGAAGACCAGATGGAACGTTCTCCTGGACGAGCTATCTGACCCGAAATGAGAGAATTCTGTCTGAAGAAGAGTACCGCAAAGAGCATCATGAGTTCGCGGACAAGTATGAGATACACGCTGAGATGAACTGCTTGGGGTTCGCTCTCAAGAACAACACCGACATCACTGGCGCACAGCTCTACTTGACGACTAGTCCATGTCTGAACTGCTGCAAACTGATCCTGACCTCCGGAATCAAGGAAGTTTACTACATTGAAGAGTATGATGATCGCAGTGGGATCGAATATCTGCTCCGAAACGGCGTAATTTGCGAGAAAATCGAGCAATAGTCTGAATTTCAGCTCATATCCTTAGGACTTCTCTATAAATAATAGGTATAAAGAGTTCTAAGGAGCTATAAAGATGGCTGAACACAAGAAACTATTGAATGAAGCATATCTCAGCGACGTCACATCTAACAGAGACAACGAGTCTAAGTCTCTGTATATCGAGGGCGTCTTCATGGGCGCTGGAAAGAAGAACCGAAACGGTAGAACATACCCGCGTGAATTGATCGAACGTGAAGTAACGTCGCTAAACAAGCTGATCAACAGCAACGAGTGCCTTGGTGAGCTTGAGCACCCGGAATATGCGAAGGTGAACTCCAAGGAAGCAGCAATCAAGATCTGCTCACTACGGATGGACGAGGATTTCGCTATCGGTAAGGCTAAGGTCCTTGAGTATATGCCGAACGGTAAGATGCTCGCTGGTCTTCTTGGCGACGTAAGAATGGGCGTCTCTTCTAGAGGCGTTGGCGACGTGAACGAAGACACTGGGGTCGTGGAGTCCAACTTCCACTTGATCACTATCGATGCGGTTTTAGGTCCCTCTTGCCCAGATGCGTACGTCAACGCAGTGAACGAGTCTTTCGAGTGGGTCTTGAACGAGTCCACTGGTCTCTACATCGAGAAGAGAATCCAGCACACGCCGGAAGAAGCTATCGCTACTCTCGAACCTGCTAAGGAAGCTTTCGACAAGAAGCTGGACGCTAAGGGATCTAAGGCTGTTGTCGAAGCGTTCCGTGAGTTCATGGACGTCTACAAGCACATCTAATCTGGAATAGAGCATGAAAGTCTTCAAGATAACATTCGACACGGATGAAGAAGCTCGGGAAGAAGAGTTCGAAATTCGTGACAATATGGGCAGCTTAGTCGACACGGCTATCGATCGCGACACTGTCTATATTACTGGGCCTAAAGCCGCTCTTATCGCGGATGACTGGTATAAAGATCGAAAGGTCGAAGAGATCGAGATGTCTGAATCCCAATTCGGCAGCATTCTGAATCCGAAAAAGACAAAGATGTACGAAGCAAGAGTCGAATTCATTTCGGAAGATGCTGCATACGACGCTATGGGAATCTGGAAAAATGTTCTATTTCCGTCTATCAGACTTATGAGCGCGTTCGATCCTTTTACGCAGAAGCAGTTGGCTACTGCTAGAAGATTGGCTGATGTCGAAGTCGAGAAAGATGGAGAAACGCTGATTATCCGCTCAACCAGCAGAATCAAAGTGATAGAAGCTGTAGCGATCTTCAATGAAGACGAGGATTCTGTCGTTTCTTCGAGTAAGCCGAAGAAAATCTACGAGTCTGATATGTCGCTAGAAGATGCGCTCTTGATTCTTGAAAAGTCGAAGATGAAAGCTATCCTCATGAAGAGGTAGATCCAATTAAGAAAAATCTGAAAATTCGGGTTTAGAAAACACTCGAATTTTCTTAAATTTACTAAGTAAACCGCTAAAAAAGGACTACAAAAATGACTCCAGGGCAGCTACAAGAACATGTCAAGAAGATGATTGAGAACCTCATGATCGATCACGTCGGCAACTTCGTAAACGACTTTGAATGGTCTGCTTCAGATGATCCGTCTGAAGCTATCGAGAAGTTCAATGTCTCTTACGGCAACTATCACGCTGCTTTTAATCGCGCCGTCTTGAACGGCGTAGCTGAAGGCATCAACAAAGCTTGCAACGAGACTTTCCAGCACTGTCTGAGACGCGCCGTCGAAGGCGGCCAGATCGATCAGGCACGCGCCGACGTTCTGGAGAACGAGTGGAACGACTACAGCGAAATGACAATCTCTGACCTAGTCCAAGACGTAGTAGGTCGCATCGGATTCGCGGAGTAAGAAATGAAACTAGAAAAAGCACTAAACATACTCGAATCTGAGAACGTAAAAGTCATCAAGACGCCTGAACAGATCGCACGTCGTCGCTGGCGTGCTAAAGTCCGCAGGGCACAGAAGAAGACTCCCGAGCTCATGGCTAAGCTCGAAAAGATGTACGATCGTGTCATAGACTTCGATCGTGATCTTGAAGCTCCTTGGATCAGCAGAGCTCTCGCTAACGAAGACTACAAGGCAGTTCAAGAAGAGAAGGAGCGCATCAACAAGATCTACAAGAAAGAAGTCGCAGAGCCGTTCGACAAGATGGCAGACGATCTCTATCGAGCTATCAATCACGACAAGAACTGCGAGCTGTTCAAGCTTCTCTCGAAGATGTGCCGAAAGCTAGAAGGAATCCAGTTTTTTCACAGCGGCGCTTGTCCTGAGACCGAGAGGATGCGAGACATCAACTGGGTCTAATCCATAAGAGATCTTTACAGTTCCTCGGGTTTAGAACGCCCGAGGAATTTCTATATTTGCGGAAAGACGTATAAATATAGGGAAATGAACAAGTTGATAGACTACATTAGCAGAATGATTGACGCGGATCCGATAAGCATAGTGATCTCGTTCTTCGGCATTCTATGGATAGTAGCTATGCTTCTCATTCTCCTTCACTGAGGTGTTGTGATGAATATCGAAACTTTTGCGCTATGGAAGTTCAAAGAGTTCGAAGGAAAGCTGAAAGGCTTTCACGCATCTGATATGTTCGTCACCAAGATCGAGAAGGACCTTGACTGCTACACGATCACCTACGACATAAAGACCAACCGTGCTAAGATCGCGAACATCTTTGAGCCTGAGAATCAGACCGAGTGCTCGTTCGCTGAGCTTGCTGACACGTTGAAGAAGATGGGACTCTATGAAGAGCGTCCCGAGTCAGAGCGCCACAGCTCAAGCTTCGTACCTCTACACGTCAATTTGTAAAGTTTAATTTACTTTACAACAATACGCTAAACTTCTATATTGTATATGTAACAACTAACAGAAAAAGGACCAACTAAATGCTGAAGAGAACACGCCAGACATTCATTACATCTGACACTCATTTCGGCCACTCCAACATCATCAAGTACTGCGGAAGGCCGTATCACGTCGAGGGCGGAAACAAGAATCCAGCTAACGTTCCAGAAGTTCAGCGCATGAACGAAGACATTCTGAAAGCGTTCGATGAACTTCCCGAGAACTGCGACATCTGGCACCTCGGCGACTTCTGGTTCCAAGGTGGAAATCCTAAAGACTTCAGAACAGAAGAGCGAATGTTTCTGATTTGTAAGACCGTAATGCGGATCAAAGAAAATGGACGCAGGATATTCCTTGTTCTCGGAAATCATGATAATGGAAGACTCCTGGAGAGGACAGGCTGCGACTATTATTACGCTATGGGATTCGACAAAGTGTATGACTCGCCCGTCATTATCGAAGACCAGTGGATCCTGTCTCATGAGCCAGTCTGGATTGAGCCAGGCTCACACTTCGTCAACCTCTACGGCCACACTCATGACCTCGTAATTCCAGAAGACTACTTCTGCTACGACCAGGAGAACTACGCTCGGGACGTGCGTGAAGGAATGACACCAGAGATGAAGTGGCCTGACCGCAAAGTCGATTTGAAGAACTACAATAACATGTGCCTGGATCACAACAAGGGCATACTCGAATGGAAAGGAGATGAATTCAATGTCGTCAGAAAAATCTGGTAACTCAAACATCAGCTTGAGCATCGGCTCTCTGATCTCGCTCTGGACGCTGCTAGCGATAGTGTGCCACTGCGCAGAGCTCGGGATGTTCAAAGAATGGCCCATCATAGACTGGCCGAATCATTGGTCATGCATGTGCATCTTCCTGTGGTCGTTCATCGTCGTGATCGGCCTCTTAGCTACCATCTGCATATTCTTAGCACTAGCTTCTTTCTTCAGCAACAAACACGACCGTGTGAAGTACATTGCGCGAATTGAGAAGCTCAGAGCTGAGGGAAAGATTCTTGAAGCTGAGTTGCTAGAAACGAGACTGGTCAAAGACGGGATATTGAAAGATGGAAGCTCAAAAGCCTGAGCCGACTAAGTACTCGTGGAGAGACCTGGCGCTCTTCTTCATCAATGTGCTGAAGAAGAAAGAAGGTCCAGTCTTCACGATCAAGATGCCTTTCTTGGGATGCATGACGGCTATGTTCTTGTCTCACTTCTCCGGAAACGGCATAGGATGGAACATTCTGCACTTCTTCTGCTCATGGTTCTATGTCTTCTACCGTTTCGCTGAAAAAGCTGCAGAGATTCTCAAATAAATCTTATATTTACTGTAACCGCAACAAAGGACCACAATGAAGAAGAAACTAGTCGTATTTCGTGGGCTGCCTGGCTCTGGCAAGAGCACTATGGCTCGCAAGATGCAGAAGTCCTATGTCGAGCTCGGCGAGACTGTCGGCTACTACGAAGCAGACATGTTCTTCATGACTGACTCTGGCGAGTACAAGTTCGAACCGAACAAGATTCCTATAGCTCACGCTTGGTGCCGCGATCATGTCCGTGAATCTCTCAAGAACTGCGACACAGTCATCGTCGCGAACACTAACCTCACACAGAAGGAGATGGATCTCTGGCAGCAGATAGCCATGTCTGAGAACGCGAAGATGGAAGTCTTCCACATGAAGACAATGTTCGGAAACATTCACGGCGTTCCCGAAGAGACCCTAGAAAAGATGAAGGCCAAGGAAATCGACTGGCCTGGAGAAATCGTAATTACTGCAATACAAAGGGACAAAAATGCGTAAGACTTATTTAAAGCCTACAATGGACATCATCGACATGGGTAGCCACGAACAGCTCTTGGCTGGATCTGGTGACAATCCGTATTGGGATCCGCCAGAAGAGAAAGAGGGCTGTGAGACTCCGTGGTGGTGCCCGTAATGAGTGACTCCATGATGTCTGTCTTTACAGCAGAAGAGCTAAAGCGGATGATCATGCACGTAGATCGATTCGACACGGACGTGGTCACCGACGAGAAGCTCAATGCGATAAAGGCAGAAGAGAAAGTGGAAGAGATCACGGAACAAATCCTCTCAGAAAACTTATAAGAGACAACTATGAAAAGACGAATCATGCTCGACATGGACGGAGTGCTTTGTAACTTAGACTGGCAAGTGAAAAACTTTCACGCTATCAAAGATAACGGAAAGTGCGACTGGAAGCTGATGGACAAGATAGGACCGCAGTTCTGGTCGAACATGAAGTGGAACGAAGAGGGACACAAGCTCTACAATGCTCTTCTCGAACTGGTAAAGGAGAACCCGGACTTAGAGCTGGGCATCGCTTATGCTATCTTCTTGCACAACGGCAAGAAGGGAAAGCGCGAGTGGATAGCTGCTAACTGTCCAGAGATCCAGATGCAGAACATCGAGATCATCAACAAGGGAATAGACAAATGGCACTTCCTCCAAGAGTCCGACATCCTGATCGATGACAACAAGGACAACGTAGATCTGCACGTCAAGGCACATCCAGACTCTCGAGGCATCGTGTTCACGGACTCTAAATCTGCACTGGTCAGACTGGATATGATCCTCGCCGATGACAGAGAATTCGACAAATTGTGCGAAGATCACGACAAAATGCTAGAAAATTATTAGTTTCTCTATTTACAAATAGGCCGAAAATGTCTATATTGTAGATGTAACTTCAACAAGGACCACTACTATGAAAACTCCGATGTTCGCATTTCTCTTAAGGGAACACCTCAAGATCAGCATCGATCGTGCGAATAAGCTCGCTTCTGTATTGACAGAAGAGACTCTACGCTGTATGCAGTATGAGCTCGAGGAACAGCGCAACGTGTATCTCAAGCGAGAAAAGGATTTGCAGGCTCGCTACGACGCTCTGAAGAACGAGTCATTGAACGACATGATCAAGCGTATCGCTGCTGAAGTAGTCGACAAAGAGATCAAACAGAACTTGTCGATTGAACGTAACCCGGATCCCTACTCACACTCTACCACTCCGGTTCTTGAGTGGAAAGGCGAGGAAATAGCATGAACGAATTAACTCTCGAAAAGTGCTTAGAATATGCAGATCTCGGATGGCTAGACAAGCACGAGTCTGCTGACGGAAAGCTTGTCGGCTTCAAGTACTCTCGACAGACAGTCTATGACGGCGCTTGGGACGAGATCACGCTCCAGTGCCGTGGCATCGTGTTCGATAAGTCTACTGGTTACATCATCGCTCATCCGTTCAACAAGTTCTTCAACTATGAAGAGATCTACGACGTTACTACTAATGACGGCTACATGCGTCTCACTAAGCTCGGTGAAACTCTAACGAGACTGGGACACGAATTTGAGCCGAACATCACGAAGGACTTCCGTGCTATGGACAAGCTTGACGGATCGCTCGGCATCTTGTTCTACTACGACGGAAAGTGGATCATCAAGACCGCTGGATCCTTCGATTCAGATCAGGCTAAGTGGGCTCAGAACTGGTTCGACACTAAGATCGACGACGAGCGCAAAGAATTGCACTTGGACCAGAACTGGACTTACTGCTTCGAGATCATCTCCAACGAAGACCCGCACGTATGTCACTACGACTACGAGGGCTTAGTTCTGTTGGGATTCTTCGACGAGAATCACACAGAGGCAGAGATGGTCGAGATCGCGGATCTCGCTTACAAGCTGGACATCCGTTACTCTGAAATGATCTACTTCGACTCGATGGAGAAGATGATCGCGCAGGCTAAGAAGCTCGACGTGGATCACGAGGGCTTCGTAGTGACCTTCTCGTCTGGGTTCAAGATGAAGATCAAGGGCGTAGAATATCTCGAGAAGTTCAAGATGATGTCTGCGATCTCTAAGAAGGATGTGCGTGCTCACTTCGACACAGAAGCGCTGGTAGTCGAGCCGACTTACATGATGCAGATTCCGGAAGAGCTCTGGAAGATCCGTAAGTACGGAGAAGATCTACAAGCGAAGTGCTATGACATCAAGATGCGTGCGCTCGGCGCTAACTCCATGATCACTGGAATGGAAGGTCGTGAACGCTATGAGAAGGCTGTAGAAATCATGGGCAAGAGATACGCTTGCCTGGCAATCAACTTGGCGACTGGAAAGAAGATCAACGATCTCGTCTTCAAGTTCGCAGTAGAAGAACTAAAGTCTAAAGGAGACGACGATGACGACAACGAATAATAGAAAGACGAACGAACTCAAAGCTTACTCCGTAGCTCGATGGAATGGACAGCCCTTCCATCCAGACTATGTCTGGAACGCTGGAGACGAGTATGCAAACAACCTCAGCAAATTGCTGTGGAGCAAGGACGTGAAAGTTATCGGGTTCTCTGATGGAAAGTGGCTCTTGGTTAACGGAGGCTCAAAGACTCCAGTCAAGGTAGACTATGTAGGCGTCCACGCTGACAATCTGCCGAGACGCATGACTAACCGTGAACTCATGGACTGGCTGCTCGAACACAATGGCGTAAAGATCACTAAGACTGGTTGGGTTTCCATGATCCACCAGTACCAGATCAAAGACGAGAACAACTATGTCGAAGCTGGAGTTCTGGTGAGGCCGAACGGCTCAGAAGAGCTAGTCCAGCCGACAATCGATCTTCTGTAAAATAAAGTTTACTATTTACAAATCAGCAAAAGTTTTCTATATTGTGGTACAACAAAAACGAGAGATGGTCACAGCAATTTTTTATGCATGGTTCGCACAATCAAATTCCATCTCGTTAACTTTGAACCGAAGGAAGTAACTCAAATGTCATTCTATTCCGAAATGGAAAAGATCCTCAAGAAGAACAAGACTCTCACTGAGAACGGAGGTGTCGGCTACGAGACTTCAGGAAACGCTCTGGTGGACATGAACTACAAGGTCGCGTCCTACCGTGGCGCCACTGAGCAGCAGATTCTGTCTGACTTCTTGAAGGCATTCGCAGAGACGCCAGAACTCGCCGTCAAGTGGATGTTCTACGCTGGTGACGTCCGTCAGGGCCTTGGCGAGCGACGTCTGTTCAAGATCCTCGTCAAGAACGTGATCCCGAAGTTCCCGCATCTCATCAAGTGGATTCCGGAGTACTCTCGTTGGGACATCGTTGTCGAGCTTCTCGGCACTCCGGTGGAAGATCAGGCAGTGGAGCTCATCCGCACTACTCTCGCTGCTGACAAGGCTGCGTTCAATGATGGTAAGCCGATCACGCTGCTCGCTAAGTGGCTGCCGTCTGTCAACACTTCTTCCAAGGAGACTGTGCGCAAGGCTAACATCCTCTGCAGCAAGCTCGGTATGAAGCCGGCGGAATACCGCAAGACTCTGTCTGCTCTCCGCAAGTACTCTAACGTGATCGAAGTCAAGCTCTGCAAGAACGAGTGGAATGACGTGAACTACGAGGCAGTCCCGTCTAAGGCTAACCTGAAGTACAAGGACGCCTTCCTCAAGCACGACGAGGCACGTCGTCGCGAGTTCCTCGGCAAGCTCACTGCTGGCGAAGTGAAGATCAACTCTGGCGCTGCTTTCCCGCACGACATCGTGCACAAGTATGGCCGCCACGGCCAGCTTGACGCAGCTCTCGAAGGCATGTGGAAGAACCTTCCGGCTATCGAGATGACCAAGCCGATGATCGTCGTTCGCGACGGCTCTGGCTCTATGGAGTGCACGCTCGGCAGTCGTGGATCCTGCTCGGCTCTTGAAGTCGCTACGGCTCTAGCGATCTACTGCTCTGAGCACGCTGCTCGTGGCTTCGAAGATCAGTTCATCACGTTCTCCGGTCGTCCGAAGTACGTGAAGCTGTCCAAGAACATGACGCTTCGTGACAAGCTCACACGCGCATATCAGGAAGATGACTGCTCTAACACGGACATTCAGAAGACGATGGAGCTCATCCTCGATACGGCTAAGTCCGCTAACCTCAAGCAGGAAGAGATCCCGGATGTTCTGATCATCTCCGACATGGAGTTCGACAGCGCTACGTCCTGCTACAACTACAGCTGGTCTCGCAGCGATTCTGCTCACGCTATCGAGACGGTCTTCGAGACGATCCGTCGTGAGTTCAAGGCTGCTGGGTACGAGCTCCCTGGATTGATCTTCTGGAACGTGAACTCTCGCACTGGCGCAGTTCCGCTTCAGACGAACAAGTATGGACTCAAGCTGCTCTCTGGCTTCAGCCAGAACGTGGTCAAGATGGCTATGTCCAACAAGCTCGATCCGTTCGAAGCTCTGAAGGAGACTCTCCTCTCTCCGCGCTATGAGGTCATCAAGTAATGCAGAGATACCGCTGCACTGTCCTCATGGGAGGAGATCAAGAGATCTTCAAGCGCTACGGGAAAAACGAGGAGCAAGTCCGAGACGAGCTCTTCGACTTCCTAACTAGCGCTTACGGACACGTCTGTCAGATACGAGAAGTCTCGACCGACAAGACGAAGACCATTTAACAAGATCCAGCAGAGAACCTGCTGGATTTTCTTATATTTGAATCATGGACATCAAGCCGAAGACTTACGTATTTACCGTTCGTTTTAGAAAACTGTTTGACAATGATTGGGACTTCAAGAACGTGATCATAGAAGACTGCGTAGACGTGAAGAGCGCACTGAAGAAGATGCGATCGATGTTCTCAGAAGGCACAGTAGTCATTGTCGACAACATCTACTCCGAGGAATCATGAAGATCAACTCGAAATTCAAAGACTACTACGACTGCGCCCTAGGATCATTCATGGATTCTGATGTCGTGTTCAATCGCACTCCGAAGATCGAACCTCATCATGTGATGGACTTCCCGTCACTCGGAGAGGACTTCAACGGACTGCTGCACAGTCCAAGGAGTTACCTCGAAGAGCACAAAGGCCTACTCGTCGTAGATCCTATGGTCATTCACTTTGAGCTATACTCGCTCTGGGTCGGATTCTGCGGAAAGTACTATCCTTTCGTGACTCCATCTGAAACGGTAGGAGAGATGGTCTGGTCGAAGTACTCTAAAGATGCGATCAAGGATCCGATGAGTACCCATCTCAGGGGATTCTTCCGCGACTCTGTCCGGTGGAACGTCGCGCCGTCAGACTTCGACACGGTCTCGCTCTATAGTCGTTTCGATGTGGACTTCAAGAGGTCGATAGGTCTCAAGATGGACAAGACACCTCTGAGGCACGAGTTCCAGAACCCAGCAGAAGCTATGTTCTGGAAGGACGAAGCTTTCGAGAAGTTTGGACCGATCTTCATGGCAGTCTTCCCTGTTCAGACGAAATACGTGAACGACATGGATAAGAAGCGTATATGGATCTTCAAGAACCCGTGCCTGAAGTCACTCGGGTTCCAGAAAGTCATGGATCCGTACACGGCTCTATGGACTCTAGAGAGCTGGCTAGACAGCCATGCACGTCCAGATGACGCGATCGTTCCAGTCGGAGATGACATCACGCGTCTGAAGGCATACGGATTTGATCCTAAGAGTTCATTCAGAAAATCGAAGGAGAAGAAATGATGTCTACATTACCTTGGTATTTAGCGTACGCTGTCGTTTGCGCTCTAGGCATGGAGATATTCGAAAATGTCTTGGATATCAGTCTAGAGGGCACATGGGGTTACTTCATTCTTGGCATTTTATGTGGATTAGAGGCTTCTATCGGGTACCTCATGGGCAAGACCGAAAAGGATGATGACTAGGAGAGAAAAGATGAAAAAACTAACTATAGCTCTAGGCGCTGCGATCTGCGTACTCACTCTGGGAGCAAATCTCGTCTTGAAACACTATTTCGGGCTCGAGAACAACGTGGAGCTGAGCGTTTTTACTGGAATTCTGGTAGGTCTGTCCGCTACTGTCGGATATGTCTATTCTAAGCTAGAAGACATCCATGAAGAATAAGTTTTACGAGACAAAGCGCTGGATCGTTGCGACATACGAGAAGAGCTACAAGTTTCGCTCGTATATGGTCATCGTTCAGTTCGTCGTAAAGCGGAAGATCGTCAAGATGCTCTGGGGATTCTGCAAGTATGACACCCTGATCTACAAGAACGACTACGAGTCGGAAGTGAAGCGAAAGGCGCAAGAGGTTCTGAACCGAAAAGAGATGACCGAGCTCGATCTGATGGTGAAGATCGACGCTCTCCAGATTCAGCTCAAGCATGTGAGGTAGACATGGATATAGAAGAGATGAAGAAGTCGATAGATGAGTTCTTCGACACGCACAGTCCGAGAGATATAGTGGAGACGATGTACAGACCTTTCATCGAACACATGAAGACGTTCGACCGCGCCATGTGGGAAGAGGCGATAGACAGAGAGCTGTCGCTAGGTGATGAGGAGTGCTGGTATTCGGAGGATCCAGATGTGAACAAGTTCAAGGACCTGTGGAATATCTTCAATCCTCATATAGACGTGAGAATCCCTTGGCTCTGTGTCGAGAACGCTGACTTTCCTACACGCTACTTCGGTGTAGTGCACAACGGGAAGACCTCGATCGTGACTCTGATGATCGGACAGGGAAGTGCGATGGATATAGTACCGCTTGAAGGCTTTCTCGAATGGATGAAGAGAAACAAGTGGAAAGTCATGATTCCGGACAAGACCCTGACGCTCGATGAGCTCGAGAAGGCTGCTAAGGACACGATAGCTGATCTCGAATACCGGATCCGGAGCGCTAGCGATAAAGTTGAAAAATAGGGTTTACGAAAGCGAAGGAAATTCTTAAATTTACTGCATAATTCGGAGGACCAGATGGTTGACAACTTTGAAACGATCAAGAAACTCTTGAAATTCGAAGAGCCTGGCGACTGCTACTACGTCCAGCTCTTGAGGCGGCAGTCTGACGACCCGCTCGTCGACGGGATGCCAGATCCAGCCTATCATGGCAACATGCACTCACGATCCATCAAGGACTACTTCATCTCCTCGATCGAGAACTTGGAACAGCGCAAGTCAGACATCATCAAGCTCTGTGAGACGTTCAACGTGAGAGCTTACATCCGTCTGAACAAGCGAAACTACAAGCAGATCTGTCTTCACATGCTCAAGCACATCGCCGAGCAGGAGATCTCTGGACAGAGCTTCGCTTCTCCTTTCCACATCGTGGCGTCTGCTGCGGGTCTCGCTAACTGCGCTGCGAAGAACGAGAAGACGTGGATCGTAGACCTCGATGTCGAGTATTCTCATCACAATCGAGCTATTCGTGAGATGATCTGCAAGTGTGATCCTATCGACAGCGAGCTCAAGGCTGCTGCTAAGCGTCTCGGAACTCCGAACGATGAAGAAGAGCTCTACCAGACGATGCTCGAGAACGAGATGGAGAAGTTCACCGAGATCCAGACTAAGAACGGAAAGCACCTCATCGTCCATCCTTTCAACAAGGCTAAGTTCGCTCAGCTCTGGGAAGAGTATGTCGTCAAGAACGAGGTCACTTCTCCTCTTCCTCAGATGAAGATGACGACTCTGTACGACTTCACGTTCAGTCTGACTGGACCATACTTGAAGCACGCTAACACCCTTCTCGCTATCTGCCAGTCCGTCTATAAAGCTAAGGCAGAGAGGATCGACCAGAACAAGGTCATGATCCACGCCGAGGCTGAATACGTGGTCGACTCTAAGGACTTTGAGAAGATCCTAGAAGACTGGAAGAAGTGGTGCAAGACCAGCAAGTTTTGGCTCAAAGCTCCCGACATCCACAAGGACAACCCTAGCGTGTTATATTGTCCATAAGGAGTGAAAGATGGAAGGAAATACAGATAAAAGAAAGCTCATCAAGACGAAGATCGATGAACTGGTCAAGACCATCGAGAAGGTGGATGACGCAGTCGACTTCGCCTTCGAACTTCGCTTCGCATTGAAGGAATGGCTCAAAGAGCACCACACTAGCGATCGTGGTTCGATCAACCGTAAAGATCCAGCGTGGAATCTCATCAACAACCTTCAAGAGGGCGTCAAGTACGCAATGAACTCAAACGCTTCTGACATCCAGCTTAGCTCTATTCTCTCTTTCAACAGTGAGCTATGCGACCTGATCAGGAAGTACTATGGAGATGTAAAGTGACATTCCGAGAATACGACGAACTGCATGAACGATGTGAGATGTACAAGACTAGAGCTCTAGAGGCTATCAAATATCTCAAGGGCTACACTTTCGAGATCTACAACCTTCACTCTAGCCTGAACCAGTGCAGCGACACTGAACTCAGCTACTCCATCGAGGACGCAGACGGCTATGACTATGGCGGCAGAATTCCGATCGATGCGCTAGATCTATACCTGGACGGCAAAGTAGACGAAGCGCGAGCTAGGTTAGGAAGATGATAAGAAAGCTTGACAGAATGTTCTTCAGGGTCAAGAGGAACGGCAAGTGGGTGAACCTTTGCGTCTCTGACATGACAGACGAAGAGCTCAGAGAGAACATATACGATAAGAAGAGCAAGGAGTTTCTAGAGGGCGTCATCACTAACCTCGTTCATACGCTGAAGAAGATAGGTGACGCTTTCGAGCTGACTACCGAGATTCCGGAGGAAGATGATGGAAGCTAAGTTTCCCGTGTCTGATCCACAGATGATGGTGCTACTTTCGAAGTACCCGTTCTTGAAGTACAACAAGTATGAAGAGCGAGAGAATATCGAGCACAACTGGTACAAGATCTGGGACGGTCACGGCTGGGAGAGACTGTGGAAGCTCTACTTCATGCCTAGGCTGTTCAAGCTCTACGACTCGTGGGACGACGAGAAGAAGTCTCAGTTCTACTTCGTCGACACGAAGAGCAAGTACGGCTCACTCAGGCTCTCGACTTCGTTCACTCTTCCAGACGACATGGAGTTTATCCTAGAGTGGATGTCTGAGTTCATCTGCGAGACCTGCGGCGCTGAGCCTAAGGACGAGGAAGGACATCACATCATCTACGAGACGAGCGGCTGGATCACACATCAGTGCGAGACATGTCTACGAAAGTATCTCAGCATAGCGTTCGAGGACATCCCTGATGACTTGCAACCTAAGATGATCCAAGACATGAAGCGAGTGGCGCTCACGTTCGGGTACAAGCGGACGAGTCGTGATGGATCCGTAGAGAGGCGCTTCAAGTACAACAAAGATGACGATTGGCTCGTTTTAGACAGCGAAACCGTCGAAAAAGCTTAACTCAATAACCTCACATATAACAAGAGAGCTGGGATTCCAGCTCTCTTTCAGTGTGTATAAATAAACTAATGAATATACAAGGATTTGTGAGATGATAGTAAGTGGTGGACAACTGATAGGCATAGATCACGTCGAGACTGATGGAGTAAGCATCCTAGGCGATGGCGTGCTAGAGCCGCTGAAGGTCAATCCTGATGCCATAGACTACTACTCTGCCGGTCCTGGTATCGCCTTGAACGATGGCGACTCTATCGAGATCGAGAACACTGACCACGTGTTCTACGAAAGCGGCTATTTCGACGTCGTGGATGACGAAATGAGCGCCTACATAGGTAACAACCGGTATATCAAGTTTGACGTCCCAGAACCGGTCAAAAAGCTCACTATCAAGGTGTTCAGGACTGAAGACGAGAGCACAGTCTCACGCTCGCAGTTCGAATTCACTAAGCTCGGCCCAGAGTCAGCCGAGCTCGACGATGTCACTGTTCTGAACGAAGACGACGTCGAGTGCCTCATGATGGCTCCTATGGACTGGCCTGGTCTAGTCACTTATCAGGGCACAGTCACTAACGACATTGCGACGATCATCGGCTATTCTCCGCTAGTTCCGGAAGGTCCTATCTTGTGCACGGACGACGGAACGAACATAGTCACTAGCGATCGCCGGAAGATTCGATACAGGATCGTAGAAGATTAAGAGAGGGAAAACATGTCTGTAAAAACACACGTAAATGACGACGAGAAAGAGATCCACGAGCTGCCAGAGGTTACAACCCTCCAGCCAGGAATGATGGTGGCTGTGGACAGCGAACCGACTGGTACCAAGAGTTTCAATCTGACTACTGCGTTGGAAGGAAAGGCAAGCGCCGACGACATCAGTGCGCTGGAAAACGAACTTGCCGAGAAGGCGGACGCTTCCGAAGTGGAAGAATTGGCCACATCTGTCGCCAGCAAGGCAGATGCATCCGATATGACTACCGCGCTTGACGGAAAGGTTGACGCTCCGGCCACTACGCCAGCAGAAGGTCAAGTGCTGACATTTAATGGTTCCGCCAACACCTGGGCAAATCCGCCAGAGGGCGTCTACGTACTCAACTACACTGAAGTATCCGACTTGAATGATATTGATGTCAATAGAGTGAAGACTCAGCCGACATTCATGAAAGTCGATACGGATATTACCGTGTCCATTCCTACATCTGGATCACCTTACACGGTATCAGTGCAGCAAGGAACTCTCATGACCATTGATGAAATTGGCTCAGAAGGAACAACTGGTTCTTATACCGGTCCAAGCTTCATCTCATTCTATTGCAATAACGGAAAGAATGTTGGCGGCGGTATTATGCAAAATGCCGACTTGAAAATTCTGTGTATGGTATCGCTCAGCTCATTTGGCGGAGTTACAAAAACATGGGGAGCAAATGGATTTTTAAATAGTGATGGTGCATTGCTCAGAACTATGCCAGCACCAGTTACGTTTAAATGCACAAATAGTAGAGGTCCTGGTGAAGTTTCTGTTACTACAAATCATGCACTAAAAGTAGAAATTCAATCACTCGGGCAGATACGCACACAATCACTTCTTCCAGCCGAGATAGAGACTCACGACTTCTCTACTGACGAGACTCCGGAGCTGATTCAGTTCATGGGCTGGGGAGCCACATCTAACCGTGCTGGTTATAAGACGATCAATGAAGTTCCGACATCGACTGCTGGAGATTCTGGAAAGGTACTCACGGTAGCAGCCAACGGCACACCAGTTTGGGGAAACGGAACACCTCCAGTTACATTATACCATCATTGGGAAAAAGTAAATGGCGATTATGATGATAACACCGAGTATTTGGACTTTGATGTGAGTTCTAGCGGTATAAAATCTGCCATCGTGGTAATACAAATGTCAATGAATGCCGGCAAGTATGTATTTTTCAATGTTGAAGGGATAAATATGTCCAATTCAACATTTGGTGGTACAGAAAACTATGCGCATAATAATTCTGACTTTAACGGAATTAAACCTTCCGTTACAAATATAATGGATTACCAGTATAGTGGAATTAAGGCGATTCGCATAAAGCACCATGGTTCTCAGCAACATAAATTTTCAACCGAAACATCTGGAATCGATATAAAAGTAATTGGGTTTAAGTAATCGCATTGATGCTTAATGTTCAATAACGTCATCTACCGTTAAACGACCACCCTTGGTGGTCGTTTTTTGCATCATAGCTGAACTACAAATATATAAACTACGAGAAACGGGTTTCCGCCACGTAGACCTATATACAAGGATGATATTATGAGCAAGAAGATTCGCCTGGGTTACGACATTCTATCCAAGAGAGCCATCTAGACTGAGTCTGGTGTCAACATTGACGATGCACTCAAGAAGATTACTAGCTATAAGAAAGTTCCCGGTACCGGTGAGGACAATCATCCGAACGAACCTCGTCACAGTACCAAGGTCATTTATTTCGTCAAGGTGGACGGTGCAAGCACGCCAGACATTTACAAGGAATGGATATGGAACCAGCCAGCAGACAGCATATTTACTGATAATGCAGAATTTCTACTCTTCCCTAAAGAGTATAACAATATACTCACAAAGAATACGCATCAAAAATGTGCATGCTCACTGCGTCTAGTAAACACGACGGCTACTGAAGAGTAGCTGACATGAAGCCAGTTACGAGACCAGTGATCACGCCGACTATGTACAGTGTGAATCCGACGATCATTCCTGCATAGACGGCGTTCTTGATCTTCTTGGACTTCTCTAGCAGTCTCATTCGGTCCATGATCAGATGTCTTCCTTTGACGTGGTCGAACAGTCCGTCAGTTCTCTCATGAGCTAGATGAACGATCGGCGCATCTGTGAAGATGTCGATCTTTAGTCCAGCGTAGAGCGAGTCTATCCCCATAGCGACATCTTCGTATCCCCAAGATCCGTCGAACGTTTCGGTGTCGAACAGCTCTCTGCGACCGTATGTCTTCTCCATGAAGTCTAGATGCTTCTCGAGCCCCTTTCGAGTGATAGCGAAGCTGCAGCTCCAACCGATCATCCCAGTCAGCATCAGATCTAGCTTTGAGTTGAAGTCGATCGACTTTTTCCAAGCTTCGATGGCGCCAGACTCCTCACGGAGGTCGGTCGTCTTGAGCTTCTCTCCAGCCCACATGCGATCCATGTTAGACGTCAGATAGTCAGACGGAGCCTTCTTGAGCTTAGACTTCGGCATCTCGTGAATGCGTGTACCGAACACTAAGTCGAAATTCTCTAGCTCGTCCTCGTACCTCTGGATGAACGTGCTGCTCTTCGGGTATGAGTCTCCGTCGATGAAGATGATCGCATCGCACTCAGAGTCTAGGAATTCACGGATGACGGAGTTTCTGTTCTTGCAGCGTCCTGAGCCTTCTTCGTTGTTTATGGCTATTACTCCTTCTGATTCTTCAAAAGGCTTCCCGTCTGAGCAAACGAAGACCTGGTCTGGCGCTTGTGTCTGTCTCTTGAGCTTCTTGAGTGTGCTCTCGATTATTCTATTTTGATCGTGATTAGTGATGCAGAGTGCTATCTTCATATTGTATTTATCGTCGCAAGAGTATAAATAAAAGGAAAGATTATGCACTTCTGCAAGGATTTGACCAATGGCTAGAAAGATACGACTAGGATACGACATTCTATCTAAGAGAGCGATCGAGACTGAGTCTGGAATAAACATCGACGAAGCGTTGAAGCGCAAGGGTCAACAGATAATCGATCTCGGAGATCAGCTAACTAATATCGAGGGAGATATCGTAAACGTCTTGTCTAACTTCGAAGGGATCTATCTAGATCCGGAACTCGGAGATGACGATAATGACGGCCTGACGAAGAACACTGCAGTCAAGACGATCTCTGGAGCAATTGAGGCATTCAAGAACGCTAGAGAGACTAATCCTAATCTGAGAAGACTAAAAGTATTTGTAACGACAGACTATCAAGGAACTCCGCTACAGGCACCTTTGAATGAAGAGATGGCGTCTATTGCTGGATATAGCGATGGACTATATCTGTACGGAAAGGGAATAAGACTAGATAATAATGTTACAGCAGAACCTGCCATCATTCAGTACCATGTCAAGATCGTAGCAGAGAATGTAGGACTATTCATTACTAGATCGAACGATATTTCAGATTTTGATCTCAATGTCGAATGCGTAAATTTTGAAGGGTATTGCTGGAATAAGGGATCAATCAAGATAGATGCAGCTAAGTACATTCAGATATCGACTAATTCTGGAGCTGAGCTTGGTGGTAAACTGCCATCACTAAAGCTGAACTGCGAAGGAACTATAGACCTATATGGTTCTGCTTACTATTCATCTGTCGACATCTGCTGTAAAGGAGATATACGAAGCTATCAGAGTATCACTTCGACTGGCAATGTGAAGATTAGATCCTTAGAAGGATCACTAATATGCAATTACCCTATATTTGCATACGATCCGACAACTACTCCAACTACTTATTACGATGTAGAGATAGATGTCTGCTATGGTGTAAGACAGACAACTTCGCTCTACTGCAAAGATCTCACAATAAACGCCGGAAAAGAGATCTCAAGGAATCCTTCAGACAACGATGTCAACATCGCTGGAAGCAACTACATCTACGGAAATGCAAAGATCAAGTGCACTAACTTCGTTCCTGGTGGCGGCGCTCATCAGTACTATGGAGATGTATATGTCGAAGCCGATATGATAAACCTAAGCAACGCTGGTGGATTCTATCTGCACAAGAAGGCCGAGTTCATATCGAACAGCTACTTTGAAGGATCCTCTGGAACAATGTACGTGAATAATCTCTATGTCAAGGCGACTGGAAATGAGCCTATCTGCGCCAATAGCGTGAAGAGATACAGCACGATGTATTCATTGTACCCATATCGAGAGAACGGAGAAGTCACAGACAAGAACTCTTCTTATGTATTCGATATGGGTAATTCCGACTTCAAGTTCATGTATTCCACAATTCAGAACTACTTCGCTGACGTCAAGATAATCTCAGACGGAAAAGTAGAGATAGGTACTGGAAGCAGTGAATCTTGGATGAAGAAGATTTCGATAAAGGCTAAGGAACTTAAACTTGGCGCAGTGCTTCATACTGGATTTTTCGATATAGATGTAGACGGCATGATAGAGCAGATAAATCCTGGTTGCTACATCGTTATGGAGAAACAGTCTTCTAGCTCTACAGACGAGATCAGCTATGATCTTCAGAGCAACAACTTCCTGAAGTGTGGATCTCTATACTGCTCTCTTTACTACACTTCTGACGGTTGTGGCTTAATTCAGCCATACTACGGAGATTCACACAAGAACATCGACATTCAAGTCGGAATGATATTGTCTCCGTATTACAATGGATCCGGTTGTCATACGCCTTTCGTTCTCGGTACTTGCAGAAGCGGATCTCATACATTCAATTCTACTATCTCTGGCCATGTCGGAGGATATGTCGGATATAGCTCTTCGATGAAAGTTAGCACATGGAACCATGACGTCAGATATATTCCTTCATCATACGGTTCTACGATAGTTGACGGAGATCCTTATTCTAGCAATAACACTGGCGGAGTCATAACACTGAAATTTGACGATGTCCATGAGACAAATCACTTCTGGTTTGACCCAGACCAAGGCGATGACACTCTTGACGGCTGCACGAGACAGACGGCTGTTAAGACAGTGACTGCGCTTGTAAACGTGATGATGAGGAAGACAAACGGAACATATTATTCTTCCGACAACTACTTCTACATATCGCAGCCAGTATCTATACACATACTGTCAGTTCAGTCAGGCAGTCATTACAACTGTAGGTACTTCAGTGGAGCTGACGACGCATACAGCCTTTCGGACTTCATGTACAATGGCGGAAATTTGATCGGATTGAATTTCGATAGAGTAGATGGTCATAGTGGGTGCAGAGTCTCGTTTGGTATGCTTGAGTTCATTCCGGAAGCGCCTGACATGTCGCTATACGCGAAGGCTTTCAATGCAAGCGTCCTAATCGCTAAGGGATTCTACAATGTAGGTCTATGCGGATATGGAAGCGGCGGCATAAACTACATAGAAGCTAGCGGATCTGTCGGCATAAACAACTCACAGTATTATGGAGGTTATTCATACTACTCAAATAGACTCGGTCCGATCAGCATCAAAGCCAGAGACATAGTTCTATACGGCTGGTTCAACTCCTTGACGGCCAAGGCAGAAAATCGAGTAGTTATCTATGACTCTTATGGCGGCTCGAGTGAAAGCGATGGTAACTGCTGTCTAAGCGGTATAACTACAATAGAAGGTGCAGCGATAGATCTAGGAGTAGGGTTCGGTTATTATTCCGGAAACGATTACTATGAGACACTTTATAAGATAGGAATCAATGGCATTGCTTATATAAAGTCTACAGGTTCTATTAACTGTTATGTTGACTCCTTCTATGATGCAGTGGCCTACATAGAAGCTGCTGACAACATTTCTGGTGGACTCGGAGATGGATTCTTTAGAGGTAGACTGCATATTCAGTGCAATAACTGCTATCTAGGATACGGAACTGCTTATGGAAGTTCGTATTACAGTTTCAGTACTTATATCGCTGCTGATAGGGGCGGTGCTGGAATAATCGATATTCGAGCCAGAGAGCAGATTACTGCCTCTGGCTGGGGAACAAATGGTGGTAACGAAAACTACTTATATGGCGTCAACCTATATCTTACTGCTCCTCTAGTAGCTGGATCTACCTCACTATACATATATGGAAATAACGGAAGCGGAAAGATTCTCATTGATGCTGATGAGCTATATATGGGAATCAAGCCTTACTACTACAACTACATATTCATCAAGTCGCAGCACTACGCTTCTCCGTTCAGATTATACAGTGGAGGTCCTTGGACTGATTCAGGCAACAATACTACTTTCATCAATCTAGACATCGGAAAGATGCGTAGCAGTATAGAGATTCCGAGAAGTATAGACGCTAGCAACACTAGGACTTATGAAATTACTGGCCGAATAGGCTTGATAAATGCTAAAGTGCTCAGCTGGTGGGACACTTCAGTAGACCCAGAAAATCCTCCAACACTAAGTAGGGTAGCTTACAAGTTCTCTATCGTTGTCGCACACTCGACGATCGAAGGACATGGAGTGGATAAGACCGGATGGATTCCTGATGACTCTGGAACAGTCATAGTACTGAACGACAACAAGCAGCTAGTCGCTGGTAAGGGAATCACTATCTCCGACACTGGAGATCAGATTGTTATCGCTGCTAAGAATACGGGTTCAACCGAGATGGTCGAGATCCCAGTCATCTTGGATTCGATGGATCCTACGCAGTGCAGCGCTAGCTTGGTTCTCAATAAGTACAACGTCATCACTGGCTTGGATGACAGCATCACGGATATGAGCATCTTGGTTCCTGAACCTGCGTCTCATAGTCTCCGCGAAGTCGGATTCGAGTTCACTCCAGAGAGCGGAACTTGCCTATCAGGCGTGAACTTCTACTCTGAGAACGGAAGTCCTTTCTATGACATCTCTCCGGAGGAATACTTCTACGGATGTGTCTATCAGGGCGCTGTCATCAACCGCTGTGTCACTCTCGTCGAGTATGGCGATCCAGTTGAGCCTGATCCGCAAGGATTGGTTATTGACGGCAGGACTTACAGGACTGTGACCATGCCTGACGGTAATGAGTGGATGGCTGAAAACCTGGCTGCGTCCAGTTTCGGCGGCGTATGCTACAACAACGGTACTGACGACAGTTACGGTCTATATTATTCCATCGAGGAAGTCGCAAACATATCAGTACCGGGATGGCACGTAGCTACACTTGACGAATGGAATGGCCTAGCAGAAAGTGTCAACTCTGATTACGCAAAACTGGCAAGTACTGACGAATGGGGATTTCCAGACACGGGTGTAACTATACACGGTACTGACGACTACGGATTTACTTTATGCCCGTATGGATGTGGGTATAGCAATACGGATCAGTCGCTTATGTGGGATCCCATTGGGTCGTTCGGAGTAATGTGGTTATCTAACGGAGACAAAATAGGTGCCGTTGGGATATTTGTAAATCCGGAAACTTCAGAATTTGCCGATTCAACGCAGACAGAAACTCCTAGTGGAGAGGTATATCTGCAGAACGTACGACTTGTCAAGGACAAGCAATAAATTTAAAAATGGAGAAACTCATGAACAACGAAGAATTCAAGAACAAAGTTAGAACGATTCTCGGAGAAGCTAGAATCCTGATCGCAGAAGACGAGTCAGTATTCTCGACAGCGAAGATCATTCAGAACGAGGCTGATGATTCTCTGATGCTAGTAACACCTGATCGATCAGCGTGGATCTGGCTGGGAACTATGATGCCAGATTCGGAATTCACATCAGAGATAAAGAGATTTATCGAAGTCTTCAGAGACTATGTTCAGAATAGTGTGAAGACCTCTGTCGAGATCAATCCTAACGTCTCTGTCAAGGAATATCTCGAGAGTCTAGCGAAGATGTTCGGCGGCAAGGCTCCTACGATGAAGATCGGAACGGCTAAGCTTTCTGATCTCGTAAACGAAGCTATGACTCCAGCCAACGGGTAATATGTGATGATGAAGGTAACTGAATAGTCTAGGAGACAGCATGGCACTGATCAAGCGCTTAGATTCATTCGTAACTTTTGGCAATTCTCTGGTTCAATACTCTGGAGCTATCGTTCCTCCTGAACCTCCGGAGGAAAACTATTACCAGCTGACCAACAGAAGCTCAAGCCAGGCTACACTCACAATAACGTCAGGCACAAAGGGCTCAACAATACCATAAACCATAGCTCGACATTTTATAAGTGCGGAATCAACACAGAAAGTGGTGCTGCGGAACTTGCACAAATACTAGATGACTGGAAACGTGCATATTAAACGAGAGTAAATAATATATGGGACACTTTATCCATCTATTACATACATTACAAGGAACGCTTGGCGATAACTTACCCGATGGTATGCTTCTGGTAGACGACCATGAACGGTTTGTAGTAAATTCTGACAAGGAGTTCATCGAAGTTGTAAACATTAAGCCGCCGATTCCAGTTCCGCCGTCGAATAACTATTTTATGTTCACTAACCGAGGCACTACTCCCATTACGGTGACATTTGCCACGTCTGACACAATCGGTGGCGAGGTATATATAGACGACGTATTTGTCGGTAATACTGGAAGCTCATATAATTTTCCTCCTGGCAGTACCGCGAAAGTTACTAGACTACGTTCATTAGACGACAGCTCGCGTGGTGTCGTACAATGTAGCGATCCATCAGCGAACATATCTATCGACAGGTGGGATGAATCGCTTGGTAGTGTTATGTATAATAATGAATACCTGTTCAGTGGACAGAGCGGTATTAGAAGTATTAAGACATGGGCTGGTGCTGAGCGTTATACAGAGTTGACTTATCTGTTTTACGAATCTGACTTAGAAACTGTAGAAACATGGGATGGCTTAGATAGCCTAGTAAGCATGTACGCTGCTTTTTACTCGGCATCCAATTTATCCAGTATTCCTGCAAGTTGGAGAGGCCTTGAATCCGTACAAACGTTCGACTGTGCATTTGAATATTGCTATAATTTATCCTCTATTCCAAATACATGGGAAGGACTTGATTCAGTCACGTCATTATATGAAGCATTTTATTATTGTACTAGCATAACAGCTATCCCGGAATCATGGAGAGGACTTGAGTCTGTTACGTCATTATATGAAGCATTTTACAACTGCGAAAATATAGCTACCGGAGGCAACGAAGATTTTGATTCGCTCGCCAATGTAACTGACTCGTATTATGCTTTTAGATATTGCTCTAAATGGACAGGAAACGGATATGGGTTGTATGAATATCTGAGCACCAAACCGATTACGGTATCATCTCATTCATACACGTTTGGTAATTGCACTAATGTAATAGACTATGAATATATTCCTACCGACTGGGGAGGATTGGGTCACGAAATTAGCGCATTTGAACTTAAAAATACTGGTTCCGAAACTGTACCGCTTGTCATCAATTCTGGTACAGAAGCTAAAGTAAAGGTAGGCACTACAATATATACCGCAAGTCCCAATACTCCGCTTTCATGTACGGTAAATGCAGGAGAAACAGTCAAGATAAATGGGCTGACTAAAAACTCTCTCGGTACAGTAGCAATCAGATCCACTGGCTCAATAAATAGCAATCGAGCATTGACACTTGTTAAATGCGATTCCAAACTGCCTAACCTGGACAGTATATTCAGCAATTCGTCATTTACGGTTAATTCCGGCGAAGAAACCTACATCAGGTATATTGGCGACTTGGCCGGTTCAGAAAACTACAATAATCTAAACTACGCGTTCTATAACCATAACGGCCTGACTGGATTCTATCAGTATTTCAAGTGCAAAGCAATAACATCTATGGACTACGCGTTCATGAATACGTCGATTACCGGATTTCCTCCATACTTGTACGGACTTACATCGCTACGGTCATGTCGCTATACGTTCGCGGGATCTAAACTGACATCAGGTAGCAGATACCTGTATGACTTTAGCAAAGTAGTAGAACATATCGACGGCATGTTCGCCAACTGCAGATTGATGACAACGCCATACCTGCTGTATACATATTTCCAAGAAAATTTACGTAACGGAAAGATACTTACGTACCAGAACGCGTTCCTAAACTGCGGTCTCGACGCTGGTACCACTGCCGTACAGGCATATTCATACGTACCGGATATATTCGGAGGCGGCAGGCCGTATAACCATGTCGTTATCGACGGAATCATGTACGGCACGGTCGAAATCGCTGGACGTACGTGGCTATTGGAACGTCTTAATGCTGGTACGCAAGAATGGCTGCCTGGCAAGAAAACGGATTCTTTATATACAATACAGCTAGGCAACGACGGATACGTAAAATGGAAATCGTATCTCTATGAATATGCGTTGAAGTACGGCGATATATACGGGTGGCATATACCGTCAGTCGAAGAGGCTGAAAGCCTGTTAGCCCTAGCATCGACGGACCCGAAGAAGTTGAGGACACCGGCCATAAGCGGTATGGCCTCTTGGTGGAACGGTTCGACTACATATTACGGTACCGACGATTTCAAAATGACTATCGATCCCGACGTATCGTCAGGGTATTCCTACGGCAAGACCGCTAACTTCTGGCTGAAATACCAGGAATACAAGCCTGCCGAACATCTGACACCTGAACGGTATACTCACAAGCTTCTATCTATCAACGGCGAAACTAATACAAATAGCATAGCGTCGGAAGACCAACGGATATATCCTGATGACTTCGCTTATGCTCGTACGTATTATTATCATCCGCTACGACTAGTTAGGGATTTCGTACCAAAGACAGACCCAGTCACATTCTACGGCACCGTCTACGAGACGAAGGTACTTAATGGCAACCTTCGAGTCATGGCCGAGAACCTCGCGTATGACGACGGCGGAGACGGAATTACAGTTAAGACAATAAACGGAATTCCGGTCTATTTCTATACACAAGCTGCTGCGATTCGCATAGCGAACAGTATCGGCGACGGATGGAGACTGCCGAACCAGTCAGAATTGAATACTGCTCTCAGTAATGCTGGATATGATATTGAGGGAGTAAAGGGAGACAAGGTTTGGGAAACGCCGGGTACAAACGCGTGCGGACTGAATATATATCCGGTAGGGTATCTTTCGGGATCAAGTTGGTACAATCAAACGGACGGAGCTTTTTACTGGTGTAATGGCAGCTACAGTTCCATACAGTCAGGCCAAGTAGGATATTGCTTCACGGTATACAATAACCAATTCATAGGAAATACTGGTTCGGTCACTTACCAATACTGCGTACGATTGGTAAAATCCGTATAATAAATATATATAACGCGAGGATGCAATGGCACGGAAAAAGATAATTAAAACGAGGATCTATCAGGAGCCAAACTACACGGAGAAGACTGGCTATGTATTAGCTGACGCCGGCGCTAACAAGCCTACAGGTAAGCTTACATTTGAAGAGCTCGGAAAGCTTCTCGGCAGTAACCCGCTGATCATCATATTTATGCCTGACGGATCGGGTAGCTATACCATGTACAGGCAGACTACGTTTGACATGAATGTTCAGCCTCAGATGGAACCTATAGACTTTGCTTGGTTGTATCAGAACGTATATAAAGTGATGGTATGTGCTGCAATTATCTACGGTGGAACTGCTGAACATAACGGAAACCCTACATTCTTCTTCTCTGGAATGTATACTGATACTCAGACAAATCTACCGATCCTGGAATTCACTCGATTCGATACGACAGAAGATGATGTAGTAACTGAGCACAGCATACTCGTTTCTACGGATGCTCCATATCCATTCACGGGCGGAAACACTATAATAACTGACAGATACGTAAATATATCATCTGGCGATAACATATTCATATTTGACGCAAGCGATCAGAGTAGTGGAGAAGTTACATCCAGTACTACTTATGCAGAAGTAAAAGCTGCATGGGATGCTAATAAGACGATTCTAATGCGTCTCCAGACGACTTATGGAGACCATCAGATATGGCCGCTAATAGACGTTAACTATGAAAGCGACATGTTCATATTCTACTTCCCAGGAGATGAGCAGCAGTTCGACTGGCAAAAGCCTAATTACTATCAAGTAATCAAGACTGAAATAGATAAAAACTTTATCTACTTGTGGAAAGGTACATCAGGAAATACCGACAGATATCAGAAATGCAATCTTAGACTGAACAATCTCAACAACTATGTACCTAAAGAGACTGGAAAAGGACTATCGACGAACGACTACACGAACGCTGACAAGTCTACAGTCACGCTAGCGGCTGCGGCTATTCCGTCTTCTGCGTCAAGCTCTAACATGCTGACGACGGTGACAGACGTCGAGATCATCGCTGGAAGAACTGGCGGGTACAAGAAAGTCGATAAGAACCAGGAAGGATATCCGGATGTTCAGAATCCGAGCAACAAGCTGATCTACTTGACTGATAACGACACACAGAGCGGATCTAACTTCTATGACGAGTGGCTCTATGACTCTGCTGCGCTGACGCACTGGGAGCTAATCGGAAGCACCCAGATGGATCTGACAGGCTATGCTACTGAGGATTGGGTCAATCAGCAAGGATTCGTTGAATCTGGCGATCTAGCCGACTACGCTAAGGTAGCAGATCTTCAGAACCTGTCTGATGTCGTGGACAGTCACGCTGACGCTATCGAAGCTGTCGAGCTTGACGTCTCTGAGGTCTCTGCCGCTGTCGATGAGATAAACTCTCATCTCGGAGACTATGCGACTGAGAGCTGGACAGCCGAAGAGATCGAGAGAGCTACGTCTGGCAAGATGGACGCATCAGACTCTTCAGCGTTCTATCCGATGGGATCTAACCCGAGCGGTTATCTGACTCAGCATCAAGATCTAAGCGAATACGCTAAGACCGCCGACATGAATCAGGCTATCTTGAGCGCAACGTCTGGAAAGATGGACGATAGCCGAGCTTCTGAGTTCTATCCGTCGAACAACCCGTCCGGGTTCATCGACCAGACATATCTGAACGGCTTAGCGACTGAGCAGTGGGTGAATGAGAACACTTCCGCGTTCATCACATCGTCTTATCTAGCTCCTTATGCTAAGACAGAAGATCTTGAAGCACTGTCCGACGACTTGACAGACTTCACTGACGAGTTCACGATGAAGCTAGATGAAGTCTCTGGAGCAGTCGATCAGGTCATCGACACTATTGGAGATATATCTGCCGAGTTCGACGAGAAGCTTGAAGACAAGATGGACAAGGATGAATCTTCTGCATTCTATCCGATGGACTCTAACCCAGCTGGCTATCTAGTTGATGAAGATCTTGAAGACTACGCTACTAAGTCTTACGTCGACGATGGACTCGGAAACACGTCTGCATGGGCTAAAGCTACTTTCGCTTCTGCGAGCCAGCTTGATGACTACTATCCTAACACTAACCCGTCCGGATTCCTGACGAACTCTGATCTCGCTGGCCTCGCTACCGAGACCTATGTTCAGTCTCAGACATCCGGAAAGCTTGACAAGAGTTCTTCTGGCGCATTCTACCTAGCTACGAACCCAGATCACTTCGTGACTTCTGGAGAGGTGGCTACTTTGTCTGCCAAGATCGAATCCGACATCCCTTCACTCGAAGGCTACGCTACAATCGCTTGGGTAGAAGAGCAAGGCTATCTGACTTCTGTTCCTGCCGAGTACGTGACTGACACTGAGATGGGAAATGCGATCGAGGCTGCTACGTCTGGAAAGATGGACAAGTCTACATCCGCTCAGTTCTATCCGAGAAGCACGAACCCCGAGCACTATGTCACATCCGGTGAGCTCTCTACTCTGTCTGCAAAGATCGAGGGAGACATACCGTCAATTGAAGGACTCGCTGCTGAGACCTGGGTTCAGGCTAACTTCGCTTCCGCAAGTCAGATCAGTGACATGGCCACTCAGACGTGGGTTGATCAACAAGGGTTCTTGACAGAGGTTCCTGACACTTATGCAACTTCTGCATGGGTTGCCGCTACTTTCGCTTCTGCTAGCCAGCTCGACGACTACTACCCAGCTAACAACCCGTCTGGGTTCTTGACAAGCGATGATGTCGCACAGTCTGACTGGACTGAGACCGACTCAGCAGATCCTGCATACATAAAGAACAAGCCAGCAGCGCTATCTATGGCCGCTGGAGAAGGTATACAGATTGTCGAGTCCAACAACACGATCACCTTCTCCGTATCTGGAGACTACGCTGAGCGAAGCGATCTCGATGACTACTATCCGAAAACTAACCCTTCTGGATTCCTGACAGAAGTTCCGGCAGAATATGTCACTGACACTGAGCTTCAGACGGTTCTTGACGACTATGGAACTAGCGCTTGGGTTCTCGAACAGCTAGACGAGAAAGTCGACAAAGTGACGGGCATGGGTCTGTCCCAGGAAGACTTCACGTCTGCTTACAAGGATAAGCTCGATCATATCGAGTCTAGCGCTAACAAGAACGTCCAGTCAGACTGGACGGAATCTGACTCAGCATCTGATGCATTCATACAGCACAAGCCTGTTCAACTGACTATGGCAGCTGGAGAGGGAATCTCGATCACCGAGAACGATAACACGCTGACGTTCTCTGTCTCGGCTGACTATGCCACCGAGTCTTATGTTCAGAGTCAGACGTCAGGCAAGGTAGACAAGGTTGTTGGAAAGGATTTGTCTACCAACGACTTCACTGACGCTCTTAAGGATAAGCTCGATGGAATTCAGTCTGGCGCTGAAGTTAACGTTCAGTCTGACTGGGAACAGACCGATAATACTGCTGACGACTTCATCAAGAATAAGCCGACTCCTATCTCGATAGTAGGTGGCGAAGGAATATCTGTTACCGAGAATCAAGGAAATCTGGAAATATCAGTATCTGCTGACTATGCTACAGAGAACTACGTCCAGCAGGAGACTTCTGGAAAGGTCGACAAGGTCACTGGAATGGGACTATCTCACGTCGATTTCACTTCAGCTTATCAGAGCAAGCTAGACTCGATCGCACCGAGCGCTGAAGTCAACGTCCAGTCAGACTGGAACGTGACTAACTCTGCGCTTGACTCATACATCGCTAATAAGCCAGATATCATCGTTCCTCTCGCTAGCACGTCATTCTCTGCTCCGAAGAAGCTAGTCGTCGTCAGCTCTATGCCAGCTGCTGCTAACATCGATCCGGACACTATATATCTAGTAAAGGAAACCGTCTCGTAAGGAATCAAGATGTCTATCAAAGTCGGCGACAACAATTCTATACTAGCCATGAATTTCGGAGGAAACAGAATAGCTCAGGTCTACTTCGGACACGATCTGGTCTTCCAGAACTACTTCGTGAAGATCACGTTCCACTTCGACAGAACGAACGTGAATCCGAGAGACAAGCTAGGCTCGAGAGCGAAGAAGGTAGGCGCTGAGTGGAGATCGACATCTGATCCCAACACTTGGTACGTCATCACTCCTCTATACACTAAAGGGGCTGGCGAACAAGACCCGTCACTCGGGATCGGAAAGCTGTTCGTGGGCGACAGCAGTGATAATGGACTCCTTCAGCAGAACACGCTTGGAACTTGCCAGGTCACTTCAATCGAAGGAGACGTTGGCAAGATCCAGACGATCGACCGTCTCTTCCAGAAGTGCAATGCGATAACGAGCATAAGCAAGACTGGATTCTACGACAAGTTCGCTGGCAGCACAAAGCTGTTCAACGTCAACAGCTTGTGCAAAGAGTGCACAGGAATCACTGACGGATCTTCTCTTGACGGCTACAACGTTCTGAAGAACGTGAGCACTATAACGACTCACGCAGCTACGTTCGCGAGCGCAGACAGCGCTGCTAACCTAGAACAGATTCCTACTGGATGGGGCGGAAACATGGCTCCGCCTGCAGCTCAGCTAGACTGCACGAAGACGAACAACGCTGGCTGGATCGTCAGCGTTCAAGACCCTGACTGGCCCGACTTCTCCACTGTCACTACGCTTCAAGTCTTCACGACGAGCAGCATATCTCAGTATGACGGCGTGAACATGAGAAAGACGAACATCTGGAACAAGAACTCTTACTTCTCAACTTCTCTAGCTACTTACTACTATCCGTGCTTTATGCAGGGCACTGGAAACTGGCCTACTAGCGGAGGAAAGTCGTTCACTCCGACTTGGGTCTTCGGACCTATGAACTACAACGGAATGCTCGACGCGAACACTGCCTCTGGAGATATGCCAGGTACTCTAGACTACGATAGCTATGGTCCGTTCAGCCGTCTATATGGAACATACGACAGCACGAAGACGACTTACTTCGGATTCATAGTCTTGAACGATCCGGCGAACATAACGACCTTCGATCCTGCTACGACTGGATTTGGCATTCACTCAAACAACAACTTCAGAAACATGGTCCTGAACTGGTTCATACCTAGCTGATAAATAAATATGAGGGATTAGACTATGGCAGACAAGATTTTGACATTCAACGGAAAGACGATATCCGGACCGAGCGGAACTGGGATGGTGATCGTTCCTGGACCAGCGACGATGACTATAAGGTTCAAGTTTACCAGCAATAACACTATTTATCCTGGAAATTTTAACCCGTATGATGCCCAATGCAAAAAAGGTACATGGAATAAAGTAGAAGAAGTTGTGGATGAATACAGTATCTGGGATTGGATCTATACCGGTTCTAATGCGTCAAGAGCATTTGATAGTATATTCAGCTATGATTGCGATTATGACAAAGAGATTATAAGCATAAACTGTACGTCAGAAATCACGGACGTATCAGAACTGTTTGCCGGTTGTACTGAACTCAATGGATTACTTTTAGCATACAACTATCTATCTCAGTTGACGGTAAAACATGACAACTGTTTCTATCGAGCAGGCGGTAACCTAGAACAATGCGCAGAAATAGCGGATATTCCGGAAGACTGGGGAGGTACTAAGCCGTTAACAGGCAGAGGTATAAAGCTCGGAAATTATATCTGGGATAAAGAAGCCATAGGGCTTATCGACATTCCTGGGTTGATCGAGATTGATGAATACTCGGACTTTGAAGAAGGCACTATCGGATATCTAGCAAGAGACGGGGTCGTGTATTATACAAAGGCGGCGATTGACTATATAAGAAATCATCCAGAAGTATTTGAAACGCAATATAACGGATGGCACCTGCCTACTTATGAAGAAGGTGCTGATCTTGTGGACTATTTAGAAAGTATAAATACGGTTGCGTTCTTCCAGACATCCGGTATTAACGGTTTCAATATGGAGTTCTCTTCTTGGAATCCTGGAGATACTAGTATTACAAGCGGCGATTCATTATTGCAATATGATAACGATAATGTAGAATGGGTATACGGTTTTATTGGCGAGTACTCGCTCAGGGATTCAGTATATTGGCCTTTGCAAGGTAATAATAGACTCGAATTGTGGGTTTCTGAAAGTTATTCATGCACTCTTTATGTAAACTCATATAATATAGATGAACCGAGTTACATGTATCCAGTAAGACTTGTAAGAGATCATAACTGATTTTTATAGGAGTTTGAAATGAAGACTGTAATATGCGCGATATCGAAAAACGAAGACAATTACATTAAGGACTTCTGTGAATATCACTTAGGTCTTGGATTCGATGAGATACATATATACGATAACGGTACAGAAATACCGTTAAAAGACGATAGAATCATAGTCCATCCGTTCCGTGAAATAGATTCAAAGTGTCCGCAGATGACGGCATACAACGATATGCTTTCTAATACTGATGCTGACTGGTGTGCATTCATAGATATTGACGAGTTCATAACGTTGTCTGGATATACTTCAATATCGGAATTTCTCTCGTCTTTACCAAACGGTACAAGCGCGATTAAACTTGGAAATGTTACATTTGGCGATGGAGGACAGATTACTCCAGAAGACATCAGTATTCCTGTATATGAAAGAATAACAAAAACGAGTTACAAAAAACAACACGTATCATACAAATATATTTTGAAACCGAACAAGAAATGGAAAATGGATAATCCGCATCGTATTTTGCTAGACGATGAACATTCTAAACAGGAAATCTATGTTCCGAATCGAGAATGCTATATCCGTCACTACAAGACCAAGACACTCTCTGAATTCTGCGACCAGAAGTTGAATACATCTAGAGTATTTGATCCGACGAAGAAAAGAACAATAAACTATTTCTTCAAGGTCAACGAGAAGACTCCAGAGAAGATAGCGTACCTGAAGTCCAGGGGAATCGAGGCATAAAGTGAACAACCGTGAGAAGAACAGACTGATGAACGTCGCTATCGGGATCCTGACCTCATTCATCGTGCTCGGCCTGATAGTCCTGTTAGTTTTGTAAACTTTCTTTATCATATCTGCTATTTACGAAACCCGTCTAGATTTCTATATTCTACACATAGAAACTTAGGAGTCTAGATGATACCCTTCATTATCGTGTTCATTGTCGCATTCACTGTGATCTCGTGCTTGATCGCAGTGGTCATGGCCGAGAAGAACGCTAAGAAAGCCCACGAGAAGCACCTCAAGAACGTCGCATCTCCATACCGCATCGTCTTGAGCGGGATGTGCGAGTACCGCATTCAGCGATACGAATACCTAAAACAGAGCAAGGTACGAACAAACGACGACGTGATCTGGGAGACGCCGAAGTCTGACTGGCAGTGGGTCGCGATAGGAGACCGCTATGAAGAGCTAGAAGACGCGAAGAAGAAGTACTGCGCACTGATGGCAGCGTTCCGCAAGAAGTCTGAGACCGAGACAGAGACATTCGTGAAGAGATGGGCCGACGTCTCTAGAACTGAAGTTCACTCTGAGGGACGTGACCAAGTCGTCGACCTGGCCGACTGCGAAGATCTCATCAATCAGATGGTCGAGGGAGTGAAGAAGAGAGCAGAACGAAAGAGGAAGAAAGATGGAGAAGGAACTGAGAAAGCAGCTGTGGCTGAGTAGAGCGCTGAGATGCGCTGCAGAGCAGCAGAAGTTTCACTCTCTAGCGTGCGCTCTGCTCTCGATAGGAGACGAGAAGAACTACAAGAGATACTTCGACAGAGCGGAGAGGTTCGGAAGAGGTGTTCCGAAGTGCCTACGGAAAGCTGTCGAGAACGGACTGGAGATAAAGAATGAAGAAGAAGATTGAGATCGAGTTTGACGGCGCTGACAGAGACGGCTTCACTGACCTGCAGGTGATCGAGCTCAACAAGATCCTCACTCGTGCGATACACCAGATCCACGAGTTCTCTAATCCCAAGAAAGTGACCGTTGACGGAAACGTCTTCTGGCTCAGAGGAGGTGCTCCAGAGCCGAAGGTCGCTAAGAAGACTTATCCAGTGCATCACGAAGAGCACATCGTGATGCAGAGACCAACCTTCAAGAAGAGGTAAACTACAATGACCACGACAACTCAATGGGCCGAGAACGAAGTCCGTCTCGCAAAGGAAAGAGAGCACAAGAACTCTAGCGCTGAAGACGCTGCACTCTTCGGAGGCTATGTCGACGCTTGCTACGACTCTGCGCTCAAGACTTACAAGTGCATGGCTGAGGACGGACACTCGGGCATGTCTTGGGGAATCACCAAGAACATTCTCATCAAGCTTCTCAACGACGTCCCGCTCGGACCTATCGAAGAAAATGAAGACTGCTGGTCTGGGCAAAACACTCTTGACAAGTCACAGCAGTGCACGCGCCGATTCTCTCTGTTCCGCGAGAAACAAGATGACGGCACTTGGAAGTACCACGACATCGACCTAGTCGCAGTGGACGACGTCTATCCGGATCACATCTCTGCCGTAGGATCTAAGTTCGGGGACTCGCTCTGCGAGAAGCTGTTCGGAGATATCATCACTTTCCCGTACTATCCGCCCGTTCATCCGTATCGCGTCCGCCGCATCGAGATCAACGGTCTCACTAGGAACGGCAACGACGTCGTCTTCGTTCCGTTCGTCAAGAAGCCTAACGGTGAGATCGTAGAAATCAACAAGTTCTACGAAGACAAGTGGGAGGATCCTATCGAGATAGGATTCGAGTTCAGGATGAATCCGGAACAAGAGAAAGAATTTGACGAGAAGAAGAAGTACTCGGACTCTCGCCGCTAACGCTTAACAACTAACAACAGGAGCAAACTAAATGCAAATCTCAACTAAAATGATCAAGTGGGCAGTCGCTATCGTGCTGGCCTTCATCGCAAGCATCTGGCTGATCTGTGAAAACGTCGGGTACAAGAACTCGACAGAGATCGTCATCAAGCAGAGCCCGTTCGGCACCATGAGCTGTGTCGAAGACCAGGGCTACTACTTCAAGGGCTTCTCTAGGACATGGACGTTCTTGAAGGCTCGCTCGTTCTACTTCAACTCTTCGACTGAGAAGGTCGGAGGCAAGGCATGGGAAGGAGACGACACTGATGAAGATGACATCGAAGTGACTCTGTCCCGCAACTCTAAGGCCTGGATCTCTGGCTACCTCATGTACGAGCTTCCGTCCGACTGCTCTGTGCTTCTCCGTCTTCGTGACAAGCACCACACCGACGACGAGATCAAGCACAACCTCGTAAGAAACGCCGTGATGTCGGGTATCGCTAAGACAGCTCCGATGTTCACCGCAGAAGCTGCTAAGGTCACTAACCTGGTTGAGTTCCAGGCTCTCGCGTACGACCAGATCACTCAGGGCGAGTACATGACCGAGACACATACCGAGCGTGAGCTAGTCTCCGAAGAAGAGAAAGATTCGACCGGAAAGGTCATCAAGAAGGCCGAATACGCAGAATACAAAGTCACTAGCTTGAAGAAGGACTCTCTAGGCCACCGCATCATCATGAACGAGTCTGCTCTGCACGAGTTCGAGATCAAGGTCACCCAGTTCCAGATCCGTGGCGTCAAGCTCGACTCTGTCTCTCAGAACCAGCTAGATGTCGTGAAGAGACGTGAGACTCAGCGTGTCGCTAAGATCACAGAAGCCGAGACGGCTAAGCAGGACGCTATCACGAACGAAGCTAACGGTAAGGCGAACGCTGCCAAGGCTAAGTGGGACGCAGAAGCTGAGAAGGCACGAGTCATCGTGAAGATGGAACAGTCGAAGGACTCTGCAATCATCTTGGCAGAACGTGAAGCTGAAGTCGCTAAGAGAAACGCACAGAAGGCGAAGTATCAGGCTGACTCTACCCGTGAAGCTGGCCGAGCAGAAGCTGAAGCTAACCGCTTGAAGGTTCTAGCTGGTCTTACTCCCCAAGAACGCGCTGAGTGGGAATACAAGACTAAGGTCGGCGTCGCAGAAGCTCTCGCTAAGTCTGCACAGCCTCTCGTTCCAGAGATCATGATGTCTGGAGACTCTAAGGGCGGAGCAGGAACTGCGATGGACGCAGTGGGCCTGAACATGCTCATGGATCTGACGAACAAGCTATCAACGAAGTGAAAGCGTAAGACCACGGCGACGATCACGCACGCTGGAGGAAGTCAGATATCCGATCCAGGAGCTATGGTCTTGAAAGAGAACTCGACTCCGATGGTGTTCAAGTAAAGTTTCCTTTACAAAGGAAAGCGCAAGGCTCTGGCGCCAAATAGAGCCAAGATGAAAAACCCATACACCGTGGCGGTTGGGAGGTCGGCGCAAGCTGGCCTCTCACGCTTTTTGAGATTTTTTGAGAAAACTGTTTACAAAATCGACAAATTTTCCTATAATATATTGTACAACTCTCTAACACGGAGACCTATATGGAACTTCCCGATAGCCTCGACTACGAAGCTGCAAAGTTCGTAGAGATGAAGCGCAATCCTAACAGCAAACTCGTCGAAGTTGAGGATGCCTATGACGATCTCGTGAAGCACACTGCTAGCTTCCTTCAAGATCGTTGGCTCAACGAATTCCTCGACGGCAAGGCTCCTAACCCTTCTCTCTTCGATCTGCTCATCGTCTGCGCTGCAGACGCCGTAGATCTCGTCGACGAAATCGTCTCCGTCGAAGAAGCTGATGAAGAGCCGATTCAGCTGACTGACCACGACAAAGAGCTATTCCTCAAGGCTATGAGCAAGGTGAACGGAGGCAAGAATGAAGATATTTAAGAGATCAGACGCTAGGGCGAAAGTCGGAGACACTGTCGTGATCGAGGGCTTCAAGTGCGACAGTGACTGCTCTCTCCCGCATAGCGAGCGCAGTCTCATCGGAAAGATTGGCAAGGTGACGCTAGTCGACGACTTTGGCGCAATACACGGCACGTGGGGCGGTATTTCGCTTCTGCCCTGTGATGACTATCACGTTATCGAAAAGGACAATAAGATGGAGATGTGCGACGAAAAGGACATACCGGAAGAAGCCCCAGACCGTGGCAACTTTCCGAGGATAGGGAACAGCGACTACCGCTTCAATCTGTGGTACAAGTTTCCGAAGCTTGTCGAGAAGGAGAAGTCAGAGGACGGCCTCTATCACATGATCGACAACTATCGTGGAGAGCACAACTTCGAATCCGACGATCTCATCGACTACATGAGAGAGTCTCTGTCTGGGATCAAGCTCATCGAGTGCTTCGACTGCAACGACGACTACTGGTCCGGGGACATCAACGATCGCGTCAGGTACTCGTACAGCATCTCCGCGTTCATTCCGGAACGTGAGTGCGGAATAGATGCCGTCTACACTCAAGAGGGCATGAAGTCTTTCGACGAGATCGACTATCAGAAGTCTGGAGAATGGGTCGCTAAGATGCTCGACGATCTCGGCGCTGTGCTCGACATAGATGAGTGCATCGAACTGATCAAGCGACAGCAGGACGATGCTAAGGATTTGATCGACTCGAACAATGAGCTGTTCGAGATCATAGGCGACGTCAACGAGAGACTCAGGGCTGCAATAAGCGGCGATAAATCTATTATAAAGGAGAACTAAATGACCTTAACTTGCAAAGACGGCGAATTGAACGTTCAAGACATGATCTACAACTTGTTTCCGAAAGTGAGAGCTTTCGTGGATGACCCGAGAGTTCAGGAGTGGGCTAAAGAGCACAAGATGACTGAAGTCTTCCAGAAAGTCCAAGAGAGGGTAGGTGTATGAACTTCCATCCTTTCGTGTCTGGTCTCATCGTAGCTGCAGCGGCGCTCATCTTCGGATGCTCGTGCGCTGACTGCTCTATGGGAAACAAGTACGTCAAAGTCTGCCGCATGGACGCTAGCAATCAAGACTGCTACGAGTTCAAGGATGTGCATGTCATACAAGGAAAGACGATGATCACGATCCAAGACGGCCACAACAAGTTCTCCTTCAACAAGTCCGGATGGTCTATCCTAGTGATGGACAAGGGAGAGAGGAACAGAAGATGAGATACCTAAACCTAGAGACCGCTATTCGCGAGATCAAGAAAGACCTAGACTTTTTCAACATCGACTACAAGATGGATTCTGACGTCAGCTTCGTCAACTTCCTTCTCGGCGAAGAAGAAGATGTTCTCGCTGTGTCGGTCAATCAAGACAAGTACTACGCACACTTTGATGTCCCAGGCGACACAGTGACCGAGAAGATCAGTACGGTCAAGTACTGGATCGCTACATGGGCTCACAAACACGATGATCTAAACTGATGAAGTTCAAAGACGAAACTTACAATCTGCCTCTCATCAATGGGCTAACTGAAGAAGACTTTCCGCTGCTGCACGACATGTGCCGCAAGAACGACTACGGCACTAGCGAAAACGTGAAGGTCATGTCTGAGCTCTACACGGGCTCAGAACCGCTCGCTGTGGCGGTCTATCGAGACAAGTGGGACGAAGAGACGGCCACGACGAAGCGGCGTGTGCTAGTCCTAGAAGTGAACAAGAACAAACATCTCCTAGGACTCGGAAAGAAGATGCTAGACGAGCTCAAGTGGGACTGCGAAGAGATCCGTCTCGGCTATGTGCCAGAGTCTATAGAGTTCTACCGAAAGAACGGCTTCGTCGAGTCAGGAGAGAACGAGATGCTATGGAGGCGAGATGACTAACAACTCTGAAGAGAAAGAGTTCACGTTCTGGATCATTCGTCTGAGCCGCATCGTCTTTGACTCCAGCGATCCTAACAAGCGTGAGTACGAGAAGACTCAGTACTACGAGAAGCCTGCGCTAGTCGATACTCCAGAGCGTGCTAAGCACTTCAGGACTCTGAAGAACGCAGAGAAGATTGCAGCAGCTTACAGGAGCATCGGGTACAAGACTGGAATTCTAGAATACAGAGCACAACTTCAAAACGGAGAAAGCTAATATGAAGAGCTATCGCGATTTGTGTCATAATTCTACTGAGAATTTTCTATCAGAGAAGCAGTATAATATACTATCCTTCAAAGAGTACATAACTGAGAGACTCCAGTTCACTACTAGAGTAGATTTTGAAAAGCACTTGAGCGCGAATAAGTGCGATCTTCTAGACTATGCGACTACTAGGAACGGAAATAGATATATTCTTCTAGGTAAAGTGCTAGATCTTTACTCTTCTGGTGTGAGTTTAGAAGAACAGATACTGAACTTTAATAAGTTTCTGGAGAAATATTCGTATCGCGTATCTCGGATAATCAGAAGCATGTCAAAGCTATATGTCGAGATAGTTCCCGAGAACTTTAGAGACCTTCCTACTAGAGACTTTCAGAATCTATATATTCATCTAAGTAGGACTGACGGATTAGATGATATCGGAATGAAGCCTAAGAGCTCTAAGTCTGTCGATGCGCTAGATATGTATGACGAGAGAGTCTACTTATTTCCGCTATCCGCTCTACTTGAGGAAACAGTCGATATTGACGACGAAGATGAAGTCTTTAATAGCATCTATAAGTCAACTGAACGAATAGTCAAAATGTTCAACTCGATGCGAGCTGAGAAGAGGGACTATTTCGTATATCTCGTAGACATAAGTAAGCAGTCTATGCAGACTTATCGAGATCCAGAGTATACCGAGAGGAGCGCAGTCTACGTAAAGAACTATATCAAGCCTGACGCTATTAGAAAAATTGGAAAAATCTACAAGGAGTAAAATAATCATGTATGGAAAGCCGCTAGCCTACGTCGTTAAAGTGGGAGAGATCCGAGAAATCCCTGACGCAGACCGCATCGAGCTAGCCACGGTGATGGACTACACTGTCGTCGTGAAGAAGAACGAGTTCAAGGAAGGAGACCTCGGCGTCTATGTCGAAGTCGACTCTGTCCTTCCTGACGGACTAGCAGAACAGCCAGAGCTGAGAGACAAGTACATAAAGCTGTCTCAGCACGACGGCGAGTACGAGAACTGGTCCGAAGATCAGATTCAGGCTGCAGCCGCAGAGATCATGAAGGTCCACAAGTACCCGTACTTCGAGTTCCTTCGCGGCAAGAAGTTCAAGATCAAGTCCATGAAGCTGAGCAAGTTCGGCGTCGTGTCTCAAGGCATTCTGTTCCGCCCCGTCGACTTAGGACTCGGAGACGTGAAGATCGGACAAGACCTGACTCAGCGCTTCGAGATCACCGAGATCGTCCAAGACGAAGAAGAAGCTGGTCTCGCTGCTCAGTACCAGAAGGACGGCTGGATAGTCAAGAAGCTCATGCGATTCAAGTGGTTCCGTGACTGGCGCAAGCGCAAGAAGCATCCGGAGATCTGGGATCCGACTCATCCAGGCAAGTCGGACGAAGAGAACGTCCAGAAGGTCTACTCCAAGATGTACGAGAAGTACAAAGATGAAGAGTGGGTGGCTACTGAGAAGCTCGAAGGTCAGAATATCACGATCTTCACTGAGTACGAAGATCAAGTCAAGTGGCTGTTCTTCAAGAAGAGAGTCAAGCGCGTCGGCGTCTGCTCTCGAACTCGTGAAGTTCCTAAGGGCACTGAGTTCTGGAAGACGGTCGAGCGTCTAGGCCTAGACAAAGAGATCTCGGCTATCGAAGGGGAGTGGTTCTGTCGCGGCGAGCATGTCGGTCCAGGAATTCAGGGAAACATATACAAGCTCGACAAGACGGACATCATATTCTTCGACTTCTACAAGAAGGTCTACGAAGATGAAGAGAACAAGAAAATGTCGCACTGGGTGAAGCTCAACTTTGAAGAGTCTGTCAAGTTCGCCAAGGAGAACAACCTCAAGTTCGTTCCTATCCTCGACGAGCACTACAAGCTTCCAGCGCCGACTGTCAATGACAAGGGCGTGAAGGTCTCTGGCGCTGACATCATGCTACAGCAGTCCGACAAGAACACTGTCTTCGGAAACAACTTGAAGCACAAGCGAGAAGGATTCGTTCTGCGTCTCCGCAAGGACTACAGCGTGTCATTCAAAGTCAAGAACCCCAACTACTCTATCTAGAACATGGCTAAGAGAAAGAAGAAGCGCGAGAAGCTAGAAGGCTTCACGGACTGGACTGCTCAAGACGGAGAGATCCTCACCTGGAGCTATCTGCTGAAGATGGCAGAGAAGGCGTCAGACGTGGACTCTCCGATGATGATCCGTCTGCCTATTCCTATCGCTTTCGGAAAGTTCCCTGACGGATCTCCGAGAACGGCTACTTCTGTCGGCTTAGTCAAAGAGATCGACGGCTTCACTCATCCGGTCTTCTTCCACTGCGACGACAAAGGTACTGCTATCGCGATCCGCATGGAGGACATCGAAGAGGAAGAGGTCGAGAGGGACTTCGCTAAAGGTCGTTTCGACTGAGTTTACAAAACTTTACAATAAAGGCGGGTTAACGAAACGGCCCGCTTTTTCTTATATTTTATGTATCAACTTTAGACAAGGAAAACTAAATGTACATCATAGACTACTTCAGAAGGATCAAGTCTCTCGACGCTTATCGAGAGATCGAAGACGTCATCCGCACCTACTTCATGCGCTTCAAGTTCAAGCGCGACGACGAGAACAGCTGGAAGGGCTTCTTCCTGCCAGGGTTCGCTAACGACGATCCGTTCATCTACATCAGCTTCCTCCCTTACGGCGGAGAGAACATTCCTTGTTCTCTCACCATCTTCCAGAACGTGACAATCGTCTACGACCCGAAAGGAATACAGTGCAAGACTATCAACAAGGCAGAGTTCCCTCTCTACCGAGAGCAGTTCCGTCTGTCTGATTGGAAGGAGACGAAGAAGAAGCTCATCGAAGCTCTCAATTTCGCTATCGAGTCTCTCGACAAGACTGAAGAGGCTCTTGACGTCTGGAAGGCTGAGAAGTTGGACCCGAAGACGATCGTTCTGGAGCACACTGGAACTCCATCGCCTCTGAAGAAGAACCGCTACAAGCCTCGTAAGCCGAAGATCACTACGAGCGACGGGGCTAAGGTGACCGCATCTACGAGTGACGTGAGTCCGGTCGACTATCAGGGAGCTAAGCTTCCTTGACCGCAGCATGGCTAATCGCGGTAGTCGCCGCTACCGCATTCACTGTCCTGTTCATGGGACGAAAGAGGTAAATCATGAGAGATCCAGAGAGACTCGAAGAGTTCTACAAGCAGCTGAAAGAGCTGCACCAGAAGAAGTTCCCAGACTGGCGCTTCGGCCAGTTCATGATAAACTTTCTAGGTTGGCTTGGAAAGAAGAGAGACGGATTCTTCCCGGAGGAAGACGAGATGCTCGAATATCTGAAGCAGTTTGGACGCGGACTAAAGAACCCGAACGTCGCTAAAGCATTGGAGAAGACTAAATGAAGCGCTTATTGGTCATTTGCGGCGTCCAGAAGGACTTTTTCGAGCTACCCTTTGGAAACCCTGGGGCAAGATCAATACTCCCTAAAATCGCCTCTTTTGTGCACGATTGGCAAGACGACATAATCGTGGTCAAAGAGACACGTCTGACCCGAGAGCTCGTGGAGATGGGCAACGGGACTATTCCAGACGCTAAGCCTTGGGAAGATACACGCGAGGCGTTCGTCTGGGGATACGCTAAGCACTGCATCAAGTGGTCGGACGGCTGGGAGATCGAGCCAGAGATTCTCGCTGAGCTGCAGAAGAAGAACGACCGGAAGTGCACTTTCCGCACTGTCGAGGCATACGGGCAGACGTGGCACGACTGGGCGAACAACATCGCTACATACGATCAGATCGTCGTCTGCGGCACTAAGCTCGAAGACCAGATCATATCGACGGTCTTCGCCATCTTGGCGGTCAGACCAAACGTCGATGTCTTCGTTCAGCAGAATCTGTGCTGCTCTGACTGGCACTCTGACGCGCTCTACGTCTGGAAAGTTCTAGAGGGCAAAGTCAACTTGACGTTCTACGCTAACTTGAGAGAGATGAAAGACTTAACCGGAAATGAACATGATGTTAACAAAACGTAGACAAATTACAGCAGAAGAACAACGGCTGAGAGCTGAGCGAGACGAAGCACAGCAGGTTCTGTACAAGAAGCAGAAAGCGCTAGACGAGTACCGTGACAAAGAAGAGTCTGGTCTCTTGAGCGACTTGAGAGAGCAGTATGTCGGAAAGATCATCCGAGTGCGACAGTATGAGCGAGGACTCAGTCCGATGAACAAGTTCGAGCGCCAGTATCACTACATGTGGATCCACGTCAGAGACGTCAAGCACAAGTTCAGAGACGAGACTGAGTTCAGCGGAGAGATGCTGCAGCTTAACTTGCAGCCGAGCAACTTTGATCTGGCGGACCATCTAGGAGACAAAGAGTTCACGAAAGTCGAGATGTGCTGCGTTCTCTCTGAGCAGCTTCGAGTGTCTGACGAAGACATCGACGACAAGTTCTGGACAGAAGCAGAGATACGAGAAGTGGCTAAGAGAACGAACGAAGTCGAGAATGAGCTTCTGAAAGTGTTCTTCGAAGGAGCAGAAGATGAAGGGTGACAGGCGACACTGCTACATGGTCTTCTTCGCTTCTTACGACCAGTACGGAACTTCTAAGAGCGAGCACTCGTTCGCATTCGTGAGCAACCAGACGGGAACTAAGCTCGCTAGAGAGATATACGGACGAGTGAACAAGTTCAAGTGCGGAGATCCGTCTATCAAGGTATTCGAGAAGAGGGTCACAAAATCAGTGTTCGACTGTGGAATAGTAGGAGACTAGAATATGAAGTTTAAGCTATACGGCCTGTACTGCAGCCAGATCGAAGTCGTGGACGACGCAGAGTCTACTCCTGGCGAGTCTAGAATGATTCAGAGATTCAGACGCGAGTGCTACGAGCCCATCGTGAAAGCGATGATGGCGCTAAAGCCAGCGGAGAAGTACACGTGCCTGTCAGACGTCTGGAATACGGTCAACGAAGTTCTGAAGACGCACCACTTCAAGATAGAAGAGAGCTGCTTCCACACGAACGAGAAGGATGGACTTGAACATGCTGACTTCCGGATCAGCAGCGAGGAGTAAGAGTATGAAGATGAAGTTTAGAGGAGCCGAGATCGAGCTGACAGTCGAAGAGCTGAAGCAGATGATCGACAGAGGAATTCTAGATGACGAGCACTGGGACAAGAACGATCCTTGGCTGAAGCTGGTCGACGAGTCGACTAAGTCTATGCCGAAGAAGAATCCGTTTCCTGACACTGTAGCTCTCTATGGATGCCAGATGCCGAACAGCTGGGAGCCTCCGTTCTATCAGCAGGATCACACTGGCTTGCCGCATATAGACGCTACAGAAGTTACAGCTTTGAATGTCACATCAGTAGAGAAGATCGACAAGGAGAAAGAAGATGAGTCTAAAGAATGATGATATCAGAATCGCTATCTCGACGATTCTCACTAACGTCCATGCAGATTATGTACTGACGAACGCAGTAGCGCACCAGGAACATAAAAGGTGCGTTCAGTACGTACTGCCTATGACACAGACGACGATTCTAGCTAGCCTTGACGATGACTGGTGGTTCATCGGCAATGTTCTAGAAGATCGTTACGTAAGCACAGAATTCCGGAAACGTGACACTTTCTTGTCCGATGTCGAAATTGAAGGACGACGCTCTCACAAGAAGCAATGTGAGTTAGAGATGGCTTCTACGCGACTCGGATCTAAGACCTTGTATCGTGAATCTGAAGCTAAGGGGAAGGCGGAAACTCTCAACTACGGAGATGCTCCTTACCAGTACTCTCAGAAAGAGGCTGTTGACACAGTCAACAAGATCATCCGGGATCACTCGATCGCTAACGCACAGACGAATTTTATCGAATATACAGACGGAACAGGCGTAGCGATCGAATTCACTTCTTGGGGAATGCCTATGCTAGTCGCTATCGATCCAGTCTTCGTTGGAGAGAAGACTCCAAAGATCGCACTGTTCGAGAACTACAGAGACACTCCGACATACATCACTAACGGCGCAGGCGGCTACACTAAGCCTAGAGCTTTCCGCTGGTTCATGGCGATGCTGGACAACTTCCTGACTCAGCGCGACGAGAAGAAGAAGTCTAAGCTGAGCGACGAGAGCTTCGCGCTCGAAGCTGAAGCAGAGAAGCTGAGAGGCGAGTTCAACGAAGAGATCCGTGAGAACGAGGCTATGGCTCCAACAGACGAAGGAACTCTAGTCGGAAACTTGGATCACGTACGCAATGCTGACCAGCTCTTGGAGAAGGCGGAAGAGAATTGTGTCAAGGACATTCAGGACAAGGCTGTGGAGCTGGCTGAAGAGCGTGGCTACACTGACACGGCTGAGAAGATCAAGAGCGAAGGACTCTTCTCTGAGATGAAGAAGTGCCAGCTCAAGTCGGCTAACAACTGCAAGCTGTGCTGCTTCGGAAAGTCATGTCCGCAGTCTCTCTTGAACGCTGCTATGCGTCCCATCAAGCCTAAGCCGAAGGTGAAGAAGCTCGAACCTGATCCTAACTGGCTCAACGCATCTGATGCCGTTGAAGCGCTATTGGCTACGAATGACGTCTCGTTCACGTCTGAGTCTATGTCTGGAGGAAACTACCGCATCAGCGCTCACGAAGGAGACAAGCGCATCGAGATTCTGTTCAGGCTCAACCCCGATCTCACGAACGACGTCACTCTAAATCGATGGAAAGACGGAGACAAGAGCCCTTATGACGAGACTATGATTCCAGTTCGCGACACCTGCTCTTGCAATCACTTGCTCAACACTGTTCTGCACTACATCAAAGGAATGAAGGAGGCTGCTGATGCCTGATCCACTCATGAGACCTATAGTCACTAACGAAGATCTGAAGAAGCTAGTCGGCGTTCCTGATAGATGGGCTACGATCGACTGGGTAGAGATCTGCCTAGGCGAGAACGAGAACTTCTTCGGTTCTTCTCTCTTGCCAGCTACTACGATCTACGACATTCTTAACGAGTGCTGCGAGAGCGAGTACAGCGACGAGAAAGACCACTCGATCTACGTCTCTGGAAAGATCATCATCGAGCGCAAAGGTGTTCCACTTCTCATGCTTCGTCGTCCGAAGAAGCGAGACCGCAACGGCGTCGAGTTCGTCTACGCTGAAGCGAAGATCATACCGACTCAAGAGAACGTCAATCTGTTCGAAACGATGGCTAACGAAGGATTCGGAATGAAGATCGACGTCTACAACGGCGTTTGCGACTTCAACTACGACCACCTAGGAATCTTTCCTAAAGAGCAGCTCGAAAGAATGAATCTCACTCGACGGAATCTAGTCAAGAGCGAAGAACCTACAGACTTGGAGCCATTACTCTGATGAGCAAGCCGATAACGCTAGAAGAATATGTAGTTCAGTGCAAGATGCATTATGACGGCGGTGAAGAGCGAGACCTGTATGTCGGACAAGAAGACTACTACACTCTGTATCTCAGCGATGCAAAGTTCTTCAGCTCTGTGAAGAACGCTAAGCTGTCTATCGCTTATGATTCGAAGCACAACAAGAGCGCCCACGACTACGTGATATTCAAGGTTCGACGGACGTTCGAGATCATCGGGATATTCCAAGGAGAAACAAATGCTGACTAACCTGTTCATAGTCACTATCGTCTACGAAGTCATCCAGAGCGTCATCATGGCTTACAAGCTCAATAAAGGAATCTGGAGCCAAGCGGAGGAAGAGATGATGCCAGACGAAGACCAGCGCATAAAGGCATATGGCGTCGCTTTTCTCTGCAACGTGTTGTTCATATTAGCTGCGTTGTTTGGCGCTCTGCTAGGCGGCAATATGGCGCTTACGCTCGCTTGCGTCTTCACAGCCTTCTGCGCTTTCGGAACAGCTATGTACGTCTTCTCGTTCGGTCGAGGGAGAAACATCGCTGCGCTTTGGGCGTGCTACAACTTCACCATGATGATCTTGTTCGTCTGGTGCATCTGCAAAGGGATTCAGGGATGAGCGGAATAAAACTTATATTTCTTGGGCTGGTCATGACCAGCGAAGGCATAACTTTTGAAAAGGAGTAACTAGATGACTCTGGGAGAAGAGATACTAGAGATACAGCTCAAAGCGAAAGCTGACAATGACGCTGAGCGTCAGAAGCGCGCCGAACGTGCTGGAAAGAAGGTAGGAGAAGCGCTGAAAGAGATCGCTCAGTCGAATCCATACTTGAAAGAGTTCTTCATTCCGATAAAGAAAGGAATTCTGATGTATCGCGACGAACAGATCGCGCTCATCAACGAGTTCAATTATCTCGGCAATTGGCTGTTGAAGCAAGGAATAGAGATGGTCGGAACATACGACAGATCCGAGTGCAACGGTCAGTGCGTGTTCAGGCTCAAGGACGATCTTCTAGACAGAGGGCAATGCGAATGACAGTAGCTGAACAGAAAGTCAAAGAGCTAGCGTCTAAGCTCGCTGAACAGATTGAGACGTGCGAGAATAGTGGAATGGCTATGGACATGATTCTGCACGGAGTCAAGTGCTATCTGTCCGGAATAGAGGACGGCATCTCTCTTTCCGAAGAGATGCGAGAGCCAGACTACTCCGTTCAGGCTAAGGCTGGCGGAGAGAGACCGATCGTAGGAGACGGTCCTCACGAGACTATCTCTGGCGGTCCGAAGACGACTAACATCCTTATCGACGAGAGAGATCTACCTTGGAACATCAGACCGGGAGCAGACTTATGATACACGATTACAGAGACTTAGAGAGTTTAGAGCCTTTCGACGACGATGAAGAGCTCGTCAAGGCGATCCAGAAACGTGATGACCACATCGCTAAGCTAGAAGCGTTCATCGAGCAAGACAACGACATCAAGGACGCATTCGAAGCATGGGAGAAGGACTGGTGGGAAGATCCGTCTGATCCCAAAGGAGCTGTCGAATGATCGTAGTGAGCATGACATCGTGGGCGAGACGCATCAACAACGTCGTTCCTGTCCTGAACAGTCTGGCTGACGTCAACAGCTACTGTGAGAGATCACTGACAGTCGTCGAACTCAATCTCAGCAAGGAAGAGTTTCCGAAGAGAGAGAAGGACCTTCCGAACGAGCTTCTGTTCTGGAAGTCTCCGACTGCAGATATGTCTCTGTCGATCAACTGGGTGGGACGCAACACTAAGGCTTTCAAGAAGCTCATTCCTACAGTCAAGAAGTTCTACGACAAGGACGTGAAGATCATCACTGTCGATGACGACGTCCTCTATCCTAAGGGCTTCTTGGCTTCTATGGAAGCTGCAGCTGAGGCGAATCCAGAGCACATCATATCGAACAACTTCTGTCGCGGCATGTATCAGGGTCAGCAGTGCGTCAACGGCGCGGGAACGCTATATCGTCCTCGATTCTTCACGCCGTTCCTCTGGGAAGAGCTCAACGACGAGATCATCGCTACGAACGCTGACGACTGGTGGTACTCGTTCTGCCTCTGGATCACTGGCATAAGGCCCGTAAAGTACATCCCGCAGAAGTTTAAGTTCTTCAACGAGGTGAATCCTAATGAGAGCAGCGCAATCGACCCTAGACCAGCTCTACAGCGCAAATGGCTAGAGGTCATACACAGACCCGAAGTATCTGGAGGAGCAGGAAGATGCGGGTAGAGAGACCTAGATACGTAAAAGTCTACAAGAGCAGCGAAGACGGATCTCTGTGGTATCACCAGCTGAACGCTCAAGAGGCTCATCCGTTCAATCCGGACGAGACGGTGTTCTATCTGGAGAAAGATGTCGACGCTCTGATGGCTGGAATAGACATCGTGATAGAGAACAAGGTTAAGTTCCTCGAAGAGTCTGCCGAGAAGTGGAAGAAAGAGTTCGCTGAGAAAGCTGACGAGAAGCTCAGAGAGAAAGAAGAGTTCCTTGTCGAGATGCTGCAGATAGCGACTAAGAAGTTCGTCGAGCAAGAGCTTTGCGGCGAACTGACTGACGCTAACAAGGAAGCGATCAACTTCCTCATCTCTGAGTCGCTAGCTCATGTAGAGGATAAGCTGAAGAAGAAAGAGGACAAGAAGGAAGAGGAACTTCCTCCGTGGGCAGCAAACGAGACCATTGATCCGGTCGAACTGGCCAAAATCGAACTTCAATGCGCAGTAAAGTCTGAAGATGCGCTGGGCATTGCGGAAGCGACAGCCAACCTAGCCACAGCAAAGATGGCCAAGCTGCTCGAAACCGAGAAGAAACCGTATAATGGTGATAAGCCGAAGAGAGAGGCGAAGATGATTGAAGACAAAGAGAAGTACAGAAACGAGTGCGCTAAGAGATCTAACAAGATCTTGGAGCTCCAGGGAAAGAAGGATTTCATCGATAAGCTCGTCGACGAGTTCGGCGACGCATCGATCACGGACATCAGTCTATCAATCGATGAAGATCTAGAGAAGGCTCAGAAAGCCTATGACGATTTCACTAAGGAAGAGACTGAGACGCTAAAGAAGATCGAGGAGAAGTATGATTCTGGAAAGATTCTAGACTTGATCGCTGACGGCTACGACCAGATAGACATGGTAAACGCATATCTGAGAGGAGATCTATGACGCTGTTCGAGAAGTGGTGGGATCACGGCACTAAGACCTTCTGCATCCAGTGGTGTCCCAGACACACTCTACGCTGCTTCTTGAGCTTTCACAACAACGGCGCAAAGAAGGGCAGAGACAGGTGCTATGACGGATCGTTCTGGATCCTCGGATTCTGCTTCAACTACACTAACTGGAGATATGATCGATGACCGAAGATCAATATGGAGAAGAAAGATGATTGAAGCAAAACTGAAGACCTGGGTACTCTGCTGTCGGCCGAGACAGTATCACTCTGGCTGGAATGGCGAAATTCACTACTGGACTAGCAAAGGTTCCGGTGGACATTGGACTGATGACTTGAGTCAGGCTACCCACTATCCCAATAAGGGCAGAGCTAAAGCTACTATGACGGCAGAGAGAAAGAAGTATAAGCAATATCCGTGGTTTGACTTCACGGAAGAGGACAGAATGTTCGTCGGCGAGATAGACACGACTGTACAAATCAACGAGACTGGAGACTAGGGATGAGAGGTTGCGAAGACTGCGAACACTTTGTAGAAGTAGAGCTAAAGAACACTCCGCACAACTGGAGACGGTACTGCGGACTTGGAAACTTCAACATCGATCTCGCTAGCTTCGAAGTCGTGAAGACTTCACACAACAAGACGAGATACCAGAGAGAACGAATCGGATCAGACGGCTTGGAGTATCACAAGCCGAAGCGCTGTCCACTACTGAGGAAAGAGAAATGAAACTAGAAGACATGAACATTCAGCAGCTATTCAAGTTGAATTCGAAGGTAGAAGACTTTCCAGAGGGACTAGGATTGATGAGAGATGGAAAGCCGTTCGACTTAGAGGACTACTTCTTTCAGCGCATTATGGACTTTTTCGATGCGCCAGAAGAGACTGCTCAGAAGCTAGTCGGAAGATGCTTCAAGTCACCATACGGCGGAACATACATGATCAAGATTCTCGGTCTCAGAACTGACCGAGACAACAAGTACTGGAACAAGTCTAAGCTCTGGCAGGAGTTCATCTACGAGAGTATAGAGAAGGTTGGAAGAGGATGGGAATTTCCTGACTACTCTCATCTCCAAGATGATGACGATCTGAAGGATATGCGCATCACACCATTCGCTGAGATTAACTACGCGTCAGAAGAGATGTTCAACATAGGCAAGGATGGCAATCTGTATGTGGACTACTGGTGCAACAGAGACTACTCGAAGCTGCAAGAAGTCGATCCGAAGACGTTCAACAAGCACAGAGCTGAAGCTTACAAGAAATGGAAAGATGAGAATGCAGATGATGAGTGATAACCGAATGACGAGCGCTGATGCGATCGACCAAGAGATTTTGTCTGATCTAGCAAAGGGCGTAAAGGTTGAAACGACTACTGGATGGAAGGCGAAAAAGACAAGGCTTTAGACTTGTACAAGAAAACTAAAGAAATCAAAAAGTGGAAAGATCCGCGGGAGACTAAATAATGGAAGCATTTTTAAATTTCTGTCAGAATAATCCGGGATTAACAATTATGGGTATGATTTTTGTGTACCTGATTATTGATTCTATTGCTGGAATTTTCAAGAAAAATAAGGAAAACTAATGGAACACGATTTGAAATTCTGGAAGAAGCTTGCTACCGATATGGTGGTAGTCCTCGGTAACAATCCGTATATGGCCAAGGCAGCAATGATGTCTTGGATTACGAAGATGGGTGACGCCGAAGAACAAGTGTCATTGCTTGCTCTTTCTGACAATATTACAAAGCGATTACTGGAAATTAAACCGGAAGAATGGAAATAATGGATAAATTATATATTGTTAGACATACAGATATTGCATTAAAAACTATAGGAGTATACGATGACAGCAGAAGAAGCAAGAAGCCAGAGACACTCAGCAGAAGACGAGAAGGTGGGACACAAGAATACATTCAACCTGCTCGTAAGCGACTATGTCAACGATATAGAGCGCAAGATAAGGAAGGTCGCGTGTTACACTGACGCGGCTATCTATTCCTTGAAAGACTTGTGCAACCGCACAGACGTCGCTGACGAGATCGTGCGTCAGCTGAGAGAATCTGGGTTTAAAGTGACTCCAGACGTGAGATGCTATCTTGGGACCAACGTGATGTGGGTTGACTTGTACATCACCTGGTGAAAATGACTGAGAGGATTCGAAGAATGACACAGGAAATAGAATTCAAAGAAAGCGAGTTCCTTGCAGAACTCAAGTCGGTCGTAGCAGAGATAGGCGGTGAGCTGACTATGTCGTACAATAGTGACGACATGTCATACGTCGTAAACTATACGAGGAACGGAATTCCGTTCAAGATTAGCCTTGAAGCGCTGGAAGCAGTGTGCAGCATAAATGGATCTGGAACTCTTCGTGAAACACTGCTTAGCGCGACCGACTTGCATAATGATGAAGAGAGATGACGAAGAGCTCTGATTCTAAGATGTCATTCAGCGAGTTGACTACTGCTCTAGGTCAAACGACACAGTTGCTGAATTGCTGTCCTTATGGAAGTCAAGATTGGATCGAAATAAACAAGAGACAAGAACAATTATACAAAGACTTGAGAGATGGCAACTACCTATGACAAATAAAGAGCTGCGAGAGAAGCTAGAGAAGCTTCCTGACGATATGGATGTATGGAGCAAGATTGCAGACAAGCCTATCGATGAAGTCTATGATGAAAACAACTGCGATTGTGGCGAGTGGAAAACCGTCATAATGCTTGAGTAAGTATGAGGAAGAAAGATGACGATAACTGATAAGCACATTCTGTTCTGGGGCCAGTGGCCCAGCAACTTCGCATGGTCTCCTATAGAGACGGTCACGTTCGATGGAGACAGACGACGCTTCTTCAGCGTAGAGCAGTGCTACGCTTGGAGCAAGGCTCTGTACTTCGGCGACTTGGACACGATGAACCTGATCGAGAAGCTAGACTTCTACGAAGGAAGATCTGATCTCGCTAAGAAGCTCGGGAGAACGACTAAGGACTTTGACCAGGACGCTTGGAACGCTGTCTCTTACGACATCATGCTCAAGGCGTGCCTCAGCAAGTACAGCCAGAACAGAGTCTTGCTAGACAAGATCACTGATCCGGCTCTCGAAGGAAAGAAATTCGTAGAGGCTAGTCCAGTAGACATGATCTGGGGCATCGGACTTCGTGAAGCAGATCCGCTAGCAGACGACGAGAACAGCTGGAAGGGCGAGAACCGTCTAGGCAAGGTGCTCGACGAAGTCAGAAAGAAGCTGCTGGAAGGCTACAGGGAAGATCTGAAGTACTAGAATAAATAGCTTGTATGCAAAAGAAATATCTCACTGAAGTTGTTCTTCTAACTAAGTCTTACAACTTGACCGACTTTAAAGACTGGTTGCACTGGCACTTGGACATCATCGGCTTCGATCACTGCCACATCTTCGATAACGAGAGCTTAGTAGACATAAAGTCTGTCTGCGATCAGTATAAAGATAAGGTAAGCTATGAGCTAGTGAAAGGCTGGCCAGATCAGTATAACCTGTACAATAGATACATCAACAATGAGAGTCCTGCTTGGTGGGTTCTACCTATTGATGATGATGAGTATCTATACGTATCTGACAAGTATCAGAACAATATCGACGCCTTCTTGCTCAGCTGGTGTAAGTCACATAGAGACTGGAGCAAGATATGCATCGGCTGGAGAAATCTATTCCCATCTAAATTCACCGATGAGAGAACGAATCCTCATAGGATTCTAAACGCTACTGCGTGGTCAAATGAGGCTAGTCAGGTATGGCAAGCTGGAAATAAACCTGTGAAGACATTTGTGCTCACTACACACAAATACGAGTGGTCTGACAGAATAGGCCACAGTACACATGATCCACTGATCGATGGAAGATACGAGCCAGGAAAGACCATCTATGGAACTGAAGTGAAGAATAGCTGGCAGGTAACGGCAACTCCGGACGATGCAGACTTGATTCTCTATCATTATCAGTTCGTATCCAACAAAGAGTGGCAGTATAAGTGCAAGAATCGAAAGAGCCCGGGATCTAAGACCTTCGTCAAGGACTTTCCGATCTTCTATTCTAAGCTTTACACATTTGCTCTAAACGAAGACAATAGAGTCGTTAACTTATTCGAGAGGTAATTTATGCCGAGTTGGGAAGAGTATTGCTTATCTCAGGAGAGCAATATACAGAAGATGTTCCCTAACAAGAACATTAAGCATCCGTCAACATTCACCGAGAAGATACAATGGCTTAAAATACACGACTCGTCTTTTCTAAAGACATACTGCACTGATAAGATAACTGTTCATGAATATTGTAAAAAGAAGTTAGGTAAAGATATATGCATTCCTATTCTGAAAGTCTATAATAATGTAGACGAGATAGATCTCTCGGAATTGCCAAAGTCTTTCGTAATTAAATGCAATCATGGAAGCGCAATGAATATAATCGTGGAAGACAAGTCGAAATTGAATTTATCTGAAGCGAAGATGAAACTTAAGAAGTGGCTAAATACTGACTTTTCAAAATTCAGTGAACTACATTATAAGCTAATTCCTAGAAAGATATATATCGAAGAGTTCAAATCAAATATCGGTAAATCTGATCTTACAGACTATAAGCTATTTTGTTTCAATGGAGTTCCTAGGTTTTGGCAAGTTATAACTGATAGACGAACGTCTGAGAAGATCTCTCATTATGATATGGATTGGAAGTATGCTCCAATATATGACTGGAGAGATTATGGGTCGATCAGCAATATTCCAAGACCTGAGAATTATGAATTGATGGTCGAATATGCGAAAAAGCTATCTGCAGATTTTAAGATGGTTAGAGTAGACTTCTATGAAATAGACGGTATGGTGTATTTAGGCGAGCTGACTTTTACACCAGCAAACGGGAAACAGATTTTTAAGAATTCTAATGCTGATAAGCTTATAGGGGATATGCTACAACTTCAATAGTTTTTTCATTGTATAATAATCAGACCTTTTATCATAATGACGTTCATTTGATAGAGGTTCTATTTGATTATGAAATATACAAGCTATTGTATTAGATCTCTTTTGTACATGAAAGCCCAGAGGTATGTTTTTTATGTTATACTTTTTACATAATAAGGCATAAAGCATATCGTCTTCTGTTAATTTATATTTAAGAAATTCATTTAGAATTTCTTTATTAAAACCACTAAAAGCATTTGGTGGAAATAGAGTAGAATATCCACATAATAATTTAAGCCCAAATCTACTGACTGATTCTAGACCTACTCTTGAATTTTCATTTTCTTTCCATTTCTTGTATAGCATCTCAGCATAGTTGCATGTGTAGATGCAGTCATCGTCAGCGCTAATGACAGGAACGTCGCGATACTTGTCCATCGTGAAGAGGACTTTCTTAAACGCTTTGTAGTTCTTGTAGACCCATAAGACTTCGATGAGATCGTTCTTGACAAACAACTTCAAGTTCGATGGAATCTCGTCCATCATCTTCGGAAACTCTTCCTCGCTGAGGACTAGAACGATGTGAAAGCCAGGGCACTGCTTGAGAAGGCTGTACAGTGTCTTTGATACGGTGTCGATCCTGGCCTTCCAAGACGTGAGGCTGATAATTGCTTTTTCTCCAGCGTACTTCTTGCCGAAAGTTGGATAATTTTCTCTAGTGTATTCTTCTCTCATAGTCTATTTATCAGTAGATCCAGTCACCGCGATCTAAGTCGTAGTTGTTCATCATCCCCATCGATTATTGACGAAGTCGTAATTTCTTTCCCACCACTCTTCGCTAGCTTTTCTTCTATTCTCTAGATCCCGAGATTTCTTCAACGCTTGCTTATAGTAGCCGTCGTACTTTGTGATGAGCTTCTTAGTGCTCAGCTCAGCTGGTCTTCCGATCCACTGTGGGTTGTCCTGAAGGAACTTGATCTGCTCGTCTCTCTTTTTCAGCCAGATCTCTGAGATCTCCTTCCACTCTTCTGCCGTTCTCGGCAACTTAGACTCTAGAATGAGAGGCTCAGATGCTAAGACGTCGATCGCTTCCTCAAATGACATCTTCATATTGAAACCCTTTTCTAGTTGACTGACAGAATCTCTACTTCTGGACTGCCTTCACTGAGAATATCGCTCAGAGCTTCGATGATCTCATCCTCGTCGTCCGGATTCTCTAGCCAGACAGTGTCTTGTCTAGCTTAGTCGCCCTGATACTTTGCTGTTCTATAGAACTCAGATGCGCCAGCCTGGAATGCGTCGTTAGCGTCAGCGCTCTTCTTAACTGCAGCTGCATCTTCTTCGTCGAGGAAGTCGTCAGCGTGTGCGAACTCGATAGCAGCGGGCATGAAGATGTCCATCGGAATGTACCAAGTGTTTCGGTTCTCGTCGCGGTATCTCTCTAGAGCAGCGCATGCCTTAGCCTTGCCGTTCGAGTTCTGGGCGAGAATTCTCAGCGCGTCGCTGTTTCCGAGAGTCACTTGCTCGATATTGATCGGAGTCTCGAACCGGAACGAGTCGACGCTGTTCTCGACTCTCATTGTGATCTTGTAAGGAATCTTGCTTCCGTCTAGCGGCTCAGCGCCAGGAAGGGCATCTTTGATATTCTTCATGAGCTCATCGAAGTCGTAGAAGTGATCAGCGTACTCGATCTTGACGATTTCGTATCCGTTCGCTACTAGCTTGTCGACAACCTTCCTCTTGTACTCTGGCCAGACTTCTAGGCACTTCTTGTAGCGGTTGTAGATGTTCTGATTGTAGCGGCGTATCTCGGCGTCTCGTCCATCGTTCCGCACCTTCTCGTAGTGAGCGTTCGACAGGTAGTAGAGAGTCTCACGCTCTTTGCGGTCGAACAGGTCCTTGCCTCTTCTGTTAGCCCAGCCAGCGACGTCGTTGACTGCGAAAGGAGCAGCAGCGTCATCTGCTTTGCGCTTCTCTTCGTCTGTCAGCGGCTTCTTGCTGCGTTCGTATGAGAAGTCAGGGAAAGCGTCGATCAGCCTTCTAGCGGCAGCTTCTTTCTTGGTTCTGTCGAAAGATCTAGCTTCGGTGATGCTCATGCCGGATCTTCTGATAATTCTTAGCGCTTCGTGTAGTTTCATAATTTCCTCTTTTTATTTATCACCAGAGACGGAAACGACTTCTACTGCGTCTACCATAGGATTTCTCACCTCCGAGATAGACAGAGTCCCATTCCTTCACGACGTCTCTCTCGAACAGGTTATCCAGGTAGCTGCCCTTGAATGCGCTATTTCCAGCATAGCTCACAGGTGTCAGCTTCTCTCTGGCGAGCTTCTCTGGATCGAACTTGTACTCGACCCACTTTCCTTGTCTGTTTCCTTCCTCTACGTCTTTCTTGAGCTTGTTGAAGCCTTCATCCGTTAGATAGTAGAAGTACTTGTGTCTTCCTCCGCCTGGCTCGCAGAGAACAATGTGATTTCCCTGAGTCGCTTTGATCGCCGCAGCCTTCTCTTCTCCAGTGTCTTCTAGCTCATCCGTCTGACCGAACTTGTTTAGCTTCAGATAAGGGAACTTGCTCATCAGCTCTTCGCACTTCGCGAGCCAGATGCCGTGATGACCGTCTTTGCCCATCGACCTCGTCAGAGCGTTCCACCATCTTCTGCTTCTCGCCATGCCGTAGGCGTTAGCTCCTCTGATGTCTTCTCGGTCGATCTGTTGGTACGCCCACTGGTGAACCATCTCGTGAACTAAGACGTTTCTGAACGTCTGATAGTTTCGAACGTCTTCGTTTACTCGTATAGCCGAGCAGAATACCTCGTTCTTTCTAGGGTCATAGTCTGACGTGCACTTTCCAAGCGATCCAGACTTGCTCGGCATAAAGAAGCGTGGTTCTTTCAGCGTCCCTTCGAAGTACTTCTTGTTGAATATGCTCCACTGAACTTTGATGAATCCTGTGCTGACGTCGACTGGAGCTGCAGGATCAAGCTCTTTAGGTCCCCTAGGATTCTCTGATGAAGATGATGCAGCTTCAGCCTTTCTCTTCTCGCGACGATCCTTAGCTCTCGCTCTTCTCGCTTCTCTCTGCTCGGGAGTCAATTCTCGCTCAAGAATCATGTCTAGAAGGCTCATTCTACCACCTCCGGTCCAGCATCACGGTCGACGTAGACGGCGAGCCATACGCGCTCTTTAGCCGTCTCTAACGGGATGTCCTGATCGAAAGCCTCGAACATGACAGACTCTAGCTGGTCTAGATCGGGGCTGAAGTTCTCTTCCTCAGCCTTCTTCAAGACAGCTTTGCGCAAGGCGCTGATGTACTCAGCTTCCTTCTCCTCGACCTCGGTCAAGAACTGGACGCCTAGGTTGACCAATTTGGTCAAAGATTCAGATAATCTCATAAAATCTCCACTATAGGGGTTTAGAAAAGCTTCTGTTTTATTTATATTGTCTATGTAACCTCAACAAAAGGACCAAACTATGACCGGTAAAGAAAACATCGACAGATACGTCGAGGCGAGCAAAACGCTGGACAAGCTCTATGACTTGACGTACTGGGTAGCCAACAAGCTCGGTTCGATATATATCAGCGGCGCAGGATATTACGAGTTCAAGGGTATCGAACGGAAAGGTGACCGGTACGAGATCACGGTCGACTGGACCGTGTCGGGCGAAACTAATTACGGCGAGACGTTCACGGTTCCTGCAGAGCTGTGCGAGAAGTGCTTCTGCAAAGAGACACGAGACGAAGCGTATGCAGAACTGAAGAAGATCAAGGACGAGGAACGCCGTATTCGCGAAGCCGAAGAGAAGGCCAAGTTCGAGAAGGCGCAGGCTGAACAAAAAGCCTTTGAGAAGGAACGTCGTCGCAAGCAATACGAAGAGCTCAAGAAGGAATTCGGAGAATAATCTCTATGAAGAAACTGCAAAAGTTCGCTAAGAAGATTGAAGAAGAGCTAGATCTCGACGGAGCTGAAGTCGAGATCATCACTACCTCGCTCGACGGCATACCTCGTGTAAAGGTGACCTGGCGAGGGATCAGCACTGACTTCACTTCGGAGAATATTGACAACTTCAATGTTGAAGAGTTCCGTGAGGCGCTCGTCGCTGAAGACGTATTCAGGAAAGGACTCGGAATATGAGCGAACAAACGATGTCGAAAGAAGAATTTTCAGCTATATGCAAAGAGTGTGGACTTGAGGTCGAATATACCAAAATTGGTCCAGGAATGGACAATGTCGTAGCATACGTATCGTCACCTATGCTCAGAGACGGCAGATCTTCCTTTGCATGGTGGAGCAACTATGTTCTCTCGAACCACGGAATCTTCTATGGATTCTATGAAGCTCTATGGCGAGAGACGAGCACTGGAAAGTATACGCTGAACGGAAACGATCTAGGAGACTGCTTATCGTATGTCAATGATGAAGACGAACTCCGTGAAGTTTGTCTCAATGCGATTGATGCTTTGAAACGACTTGAAAGAGACGAGTCATATCGGCCAAAGCATATAGACTTGAACCGAGGAAAGTATGAGCGAGAAAAAGAATAATAAGCTTTCGAAACCTATCTATGCGCTGTATGGCGGACAACCTATGAAGCTGCCGCAAGATCTGATCCTGCTAGACTTCGCTTTGCGTGAGCTCAAACACGCAGGATACGATGGAGACCTGTACGCGGACGCGAAGTGCAAGCGCTCGCTCGGACCTATGAAGAAATACCTTTAAGGAGACAAACAATGACAACACTATCCTATCTTCTCTTACTCGCTCCAGCCGCTGAAGGACTATGCATCGCGTGCGGACTCATGTCGGGAATTCTCGCTCTCGGCGGAGTCATATACATCATCTACATGTGCGGAGGCTTCAACACATACAACAATGATGAACCGCCAGCTGGAACTAGCAAGAAGTGGCCAGTGATCGCGTTCACGCTGACTATCGTCTTCGCTCTCATGGCTGCGATCATGCCAGACCGCAAGACCGTCTACATGGTCGCTGGCGTCGAGACGATCAACCGCTTCTCACAGACTGAAGTCGCTAAGGAGCTCGGCGAGAGCGGAATGAACATCGTGAGGGACATCACGACGATGATCCACACCTACACGATGGACGCAGTCCGCGAGTCTAAGGCGAAGAACGGAGGCAGCGATGGCAGAAATTGAAAAGATGGGTTACAAGGTTCAGCTTTGTAAAAATGGCTCTGGCAGACTTGAATCTATCATAGTGAGGTGGTAAACTGATGAGTACATGGAGAATTAAGGAAATCTTCAGTCCGAAGTACAATATGACGCTGTATATCCCGCAGCAGAAGGGGCTGTTCTTCTATAGCAGCTTCCCCTATAGTGAATACTGCGAATACATCGAGAAGCGGCACAATATGACTGGCGAATTCGAGCTGGTCAAAGGGGACGGTCTTGATAATCGTGTCGGCTTCAAGACAGTTGAAGGCGCGAAGCGGATGATCAAGTATTACCGAGAATACTGGTGGATTGTCGCCGAACACGAGAAGGCCGAAAAAGAAGCCCGGAAGAAGGGCAAGAAGTTCAAGAGCAGATACATCGTTGTGGACTAATGAAGAAACCTAAACACGGAGAAATATATGACCTCTGACAAAATCCAAGACATCATCGACCAGAACATCCAGCGTAGGCTGTCGAGCCGAGCGAACCTGCTCTTCTTGAAGCTCTGCATCAGCTCACTCTCTGAGAAGATCTGGATCGCTGGAAACTCTCTGAACGCTGGCGAGTGCCACGACATCGACGTCTTCTTCCCTAAGAAAGGCTACGGACTCGGAGGCTGGAACGAGGAAGAGATCGACCTAGACGGAATAGAGAACTGCATCGATGAGTACAACAAAGAGTTCTCCGAGAAGATGGGCAAATGCGAGATTCTGCACACGAGCCAGAACGCTATCACGGCCGAGTTCAAAGGAGTCAAGTACCAGTTCTGCAAGTACCAGAAAGAGACGATCCAGGAGCTCGTCGAATCGTTCGACTACGCTCACATTCAGATCGGGTGCGTGGTTGACTTCGAAGAAGATGGAGAAGAGAACGAGCCCAAGGTCGACGAAGTCTACTGCACTGACGCTTATCTAGAGGCGCTGTTGACGCACCGGACGTGGTACGTGGGTTCTGACTATCCGCTAGGATCGATCTTCAGAGCAGAGAAGTACAAGCGCTACGGCGAGATGCACAGCAGCGAGTACAAGAAGTCCGTCGTGAAGGCTCTCACTGACTTGATACGTCGCGGCTACAAGGACTACCAAGACTTCAAGGACTCGATCGGCGCAATCGATCTGCTGCTCTTCGACCGCTCTACGTCTGACTGCCTCTTCCACTACTTCGAGGCTTGCGCCGAGCGTGGTCTGGTCGCTTCGATCAAGTCTGGAGATGAGGAGAAGCTGGACCAGTGGCAGTTCGAATCGATGATGAATGATGAAGAGTTCCAAGATCCGAATATCAACCAAGAGAAGACTCTAGACCTAGAAGAGCTCTTCGCTCCACCGAAAGAAGAACCTAAAGAAGAATCTAAAACCGAAGAGAAGAAAGAATGAAGTTCGATGAAGCCAAAGAGATCGTAGACGAGTTATGGAAAGATCAACCAGATCTTGTCGTATTCGGAGTGAACGAATTCAACAATCCCACGTTGAGCGTCTCTTACGGGACTAACAACAAGCAGTGGTTCAACATGGAGAAAGGTCAACACGGCTGGGACCTCTGGATCGACAACAGGTTCATCACGTACCGCATGTACACGCTCGACATTCGTCTTGAACCTGTGAAGATGAAGATGAGAAGCATAATGCTCAGCAAGCTTCAACCCGACATGCTCAGATCCTTCTTGATGGGTCAATTAGCGCTAGCTGCTGTTGCGCAAAGAAAGTAGATCAGAGTACGCGTATAGGCTACAATAATAGACCGAGATTGAAGTCTCGGTCTCTTTATGTTTAGATGAAGTTCTTGATCAGTCCGAGCTCTTTCGACAGAGTCTTGGATATGTCGTCGAACACAGCAGTGATCTCGCTGTAGTCTTCGAACTTCTCGCCAGTAGCCTGAACAGTGTCGATGAAGTCTTCGATCTCTTCTACGGCTTCTTGAGCTTCGAAGTTCATAGAGTCGGCCTTCATCTCGCTCTGAAGGTTGAATCTGATGTTCTTTCCGCTAGCCAAGCAGACTTCGACGAGCTCATCTGCGAAGTCTCTCAGAGCGTCGTAGATCGCCTCGAAGTGCGTGTGCTGGAATCCGGACTGGCAGCACCAGTGCCAGCAGTGAACCTGGTCAGCGAACTGGAGTGACTTTCCAGCCAGCTCATATAGCTCTTCTACGTTAGCCTCTTCGAGATAGCTCTCGTTGATAGCTCTCTTTCCGGATTCCTTAAGAATCTTCATGGCTTCGTCCATTGACATTTCTTCTTTCATAACTTCCTTCCTATGCTCTCTTAATTTTGTCTTGAGTGAACCGAGATCGTCCACGAAGAATTTCGTTTCTTGCAGCTTTGACGGATAACCGTAGTAGTGAACTGCATAAATGACGTACTTGTAGCTGAAGTCTCTTATGAATCCGAGCTCGTCTGGTTTGTCATCGCCTACGTGATTGACTTCCTCCCATGAGCAGAGATTGACAGGGTCTACTCCACGAATTGCCCAGCCTAGACAAGTTAGCTCGAAACCGTCTCCGTGAAGCTTATTTGATGAGTGAACGGCAGCGACTCCACCGTTGCCCATGCTGTCGACTAGTTTATGTGCTGATTTAAGTGCTGAATCTACAAGACTCATTCTCGATTTCCTTATTCTCTTTATTTATATCCGCTCGGGTTTACAAAAATATAGAAGTTTCTTATATTTTCATTGTACAACTCGAAAACGGAGGATCTATGTCCGCTATGAAGTACATTCTCGATAGTGATGTCGATGTTCAAGATCGACTGGGACTGTCGGTTTGTAAAGACCATGTCAAGGTGACTGGAGAATACACGTCTGACTCTGTCGCCAAGTTCAAGCTCACCTGGAAGGCTGAGCAGGCTATGAGGAGGGCTCATCGCGGTCGCGTTCCGGTCTTGACTAAGACACACTTCTACTGCTTTGACGGCAGAGGAACCGCAGAACTAGGAAGAAAGGAGTACTGATGACTTTTGAAGAAGCTAAGCAGACAGCGCTAGACGTGATGAGCGACTATCCCGACTGGATCGACGTTACAATTTCATCACAGGAAGGAAAGACGTTCGTCCAGATCATGTATGACAAGTCCCGCAAAGGAAAGCGTGATGAAGATATGACGATCTGCGACGAGGGCTGGATAGTCTACAATCAGTGGTACGAGGATCTGAACCTGAAGCCCGTTCGAGGCATTCCTGAGTACTCGGCGCTGATAGGAATCGAGCGCGGACATCTATACGAGTTCCTGTGTCGACAGATCGAGATGGTCTCACACATCACATACTAAAATAAAGGAGACAAAAAATGAAATGGACATATAAGTATGAAGCAGAAATGGACACGAATGACGGAGACTATATTTATAAGTCAGGCGAACTTGGTGTCTATGATGACGCTGACATTGAACAGATGAAAGCAGTACACATGACTATGATGTACTTGAACGCTTATGCAGAGAAGTTTGATGATGGCAATGCAGACGATGATGAAGTAAGAGAGGCATTTGCGGAAAAGTGCAAGTCTTATGGACTTGAAGAAGCAGACTATAAGAATTTCCACATAGATGGATATCATTACAAACCAAGAGATCCAAACTGCGACAGCAATGCTCACGATCTGGAATTCTCATTCAAGCGTCTTCCTGCAGATGTCGTAGAACAGAACGTAGATGAGTTCGGCTTGAGACAGTACTACAATGTAAATAGAGGTTAATATGGCTACCGCAGCAGAAAATGCGAGAAAAGTCCTTAATTCAATCAGATCGAAACTCAAGCTGGATAAGTTTCCTCGTGGAACATTTATCGAAAGTTTTGGTGAGGATCTCGCATACATCCGATACAACGGTTGTATTGAAGACCGTTTCTCTTCTGGTGAACTGACTGTCGATGAAGCCTATGGACGTGCACAGAAGATAATCGACACTTGTGGCGCACCTAAGCTGAACACCTCTGACGATTTCCTTGCTCCAGAAGACCTTCCACCATGCATGTTAGGTTAATCTAGAATTTACGGTTTAGATTTCTCTCGGATTTACTTATATTTTCTCTGTAACTTCAACAAAGGACCAACTAATGAGAATTGAGACTAAGTACATACAGTCAGACGCTCTGCGCTGCGGCATGGATCTCTGCAAGGAGATCAACAAGTTCGGCCATGAAGCTTACGTGGTCGGCGGCTGCGTCCGCGATCTCGTCCGCTGGGGCTTCGGTCAGACTGACAAGCCCGAGATCCACGACGTGGACATCGCTACGAACATGCCAATCGATGCGCTGAAGAACTGCTTCCGCACGGAGAGCAACAACGGCGAAGCTCACGGCACGATCCTCGTCTTCCACATCTACGGCTATCCGTTCGAAGTGACTCAGTTCCGCAAGGACGGCGCTTACAGCGACGGTCGTCATCCCGACACGGTAGACTTCACGAGAGACTTCAAGGAAGACGCTGCACGTCGAGACTTTACGATGAATGCTATCGGCATGGACGGTGACGGCAACCTGATCGATCCTTTCGACGGCATTCACGACATCGACGTCGGCATCGTTCGAGCTGTCGGCGACGCTGACGCACGCTTCAAGGAAGACTCCCTCCGCATCATTCGCGGCATCAGGTTCTCTGTCAACTTCGGCTACGAGATCGAAGCTGAGACACAAGCTGCGATGAAGACGAACGCTGCTCTTCTGAACAGTCTCTCTAACGAGAGGGTCCGCAAAGAGATCGCTGCCGTCAAGAACAAGGACTGCGGCTTCCAGCTCTTCATGAACAAGCTCGGCAAGCTCGACGCGCTGGACAATCATCCTATGTTCGAGTGGATCGACTACCACGCTCTTCACGTCGCTGCTCTGCGGTCTAGGGACTTCGGCAAGACTTCTGTCTTCGCTATGATGACTCTCTTCAGCCACCAGAGCGACAGACAAGCTGAGCTGTGCCTTCTCACGAGAGAAGAGAAGAAGCAAGTGAAGTGGTTCCAGAAGTTCTGGGCTAAGCGCGACGAGATGACGCTGCCTTGGGCAGAGCTCATCGAGTTCGTCAAGGGCGACTGGAACACGTTCATCAGCATTCTCGACAATCGAGATCTTCCCGCTTGGGCGAACTACATCCCTCAGGCTATCGCTCTGAGCAAGATGGAGATCGATCAAGCGGCCATCAGCGGCAAGCTGATGGATGAAGGCTATGAGCCTGGTCCCGTCTTCGGCGACATGGTTCGAGCCGAGATCCAGAAGATCTACCAACAAGAAGTGGATAAGATGTAAATAACTTGTTTACAAATTGTTCAGACTTTGTTTAGTCTTTGTTTAGGGACAAAAAGAGAGACGGTCTTCACGGCCGTCTCTTTCTCGTTAGCGGAATTTCATCAGGACTCGTCGTTCTCCTGCTCTTCAAGAAAGCGATCCATCTGCTCAGCGGCTTCCTTCGGCGTGTAGCCGTCTTTGAAAGCCTGAATGAACTCTCCTCTCCACTCGTCAGTCACATAAGAGTTAGCAGTGACTGGACCGTAGCCGAGCTTTATCATCTCCCTCTTGCACATGTCCATCCAGTCGCTAGCGTCAGTGTTGCTCTTGTCGACGCGACGACCAGACTCACGGATGATCTCTAGCGCTTCTTCGACTGACATGCTCTCGTTCTTCTTGCCGAGCAGCTGCTGTCCGATCCGCTCGATGATCTGGTCAGTGTTGAGAGCTCCGTCCTGGACGAGCTTCAAGATGTCGTATCCGCGAGAAGCCAAGAACTCTTTAGGATCTAGATTCTTGAGACCACATAGAGTCAGAACGACGTGGTCGAACTGAGCCTTCTGGACGCGATCCATAGTCTGGATGCGCTTGACTGCCTTCTTCTTCTGGAGCGCAGGTGCGCTGTCGACGATCTCGGTAGCGTATCTCTCGAACGACTCGGTCAATCTGTCCCACTTAGAGCAGTTGTCACGGATCGAAGAAGCGCAGTCGAACTCGCTCATTCTGTCAGCGTAGAAGTCTCGAATCCAAGACTCCGCATGTTTCATCTTGCTAGGATCGATGACGATTCCTATAGAGCCTAGAACGTCAAGAACGCGGTTCTTGTAGCTCTTGTAGCTGTCGCCGAAGAATCCTTCGTTGATGCACTCTCCGAATGTTCTCATTACTGATACTCCCAGTGAAGGTTTCTGATGCCGCCGTCATAGTCGAAAGCGCGGCGGACCGGACGAACCTTCTTCCTCTTGGTCTCTTCGATCTTAGCTCTCACAGTGCCACGCTTTGCGGGAGCAGCCTTCTTAGGATCAGCCTTCTTCTGAACGGAGTTGAACTCCTTCTCGTACTCTGCGAACATAGCTAGCAGTTCGGGATCTTTGATTTCGCTTAAGTCCATGATATTACCTCAGTTTATGTTATTTATACTTTATCTATTTAGATTTCTCACGGATTTTCTTATATTTACTGTGTAACTTCAACAAAGGACCAGCTATGAAGAGAATCATCAACACCTCTATCATGAGGAAAGCGTGCCGCATCGAATACAAGACCGAGGACGGCTTCATCACATTGAGCTTCAATGAAGATCAGACCGAGTACACGATCAGTCCGATCAAGAACAGCGAATACCTGGTTCTGATCCAGACTGAAGGCGCGTCGGAAGGACCTATGACGGCTGTCCCGTGGTGCGATCCGGTCGACACTTGGCTGAGCGAAGGCCGCTTGTCCATCTACGACGAGAGCCAGATGGACGTAAACACTGTCTTCCTCGCTACGATGATGTATGCAGAGCTCCAGAAGCTCAACAAGAAGATGAAGATAGCTAAAGCGGCTGTCGAACTCGGAAAAGCCCTAGAAGTATAAATATCCTATAAAGAGGAATTTATATGCGGAAACTAATCTCAGAAAAGCGAGAGAGGAAGACTTTCGACACATTCATGACATATCTGATGGATCAGGACGGCAGGTGCTCTGCTGACGGCGGAGACCACACCTTCTACTGTCTCAAGCTGAACGACGAGAACTTCAGCTTCGACGGCTACGACAAGTTCAAGGAACAGATCGACAAGGAAGGGCTCTACGACTGGTCCTGGGTCGCAGGTCTGATTCCGAACAAGAACCTGGAAGACGGAAAGGTTCCAGTCAGCTGGCTTCCGATCTTCGGCGATCCTAACCGCTATGTAACGAAATGGTTACGTAACGGCACGCCGTCTGGCGCAGTGGAAGAAGTCTTCCGTGACCGCAGAATGAAGATCAAGGACCGCATCGACTACTTCGCTATTCCAGCAGAAGAGCAGCTGAGCTTGAACGCTCTCAAGGAAGAGCTCGAGAAGATCGGACTTCCTTGCCGCATCAGAAGCCATCACCGCAAGGGCGACTTCTTGGAGACGAACCTCGAGTTCTCTCAAGAAGCATGCAAGAAGTGGAACGACATTCCCGTCTCGGGCGGCTACAAGATCGTATGGCTCATCCGCAACAAGTTCGTCATCAACAAGCACAAGTTCAACTCCGTCCAGAAAGTCGTAGACTACTTCAAGGAGAACAAGGATCTCTACGAGATCGCTGAAGCTAAGGAAACTATCAAGAAGGCTGGAAAGAAGCTCATCAAAGAGTCTAGCTATTCCTTCGAGAAGATGAAGAAGATCACGGAGATCCTCTACGACAACATCGAAGAGCTGAACTACGACGACGCTCAAGACATCGCAGACTACGTCTCCGAGAAGATGGAATCCGAAGACGTGGACCGTGAGTACGTAGCAGAGACGCTAGAGCAGATGCTAGACGACTGCGGCATCCGCATCTCCTTCGACCTGTCTACTCGTCTCGCTAGCAAGATCATAGCGCTATAAATAAGAAAAAGGAATTTGGAATGAAAAAGTTGACTGAAGCAATGCTTGTTCTAGAACGTTCTGGTCTCCTCATAGAAGCATATCCAGGTGAAGGCTACAAGAAGCCAGTGCTGCAAATGCTTCAAGAGATCGAAGATAATGACCGAGATCTCGGAAAGCTAGTAGACTTCATAATCAAAGACAAGTGGGGCGACATCCAGAAGGCATTCAACGAAGCGTCAAGCGAGTTCCGTGAGATCAAGTCAGATACGAGCTGGAAAGGAGATACCTACTACGCTGCTTGGTTCAAAGAAGGATTTGCTCAGAATAGCCGCGATGCTAGAAGCTACGGAAGATACATATTCTCTAAGGTCAGTAAGTTGGCTGGAATTCCGATCAAGTTCAGCAAAGAAGGCGGCGCTAGAAAGCGTGGATCCTGGACTCAGGCCTGGTGCATAGACTTCAACATTCTGACGAAGGATGACGGATCTTATGATCTCAGGGCCATCGCTGAAGTAGTAGGAAATGACGACAAGTACTGGGAAATCCTCGATGAGCTGTATGCTCACAGGAAGGACCGACATGACTCTCATACTCCGAGCGAAGAGGAGAAGAACATAGAAAGTGCGAGAGAAACAAGTATCATTAGAGCTCTCAACAGCATCAGCAGAGCTCCTCTGACAGAGAAAGACTGGGAGAGATTAAAAAGCAGCACAATCGGAAGACAGCTAGGAACGCTAGACAAGCTGAGCGACGAGAAGCTTAACTCGAGAAAGCACGCTATCCTTCTCATGATGGCTAAGAAGTGTCATGGTGAAATTGGCGAGGAGATCGACTTTGGAGACGAAGATGTAAGCATTACTAAGGTGAGCAGATTCCTGAGGAGATGCGGAATCTCTATACCTGACGCGCGCACATATAGGGAACTTGGAGATATTATCTTGGATCGACTGAGAGAGGTCAAAGATTACTTCAAAGATGAGCTAGAAGTTCTCGATCAGTAATTAAATCTTTACATTTCCGGTGGTTTTTATAATCGCCGGAAATTTTGTAGATTTACTGTGGAAGGCTTATAATGAAACCTACATTCAAAGTACTATACGAAGAGTTCAACAAGAACGAGATCCAGTTCGCGAACTGGTTCGACTTCAGTCAGTGGTCAGTCATCAAGAGAGAGCTCTCTGGTCTGATCAAGAAATTCAGAAAGCTAGAGAAGCTAGACTTCAAGAAATCCCAGAAGGAAGTGAAAGAATTCTTCACGAAGAACATGTGGTCGGACGAGTTCAAGAAGTGCAAGAGTCTTGACGAGCTAATCGAGTACTCTATCGAGATGCGACTAGAGCGTCTCTGCATGTACTACTTCTGGTCTAAGTGCGAATATGAAGTGATCGTGTCTTCCTGGCCTCCACGCGAAGGATCAGAGGAGAAGATCGACATCTACGATCAGCTCAAAGCGAACTGGGATATATTCAAAGAACTCGTATTCAAAGAGTTGAAGCTCAGATGACGCAAGACGAAAAGAACAAGTTCGACAGTCTGACGGACACTTCGTATCTATTCAGACTGATCTTCGAGAGAGCTGGTCTCGATCTCACGTGCATACAGATCGACGGAAAAGACTGCTGGCACTTATACTACAAGACGGCCATCGTAGGAGCAGTCACGACCAGGCTATGGGAGACAGAGGCTGACTCTTGCACCTTCACGAACCTGCATCTCTACAAGTACTTCACTGACAAGTTTCCGAAAGTGAAAGACTTCAGGATGTCAGAGTTCTACGAGTACCGAGATGGAAAGCGGGTCAAGTTCTCGTTCGACAAGTTCGAAGACTACACAGACCAGATCAAGAAGTGCTCAGAGTCGCTGGTGAAGCATGATGAAGATGAAGAAGATCCCGACAATCTAGAGGACGCTATCGCTAGACTGAAGGACTTCTGCGACGAGTTTGACGAGAAGTTCTCGAACAACACGCTCTTCAAAGACGTGAGGGCGCTGCTGAACGAGAACGAGAGACTTAACAAAAAACTGAAAGAGGTTGACAATGGCAATGACACTAGAAGAAGCAGTTCAGAAGAGGGAAGAGCTAGTAGCGGAGCAGAGGAAGTATGCTCACGCGATCAAGATTCTGAAGTCGGAGAGCATTCCGGAGAACGGAGCGATCAAGACAGCGATCGCTCTGTACGAGTCGAAGATCAAGATGATCGACGAGAATCTGAAGGATCTAGCGAATCAGGCTCTGGATGCTGAGAAGCCGGAGTGGACTATCGAGTTCAACTTCGAGGGTGAGAGCACTTACATCACTGAGTGCAAGATCGGCATCGAGAAGAACCCAGACAAAGATGATCTGATGACGTGGGACTCTAAGGAGTCTGCAGAAGAGTTCGCTAAGTGGTACGGGTACAAGCACGGCTGGAAGGTCGTTCCAGTCTCTCAGTACAAGAAGAAGTAATCGATGAAGCTGTTCGTAATCTCCGACATACACACGGACGTCTGGTTTCCTTATGCGGTAGAGAAAGACCGCTGGAAGCTCGATGATCCTCCTGAGTCAGCATCGAGGGACACGCTCGAGCACATCTGGAAGATGTACGAATATCCTCTAGACGTGGACGCTATCTTGGTGGCCGGAGACATAGCGAACGACTATCTGACGACGACATACACGCTCAAGTGGCTGTCGGAGAAGTACAAGAAGGTCTACTTCGTCGTCGGAAATCACGAGTTGTGCGTACGTGGAGGAACTCCGAGCAAGAGCAACCTGCAGTTCTTGAACAGCTACGAGAAAGTGACTAACCTGGGACGCTACGCTGACTCCCTAGGAAACTGCTATCTCCTCGACGCGTCGATGCGCGACGGAATCGCTGGGACTATGGGCTTCGCCGACTTCAAGTGCTGCTGCTACGACGTCGCCTCAGAAGTCAGAATGAAGCTCGCTTGGCGAAGGTCATGGTTTGACGGGAATCACTGGAAGCTGCACAGCATGAATCCTGACGACATCTGGGAGTCAGAGAGGGTCCGCATGCACGATCTGATCGGCGGAAAGCCAAAGGTGCTAGTAACTCACTTCACGCCTATTCAGCTCGGGATCACCTTCGACGCTAGGAACGATCCAGGAAACGCTTTCTTCTTTTTCGACGCTAAAGAGTTCTTGGAGGAGTTCGAAGAGGACGCTTATTGGGTGTGCGGGCATACGCACTACCACTATAAGGCAGTATACACGAACGCTAAAGGAGCCAAAGTCACTATCCTGTGTAACCCGAACGGCTATCCAGACAGCTCCCATACAGCGCTCTATGCGCCGAGCGAGAAGCGTCCTAAGACTGCGACATCGATAGGTCTGACTGAAAACGAGCACTTCATCATCGAGATATAAATAAAGAGAATAACATTCAAGGAGTTTTTCTAAGATGACTACTGAAAACGAAAACATCAAGGACGAAGAGCTGAACGAAGCTGAGCTCAGCGACGTGAAGAACTCGATCGCCTCTCTCTGCAAGAAGTACCTCACTGGCTCGTTCTTCGACAAGCTGGTCGACACGAGTGGAATCAAGATCGCCAAGGACATCCTTCTCGGCGACCTGAAGAACATGATCGGCAAGGGCACTTCTGGTCCTGCAGCTAAGAAGTTCGCTATCGCTATCCAGATGGCTAAGAATCCTGTGGCAGTCGACACTATCATGTCGAACTACATGCTCAAGGGCGACGGCATGGGATCTGGCATCGGCTACAGCGAGTCTGCCGAGATTCAGGGATTCCGCGAGTATCTCACTGAAGCCAAGAAGGGCGGATGCTGCGGCGGAAAGAAGAAGCCGTCCGAAGAAGAGATCGAAGAAGCTATCAAGGTCGTGGAGGCTGAAGGCTACAAAGTCAGCCGCATCGAAGAGTCCAAGGAAGACAAGAGCTTCGTCACCGAAGAAGAGATCGAGAAGGCTAAGAAGCTCGTCGAGTCTCGCGGATTCAAGGTTCGCGAGAAGAGAGTCAACGAGTCCGAAGAGGAATACCTGGTCTTGGAGATCCCAGCTGACAAGCTCGGATTCGACGTCGACGAAGTAGAGACTCTCATCGAGATTGCTATGAGCGACAGATCAGTTCCGACCTATCTGCGAAACAGCGTCGAGCACATTTCTACTGATCACGACGACGGAACAGTACATGTTATGGTCTACGATGCAGAAGACGCTGAAGAGGCTAAGGAAACGATCATCAAGCTGATCGACGCATTACTGGAGAACGCTACGGGCATCGAAGCCGAGATCTCCGAAGATCTTCTCGACAACTACAGAAACCTCATCGACAAGGCTGTAGAAGTCTAAAAGATAACAAATCTTTACAAAACAAGCGCCTTAACCGGCGCTTTCTTTGTGTTTTCTGAAAAAAATTGAGATTTTTCTGATTTTGGGGTTTAGATTTCTCTCAGAAGTACTTATATTGTATATGTAACTTCAACAAAGGACCTACCTATGAATATCTGGGACAACAAGATCGAGACCAAGTCCGGCGCCACCTTCAGCCTCCACTACCGTGGCCTCAAGAACAAGACCTACTCCGGATTCCTCCGCAACATCGAATGGCCGCGCAACTGCTCCATCTCGATTCCGAAGACCAAGGGCATGGCTGCATTCCAGGCCATCGTCGACCAGGTGATCGACAACGAAGACAAGTTCAACTCTGCGAACACTCTCGGCCGTCCTCGCTACTACGACATCCTCGCCAACGGCGTCGCAGGTCTGCCGACCGAGAACAAGGTCTTCAAGCTGCGTGAATCCAACCCGGACTTCCACACCTACAAGAACTCCAAGCGCATGTGGTACTACAAGTCCATCGGCGGCAACTTCAACATGAAGTCCATCAAGATCAATCACATGCGTCTGATCGACTCTGTCTCCTTCAAGGAACTCTTCCCGTTCATCAAGAACGAAGAAGTCAAGGAAGTGCTCGAAGCGCTCCGCCGCCAGAAGTTCGAATTCGAAGGCGAGTTCATCAACTTCTGCGACCAGCTCATCGACGCTACTGAGGACACCATGATTCAGTCCTACAACTCCTACATGAAGAGCTTGGTCGGCACCCACAAGACTCTCACCCGCAGCAAGAAGGACGGGACTCCGTCTCTCACTTACTACGTCTACGTCTCTGCGGACGCCTCTGCTGCCGACAAGGCGCTCCAGGAATCCGCTGGTCGTCAGGACATTCCGGCCAGCGCGAACGTCAAGGTCATCGAACTGAAGATGTTCCCGGAAGACTCCATCGCCAACGCCATGACCGACAAGGTCCGCCACGACAAGCTGGAAGCCATCAAGGCTTACTTCGCCGAGCGCAAGGCTGCCAAGAAGTCCAAGAAGGCTGCATAACTCTTTACCATATCTAGCAATAGAGCGGGCCTCTAACTTGAGGCCCCTCTTTCTAACTTCAACTACTCTCGACCCGTTAAGTACATTCCGACGCAGCGGAAAGAGAACTGGGAAAATAATGGTGACATATAAATAGAATGTTCCTATCACTCAAACGAGCAGAAATTCCGCCTTTCTGGGCGGAATTTTTGTGTTCAGAATTTGTCTATATTTTGATCATTTATATAAGGAAACTGCTATGGCAAGAATATACTCAAACTGGAAAGAGGCTTACGGCGAGATCAAGCGCGACGTCTCTGAGAACGGCATCTCTGTCCACACTAAGACCTACCAGAACAAGGACATCGAGAAGAACCCGATGTTCGAGACTAAAGAGATCCAGAACTACTCGTGGGTGCTCCAGAACGCTAAGTCTTCCGACATCACTGGCGTTACGCAGCCGTGGGCGGACGCTGAGTTCAAAGAACGCATCGACCCTAATGATCTCAACCCAGGCGAAGCTTGGAAGCTCAGAGCGGACGTATGGACCGAGTTCCTGATGGACGGCAAGCAGAGCTACACGTACAACGAGCGCTACCACCGCAACGACCAGCTCAACAAGGTCATTCAGTGTCTCAAGAACGACCCGATGACGCGTCAGGCATGGCTATCTATGTGGGATCCGAACGAAGATCCAGACAAGTTCACTGGCGTTGGACGCTGTCCGTGCACTCTGGGCTACCACTTCTTCTATCGTGGCGGAAAGCTCAACATGCACAACGTGATGCGTTCATGCGACATCTACACTCACTTCTGCAACGACGTGTACCTCTCTATCCGTCTCCTCGAGTATGTGGCGATGAAAGTAGGTATGCCCGTAGGAAACTTCCAGCAGACTGTGTTCTCGCTCCACGCATACCGCAAAGACTTCGAAGACAGCATCTTCTAATCTGATCTTCCACTAGAACAAAAAAGAGACGGGCCGCAAGCTCGTCTTTTTCTATAAATAAATTGGAGAAAAAGACTATGGATAGACACGAAGCACTACGCATCATCAAAGAGTCTGGCCTCATCGCTGAGAAGATGACAGAGGAAGAGAAGGCAGCTAAGCGCAAGGCCCGTAGAGAGGCACGCAAGGCTGAAGCTAACGCATACAAAGACGCTCACGTGACATTCAAGACGAACAAGAACTCTGGCATATATAGCGACATAATCTACGAGCTCTGCAAGATGTTCAGTTCTGAGCTGGGCTCATTCGAGATCAGAAAGGGATCAGACGATGGATCCGACTACATGTACATCTTCGATCAGAAGAACGACGCTTCTGGAAATTCTCACAGGGCAGTGATCGAGTTCGATCTGAGACAGATGAGAAAGCTCTGCATCGTCGCTCACCTTGAAATCGACGGCAGAGACACTGGCGACACCTTCGGCTATAGAGACTCCGAGGGAAGTCAGGGAATGTTCACTCAACAAGATCTCAACTGGGAATGGCACGAGTACGCTAAGGGACGTTTCAGCAGCTTCGACATCGACGTAACTATCAACAAGAAGGACTTCTCTGAGTGGCTCAAGAGAATATGCGCAAAGGCTTCTAGCGCTCTAGATCGTGCAGTCGCTATGGCTAACGAAGAGACTAAGGATCCTAGCGAGAGAGGAATTCCTAACTTCGAGCACTTGGAGTTCGAGTTCACAGATGATTCGATCGACTCTATGACTGGAGAAAGGCTTAGATACAGAGTCCCGAAGTCTTTTGTGATGGAGTTCTTCCACAAGAACTGTGGAGAGGACAACAACAGCTACAAGGACTTCAAGAACTTCTTCGACAGCCTGGACATCAGCTACATGAGAAGCATGAGCGAGCCAGCGTCACTCTTCAGAGGAAGCTTCAGCTTCAGCCAGTACAAGTGGTTCAAGAGAGGCGGTGGAGAGCTGCAGGGTCGTCTATGGTCGTTCCCTGCATTCAGTGGATACGAGAACGATGATGTAGAAGTCAAGGGCTGGAAGCTATCTTAACGAAATCTATGTTCCGCTCCACTGAGAGCGGAATTTTTGTGTTCAGAATTTGTCTATATTTAAAGCTGAGGTAACTTTATGAACATTGTAGTCTACGGCTGCGACAACTCTGGAAAGACATCGCTAGCCAATCACATCGCGGACAAGTTCAAGTTCGAATACATCCGCAGCAAAGGCGGTCCCAAGATGGACCTGATCGAAGTTCTCAAGTACATCCACGAGAATCTCTGCTCTGGCGGAAACAAAGTCTTCGACCGCTTCACGCCTATCGAGGAGTTCGCCAACGGCATCGCTCTCCGCAACGAGAACAAGATCGCCACGAGCTTCATCGACACCAGCGACTTTTTCAGCTCTGTCAGCCTGTTCATCTACGCTCGTCCCGACATGGAGACCGTCAAGAACTTTGGCGATCGTGAGCAGATGGACGGAATTATCAAGAACATAGACCGTCTTCGCAGTCTATATGACTTCTACACTGTCGACAAGATCGAGAACGACAGACCGCTCTACATCTTTGACTGGACTAAGGATCCGAGCTACGACAAGATCGACAAGTTCTTGGAGATGTGGATCGAGAACGACGAGAACATCGCAAAAGCTTTCGCGCAGGGCTCCTGCTGCGCATAACTCTAGAGGAAACACCAATGAACGTAACTGACTTCAAAGACAACAAAGAGTACATCAAGTACATGGACAAGGGCATCATCCCTGGCATCTTCGGACTCCAGGACACCCTGATCGACGCATACGTGAAGATCGAAGGAGAGAACGACCCGCAGAATCCGTACAACATCCACCGTCATCTCGACATCAACAACACTCGCGACCAGCTGATCATCAAGATCCTCTCTCAGCGCGTGATCGAAGAGCTCGCCGAGATGAGCATGGCTGGACACAACATCGAGCACGTCAAGGAAGAGTTCGTAGACGCTCTCATCTTCGCGACGGAGATGATGATCTTGCTAGACGTGAAGGCCGAGGATCTCAACGAAGACTACACGCTCAACGACAACTACAGTCTGCCGTTCGGAAACAGAATGATCGTGATCGACTATCTCGCTTCCGCGACGAACTGCTTGAAGAACAAGAGCTGGAAGAAGGATCAGGTGCTCGTGGACGCTAAAGCGTTCTGGCGCAGAATCATGAAGTTCTACCAGCACCTCTTGGCGCTCGGCACTAACATCTTCGGATCGAACACGGACATGTTCCTCTACTTCTACGCGAAGTGGTCGACGAACAAGTTCCGTCAGGTCTCGAACTACTAACTGATCCATAGCAGAGCCGCGAGAGTGGAGCCGTCATGAGCTCCGCTCTTTTTGTGTAGATGCAACTATGTAGAGGCAACCATGTTTAGAAAGTTTTACAAAAGTTTCTCATAAAAATATGTATATTGTTGTATAAATAAAACAATCAAAGCTGGAATACAGCGCAAAGGAATAAAATGATCCTGACCGGAACGACATATCAGTCAAAATACGCCAATCACAAGGCGGTTGAAAATTGCGGTCGCGATCAAGGCTTGAGAAGCATCGATCCAAGATTTGCAATCGAGCCGAACCGCTGCGAATGACTTCCAGTCTCTAAGACGCTTTTATAAGAGGAGAACGAGGAAGTCACCACGACTTCCTCTCTTTTTTGTATAAGCGTCGAAACACCGTCTCGTGAAGATGATGTGCAGATTGACATTTCGGCAATGACTTATGGACCGGTAGCCCAACTGGCAGAGGCAGGGCACTCAAAACGCCCGCAGTGATGGTTCGAATCCATCTCGGTCCACTTATGGGGCTGCATGTACCAAGGCTGGCGATGGATCTTAGCAAGATTCGTGAGAAGGGTTCGATTCCCTTCGGTTCCACTACATTAGGTCGTAGTTCTAATTGGCAGAACGCCTGGCCGTTAACCAGGATGTTGCAGGTTCGAGTCCTGCCCTCCCAGCTAATTTCAGCGTATAGCTCAGTCTGGTAGAGCGTTGGTTTCGGGTACCAAAGGTCGGTGGTTCGAATCCACCTACGCTGACTCTTTAGAAAAACTTTGAAAATGACAAAATTTGACTTTACAAAACAGCTAAAAATTCCTATAATATATATGTAAAACTCTTAAAGAAAAGGACCTGAACTATGAAATTCAGAATCGTCTACATCGGCAACACCCGCCACATCAAGGAACTCAAGGCTGCAGCCCAGGAATTCAACCCCACCGCCCGCTCTCAGTGGCTCGGGATCTGCTTCCCGGACGACGCGATCGAAGCTGAAGTCGAAAGCGTAGAAGAGGGCAAGAAGCTCATGGCCCACATCTACAAGAAGGTCAACTGCTTCCCGAAGAAGTACTCTTACGTGGACGGACCGGAATGGTGGTCCAACGACATGAAGCACTTCCTCGGCACTTCTGTCTGCTCCGACCGCTTCGACTACGAGAAGCCAGTCACCGAAGAACACTTTGAAGACTTCTTGGAGGCATAATGATCTGGAAGCGCTCTACATACAGTCACAGCGGAACGCTCGCTGTGTTCGCAAACGATGACGATGGCAGTCCTTACGGCGTCGCTACCGTATATCTGGAAGGGCAGAGCGAAACGCTCCCCAGAGACTGCGCATTCGTCGATACGAACAACTGGCCAGACATCGTCGAGACGCTGGAGAAAGCCGATCTCGCTGAAGAGCTGATCGACTCCTATGGCTCTTCGGGATTCTGCGTCTATCCAGCGATGCGCTTCAAGATCGAGAAGATCTCGGAAGCACGATAAATTAAGTAGATTTGTTCTACGCCCCGATAGCTCAGCTGGATAGAGCAACTGCCTTCTAAGCAGTAGGTCGCAGGTTCGAATCCTGCTCGGGGTACTACCGAGTCTAGCTCTCGACCTATATCCTCACACAAATATGGGTTTCCCTTAAACTAACATACTGCTAGACTCTGTCATGGTCTTCTCCGTTCCCATGAATAAAGAACCGAGACGCCTTTCATGGATCTGTATGACAACTGGAATAGTCGAGGCGACTTTTAATCGTCGGATCTGGGTTCGAGTCCCGGCAGGTCCACTAACATAGAACAATGGAGATGAAGATGAAGAAAGACAAGAAAGAGCCTGAGACTTGGGAAGAGAAGAAGAACCGCTGGGAGAAGCAGACGAAGAAGGCACTGTCTTTCGCTAAACAGAGCGGAATCGACGTCAAGAAGTTACAACGCGAACGAGCTAAGAACGAAGCTGAGAAGAGAGATCGATCTCGTTCGCAGTTCTTCTAAGACAAGGCCACATGGCGGAACTGGTAGACGCTATGGACTTAAAATCCATTGAAGGTAATCTTCGTGAGAGTTCGAGTCTCTCTGCGGCTATACTGGGCAGTCGCCAAGTCTGGTTCAAGGCCCCGGACTTTGACTCCGGTAGAGAGGAAGTTCCTCCGTCAGTGGTTCGAATCCACTCTGCCCAATAAAAAATTCTAGAAATAGGGTTTAGAAACTGAACTTCAATTTCTATATTCTAATCATCGTCAATCGATGAGGCTCTTCCGAGAGAAGAACCAGCAAATTGAAATTTCGGCAATGACTTATTCCACTCTAGCTCAATTGGTAGTAGCGGGCGGCTGTTAACCGCCAGGTTCCTGGTTCGAGTCCAGGGAGTGGAGCTACACACGCGGTAATTGTTTTACAGTTTCTGCTTGGCGTGAGCATTCCTCCGTCCGGGGTGCCTTTTGAGCCCTCGGGTCGCGGTAAAAGAATGAAACTGGAGAGACTAAGTTGAAAAGGCTGCGATGTACCGCACAGGTGAAGTAAGTGCAACAACACTGGTTTCGAATTAAATGGCGAGGAGCCATCGAGAGAAGTCGAACTGTGGTAAGAGCAGAGGCTCTACGCTCTGGAGGTTGCATACTCCGGACGTGGACTACAAAGTGCATCCGATCGTCGCGGATATTCTTCTTTCGATACGGGCAAATCGCAAGTCAGGAACAGTCATGCAAGACTCAGTACTGGCGAGCTCTTTAACGAGAGAGAACACTGCACTGAGGTCACCGCAGTCTAATCAAACCTCACCTCGGGGCCGTGGCGCAATTGGTAGCGCATCAGATTTGCATTCTGAGGGTTGCGGGTCCGACTCCCGCCGGTTCCACTATAGATCCTAACAGCAATTCAAAGCACATTCCTGTTAAGAATCGAAAGCTAAAATGGATCTAGTCATTTCAGTCTGTACGTCAATTGGTAGACGGATGGTTTTGGGAACCATTAGTTGAGTGTTCGAGTCACTCCAGACTGACTACTAAAAGAGGGACAAGAGGCTTCCACCTCCTGATCGAATTTCGTCGTTCGATCTCACCTCTATACAATATGAGGATATGGAAGAATCCTCGTAAAAATAAAGATAACAGAGGCGAATTATGATTTGCGAAAATTGCGGAAAAGAACATGACGGTTCTTACGGAAGTGGAAGATTCTGCTCTAGAGATTGCAGATTTTCTTATATAGGTAAACAGACTAACAAGAATGGTAAACATACTGGTCATCCTAATTATAATACTGGAAGGACTCATTTTACTGCTTCACCAGATGGATGGAAATGCAAATGGTGTGATTTAGTCTTTAGAACTAGACGTGAACGTTCAAAACATTCAAATGAAGTTCATATACGCGATAAAAAGCATCCTTGGAATTATGGACTAACCAAAGATACTTCTAAAAAGGTAAAAGAGAGTACAGAATTAGTTAGGGAACTATACAAAGCTGGAAAAATTCGTAAACCTGACAAAAAATTAGTATGGACGGAAGAGAGAAGACAAAGACAATCTGATAAGAAAAAGAAGTTTTATTCTGAACATCCAGAAGCACATCCAAATCGAAAATTAGCTAATAATCGTTCTAAGATGAGTTATCCAGAAAAGATAGTTTACGATTGGCTTACTGAGAAAAACATATCTTTTGAACATAATAAGCTGATAAGAACTAAAACTATTACGAGATATGTAGATTTTTATCTAAAAGACAATAATCTTATAATAGAAGTTGATGGAGAATTTTGGCACAATAGAAAGATTGAAAAAGATAAAAAGAAAGATTTTGAAGCCGAAGAAGCCGGTTATACTACTCTCCGAATAAAAGCAAAAGAGAGGATAATAGACCGATTAAATGACTTCTTCAGCTATCATATAAAAACGCTGGAATAGCTCAGCTGGTAGAGCAGGGCTTTCGTAAAGCTCAGGTCGGCAGTTCGAGCCTGTCTTCCAGCGCTACTGAAATTAGAGATGGTAACAGCAATTCTCTTTAGGCTGGTAACCTCGTGGTCGCGGGTTCGAGTCCCGTCTGGTCAGTCTCCGGATTGATCGGTAGCTCAGTTGGTAGAGCACGTACAAGAAATCCATCTCGTCTTTGGTGCCGTGGTGAAGTGGCCTAACACATCGGTCTGTCTAACCGACATACGCGAGTTCGAATCTCGCCGGCATCGCTATGATCTGAAGGAGAGACTCTAGCAATAGTGGAGTCGCTATCCTTGCAAAGGCCGCTACATTGAGCGTTACTTCGCCGTCAATTGGATCCAATGGAAGGACGCTTACTGGTTGATCAGCAGAAGTCAATTCGACGTCAACATGATGTCACCGACGAAGGCTGTGATGGAGTCAGGGGAGAGCATAGGCATAAGCATCCTGGCCCGGCCGCTGGAATCTCGAATTCATTTCAACCATCGAACGAGTCCGATGGTTCTATCGCGAAAAATAACGGCATAAGCGCGAGACAGGTAAAGTCTTCGGTCACAAGACTATAAATGACCGGCCGTACAAGTCAGCTTCGGATAGCGGCAATTCCAGGAGACTGTAAATCTCCTGCCTTAACGGGCTTCGTAGGTTCGAGTCCTACAGCTGGCACTAATCCATAGCGTCTGAATTCAAGTACGTATCTTCGTAGCTCAGTTGGTAGAGCGCAGGCCGAGAGGGCCTGAGGCGGTGGTTCGAGTCCATTCGTCGACCGTGAAGAGGGGGAGGCTTGGAGAGGATATCGGTTGAACTGTGAACTCGAGATAGCTTTTCACTCTTATCCTCAGCGCTATTATGCTGGAATAGCTCAATTGGCAGAGCGTCGCCTTTGTAACGCGAGGGTTGGGAGTTCGATTCTCTCTTCCAGCGCTATAATGAAAAGAATTGTAAAAGTTTTCTAAATCTTGGCTTTATCGATATAAATAGACAGATGGTTCACTACACTGTCTATAAGATAACAAATCTTCTAAACGGGATGATCTACATCGGTAAGCACAAGACGGAGAATCTGGACGATTCTTACATGGGATCTTCTGAGTGGTTGAAGTCTTCTATCAAGAAGCACGGAATAGAGAACTACAAGAAAGAGATTCTATTCGACTTCGAGACAAAAGAAGAGATGGACTTGAAGGAGAAAGAGCTAGTCAACGAAGAGTTCGTCAGACGCAAAGATACATACAATCTGAACACTGGCGGAACTGGAGGCTGGTTCGCATGTAACAGCTCTGGTCTGAATCATTCGGCTGGTCAACATCTTCTCTCAGGCGAGAGATGTCGGAAGGATCCAGAATACCGGAAGAAGTTCTGCGAGAAAGTGAGCGAGGGACTAAAGAAATATTACGAAGATCCAGAACATCGTCTCTATGGCGTCAAGAACCCTAGATACGGAATTCAGCTCACTCCGGAAGAGAAAGCGAGACTCAGCGCATCTCATTCTGGAAAGAAGAACGGTTCTTACGGTTCGCACTGGATAACGAACCCGAAGCTGAAGAAGAACATGAGACTGAAAGGACTTGTGAAACTTCCAAGAGGTTGGAAGTTCGGAAGAAAGAAGTATTAACGACGCGGAGTGGAGGAGTGGTTTCCTTGAAGGGTTCATACCCCTTAGACCCCGGTTCGAGTCCGGGCTCCGCTACTAATTTTAGTCAAGTCAATGTCGGGCCGTTTGACTCGCGCTTCGATGTAACGACATACTTGGCAAGGCGTCAGTGAAGTGATGGCCATCGCGGATCTTTCGCCGGATCTTTTAAAGCGTAGCGCATGTACCGATAGAGATCTCCTGAGGTTGCGAACTCTCTTGATCTTGACAAGCAGGTAGCTTCGGTCCCGTCGTTGAGACGGTGCAAAAAGTCTCAGTCGTCGCAACGGCTGTGATCGCGGTTCGAATCCGTCGTGCGTGACACAATTTAGAGATACCGACAGCAATTCATTGTTAGTGGTTCGAATCCATAAGCTGAATAGCTGCGGTCTGGCGCAAGTCAGATGGGCAATACAAACAGCGGTATCTCGTCATGGTCCCTTCGGCCAGTGGTTAAGCCATCGCACTTTCTATGCGAGGACCCCAGTTCGACTCTGGGAGGGACTACTAAGAGTGACTCGGTGGGTGTTCGCGGCTGATAGTCCTAACACACCTCCGGCAACACTTCGAACTAGATGACTAGCTACTGCGACGAGTTCGAAGGAGAACACTCTTCGTTTTTGAGATAGGTACAGCAATGATCACCAACTCTGCTCCATCATGCGGTTCGTGGCGTTAGGCCACTCTATCTCGTAAACTTGGGTGCGCGGTCGGAGGAAGCCCTCCGGAGTTTCTCAATTCTCGAAAAATTGATCATATCCCGGTATAGTTCAGTTGGTAGAACAGCTCCTTCATACGGAGACGGTCGCAGGTTCAAGTCCTGCTATCGGAACTATATGCCTCGCTGGCGCAATTGGTAGCGCAAGGCACTCTTAATGCTTGGGTTGAAGGTTCGAGTCCTTCGCGGGGTACTAAAATCTATCTCATGCTTATTAAGCTACGGCATGAGCTCTAGCTATGTTTCGTCCGAGAGCCATCAGGTATAAAAAGCGGTCAGGGCACGGTTCTTGCTCTAAAGCGGTCGCTAGCATGAACTTTTCTCCGGTTAACTCAGCGGTTAGAGTGCCATCCTTACAAGTTGGAAGTCCGGGGTTCGAATCCCTGATCGGAGACTACTAAAGATCCTAACTGCAAATTTCTTATAACATCCGATTGGTAATCAGACTACGTTAGAAAAATGGATCTTGAAATTTTTATCGGCATCTAGCGCAATTGGTTAGAGCACTGCTCTGATAAGGCAGAGGTTTTTGGTTCAAGTCCAAGGTTGCCGACTAAGAGGTTCTTACAGCAATTCTACAATCTTCTTTTTGGTTAAGAAAAAAAGGAATCTCGATTATCCACCTATAGCTCAGAACGGTAGAGCGGAAGACTGAAGATCTTCGCGTCGGAGTCTCGAACCCTCCTAGGTGGACTACAATATCCCCTCGTGGCGGAACTGGTAGACGCGCCTGACTTAGGATCAGGAGCCGAGAGGCGTGCAGGTTCGAGTCCTGCCGAGGGGACTATAAGATAACAGACAGCAATCATCTACCCCAAAGCGGCTATGTTGGTGAAAGTCCAGCCGTCGATGTATGTCGGCGTCATCTAATCTAGGATTCCGCTCAAAATGTCATCTTGACTATACTCCGTTGGTGTAATGGACTTAGCATACGGGCCTACGAAGCCCTTGATCCAAGTTCGAATCTTGGACGGAGTACTATTCCATGATTAGATCCAAACTGCAACTCTCAAATCGTTACCATCAATCAACGGCCAAGCATCTCGGGATGCGCCTAGCTACATGGACTGGGAGAGGAGGGTTCGAATCCCCGGAAAATGAATCGGATCTAGCTAAGCTCTCGATGCTGCTGACATTACGTCTAAATCGGAAAAACGCTATTCCATGTCTCGTGAAAGATATAAGCGAGAAGCAAGATAGTTAGCTCTGCATCGTCGATGCTAAGAGAGACGATGTCGTCATATATCCTCTGAACGGTCTTCGAGACAAGCGCTAAATCAACGCACAGGATAAATTAAGCTGACGTGCCGAAGTGGGAACGGAGGAGTCTGCAAAACTTTCTATGAGTGGGTTCGATTCCTACCGTCAGCTCTATACAAGATGTCAACCGCAATTCCTTTCCAGGGTAGCTCTAGAGGTAGAGCACCGTCCTTGAGGCGGAAGAAGCTGGTTCGATCCCAGCCCCGGGAGCACAGACGGCATCTTGACAATTTAAATCGGGCTATTACCTTGGGCCGGACTCATAACCCGGGCCGTTAAAATCCAGGGCGGTGCGGAGAGGTTCGACTCCTCGTGGCCCGATAAGGAGGACTACACTAATTGGTAAGTGACCACGGTGCTAACGTGGCGCCTCGAAAGAGGCTTCCAGGTTCGAGCCCTGGGTCCTCCGCTAAAGATCTTAGGAGTCGTTGCCCTAAGCAACGTGGAGCGCACGCGCCGGTACCGTCCAGAGCCGTCAAATCTGGACTTTTGGAAGTGTGCCAGAGTCTGGCTTATCGGACCGGTCTTGAAAACCGAGGGCGGTACCCATTCCGCACGGGGGTTCGAATCCCTCCACTTCCTCTATCGCGTCCTTGATGTAGTGGTAGCACTTCTCATTGCCTGTGAGAAAGCGCCAGTTCGAATCTGGCAGGACGCTTACTTTTCTATATTTAAAATACAGAGATAGACACAGCAATCCTTTTGGATAACGTAATGATCTGCAAAATCAAAGCTAGACGGTCCAAATCCGTCAATCTATCTCGTTCATAAGCACCACTGGTCTAAAAGTATGATCAAACTCTTCCAAAGTTTGGGAACCGGGGCAGTACCGGTGTGGTGCTCTAGAGATTCCAACAGCAAACTCTGGTTTTTTCCGCCGTTGGGAAAATAGCTCAATTGGTAGAGCGCTCGTCACTATGACGAGAGGTTACGGGTTCGAGTCCCGCTAAAGTGAATCTCGTCTTTTGGCTCTGTCGAATAACTGGTTCAGTTCGTTAGCCTCTCAAGCTAGAAATTCGGGTTCAAGTCCCGACAGAGCTATACATCCCCGCAGTAGTGTGAATTGGTTAGCACGCCTGCTTGTGGCGCAGGAAGTTCGGGTTCGAATCTCGGCTATGGGACTAAGTCACTGATGAAGATGATGTAAGTAAGCCCGTCCAAGGTAGATCCTTTTGGGGCTAGTGCAGTAGCATAAGTTGCGGTATAGAGGCTGAGAATGCGTACAGGATAGCTCAGTAATGCGTCATCAGAGACTTTCAATGATAGGCACAGCAACTCTAACACGTTCAATACATCAAATGCTGACGTGCAGAGCTACGGGAAATTGCCTTGATCGACGAGGACAGGGCCATGGTCGAGCAGCGCAGCTGAATCTCGATCACCTTGACGGACGGTCAGAACGTTCGTCTAACTTCCGGGCAGACTGCTCGGTAAGATCTTGCCCGTCTCTGATAGTTCCAAGACGAAGAACTTGGTGCTTGCTCTAATAAGTAAGGAGATAGTGCTGGTGACACCAGATAGCGTCAATGAGAAACCGTTGACTGATCTTTTGTAAGCTGCTATTCGAATCAAGAGAGAAGCGACACGAAGCAGCGGAGACTGAAAAGACAGCAAACTCTAATCGGTCTCGTCCCTATCATGTTTTCTGCCCGTTGGTATAACGGTATTACACCTGACTCTGACTCAGGTGACGGTGGTCCGACTCCATCACGGGCAATATGGAATGATAAGGTTCAGCCTCTGTTCTAGAGATCGGTGAATTCGCGACACTTCATCGAGATCGAGAACTACCACCAGCACGATCTGTCTTCGAAGCGGATCAAAAGAGGCATTCTAGGGAATTCGTATATCGGTTATTACGGCGGTCTCCAAAACCGTTCAGCTCTGTTCGACTCGGAGATTCCCTGCTAGAGATTCTAACAGCAGAACGGTCTGTAAAACCGTTGGCTTTCGCCTTCGCAGGTTCGAATCCTGTCCACCTCCATACGAGGAGGTGTGCCCGAGCTGGTCAAAGGGGACGGTCCGCTAAAATGAATCTCGTTCTCCTCCGGTACCCGAATTGGTATAGGGGCCTGCTTGAGGGGCAGGTGGGCGATATGCCCGTGAGAGTTCAAGTCTCTCTTGGAGGACTAAAGTTTGTTCTTGCAAGGCGGACTCCGTCAATTAAGTCAATCATGTCGAGATGGACATGGGACGACGGAGGACGTGACCCCCTGCTCGGTGTCAGGCTAAAACGCCGCTATTTGAAGTCATTGCCGAACACTTCCTCGCTTTTGTGGGCTTTAGGCGAGGACAGCGAGTTCAGGACCGCTCTGAACCCGCTCTTTTTGTAGATTTTCGAATAATGGTTTACGAATTCTCCAAAAAGACCTATATTTAAAACGAAACCTCAACAAGAAGGACCATATCATGGCTACCGAAACCGAAAAGAAAGAAACTCACAACTGTGTCATCTGCGGAGATCCGTTCACTGGCTACGGAAACAATCCAGTCCCCGTCAAGTTCTCGGGACGCTGCTGCGACACGTGCAACGGCAGGTACGTCATTCCCGCTAGATTCATGTTAGCCGCTGCAAAGTGATGGAATACCGCGAGACTGACAGACTGAGAGATCAGAGAATCGAAGGAACGGACAACGGCCGAACTCTTCGCACTCGCGTAGTGAGAGACAAGACTAAGTACACTCGAAAACTCAAGCACAAGGAGACAACTGAAAATGAGTAAAGTGACTATTGAAACACGAGAAGAAACACGTGAAGAAATCTTCAAGAAGATGAAGCGCTGGACCAATGCAATGCACAGGCTAGAAAGAGAGCGCTCTTTTCACAAACAGAACCTCAGGATGTGCAAGTTCGTCAATCTCTCATGCAACGAGCAGATCAGAATCGTCCAGCATGAAGCTGATGAGATCAACAGACGCTCAGTCCGCATCATGAACCTTCGCCATCTCCACAACGACCAATGGCGAGGACTCACCTACGAAGATCGCTGCCGCTACCGCTTCTGGGTCGCAAACGAGCCTTTTCCGAACGATCTCTATGAGCAGTGGACTGAGACTGGAGCTAAGCGCTCGTTCTTCGACTGGCTCAAGAAGCCAGATCACGCTTCAGAGATGAAGAAGGTCATCGAAGAGTTTGACGACAAGCTGACCGTCATCGGAAAGGCAGACTTCGACGCTGCTCCGAACTCTACTGAGCTGAATGTAGAGATGCGCCTCACTAGGGTAGAAGCTGAGAAGATCGCGAACAAGATCATTCACTTCCTCGCTAGCTCAACCGCCGCTGAGCTCATCTTGGACCTTCACGATGAAGATTGAACTAGTCGACCTCATAGACGAGTCATTCGCTGAGTACAAGCTGCCGCACATGCTGGTAGCTTTTCCTCATTGCACGTTCAAGTGCGACAGAGAGAACGGAAACCGAGTGTGCCAGAACTGGGAGCTCGCTAAGGCGCCTAGAATCACCGTAGAAGCGGAGGACGTCGCTGCCCGGTATGTTTCCAACGATTTGACAAAAGCGGTCGTATTCGCCGGTCTAGAGCCATTTGACAGCTATGCGGAGATGGTAGACCTGATCGTTCATCTACGCGAAGTCACAAAAGATCCTATCGTGATCTACACTGGCTACGAGATGGAGGAGATCTACCCGCAGATTGTGCACTGGAACAGCTTAGGAAACATAATCATCAAGTTCGGACGCTACCGTCCAGGACAGCAGAAGCACTTCGACGAGGTTCTAGGTGTCGAGCTAGCGTCAGACAATCAGTATGCTAAGCAGATCTGCTGATATAAATAAGAAAAAGAGAGGTTTAAACCTATGAAGATGAAGATAAACGAAGCGAAGAAGATCCTAAAAGAGGCACGTATCTCTGTAAAGCCAGCCAAGGCGCTCGCTGCAGACGATCTTGAAGGATTCTTTGAAGATCTGAACGCAGCTCTGGATCGTGTCGGATTTGACCCAGTAGAAGACTTTAACGAGTTCGAGGAAGAGCTTAACGACATGGGCTCGGCTCATCTGTTCAACGTAGCTAGCGACGACGAGTACGAGGCTTGGGAAGAGGAAAACGACGGAGACGAAGGCTACTCTGACCACTATTTCGAACTCGCAGAAAAGATCATCAAGAGGATCAACAGGGTTCTCGGCGCAAAGTGGTCTGGCTATTCGCTCGACTCCGACGAAGATGACACTCAGATCTTCGTAACGCTGAGCGTTGACGGCATGGGCGACGACCTATAAGTCCTAAAAATCTCAAGAAAATCTCAATCCAAGGGTTTAGATTTCCCTTGGATTTTCTTATATTTTACTTGTAAAACTCAATAAAGGACCAGCAACATGCTCAACATTCACCCTATCTTCGCCGAATATGTCAAGAAGTCCATCAACCTCCCGACTGAGTGCCCCGTCTGCAATGGCAATCTCACTATCACTGACTCTGGCTTCGTCGAGTGCCAGAACATCGACTGCCAGCAGAAGGTCGTCCACCTGCTCGCTGAGTTCTTCAAGGTGCTCGACATTCGCGGCGCTGGCGACTCTTTCGTCGACAACCTCGTCAACGTCTGCGGCGTCCGCCACATCCACGACCTCTTCGAAGACGGCGCTCAGAAGAAGTTCATCGAAGCTGCGGGTGGCGTCAACGGCATGAAAGTCTTCGACACTCTCATGGAGGCGCTCAAAGCTCCGATGAGTCTCCCAAAGTTCGTCGCTCTCTTCGATCTTCGCGGATTCGGCGAGAAGAAGTTCCTCGATCTCGACCAGCTCCCGCAGTTCAAGGAGTTCTACAAGAACCCCGTCAACACGCTCTTCACTCTGAAGCTCCAGGACTTCCAGACCAGCCATCCAGCTTCGATGGTTAGCGCAGAAGTCATCAACAAGTTCGCTTACGAGTTCGGCCTCAAGCGCAATGACATGGTTCGGACTGCCAAGATCGCCATGATAAAGTTCGCTCCCAAGGAAGAAGTCAAAGTCGTCGGCGGCAAGTTAGAAGGAAAGAGCTTCTGCTTCACTGGAAAGGCCGAAGCTATCGGTTCTCGCTCTAAGTGCGAAGAACTCGTCATCGCTAACGGCGGAACTATCAGCTCTGTAAACAAAAATTTAAGTTTTCTCGTCACCGACGACACAGAATCTGGCTCTAGCAAGAACAAGAAGGCTAAGGAACTCGGCATTCCGGTCATCACCTCTTTCGAATTCAAGGCCATGCTGGAAGCATAAAGAGAGGCGATCTATGATGAGAAAGCAACTGGTAGAACCTGGCGCATTCAAAGGTCTTCACTGCTCTATCTGCAAGAAGGATCTCGGAAACGAAGAGAAGGTAGTAGAGTCGACCGAGATCTTCGGACGCTGGATGTGCATGGACTGCTTCTACGAGCGTCAGAAAGAACGTCAACTAGCTACACGGATGTGGGGTTAGTGATATGGAACATCTGATCGGCAAATTCCTGAAGATGATGGAACTGCGTTCTGTCAGATTCCTTCACAGAGTAGAAGAGATCACGAAGCAGTATGAGGCCGAGCATGACACTTATCCAGACATCATCGCAAAGCCTCATCAATTTCAGATAGCTGATCTGACATGTGACTTCTATGATGATGTGAGGGTCGATCACTACAATAAGAACGGCGTCGGACACATGGTTCTGGAGATCGTCAACTCTAACTTCTCTCGTGTCGCTGATATGCTAAACGGACTCCTAGCAGCTTATAATGCTCCCGGAATCAGACGCAATCTCATCGAGGATAATCTGAAGCATCTCGACAATTTCCTCGGACTTCCAGGATTCAACCCTCCGAGGCTTCTCACAGATGATGAGTTCATAGATGCAAGCAAAGTCGCACTAGAAGAGATACTCAACTCGACATCCGAAATGATGAAAGATCCGATGGACTTCTATTCTGGGGCAACGTGCGTCACCATGTCTGGAATGGTCGGAATAAAGAATTATTTGAAGAAGTTGAAAGAAGAAGGGGATCCTGAGTGGGACGAAGTCGACTTTGCTGAATTCTTCTTTCCTAGATTCGCACTCTCCGATAAATAAAACGAATAGGAGAGACCTATGCCACAGATGTCATTTGAAGATGCGAAGTTGATCATCGAAGCTGCCGGAAAGAAGGCTGTCGAGATGACGCCAGAAGATAAAGCGAGAAGAAGAGAGCGAAGACAGATGCGCAGGGCTCTCGTGACTGGAAAACCAGTCAAAGCAGGAATCTGGGCGCTCGTACTAGGAGCATGCCGTCCAGATCCAGAGTTCTTCGAAAAGAGAAGTCCAGTCGGTCTATCGAAAGATGCAGTAGATGGCGCACTGACGAACGGCGCTCGTCATCAGGTCAGCAAGGCCGTCGTGATCGGTCTATATCCAGATCGAAAGTCCGCTATCAAGGCTGCTGAGAAGCTAGTCGACATGCTTATCGCAGATATCGATAAGGAGTATCACTATCTCATTGACAGATACCAAGGCAAAGAGCGGTACTGTCGAGCTGTCTTGGATGAACTCGAGTGGATAGCCAAGGCGTTCACGATCGTCAACATCGACGAAAGCAACAAAACGTGGTCCAATCAGCGCTGGTCTCCATTCGACCGTGGGTACTGCTACAGCACAGACACTGAAGCCAGAGAAGAGGCTGCTAAGGCTACAGAACCGTTGATCCAGAAGTACAGGAAAGAACTGGAAAGGCTGGAGAGAGGTGAAGATGATCGAGGAAGTCGCAATTCCTCGTGGGATCCTTATTCCGGAAACTTCCGCAACGTATACGCACACCACTAAGAGAAATTGAGAAATCTCAATCCAAAGGGTTTAGATTCCCTTTGGATTTTCTTATATTGTATATGTAACTCGAACAAATGACAAACAGAATGTACCACGAGAAGTCAGCCGTCATCTATCATGCTCCTATACGAGTCATCGATCTGATCCGCAAGGTCAAGAACAGCGATATCATATTTCCAGATAACGTGAGATCGTGGAACGTTCAGGAGAATCCCAACCTGGTCGAGAATATTCTGCTAGACATCCAGCCGAACGATCTGCTCTTCCAAGTCAAGGAGGATGGACAGTGGATCGTAAGGTACGGCTTCGAGACTATCAAGTCGATATACTCATATCTGGTCGAGCCAGAATTTCCAGAGGCATCTAAGAAATTCCCTCTGCGCTACGAGAACATCTCATCTATACGCTTCTCTGATCTGAAGCCGATCTGGTACAACGCTGTCAACGAGCACGTCATAAAGTGCACATTCATCAGTCCATCAACTCGAAAAGAGATCGTAGAGGACTTAGTCGAACGATTCAAAGGCAAAGAAGTATGAGGAAGAACGACAACAGGAGAGCTGTGAATGGAACACACGATCACTAAGTTCATAAGAACTATAGAAGTCAGATCTGCTCGCATGTTTAGACTCATGAAGGAGTTCACGGAGTGGTACCGGAAAGAGTATCATATTCACGTAGATCTGAGCAATAGAACTATGACGCCGAGGAATTACTTCGTCTACGGCCTCAACATCATCATCTACGACGACATATCGATCTACGAGTATGACTCTGAGGGACGAGGTCATCTGATTCTGAGACTAGTCAACTCGAACATGAGTAAGATATGCGAAATACTCGGAGCTATTATGAGAGCTTACACTTTCAACAATTCTTCAGAAATCACAAAGAAAGTATACGAACTCTCTGGGTTCTTAGGTCTATGGGCGCCAGACTCTAGCAGAGTTCTAGATCCTGCTCTTTTCGAAGATCTCTTATGCAAGGCTAGCGAGAGGATGTCTGGTCCGACAAAGTTCTTCGACGGCGCTAGCTGCTACAGTATCTCTGGTATGATCGGAACCGAGAACTACATGGACACACTGAAACAGAGGAGATTTGGTCTCATCAACGACAACGAGTACAAGATAGCGGAAGCTTTCTTCAAGTACATAGAGGACAAGAAGTATGAGGAAGAAGAAAGACAAGAAAGTACACTCGATAGGGTTCCAGTTCGTGAACTCGACTACTAAGGTATACTACAACGATCCACAGATAGCTGTAGAGATCGGCGCAGCGTCTGACACTAGTCCATACCGCGTCAAAGTGAATGGCGAGTCAATCGGATGCGAGACGATAGCGAAAGTCATCATAGACGGCAAAATTCACACCTTCGCAGATCCTTTCATGAAAGGATCTTTCACTGATAGAGATGAAGTGATCGAGTGGAGAAAGCACGTCGGTCTAGAGTGCTTCGAGCGCATCTTGCACTCTGTCGATCCTGACGAGACGGCTTTCGCTGAGTTCCTCAAAGCGCCGTTCAAGGACGGGATCGAAGCTGAGAAGAAAAAGAAGATGATAGAGCTGAAGGTCGCTAAGGCTGTCCGAGATAAGAGAGAAGCCGAGAAGCCCAAAGAACCAGATCCTCCGAAGAAGATTGACCCCTATAACCAGAGCTATCCGACAAGCTACTCGAAGTCATCCTCTATAGATACAGTCCTTCCAATCGGTTCGAGAGGTTAGATCTCAACCGATGGTAGGTATAAATAAAGAGAAATGGAGAATAAAGATGATAGCACAGTTTTTTGCGTCAGACGAAAGAGAGACAAGCCTTCTGGTCAAGACTGGCTCTCCGGAAGAAGCTATTAAGCTTCAGAAGTATATGTCAGATCAGCTTTATAATTCTAATGGGCTACTAATAGAGTTCAACAAGACACTTATATCCCATTGGACCATCGGAAAGTTCTACACGATCTCCTTTGACGACGATCTGGAAGCTCTCGAAGCAGCTGAACAGTGCATCCATGACTACGTGAATCACGTGAACGAGGACTTCTCGATGGGAGTCGAAGGTCCCACTGGACTAAATCAAGGAATTCCTCTCGGCGGTCCAGGCAAAGGAGTCATCCCAGCGCCTCTCTTCGGAAAGGGCAAGATCGTGACAAGGGACGACGACAAGAAGAAGCTCAAGAAGGCTCTCGACGTGCTCGACGTCTACGGCGTCAAAGTCAAGAAGACGAAGAATGTCTCCGAAGACGCTAAGCCTGAGTGGTTCTGACGAAATCCTTACACGTTGGAAGACTTCGAGAACTACCTATATGAAGATCTAGGATTCAACGTTGACGAAATCGATGACATCGTGAACGACAACAGGGAGCTGATCTTCAATATGCTATACGACGGAAAGTCCCCAGCAGATATCGCTGCTGAGATCGACTTTGAAAGCTAATTTAGCTCACCTACAAGCGTAGAGATACGCTGTAACGTAGGCAGAGTTCCTAGAGACGGACTAACCCTCTGTCTCTTGCTTTTAGGGTTTAGAAAGCTGCAAGAGTTTCTTATATTTTCTATGCATGGAACAGGAAAAAGACATAAACCGTATCAAAGGCGAGAAGACAGTCGACATGTTGATGGCCAGGATAGTCCATGAGCTGAACGCAATCGACCCCAGGTTCAGGTTCTTCATGGAAGCTAGAGCTGGCGTGTTCGTAGCTGACTATCATCACATTACTGGTCGACTTCGAGAAACTCTCCCTACTCTTAGACGGGCTGTCAAAGTCGAGTCAGGTAGACTATCAGTCATGTACAGTCCCAGATGGATCGATGAACCTTATCTAGCTGGCGCTCACAGCTTCTTCGAGGAGATCAGAAGGACCCATCCGGTTGACCTGAACGAGCTGACGCCTATGCACATTGCTCCAAACATATACTGGAGACGAAATTCGGGGTCACGAGAAGACGCTGAAGAGATCGACATATCTAATTCTCTAGCGATCAAGCTAGGAATACCACTTCAGAATACGGCGTTCGGAATATGGGAGTTCAGCCCAGAGAATTTGAAAAAGCTAGGCGACTATATGGATTTGAGCTTTGAGGAGTAAAATGGTAGAAAAGGATAAGAATGAAGATGGACTTGCTGCTGGTTGCTTTGGCGCAATCGTGGCAGGAATGTTCGTCATGGGAATTTTAATGTTCATGGGAACGGGTGCATAAGTAGTATCTCGGACTGAAGAAGATGTTCGATCTAGAGATTGACAAGTACTTTCGAACGATAGCGTTCCGGCAGTCGAAGTATCTGCAGGACCTGAAGCACGCGTACCCGATCCTCACGTTCAATCTCCTCAAAGAAGAGGCCGACAAGTGCGGAAGGACGCTGAAAGTCTACAAGGACATGCCCGTCAAGGATCCTAGCTGGGCTCAGCTGTCACTCAGCCTGAAGTCTCCTATGCTCGCTAGGATGAACAGCAGTCTAGAATACCTATACATGATGAACGATGATGTAGATCTCGACAGGGTAGGTCCAGTCGCGACGATGTACTCCGATCTCTTCAAGCGAGAGTGGAACGGAGATCCAGCGATAGGACTGAAGAAGTGCATCGACGAGATTCTGAAGAGAACCTCGCACGGTCCCTTCAGCATGTGGACCGACTACGAGCGTGAGATACAGCTCTACACCGGAGCAGCAAAGAGGGCGTTTCTGGACGCTGTGCTGAAGTTTAATCTAGAGATAAGCGGAACTACCACTAAGAACATTATGGACTCCTGTGCTGACGATTTTGACCGCTTGTCGATATTCATACAGAGCAACTTGGAGAAGTACAAGTACTGATGTGGGAACTAGAGATATCTAAAGTGATTCGAGTCGTCGACCTGAGACTGGCTAAGTACTGCCACGAGATATCGGAACGATTGACTTACCCAGCTATGGTCAAGAGATTCTGTCAATCTTATGCAGCATCTAGGGTCTGGACTGAGCTTTACATCAGCGCTGACGAGTGTCCAGGTCACTCATTGACGCTCGAACATCCTAAGCTCTACCTTATTCTCAGGGACCTAGACGAACTATCGAAGATGGACCTCTACGGAACACCTTTCACCAATGAGAATCCTGGTATCGCTGTTATCAGTCGTCTCTACTACAACTGCACTGGATATGAACTAGACTGGATGAAATATCTGAGCGAGCGAACGATCGTTAAGCCTTTCCAGACCGCGATAGATCATCTGCTAGACTATATCACTGGACGCGGAGCTATGCCCACGTTGAAGAGATACACGAGAAACTGCCGCATGTTCAGTGGCGACTACAGCATAGAGCCAGAGGATCTGCTGAATGCTGCGAGAGGATGCAATCTCAGCGTAGAGGGAATGAGCCACTGGGAGATCCTAGAGGAGTTCCCTTACGACTGCTTCAAGATCGATGAAGAGCTGAAAAAGATGGGAAAACTCTAAAATAAGGGTTTAGATTCCCTCTGGATTTTCTTATATTGTCTATGTAAACCTAGTTCAACCGCCAACAAAAGGACCAAATATGGCAAAGAACAAGCTCTCCCTCTGGGACCAGATCGACGACCACGACGCTGAACGCGCCTGCTCCCTCCTCCAGAACCCTAATGACCGTAAGCTCAGTCAGGCGCTGAACGGCTACGATCGCGCTACCAACGAAAAGAAGCGCCGTCGTCGCACTGCTCTGCTCTGCGCTCTCACTCTCATCGAAGGCGAGATCGGCATCGGCTCTATCGTTCGCGCTGTGAACCGTCTCTGCGACACTGACGGCATCGCCGAAGTCAACGAAGAGTCTATGCGAGACCTCGTCGCATTCATGAAGACCGACACCAAGGGTCAGAGGATCATGCGCCAGATCGTCACCAAGCTCTCTCGGATGGCTAACGGCATGGACGAAGAGAAGCTCGCCCGCAAGTTCGAGATGAGGATGAACTTCATCGAGCACAAGCCGAAGACAGACATCCCGTTCGAGATCAACTGGTACTAGTCTATGGCCAGCGACCATGTCATAAGGATCAATCTAGCATCGAACATCCTCGGAGACTTCAACGAGGATTTTCTCGAATGCCTTATCCATCATGGCGCACTAGATGTCGTTCAGAAGGTGAACGGCCTCTCCGGAATGAGCACTTTCTCTCAACGCGGTTACCGTACCTCCATTATTCTAGCCGCTGGAGTGATGAGAGAGGAGTTCACGAACTACTATGACGTCGTGACCTACCTCATCGGTCGAGAGCAGTGCACGGGATTCATGACAAAGGAGAAGCTAGATCTTCTCCTAGACTGCATAGTGAACTGCGACTACGGACAGTCGCAGCTGCTGATGGCTGTTTCCTACTATGAGCGCTGGAACAAGAAAGACAGACTATCTCCAGACGAGTTCAAGACCTTGCGTGTGTGGATGACACGCATCGCGAGGATCCGATATGACTTCAAGAAGAATGGCTGGACATATCCGCCAGATTGGCTTCAAGTGAGGTGGTGATGCGCAGAGGAATGATGTCGATCATAGAGAATCTCCAGATGGAATTTCCGGAATGGGATAAGGGTCCGCATCTGATGCAGATGCCTATGCGTGAGTTTCAGCTCAACTTGTCGACTAACCTAGACGCTAGCAATATCGACCTGATGGTCCGCTATCTGATTCACCGTGAGTCGCTGGACCGAATCTTCTTGGAGGTCGGATGGCTAGGAAATGTCGCTACTGAAGATCAGTGCAGCCGCATGGGAACCGCTATGCTGACTGCGCTCGCTTACATGACGGAGACTGTCGATCATGTCGATCTGTCTCACGCGGCTCACAGACTTCTGTTTGACGAGCTGTCTATCTTCGAGCCAGAAACGATGATCCAGTTCTTGCGAGATCTAGCAAATTGCGGAATGTCTCTGAACGCGCTAGGCATCGCGCTCAGCGCGATGAAGAGAAATGTCGAAGACGATGAGAGATACTATCCTCCGTTCAATACAGAGGAGCTCAAGCTGATGAGATCATACCAGATGAAGTACGAGTTTCTGAGACACAACGTATATGAAGGAGATGCTCATTTGTACAACGAAGTCTTGAAGCTAGGCGACGCTTTAGTCAATGTCAAGTGGTCTTATCCGGAGTGGAAGTGATGGGTGAGAAGACGATATATCTCAGGACAGTCAACGACGATACGGGCATCTGCGCACTGATCTCAGCACTGATCGTACGTTACATCATGAAGCGCATAAAGTTCTTTCGTCTAATCGACAGCGAAAAGATGAAACCGTTGATGAGTGGCGAGTATCACTACAAACAGTCCGCAATGCTATACTCCGCAGCTATCATGAAGAACACTGAAGAGCCTGGCTGGCGAGTGAAGCACGTCGCTATGGCGACTGGTCTGTCAGAAGAGACCAGCGAGCAAGTCTTGCACCTCGTAGAGTCCTATCACGGAACGGTGCAGGCTCTAAGCAGAGCTCTCGACTCGATCCGCAAAGAGCAAGACGAGCCATACTTCGATCACGAGCAGAGAAAGCTCATGATGTCGTACGAGCTCAGACTCAAGAATCTCCGCCGAGAGCAAGAGAAGACGGAAGAGCCCAGAATCCAGCTCAGACAAACGGGCTTCATGAATACCTACGAGATGTATACCGAGTTTTTCGCGAAGGAAGGCGAAATTACTATTATTTGGGAATAAGAGACTTGGGATAAATAAGTCGAGGTATGAAATGAAAGTCATCAAGAACCCAGACTGGACCGAAGAACAGATCAAAGAATTCGAAGAAAAGATCAAGAACAACGACGGATATTGCCCGTGCGCAATCGCTAAGACAAAAGACACCAAGTGCATGTGTTTAGAATTCCGTGAGCAGATCAAGGCTAAGCAGCCAGGCTTGTGCCATTGTCAATTGCATAAACTAATAGTGTAATGAGCATAGATGATGTACTAGTTCTCCCGTCAGACTGGACAGTGCTTGAGCGCTGCCGTTTTAAGCCTGAGAGCATAGACGACGTTGTCTTAGAGATAGCAGAGTACATTCTCGAAGATTCTCAAGGCTACCAGCTGCAGAATCAGATAGACGACGCTGAGAACTTCAAGATGCACGGCGATGCTTACAACACTAGGATCTACTTCATACTAGCATCTTGTCGTCTTCTGTGGGATGAGGAGATGATCCGGAAGGCCGTCAAAGAGTTCTTCACTGTCCAGAACACTCCTATGGGCGTCAAGGGGGATGGCTTAGGAAACTATGACGCTGAGCAGCTGCTGGAGTACATCGCCAGGATGACGAAAGCCGTCATGACTAGCCCAGATGTCGACAAAGTCTGTGAGTATCTCTTCAACTACTACATGAACAAGTCTATCTGCTCAGATCCTTATTACATGAAGACCCAGAAGCTGACGAGAATGAGAATTCTTCGAGGACGAAAGCTTGACTTGGACTACAATCACAGCACTGTAGAGCTAGTCGTTCCTGAGGCTAAGATTCAGAAGACTACACTCATTGTCCAAGAAGAAAAAGACGTAGATGACAACGAAGCGCTAGTCGACACGAAAGATCGAATCGATCCAACCACCGAAAAGTGGATGTCAGTGAACGATGACCAAGACGAAGTCCGTGAAGACTGGAACAAAATCCTAGGAAAGTAACTGATGAAGAAGATTCCGCTAAAGCTATACAAAGAGTTCGTAGAAGAGAATGGACTTGAATCGAAGCTGGAGAAGTGGGCTAAGAAGCGTAATACATCTAACAACGCTAAGCCAAAGATCGAACTTGGCAAAGAGGTAGATAGGCGTTGCTTAGAAGTTGGTCACGCTTACTGGACTGGCGAGATCGATAAATGTGGTCCCGAAGCATGGATCTATGCCTCCTCAGGTCACTTGACATGTTTCGGAACTTTCATCAATCCGATATGGGCAAAGAAGTGCAACGAGATCTCGATTGAAGACTACAATAAGTATGTCGAGTACTGGATCAAGAAGCGATACGGCAAGAAATACTACGACGAGCTACACAGAGAAGAGTAATAAAATCAAGAAAATCTCAATTTAGGGGTTTACATTTCTCCGCAAAATACCTATATTGTTAATATAAACTTAAACAAGGACCTAACTCATGGACAAGAACCAGATCCGCGAACTCCTCCTCACTGCCGCTCAGGCATACTACAACGGCGACGAAATCATGAGCGACGCTGAATATGACGCTCTCATCAACAAGCTCAAGGAAATCGATCCGAACGATCCGCTCTGCGCCAACGGCATGGCTGCTGCCGACAGCTGCGGCAACGAGAAGAAGATCCAGCACGACATGACCACTGGAACCCTCTCCAAGTGCGCTAACCTCGAAGAACTCCGCGAATGGGCCGCTAAGAAGAACCTCAAAGAACGCTACAGCCTCGAACTCAAGATCGACGGATCCAGCATGGAGCTCCAGTTCATCAACGGTCAGTTCGTCAAGGCTATCACTCGCGGCGATGGCGCTACTGGCCTCGATCGCACCGCTACTCTCAACCTCATGAACTTCCCGAAGTCAATCGATCCGTCCTTCACTGGCTCTATTCGCGCCGAGATGGTCATCTACAACTCCGACTTCAAGGCTCGCTTCGCTACTAAGAACGCTAACCCGCGCAACGCTGTCGCTGGCATCATCAACCGCAAGTTCGAAACCCTCTCCGCCGAAGACAAGAACGATCTCCAGTTCATTCACGCCATCTGCTACGACGTGAAAGATGAACGCAGCTTCGACACTCAGACCAAGCTCATGGCTTGGCTCGAAACCAACGGCTTCGAAGTCTCTCCACACATCACCGTCGAAGGCGTCGATATGCTCTCCAAGGCTAACGATCTTCGCGAACATCTTCGCGAACGCATCGCTAACGGCGAAATCAAGTTCAACTGCGACGGCGTCGTCATCAAGGCCGACATCATCGACCGAGCAGACCGTCAGCTCAAGACTCCTAAGCACGACGTGGCTCTCAAGCCAGAACTCGAGACCGCTGTCTCTGAGATCGTCGACATCGTCTGGGAAATGGCTGGCTCCACTCTCAACCCGGTAGCCGTCATCAAGCCCGTCCAGCTGGAAGGAACGACTGTCACTCGCGCCTCTCTGTCCAACCTCGCCAAGATGATGGATCTCGGCGTCGAGATAGGCAAACTCGCTGTCGTCAGCAAACATGGACAAATCATACCCATGATCGACAAGGTTCTCGCTTAACTCGGAGGAAACTATGAACGAATATCAGAGAAACTGCAAACGTCGCTTGGAAGGAATCCTCCAGACCAAGGCGGTTCCCGTCCACAAAGTATCTCACGGATCCTTGAACGGATCGAGCAGCTACTGCTTCGTTCTTGAGCCGTGGGCCTCTAAGCTCGATCTGGTCGAGATCTCCTCTAGCTCACAGAAGTGCTTCAGGAAGGCGACCGTCAAGCTGGGCAAAGGCGCTCATCCGACTTATGCTCCAGAGTTGAACTTCCCGACGATCTACCTCACTTTCGACAAGTAAGGAGTATATGGATGTATAACTATTTCATAGGTGGAGAACAGTACAAATACGCTGGACGTCCAGTAGTAGTCACTATTCCTTATGGAAATCCTCTATACGAACTTCACATCACTGATGACAAATATATCTCCGAGAACAAGATAAAGCTGTCTAAGAAGCTGTTTGAGCTTTTCGGAATTCACATCGACTGGAACACCTATCAGGTGAGGTCAAAAGGCCAATTGTGCTGGGCTAGCTCTTGTGTGAATTACTGGGATCCAGGAGATGATCTAGACAAGATAGCCGTACATATTCTAAACTTTCACAGACCTTTGAAGTCCTATTTGAAAAAGAAGGCGAAGCTAGAGCTCGTAAAAGATACCGGAACATGGCTTCATATAGATGGAGATCTATAGAAGTAGGTAACTAAATCTTTACACTAAAGAGCCGAGAGAAAAATTCTCGGCTCTCTTTTTGTCTAAATTTGCATAGAACAGAATCCTATGAGGAACTTATGAAAGAAGAAAAACTAGAGTACAACAAGAGCTACATCGATGCAGTCGACAGTCTCTCCGCCGTGAACCACCGTATCCTGATGTCTAAGGAAGGCGACAAGGTGACTATCAAAGCTAACAACCTGCCGTCCAATTTCTGCTACATTCTCCAGGCTCCGACGAGCTTCTTCGGAATGCCAGTCGACAAGATCGGTCTCGTTGACTTCACGCGCTTCAAGAAGTTCTATGAAGCTATGTCGACGAAGACGGTCTCTGCTAACCTGTCTCTCAACATCGACGATGACGGATCTGCAGTGGATATGCTCTTCAAGAACGAGACCCGCTCCGACACGCTCACTCTGAGACTCGGCGACACTTCTCTTCCGACATTCGACGCTTCCTTCAACGAGCTCGCTGAGCACCAGCAGGACGTCGTTGCTGAGTTCGACGAAGAGACGATCGACCAGCTCCAGAGAAAGATCTCTCTGATCGGCGCAGACTACATCGACGTGATCGCTAACGACAACGTCCTTAACTTCTGCATCTACACGATGAGATCTGCTGACCGTGCTGACTATCCGGTCTTCTTGAGCCAGCCGTCAACCAAGAGCTTCAAGCTCAAGTTCACTGCTGAGACGCTCAACCTTCTTCCGAAGGGAAAGTACAAGATCGAGATCGACGCTGACGGATGCCTCTACATGAAGCAGATCCGTGAAGACGAGATCTCCGTCGAGATCATGCTGCTCGCGGAGGAATAATGAACTTCCAGAATCCATCATTCACAACGATTGACGATCCTATCGAGAACTTCACTGGCCTGAACAAGCCAGACGCTGTCGCTACAGACGAAGAAGCCGCTGGAGTAGAATATCTCAAGTCGCTGTCTCCGCTAGAGAAGCTCCGTCTCGGCTACCAGATTCTCGGCGTCCAGATCAATGATCCGAAGTCTGACTGCCAGCGCTGCCACGGCAAAGGCTACGTCTCGATCAATCCTGACACTAGCGAGCCGAGAGCCTGTCCTTGCATTCTTCCACCAGAGATGCACAACGGCAACAGAGCTGAGCGCAGAGCCGCCGCTAGAGCTGCACGCAAGATGAAGTTCTAAACGAAAAATCACCGTCTCCCTGAATTAGTATATTTTCAGGGAGACATATTTGTAGAAGGAATTGAGTATGAACAAGAACTGTTCCAAGTGGGTAGAGAAATACCGTCCTGACCATGTCAAAGACGTCATCCTTCCCAAGACCGAGAGAAGATTCTTCGACGAGATCGTGAAGACGAAAGAAGTTCCGAACTTGATGCTGTACAGCGCAAAGGGAAGAGGAAAGACTTCTGTCGCCCTCGCGCTCATCAACGATCTCGACGCTCAGGTGTTCAAGATAAACGCTTCGATGGAAGGAAAGATCGAGCTGCTCCGTGAAGACCTGTCCAAGTTCGCTAGAACGAAGAACCCGAAGAAGACGCCGAAGATCGTCTTCCTAGACGAGTTCGACATGTGCTCCGCTAAGTTCCAAGGCGCTCTGAGAAACTTGATCGAAGAGACTGCTCAGGGCTGCAGCTACATCATGACCTGCAACTTCCCGATGAACGTGATCGACGCTCTCAAGGAAGGAAGAACGATGGAACTCGACTTCAACTTCAACGATCCGAAAAAGCAGCAAGAGATGAAGGACCAGATCCTCGTTCGAGCCATCGGAATTCTGAAGCACGAAGGAGTCGAATACGACGAAGCCGTCGTGAAGGAGCTCGTGGAGCGCTACGGCACTTCTATCCGTGAGCTGTACTCGATGCTCCAGAAGTACTACAAGCTCTACGGAAAGATCGACGCTAACATTCTCAAGTTCTCTCAAGTGGACGAGAAGCTCATCGACCTGCTCAAGGAGAAGAAGGTCTCTGAGGCGAGAACGCTGATCAACCAGAAGGGCTGGTCCGACGTGGACGTCTACCGGTTCTTGTTTGACAAGTACGTCCCGACCTGCCAGAAGAAGGGAAGCGCGATTCTGACCATCGCTCAGTACGAGGGAATCGGCGCTACCTCTAGACTTCCAGACATTCAGCTCGCTGCGTGTCTCATCTCTCTCATAGGACTTGAATAATGCTAGACAGCCAGAAGATGGGAGCGCACGAGTTCATCGTAGGGTTCAAGCACGGACTCTACGTCTGCGTATCTGACACCTGCCAGCTCTGCATGGACTACAAGCAGGACTTGAAGACCGTCGACAGCCATCACCTGAGGCTCGTCGAGGTCTCTACGGACGATCAGAAGAAGGCTATCTACCAGATCGCAGGAAGGACGGCTTTTCCTATCACGATGGGATTCTGGAAGAACGAGCTCAAGTTCGTCAAGCTCGGACAGCTGTTCGGCGATGATCTGAGCAGAGCTTTGAAGTTTCTTGAGAGATTCCCTAAGGATCCTTTCACGCCAGAGGAGCTCGCTATGCTCCAAAAGGACGTGTATAAGCGGTGCAAGCTAGCCTACTATGTGTTTCCTCCGGGTACTGGAAAAGAAGCACGTATGGCCGCTCTAAACGCCGCTTTTGAGCATGATGAGCTGCCTATGGACGTCGATGAGCAGCCAGGACTGCCTGTCGGATCCGAAGACCGGGTCAAAGCGCTATCCGGAATGCTCGCTCACGCGAAGTTAGTTATATTTGACATATTCAAGACGGCCGAATACTCAGAAGTCGCGACTAAGCTCATCGCGAAGTTCATGGAGGACAAAGACTATGGCGAAACGACAGTCGAGCATCGCACTCTTCAGAAAGCAGCTCAAGCTCAACAATCCTGATGCGCCCAAAGAAGAGCCAAAGAAGAAGAAAAAGTCTCCGCTGTTCAGTCTGATCGACCACATGAGCGGAGATAAGTGCCCATGGGATCAGCTCACAGACGACGAGAGAAACGCGATGAACCAGTGGCTCATCTTGCGGTGGCTGTCCACTTACGAGGAGTATGTCCCTATCTTCGCTATCATCTCTACGATGGAGTTCACAGACAAGGACTTCTACGAGCTCATGTGCGTCACCCTGAAGCGACAGAAGCACTACTTCACGAGCAAGATCTACAAGAAGATCGAAGAGCCAGACGAGATTCTACTGAACTGCATCATGAAGGAGTACTTCTACACCGTCGAGAAGGCTCGTGACTACATGGAAGACCTCGATCAGTCCGAGATCGACTATCTCAAGAGGCGCTGGGGCGACATCGTCGAGGAAGAGCTCGCTGAATCGAAGAAGCGTTAGGTATAAATAGAATAAAAAGAGAGGAATCCCAAATGAAGTTTCTAACGGCTTATCAGCTTCTTGAATCTACCGGAATGTTCAAAATTGAGCCGATCAGCGAAGCTATGATCGACAAAAAGAAAGAAGAGAAGGAAGACGACCAGAAGGTCGCGAAAGACGAAAAGTAATGGAGGCTAAAGTGATAGTAGGCTTCAAAGACTTTCTAGTGACCGAAGCTAAGGTCGCTCCTAAGAATACGGATCGCACTGCAGACACTATCGTCCGCTATTTCAACAGCAAGCTAAAGAGATCATACGTCTTGATGGACGTCTTCGAAGGAATCAAGGGCGACAACAAGATACTTCAGGCTGTGTATATCGATCCGAGCGGTTCTGCTCTCGGAATCAACTTCAAGACGAGCGGAGAATTCCTGTCTATCTCTTACTGGAACAAGTTCAAGATGAACTCTGACGGTCGTTGGGGAAATCCAGACAAGGAGATCAAGTTCTCTTCTTCAGAGTCGTTCGCTAAAGTTCTTCCTGCAGCAATCGACGAGCTCACTGGAGTGAAAGAGTCAGTCAGAGTAGACGAAGTTCTGAACACTTACAAGTACAACGGAGTCACATACAACGGAAAGCGTGACACGGCTCTCGCTATGAAGAGCAACGGCGAGAGCGACTACCGCATCATGCAGATGCTCAACATTCCGGCTAACAAGCTCAGAAAGTTCATCGAAGGAACTAACGCTGCTGAGGCAGGAGAAGACGGAACGTTCGAGATCACTGCTGGCGAGCCGCAGAGGATGGCTGAGAGAGACGACGTGAGCAACGCCGTGAAGCTATTCGAGGAGACTGAGTACGCTGATCCAGCCGTCGTGTTTGACCAGCTAGACGTTCTCGTGAAGAGCGTAGGAGAAGGTGTCAACCCAGCTCTGATCATCACAGGTCAGGGAGGCATCGGAAAGTCGTTCGGAGTAGGAAGGGTTCTCAAGGAAGTTCTAGGTCTCGTCAAGGGCGAAGACTACGTGATCATGAAGGGCTCTAACTCTTCATACGCTATGTACCGCTTCCTCTACAACAACTACAACAAGACTATAATCTTCGACGACTGCGACTCAGTCTTCGGCGACAAAGACTCTCTGAACGTCCTGAAGGCCGTGCTAGACTCTGGCGCAGAGAGAATCGTATCTTGGGACACGGCTGGAACAGTTCCTGTGAAGACTGGAATGAGCCACGAGCAGATCGAGCAGGAGCTCGCTGCGTACTCTGCCGCTCACGGAAACAAGCCAGTGATTCCTTCTCAGTTCGAGTTCGAAGGATCTATCATATTCATCTCGAACATGACCCGCAAGCAGATCGAAGCTAAAGACGCTGCTCTCTTGACCCGCTGTCTGTCTATCGACATCACGCTGAGCCAAGAAGACACGATCAACCGAATCAAGACTTGTCTGCCAGGAATCAGATACTACGCTGCGAAGAAGGTCGAAGGACGTCCAGTAGACATAACGAACGAAGAAGACAAGCGAGAAGTGATGGAGTACATGATGGGAACTGAGTTCAGGTCTATCTTGTCCCGCAAGTCGCAGGCGCAGGTCTCCTTCAGAACGCTCATCAACTTGTGCAAGCTCAAAGCATCTGATCCAGTCAACTGGAAGTCGTGCGCTGAGCTGGCTATCTAGAGGAGAGTCTATGAAAGAGAAGATGACACTGAAAGAAGCTCTCAGCACTCTAAGATGCGAAGGCATACACTTCACGTATGACGAGATCAACCAGGCGTTCGACGAAGAGTCCAGGCTGTCTAACTTTCCGGAGTATCTATACGAAGTCAGGGAGATGCTCGTTCGAAAGGGATTCAGCCGAGGAAAGCAAGCTGACAACTACGAAGAGCTGAGAGACATCGCTCACCGATGCTGCAGACTAGGAAAGAGCAAAGAAGACTGCGTTGCCGAGATAAAGGCAGCTATCAAGTAGAGAACTGATACCAATAGGAACTATGAAAGGCTACTTCATTAACGATCTACACATAGACAAGTGGGTGAAGACGCAGTCTTCGTTCGCTAACACTGCTCAGTACAAGAAGCTGCTAGAGAAGTGGTGCATTCCGGCAGACTGCCTCTTCATCGCTGGAGACGTAGCCTGCAGCGTCAACTCGATCTACTCGACATTCAAGGTTCTCTCTGAGATGTATGACCACATCTTCTACGTCTACGGCAATCACGAGATGAGACTGAACGATGAAGATCGTCAGAGAAACCTCGACACTTACAGCAAGCGCGAGAGGATCGAGACGTTCCTGCACACCGCTACCTTCGACGAGCGAAAGAAGAAGGACATGCTCACTATCCTGAAGGGCAACGAGAAGTTCCACGAAGGAATCAGAGTCATCGGCGGCATGTGCTACGCTGACGCTATGATCTCGGATGATCCTAATGCTGCAGAAGAGAAGTGGAAGTCTAGCGGAGACAGCCAGAACTTCGACCTAGGATGGTCGGCTGATCTGTTCGAGATCGCAAACTACGAGAATGAGGCTGTGGCGAAAGTAGCGAGCACGATCGACTCTGTCGTCATGACACACTTCGGTCCTCACCAGCTCGTCGAAATCGATCCAGAGCTCAAAGCTAATGGACTAGACTACGGTCTGAGCACTTTCGACGGCGAGAAGATCATAAACAAGCTGAGCTCAGACCTGACGATCTGGCACTACGGTCATCTGCACGACCAGACTAAGAAGGAGTACCGCGTCAACGGAAAGACGATCCTGGCTCTCAACAACTCGGTAGGAAGTCCAGACAAGCCGACAAAGCACAAGCTCGACAAGTCCGAATTTCTCATCACTCTATAAATTCTATATTCAGAAAACTACTATAGGAGTCAACTATGATCATCGTAGACGACAAGATTGCAATCGAAGTTCCCAAGAAGACCCAGATCAAGGGCATCTACATCCCAGAAGAGCACAAGACTATCGGCCTAGTCGAAGGCACAGTCATCAAGACCGGTCCAGGACGCTACTATCCTGACGGCCAGCGCAGACCTCCTAACGTGAAGGTCGGCGACCGAGTGATCATCAACAATATCGCTGCTCTCCATCTCAACTACGAGAAGGACGGCGAGAAGAAGGATGTCTGGGTCTGCAAGGAACCAGAGATCATCATGGTGCTAGAAGATGGCGAACACGCTGACGAGTTCCTCGAGAACGTGAGCGAGCAGGCCAACGGAATGTCTAGATCTGGCATGTTCGGGATCTAATCATGAAGAAGAAGTATGTCATATCGACGCTGATCGTCGTGTCTCTATACCTCGCGGTCGTCGCTGGCTGCGGGCTGTTCGGAGACACTGCGGCTAGCTTCATCAGAATGATCACGCCATACTTCTTCGCTACTCTCGGTCTGGCTCTAGCGATCATCGTGCCTTACAGAGTCATGTGGGCGCTCGACCGCAACGCCGAGATCAAGAGAAAGATCGAGGAAGAGAGACGAATGGCTATGGCTGCAGCTAGGAACAAGAAGATGGTACAGGCTGCTAAGAAGTTCGACATGGAGAACATGGTATAATGACCGACAACGTAAATCACCCGAAACACTACACCAACAGCAAGACTGGAATTGAAGTCATCGAAGTGACCAGTCTTCTCAACTTCGACTTGGGAAACGCATTCAAGTACCTAGCACGCTACAAGACTAAGAAAGATCCTGCGGAAGACGTCAACAAGGCAGTCTGGTATCTCAACCACTACGCTACTCATCTCAACAGCATCGACCGCATCACTGTCGTGGACGACATGCTGAATCTGAGAGAGCTTCTCCGCAAGATGGAGAAGTTCGTAGGGGTCGAAGATGTGCCGTGCATCAAGCGCGCCCTATTGACTATCACTCAGACGGCTCAGGCTGAAGATGAGCTCTGCAATCCTGAAGAAGATCTGCCTCTGCTTCGCGCTGATGAATGGAAGATCACGATCAAGGAACTGAAAGACTACGCTGAGCGGATCAAGGGCATGAAGCCAGAGGACTTCAATGGCTAAGTCATACGACGCTAACGCGATCGAGGCGCTGCAGTACCCAGAGAACGTCAGAAAGCGTCCGGACATGTACATGGGCGCTACTACGGGAAAGTTCGCTCCAGCGCTCTACAGGTGCCTCAGAGAGATCCTAGACAACTCGCTCGACGAGTACCTGTGCGGTCACAACGACAAGGTCTACGTGTTCTACGACACTAAGACAGCCGTCTGCACAGTCATCGACAACGGACGAGGCATTCCGACTGAGATAAACGAGAAGACTGGAAAGTCTGCTCTATTCCTCGTGTTCGGACAGCTTCACGCTGGCGGAAAGTTCGACCAAGACGCTTACAAGATCTCTGCAGGTAAGAACGGAATCGGTAACAAGGGAACTAACGCTCTGTCTGAGTGGCTAGTCGCTTTCTCGAACAACAACCGCTCTAAGGCATGGATGTGCCAGAAGTTCAAGAGAGGCATAGCAGTCGGCGGCGTCTCTGCTGCGGCTATTCCTCCGGAGTTCAAGAGCTGCGTAAAGAAGAACGGAACGATCGTCCAGTTCAAGCCCGATCCCGAGATCTTCAAGTCTGGAATCGAGATGGACATCGCACGCCTCAAGCGAGAGCTGAGAGACATTCAGTACCTGTGTCCTAAGCTTCACATCAAGCTCATCGTCGACGGACAAGAGACTGAGTACTACAGCGAGAGCGGTCTGACTGAGCTAGTCTGCGACGGAAAGCAGTACGAGTACGTCTTCTCTTACACGGAAGAGACTATCGACGCAGCTATCGCTTTCACTAAGAAGGACGGATGCTCGTTCAAGTCATACGTCAACATCGTCTACACAGACATGGGCGGAACCCACTTGGCTGGTTTCAAGAAGATCATCTGCGACATCGTCAAAGAGAACTCTAAGAAGCCCATCGCTAACGACGACATTCTCGAAGGCATGGTAGGCGCTATCCACTACAAGATGTCGGAGCCTCAGTACCAGTCTCAGACGAAGAACGAGCTCACCTCGGCAGAGGCTAAGGATGACGTGATGAGGCTCTTAGAACAGCCTCTACGGCGCTTCTTCAAGAAGAACAAGAGTCTGCTAGACCGGATCGTCAAGTATGCTGAAGAGATGTACGCGAAGAAAGAGAAGATGAAGGCCGACAAGGACCTCTTGAAGGGCCTGAAGAACATCAACAACGCTGCACGCTATATCTCTGAGAAGTTCTCGGACGCCGACAGACGCAAGTACAGAAACGTGGACGACCTAGAGATGTTCGTCGTCGAGGGGGACTCTGCTGGTGGTCACTTCAAGCAAGCTCGTGAAGGATTCCAAGCCTGTCTGAAGCTTCGCGGAAAGATCATCAACGCCGCCAAGGCTACACAGACGCAGCTCTTCGGATCCACGAAGAAAGGATCTGAGCAAGACGGCAACCGAGAGATCAAAGACTTGACGGCTGCGCTCGGCTGCGGAGTCCTAGACCAGTACAACGAGTCGAACTTGAGATTCGGAAAGCTGATCATACTGACTGACGCTGACCCTGACGGAAATCACATCACGAACCTCGTGCTAGCGTTTCTCATCAAGTACATGCCTGACCTAGTCAAGAACGGTCACGTCTACACAGTGGACGCTCCTCTCTTCATGGCTAACGGCGCAAGCGCTAGAGCTTACGGAAACAGCAGAAACGAAGTAGAGAGGAAGATGAAGGAAGCGAAGTGCAAGCAGTACACGATCACTCGACTCAAAGGATGGGGAGAGTGCAACGCTGACGACTTGGCTACTCTCTGCATCTCTCCGAAGACGAGAAAGCTGATCCGCATGAACTATGACGACAAGACCATCGAGACGCTAGAGCAGACGATGGCTGGAGACTCTGAGTTCAGAAAGGTTCTGCTCGACGTGAAGTAACACAAATATGGCGCTGTCAGTTCAGCGCCATTGTTGTATCTACTCAGTCGTCGAACGCTAGGTCAGCAGACCACGGTCGGTTGAAGAAGTCGCAGCTCTTTCGTATCAGTCCAGACGCTTTCTCTTCGCGAGTCATGCGGCGGTTCGGATTTGATTCAGCCTTCGCCGAGATGAACTCGAAGTTGCCGCGCATGCAGCACTGCTTCAAGAAGTACTCGTTGACTTCGTCATTTCCAGGAAGGCCGCATATAGTGAAGTACTTCTGGTCCTTCTTCGGCTCTTTGTATATGACAGACACCCACATAGATTACTCCTTTTTGTTTGAGTTTACAGTGTAAATATAAGTAAATCTAGAGAAATCTAAACCCAAAAATCGGAGAAACTGAAAGATGTTCCAAGGTGCAGACAATATCAGGGGCCACAAAGAGAAAGTGGAGATGACGCCAGAGCAAGTCGAGGAGTACGCGAAGTGCCAGAACGACATATTCCACTTCGCTAAGTACTTCTACATCCTGACGCCGAAAGGCTCTAAGCCTATCCCTCTGCGTGAGTACCAGATCCGCGAGATCAAGACGCTGTGCGCTAAAGTCGAGGGCAAGAACAACCGAATCATCATGCAGGGTCGTCAGTCGGGAAAGACGACGATTGCGACACTGTATCTGACTTGGAAGGCTCTCTTCGAAGAGGACAAGACGATCGCTATCTTGGCTAACAAGCTCGCTCAGGCTCTAGAGATCATGGCCCGTATCAGAGACGCCTACATCAGACTCCCTCTATGGCTCCAGCAGGGAATCGATCCTCAGCGCGGAGGCTGGTCTAAGTCCTGCATAGGTCTCGACAACGGCACTAAGATCTTCGCTGCTGCTTCATCTACGAGCTCTATTCGTGGTAAGTCCGTCAACTACATGCTCGTGGACGAGTTCGCTCACTTGGACGACTCGATCGCTGAAGACTTCATCCAGTCAGTCATGCCGGTGCAGACCTCTGACCCGGACGCTGAGCTGATCCTCATCTCTACTCCTAATGGAATGAACCACTTCGCCGACATCTGGCAGAATGCTGTCGCTGGCGAGAATTCCTACATTCCGTGCAAAGTCCAGTGGTGGGAGATCGAAGGAAGAGACGAAGCTTGGAAGGCTAGAGTCATCAGAGACTATGGTGTTAAGCATTTTGCCCAAGAATATGCGTGTTGCGACAAAAATCAGAAAGTTAAGATAAGAAGAAACGGAATTGAGTCAATAGTTACGTTCGAAGAGCTACATTCTATCCTAGAACATGAGCTATAGTCATAAAAATCAGCATAAAATCACATAAAAGTCAAATTTTTCTATATTCAAAATTGTAAATATCATATAAAATGGGTATGAACACTTTGAATAAGGAAATAAGACAATGTTAGAGTGCAAGATATGCGGCAAGGATGACTTCGAAAAGATAACAGCTCTCACAACGCACATTCAGTTTCACCATAAGGAGTACACAGCTCAGAGCTACTATGACGAGTTCTTGAAGAAACCTGGAGAGGGAATCTGTCATACTTGCGGAGGTCCGACTCCTTTCCGAGGTCTCATCAAAGGATATCAGAAGTACTGCTCCAACAAGTGCGTATGGCAGGATCCAGAGGTCAAAGCTAAGCGTGCAGAGAGCATATCGAAGCTAACAGAAGATCAAATACGTGAGTGGAGACAGAAGAACATAGAATCTCATAAGAACGCTGACGGAAAGTGCATATCATACGAAGAGCTAGAGAAGCGAAAGAAGATCAGCGAAGATTCATTCAAGAAATACTTCGAGAAAGCTGACTGCGAATTCATCAGCTACGAGCAGACAGAGAAGCAGCCAGTCACCTTCAGATGCAACAAGTGCGGAAACGAAGCGACATACGTCAGATCTCTCGTCGACCGCATGGCTCGAAACGAAGACTACGGGATATGTCACTTCTGCAACAACAGAAAGTCTGTCAGCACCCCTGAGCGTGAGCTGAGAAAGTTCTTGACTGACAACTATCAAGGAAAGATCCTGCTAAACGACAGAAAGATCCTCGTTGGAAAAGAGCTCGACATAGTCATTCCAGAGGCTAAGCTCGCTATCGAGTACGACGGATTCTACTGGCACAACGAGAATTCTGTATCAGCCAAATATCACCTAGAGAAGACTGAAGCATGCGAAGCTGCTGGATATAGGCTCATACACATATTCGAAGACGAGTGGAAGCAGAAGCGTTCGATAGTCGAGAGTAGACTCAGAGGAATTCTCGGCTTGAACGAGAGAGTCTACGCTAGAAAGACTGAATGCCGAGAGGTGAGCTACGAGGAGAGCAGAGAGTTCCTTGAAGAGAATCACATTCAGGGAAGCTGCATGTCAAAGTGGAGATACGGTCTCTTCTACAATGATCAGCTAGTCGCCGTGATGACGTTCGGAAAGAGCCGATTCGAAGACGGATTTGAGCTGTTGAGATTCTGCAACAAGTTGAACTTGAATGTCGTAGGAGGCGCTGGAAAGCTGCTGGCTCGTTTCAGAGCTGATCATCCGGAGATAGAGAAGATAGTAAGCTACGCAGACAGACGCTGGTCTATTGGTGGTCTGTACGAGAAGCTGAGATTCAGGCTAGTGCAGAAGACAGATCCGTCATACTTCTACATAGTGAACCATCAGAGAAAGTCGAGACTTCAGTTCCAGAAGCACAAGCTCGTCGCCGAAGGCGCTGATCCCTCTCTGTCTGAGCACGAGATAATGAAGCAGAAGAAGTGTCCACGCATATACGACTGCGGGACACTGAAGTACGAGTTGAGTAGAAGCTAAAGCCTTGATGGGCACCAGTTGGTCAAGATCAGAAGAGACGGAGTGGAGTGCGTAGTCTCGATGGAGGAATTGGCTAGCATGCTTGAGCACCAGCTCTAGTTAGTTTCCGTGGTCCGCAGAGTCATCAGTGTTTCCGTTGTCACGTTCAGGTTCTGCCGGATCGTAGGTGATCGTGTAGATAGCGATCACAGTGTCGTACCTGCCGTTGTTGTGTCGGTTGAGTGTGTAAGTCGTGATCTTGATGTCGTGAATGACAGCAGGTTTGTTCTTCTCGATCCACTTGTTCAGCTTCCGGTCGATCTCTTTCTCCGTCACTGGAATCGCCTTGGGATTGTAGCTACCCGGGTCGTAGTTGTACACGAGGTTTCCGCCGAAGTTGGAAAGTAGGAACTGGAAAGTCTTGATTTTCATGTTGTTGGTCCTTGTTGATTGTTTTTACGTAGTAAATATAAGAAAATCTGAGAGAAATCTAAACCCCTAAAATTCATTTAATGAGAAATTTCGACTTTCGATCTTTCTTGCTCTTCCAAGTCTCTACATCCCATTCGAAGATGTCTGAGTTGACGAAGTTATGCTTTACGATATCTCTGACATCTTCGTCCGTGAAGTTCTTCATGAACTTGATGATGCGCTGTTGAGCGTATCTGTGAGTCGGCGGATCTAGCTCTACGCCGTAAGTGTTCTTGAGCGCAGTGATTGGATCTTGTCCGTGCTCTACGATCCTGCGGTACAGCATAGCGATCACGATGTTGCCAGCACCCATCGTCGGATCTAGCATAGTCTTTGACGGATCGTTCCAGTTAGCGATAGGCCACTTGTCCATCATCTTAGCGATCGTGTCGTATGGAGTCCATACCTGGCCGAGCTTCTGACGCTCCTTCTTGTCAGCGTGCTCATAGTGATTGAAGTCATTGTCGTAATCGTATATGCTCATTTTCCAAGTTCCTTTACAGTGTCATGTAGGATCTTCTGCTCTTCTTCTGTGATGTCGAACAGGTTGAAGAGATCTTCGTCTGTCCAAGAACGTCTGTAGTCGGACATGTAAGGAATGTATGCAAGCGGGACGTGAAAGTCCCGCTTGATCGTGAGACCCAAAAACTTAATGAAGTCCGTCTGCATATAGTTGAAGAAATTCTCGGCTTCTTCCTGGGTGTTGAAGTTCAAGCCACCAACCTTCTTAGCATTCTCGTCGAATGCTAGATTATGATCAGGTGACAAGAATATATGCCAGTCATTCTGATGTTTATGACCATGAATATCACTAAATCTCATGAAAGGAATACTCATATCTAGTTCATCTCGGTCAAGATAGTGATCTGCTACTGAGTCATATAATCCATCTATCACTTTATCTACTACTTTCTCAATGAACCACTCGTTCGCATATAACTGCTTCGGATCAAAGTCTACTGTATTCTCTTCAGTTAGATGATATACTGCTAGATCAGTTGGTATTCTAGCGCCTTTCTTCTTAGAGTCTTTCTCAGTGTTTCCTTCGAAAATCTTTATAGCTTCAGCTGCTCCAACTACTTCGGCTTCTTTCAGCTTAGTCAAGATAGTGTCTTTGTACTTCAGCAGATCAGAAGTCTTCTTGTACTTAGCTAACGGATCTTGAAGCCATCGAACAGGACTGATCCATACGATCTCTCTAGCGTAAGGAAGCAGGTGTTCAAGAATCTTCAAGTGAAGTGAACGGTCATAAGGAGGATTGCCAACGATCAAGTCGAATTTCATACCAGTGATCTCCTTCGTGTAGTCGCCTTTGTAGTCGACCAAGTGGACGGAGTCGTCCATTCCGAAATTTACATTATTTAGAGGAGACACCATTTCTAAGAAGTCATAGTAGCACTGATGATCATCCGTGAGATAAGTGACAGAGTTATTTTGAGACAGCTTTAAAGCGAGCTGAAAGTCGTTCACGACCAAGATCTTCTTGTCGGTTACGTTATCAGTGTATTTAGCAGCCCAGTTCTTGTTCCAGCGATATGCCATAGCCTTCTCCAGTGATAGTTGTGATTTCTCCAATAATATAAGAAAATTCTGGATTTCTCTAAACCCAAAATTTGAGAAAATCTTAATTTTATTGCTTCATGAGTTCAAGCGAAGCTTCCCAGAAAGACTTGTTAGGGACAGCGCCTTTTCCGAGCGCCTGGAACAGAGTCCAGCTGTCGATGACGATCACGTCAGGGAACTTCTTACTGAGAAATTCCCTGACGATGTTGTCAGTGAAGAGTACGCCAGAAGGGCAGTCTAGAGCTGCTAGAGCTGATTCTGGATCCTTCTTCTTGAGTTCCTTGACGACTTCACGGCTAGCGCTCTGAAGCTTCAGGAAAGCCTCAAATTCCTTGATTTCTTCGATCGTCTTATGCTTAGCGTTGACAGGGATCTTGATGCAGTAAGTCGGTTCAGTTAACCATGCATCCACGCCCTTGAAGTCCCAGTCTCCTCCGTTGACCTCTTCGTATCCAGTGAACTGCTGCAGTCTAGGGTCTCGCACATTAGCATGTGCAAAGTAGCACTGCATGACTGCTTCGAAAAGATTTCCTACATACTTCAATCGAAGATCGAAGAAGTATTCGTCGATATTGACGATATTGATCTTCTTGTTGTCCTTGATAGCAGTCTCGATGTCCTTCTCCGACGAGATAGCGAGAAACTTGGTCTTGTACGCTTCATAGAACTTCTTTCCGAATTCGTTGATCGTATTTCGGAGATACTCTGGATTGTCGTATTCAATGCAACCATTTTGAGTCATGTGTTCGAAGAAGTCCAAGTATGCACGGTTGTAGTCGAACTGAGAGTCGTCCATGACAGTATTTGGCTCGAGCACTGCAGTCATCGCTTTGTGGGTGAATAAGTGGTTCATGATTGGTCCTTTTGTTGAAGTTTCTCTTATAATATAAGTAATTTCAAGAGAAATCTAAATCCTTATTTAGAGAAAAGCTCTTCTTTTACCCAAGTTTTCAGAGAATTAAATACTTCCTTTGAGAAGTGATCGAATTCGTCACGTGCGAAGAGGGTCCATACCTTACCGATCTCTTGGCCAGCTCTCCACATCTTCCAGGCTTCGTCCTTGAAGTCATCGGAAGCGATCTCTCTCGCGTTGTCGGTATTGTACTCATCTACTGCCCTTACTACTGCGTTCTTGTAACGGAAGGCGATAGGAACGACGGATTTGAGCATGCTGATGTCGACTTCTTCAGTCTCCGTCTCTTTTCCAGCGCCAGTCTCGATGCCGTCTCCGAAGTCGATCATGTTCTCGAATCCGTTGACCATCTTGTCGAGGAATTCGTGAATCTGCTCGTCAGAGTCAGCAGTGACATAGATGTTGAACTTCTCTTTCCCAGGAGCAGTTCTGTCTCCACGGCAGATCGCCTGATAGAGATTGTTCTCACGCTTGTCGCAGAGAATGCATACGCCGTTGATAGACTTGATGTCTATTCCCTCTTGGATCTTGTAAGCAGAGAGAATGATTGTGTGCTTCTTGGAGTCTTTGATCTTCTCGAGGACTGCTCTGTCGTCGAGCTTCTCTCCGTTGAAGCTAGAGGATATGTCCTTCTTGTTTACTGGTTCGCCATGCAGATTCTTCACTGCCACTTCTTTCTCGGAAGCCAAGATAGCTACATCCATCTTGTCTACTGGATAGACCTTGCGAATTGTGCTCTCGTAGTTTCCGAGATAGTCGATGCTGTTGTCGAATACGACTTCGACAGCTCGACCGCTGTTTCCGAGCCTTCTAGAGCTCTCGGCTTCGTTCACGTGATGCTTGATGCTAGCCATGATAGAAGTAGCTTTGTCTTTCTCTTTCTTCTTGTTGGTCTTCGAGACCAGATAGAGAGACGGTCTGACGACAACGCCGTCAGCGATAGCCCGACGGAATCCATAAGAGATTCTCTTCGTAGAGCAGAGCTCTGCTAATCTCTTAGACGGAGTAGCAGTGTAAGCGACGAAAGCGTTGCTCATATTCTTCAATTCACGAAGAACCGAGAGATCTATGTCTTTGTGGGCTTCATCTACGATGGTGAGATCGAAAGTGACTTCATGTCCGTTCTTCGTGCGATGAGAGGCCAGATTCATTATTCTGGACTCGACTTGACGAGCAGCGTTTTCGAAGTCCAGGTTGACTGATTTGTCGCAGGCTAAGATGATGTTGTGCTTGTTCGAATTGAGCTTGTTGGAGATTCCGCAGCCTGTAGACATAGCCATGTCGAACTTAGCGTCTCCGAGCTCCCTAGAAGACATATCGAGAACGTTGAAGCGCTCTTCGAAGTCTTTGATCTTCGCTCTGCATTCATCGACTAGCTGCTCGTTGAGAAGAAGACGTGGCGAGGAGAGGAGAATCATCGCCTTCTTTCCCTCGGCTTCTCTCTGACGAGCCACGTAGTCGATAGTCAAGTGCTGAACCGTAGTCTTGCCAGAACCGCAGGTAGCATCGACCAAGACAGAGATTCTCGGCTTAGCCATCAGCTGATCCAAGCTCTTCAACGCCTGAAGCTGCCAGTCACGAAGCTTAATAGAGTTGTGTATTTCGTAGTCGGCGATGACGGTTTCAAGAATGTTTTTCATAGTTCCGGTCCTTGTTTTGAGTTTTACAAGTAAAATATAAGTATATTTTTGAGAAATCTAAACCCTAAAATTGAGAAAATCCCAATCCGTCGTGCACCATATATGAGCACTATCTCACGAAATCTACAAAGGACATATTTTACTATTATTTGACTATCTTCCAAACTATGGAAGAGAAGGAAAGTTACAAATATGGCAAAGAAAAAAGACAAGAAAGCAAAAGACATCGGCGCTACCGCAGCGACTAACGACTTCGGCACTGGCGCTAAGTCATTCACGAAGGCAGACGAGATCATCCGCGAGATCAAGAAAGACAAAGAGCTCAACAAGCTCGTCATCGATCCCGAGACGATCAAGTACGAGTGGCTGAACACGAACGTGATCTCCCTCAACCTCGTCTTCTCCGGAAAGATCCGTGGCGGCATCAAGAAGGGCGCCATCACGTCGATGGCTGCAGACTCTCAGCTCGGTAAGTCACTCATCGGCTACAACCTGCTCCAGTGCGCATACCGCTCGGGCATGGCCTGCGTCGTGATCGACACTGAACACGCTATCAACCTCGAACTCTTGAAGCAGCTCGGCATCGATCTCTCCAAGATCGTCATCTACCAGACCTCCAAGATCAATGAGCTCAAGCAGATCTTCGCCCGCATCAACAAAGGCAAGACTCGTGAAGAGTCTCTCAACACCTTCGTCCTGATGGACTCCTGGGGTCCGATCGTTGAAGTTCAGGTTCTCGACAAGGCTGAAGAAGCTTCCTCCGCTAGAAACATGTCAGCTGCTGTCTACAAGAACGAGCTCGCTAACATCATCAACGCATGCGGCAACACTACGTTCGTGATCAACCACGTCTACGCTTCTCTCGAGCAGTACGGCGAGAAGGTCAAGATTCCAGGCGGCAAGAGACTGTTCTTCAACTCTGACTCTATCGGCTTGGCTTCTTCCGCTGCCAAGTACAAAGACGCTCAGGACAACATTCTCGGAAAGGTGGTCACGGTCGGCGTGAAGAAAGGTCGTGGCGCTAAGGAATTCCTCAAGACCAAGTACCTCATCCGTCATGACGGCGGTCTTGATCCGTTCTTCGGTCTTCTCGACGACTCCATCGAAGCTGAAGTCGTATTCAAGCCGAAGCCGGGCTACTACGCTAGAACCGACTACGACGTCGACAAGGAGACTGGAGAAGTCAAGAAGATGTGGAAGGAGTCTGAGCTCTACTGCGCTGCATTCTGGGTTCCGCTCTACCGCGACAAGAAGTTCGTAGACTTCTGCGAAGACAAGTACAGCTTCGTCAACGCCAAGCTCATCTCGTCAAGCGTGGACGTCATGGACCTCATCGACAACGCTACAGACTTCGACGACACTTCAGTGCCAGTCATCTCTGCCGACGATGAAGAGGCTCAGTTCCAGGCCGAGTACGGCGACGACAAGGAAGACCTTGAACTCGATGCAAGCGGCATCTTCCAGAAATACAGCCAGGAAGAGATCGAAGCCGCAACTGACGAGGACTAGTTTCCTTCTCAATCGGGACTGGAGTCCAATTCTAGGCTCCAGTCCTTTTTCTATTTTAGCTAAGTATGGTAAACGTTCAATTTCCGCATTTGATCCTAAAGACGCTCTACGTCAATCAGAGCGTTCGCAATCGTGTAACCCCTTATCTCTCAGCTGACTGGTTCAGAGAGAATCAGAACATCAGCACAATCATAACTAAGATCTTAGAATACATGGAAAAGTTCGGCCAGTTCCCGACCGTCATCGAGTCGAGAATGATGCTCCGGACTGACGCTAGCATCCTAGAAGAGTTCGACGCTGCTATGGGAATTCCTGAAGAGGAAGCCTGCACTGAGTTCATCCTGCAGGACATCGAGCAGTTTATTCGTCAGAAGCTCCTCTATGACGCTACAGTGAAGATTCAAGAGGCTCTGTTCTCTCACAGCGAGCCGACCAGCGACGAAGGATCGTTCGCACAGATGGTCGCAGACGCAGAGTCTTTCACGTTCGACACAGACATCGGATTCGACCTAGTAGACGATCTAGACCAAGTATACGAAGAGATGATCACAGCCGTGAGCATCATTCCTTCGGGAATCAAAGAGATAGACACTCTGCTCAACGGTGGTGTTCCCGACAAGGTGATGATCGGCATCATGGCTCCGACGAACGTCGGCAAGACTCTAATCATGTCTGCCTTGGCGTCGAACATGCTCACACAGGGACACAACGTTCTGTACATCACCTTCGAAGACTCTAAGACGAAGATCGCTACGAGAATGATGCAGAACCTGTGCGACATATCGCAAGAGCAGCTCAAGATGCTCAACCGGAACTCGTTCATCGCTCTCAAGGACATGATGAAGAAGAAGTCTTCACAGCACTTGAAGATCGCCGAAATGGAAGAGTGCACGGTCAACGCTATGAGAATCCGCACTCTCTTGAAGGATCTCAAAGAGAAGAAGCACTTCGAGCCAGAGATCATATTCATCGACTACATCGGATGCATGATTCCGAACGGAAGGCCTAACCCGAACCTCAACTCTAACACTATCCTGCAGAAGGTAGCAGCCGAGACTAGAGGCTCGATCTGCATGAAGCTGGGCATTCCTATCGTGACTGCTCTTCAGACGAACAGAGGCGGCTATGGAAGCGCTTCTGTCGATCTGAACGACGTCGCTGACTCTTACGGATCTACGATGAAGCTAGACGCTATCCTAGCTGTGACCCAAGACCAGACGATGCTGCAGAACGGCATGTACAAGATCAAGGTCGCGAAGACGAGAATCAAGAACAACAAGGGAACTGAAGTCATGATCGGCGTGAGCATCGACAAGCAGCAGATCTATGACCTCAACGGCAGCACTCCGTCCGTAGGATCGACTCCAGTGGCTCCAGCAGCTACTCCTAGCCTGACGGACACGGCGACCATCACCGTTCCTACGACTCCGTCATCTGGAGCTCCGACTCACGCCGTAGAGATTGAACCGAACAAGGACGTAGCAGAGAACGCATACGTCGCTAGCGCAAAAGTTGACCTGGACAAGATAAATGCGATACTGTAGGAGTAAGATATGCTAGTGGACAGCGACTACCGGATAGAGAGCTTGGAGAAGGACTCCGCTAAGAAGGAGTTCTTCGAGCTCATGAAGAAGAGAGGATACGACATGTACGACATCGACGAGAATTCCCGTCTACCCAAGTGTCTGCTTCCGATCATTCAGAAGAAGGATCTGAACTCCTTCATTCTGTTCAACAACATGCTAGAGAAAGTGCATCTATGCGACGACGTGAGCGTGATCGACATGTGCACCTACCTCATCGAAGACTTCTTCGAGCCCGAGCAGCTTCTCACGCTGTTGCAGACTAACCTCTATGACGCGCTCCGTCTAGAGCTCAAGAAGAAGAACGGGCAAGTAGCCGAGAGATTCAGCAAGTTCCTGATCAAATGATAAAGAAGAGCGAAATATACTGCATCCTGTATCTCTTGAACAAAGAGGTTCACAAGCCCGGAAAGAGCGTCAGCTACGCTAACGCGTTCAATCCTATCTGCTGGGATGTCGCTATGGACGAGATGGAAGCCGCTAGAGCTTTCGGAAAGAACGAGAACATCGACCGCATCGGAATGGACCGCTGCGTCAAGGCTGCGAACGCTCTAGAGTGCGGCCAGACGAACCTAGACACGCTCAAAGTCTATTTCCTCGGGGAATACATCAGAAAGAATCACGGCTGCTTCTTGAAGCGCAAGAAGGACGGTTCTATACAAGAGAGAAAGTCAAAGAAGTCTGACAAGACGAAGAAGATGTACAACGCAGTGGACGTCAAGGCGCTAGGAAATCTCGAAGGCATAGACTTCTACAAGCCAGAGAATCTTAAAGGACAGTTCGATACGCTACGCGAGGAAGCTGGAAAGACTGCGTCCCTTATAAACCTACGGCCTGACCAGACAAACGGCTTATACGACCTCGTCTGCGCAGGCAAGATAGGGATCCACATCTACCTGCAGCTTTGGAGAAACAACGAGGGGTTCGGGATCGACCTGAGCAAGAAGAGCGTAAACGACGAGTACAGGAAGTTCGTCAAGATGGTGATGTTCTTGGACCACGACGGCGTCCAGCTGGAGAACGTCTGGTGCCACGACAAAGCGTGAGAGAAATTTGCGAGTCAAAAAATTTCCTATATATAAACTAGATCCGCTGGAAAATATCCAGTGAGACGAAAGGAACAATAAAGGAACAATAAAGGTACAATGATGATTGAAAGAAAATTCGACAATTACTTCGAACAGATCAAAGAGGTGGCTGCCAAGAAGAGTGGAAGCTCGTTTTCTATTGAAAACGAATTCGTCCCTGTGATGGTCAATGGCGAGTGCGAAGTCGTGATGCGACTCCTCCCTCAGCCGAGCACGGAAGCTGCACCGTTCGTCGAGAACAGAACGCACTCGTTCAAGGGCTCTGACGGCAAGTGGCACGTGGTTGACTGTCTCCGCAAGTCCGGCAGCAAGTGCCCGATCTGCGAATGGAACTCAGCCGTGTTCAAGGCATTCCCGAAAGAGAAGGCTAAGGACATCTGCAAGAAGAAAGCTAAGAGGTCGTTCATCTCCAACGTCTACATCGTGAAGAACACTGCTGCACCGAACACGGAAGGCAAAGTCTACCGCTTCAAGTACGGCATCCAGATCATGGAGAAGATTCTCGCCAAGATGTCTGACAAGGAAGATCCGGACAAGGGTTTCATCAAGGGAGTCAACGTCTTCGACTACTACAACGGCGCTAACCTGATCTTCAAGGCTAAGGACGGCAACTTCGGCCCGAACCCTGAGGCATCATACTTCGGCGACGCAAAGCCGATCAGCGACAAGAACAACGTTCCGCTGACTGATGAAGAGATCAAGGCAATCGACGACAGCCTCTACACGCTGAAGGACTGCGAGAAGGACACCTCTAACGAGACCTTCGAAAGCGTTCTCAACTTGTACGAGAAGTTCGTTGAAGGCGAAAAGCTCTTCGTCCGTGGCAAGGACGCTGAAGGCAAGACGACTTACGATCCGATCATTCCGGGCGTGGCCGCAGGCAACACTGCTGCTCTGAACGACGCTGTCCGCAGCGAGTTCGACGTGGAAGAGCCGGATGTCCGTCCGACTGCCGAAGCTAGCGAAGATTTCTTCGACACCTTGAAGTAAAGAGACTGGTTGGGCCGACGAAACTGATAATCGTCCTTTTACTCCTATTTTTAGTCGACCCACGAAGTAAACCTAGGCCACGGGAAGTCAAATTTCCGTGGCCTTTCCTATTTACGAAATCCGAGAATTTTCTTATATTGTATATGAACTAGCAATAGAGGAGCCATAATGGACCTTAGAGATCGAAACCTCAGAATCCTCAACTTCACATCATGGAGCATGAACGGAGCAGTGGCGTCAATCATTCTCAAAGCATACTACCCTAGGTGCAAGACGATATTCACGTCATACCGCACTCAGGAAAACGTGGTCAAGATGATGCTGACGGAGAAGAACTACGACGTCGTGATCTTCACGAACTTCGCTCCGACCGTCAACCGCGACTTCTACCTCCGCTCAGAGAAGCCTATCGTGATCTTCGACCATCACGAGAATGCGCTCTGGTGGAAGAGCAAGAACAATCCCGACTTCCACGTCAATCAGGAATATTCTGGCGCTATGATGGTCTACATGTTCTACAAGCGATGGATGGCCGACATCGAACGCTATCAGGAACAGGCTTATCTGGCAGACGACTTCGAGCTGTGGAAGCTAAAGGACGCACGCTCGTTCCACTTCAACACGCTGTTCTGGAAGTCCGAGAGCGTCTATGACTTCATCAAGCGCTGGGCTGCTGGCGGTCCGCTCGCTCTCACTCAGGCCGAGAAAGATATGCTCACTGAGCACGTTCGCGACTGGAAGCTCTACTACGAGTCTCTCGCTCAGCTCAGTCTGGAGTTCAACGGAAGGTTCATCACTACGAACGACTATCACGCCGAGATCAGCAAGCAGATGGACATCGAAGGAGTCAACTACTTCATGATCTACCATCCGAAGTCCAACTACGTGACTTTCCGCTCTTGCAACGCGCTCATCGACTGCAAGGAGATTCTCGGCAGCATGCAAGTCTACACCGCTTCGACTGGAGTCGGCGTCGTCCCGTGCAAGAACGTCGAAGAGGCTAAGAAGATCTGCAAGGACATCGAAAAGGCTATCCTCACACACATACCAAAAGGTGCTTAACATGGCTAAGAAGAAAGCTGTCAAGTATATGGCTGACGAAGAGGTTCAGAAGGACGAGTTCGTCAAAGAAGTTTATGACCTCATCTCTGAGAAATACTACAAGTACAAGAAGGTCACTCGCGAGAACGCGATCAAGTACTTCACGGCTCAGTGCAAGAAGCTCAGAAAAGTCGTCGAGAAGCGTGGCAACATACACGCTTCTATCGCTCTGACTGAGATGCCGAACAAAGGAATGGTTCAGATCATCGTAGCTTGGCACACTGATGAAGAGATGGCGAGATCATACTACTTCGTTCACGCTACTAGCTATATTCCAGGAGACATAGGTCCAGACTGCAGAAAGCTCGGTGAATTCTAATGACCCAAGTAGACGATCAGACTAAGACGTACATCCTAGAGAAGTATATCCGCAGGGCTGTCGACGGAGTCAAGCACCGTGGAAGAGGACACGAGATCAAAGTCAACTGTCCGTTCTGCGGCGACAAAGAGATGAAAGGAACTCTGTGGCTGACGAACACGTACCGCTGGTGCTACACTTGCTGGCGTGCTTCATGCCGTTGCGCTGATCACGGCATTCTCGCTACTAAGTGGCTGAAGGAAGTCAATCCTTCGCTGCATCAAGAGTATCTAGACGAGATCAAGTCTTACGGCAAGAAAGACAAGAAAGAGACAGACGCATTGAAGATGCTCATCGAGCGCCAGCGTGAAGATGACGCGATCAAGCAGAAGAAGATGCTAGAGAGCGACATGGAGAAAGACAAGCAGGCAACGAAGTTCTTCAAGAAGATCACGAAGCCTGGTCAGTTTCAGCAAGCCGCTGTCGAGTTCTGCAAGAAGCGCATGATACCTGAGGAAGTGTGGAAGAAGTTCTACTACTGCGACGAGGGAAAGTATCATGGACGAGTGATTATTCCGTTCTACGACAAAGACGGCAAGATCGTGTTCTTCCAAGGACGAACCCTAGACGGTAGCAAAGCCAAGTACATGTCGAGAGTCGGACACACCGCTCTCTACAACTGGGACTTCATCGACAAAAACAAGGCGATCGCAGTTCTCGAAGGACCGATAAACGCCATGTTCGTAGAGAATGGAACCGCTACGGTCGGCGCTGGATCGTCTGGCGGACTTGACGACCAGCTGAAGGATCTAGACTGCTGGTACATCTTCGACAACGATGACGCTGGAAGGAAGCACGCTTACAAGAAGGTACAGGAAGGAAAGCCAGTCTTCATGTGGAACACCTTCATATTCTCTTACAATCTTCCGAGAGACATAAACGACATCAACGACGCGATAATGTACTTGAAGAGGACGAAGAAGTTCACAATCAAAGAGCTGCAGCACTGCTTCACTCGATACGTAGAGCAGTACAAAGCGCTAGAGCTCGCAAAGGTGAAGATGAAGCCTATCAAACCGAACGACAACGCCGAGACCGAAGAGGACGGCATAGACTAAAGGAGAAGAAGATGAACACCGACATCTACTGCGAAATCGACCAGAACCTCGTTGAAGAGATCTGCGTGCTGAAAGCCAAGAACTGCGATCTGGATCCAAATCCGAAGAGTCCGTTCGCTAAGTGGCTCAACAAGACGAAGAAGTGGCGTGAGAAGTGCATGAAGCGCATGCAGGAGAAGCCTTGGTCGGCTAAGAAAGACGTCTGGATCGCTCCTATCAAATAAATTGAGATTTTCTTGATTTTGAGGTTTAGATTTCTCTGGTATTTTCTTATATTTACTATGTAAGAAACAATAACAAGGAGCTACTCATGGCAAACATCGTCCTCGTCAAGAACCTCACCGCCGAAAAGACTATCAAGGAGCTCTTTAAGGCTGGTCTCTGCAGCAACGCTCAACTTCTTCCGATGGTAAAAGACGGCGTCATCGGGTTCGCTCCTACTAAGGGGTTCGCCGAGTTCCTGAAGCGCTGCGAAGAGTGGAGGATGCATGGTGAGTCCAAGACTACAGTCGACTGCGACGTCGCTCTCGGCAATCCTTCTGTCGAATATCGACACATCGAAATGGCCTTCTAATAAGTTTTCTCAACCCCGCACGAGACCCGAGCTACACCCTTTGCTCGGGTCTTATTTTTGTTGATAAATACTTTATGTCTACCTTTGCGAAGAACTACTATCAGGGAACTTTCGTTCCAAAGCATCCGGAGAAGTGTCTCAACTACAACGGGAAGCTCTATCCCGACAAAGTTCTTCCTATAACTTACCGAAGCTCATGGGAGCAGATCTTGTGCAACTTCTGCGACATGGAAGTGTATGTGCTAGCTTGGGGCTCTGAGGTCGTCGAGATTCCATACTACTCACAGATCGATCAGAAGACACACCGCTACGTTCTAGACTTTCTCATCATACTGAGGAACAAGCGTGGAGAACTGAAGAAGTGGGCTGTCGAAGTGAAGCCAGACAATCAGGCAGCTTATCTGGACAAGATGGGCAACGTGATCTACCCGCCAGCGCCGAAGAGAAAGACTCAGAAGGCGATGGCTAGATGGCAAGAGAAGTGCCGGGTCATCAGGAGAAACGCTGAGAAGTGGGACGCCGCGAAGGAATGGGCGAAGCGCCGTGGGTTCGAATTCTGTGTAAAGACAGAGAAAGAGATCTTCGGACTAGCTGGCGAGCACAGGGGCGATGTATAAATAATCTATGAACCTTAACTTTCTAAACTTTCTAAGCAGCAACTTTCTCAAGAACGAAGAGGACGCACAGACCCTTCGTGAGCTTGAGGCTAGAAACAACTCAATCGGTCTAGACGAAGACCAGACGAACTGGGCATCCATTGGCGGCGGCTGGGGAATGACTAACGGCGACGCAGTCAACCCAGACCAGCAGTCGATCCTGTTCGATTCAGTCTTCGAGAACAAGAAGCAGAGAATCGCTTTCTACCGCAGCATGTACAACTATCCTCTCGTCAAGAAGGCCGTCACTATGATGGTCGACGAGATGTGCAAGCCTAACGCCGAGAACGAGGTCGCTAGCTTCAACATAAACAAAGCTTTCTCCGCACAGTTCAACTCGACAGAGTATGCGTCACTCAAGAAGGAGTTCGACTACGTCATGAACTGCGTCATCGGTCAAGACAACGTCCACGACATGCTGAGACGTTGGCTCGTTGACGGCGAACAGTTCGTCGAGAACTGCGCATCCGACGACGGAAAGAAGCTAGTCGGCATCAAGGTCCTTCCTGCGTACTGCTCTCTAGTCATCTACGAAGAGGGCAAGGCTACTGGCTACATTCAGGATCCTAGAATGATCGACCTGAACTCGACTGGCGAGATCAAGAAGTTCACGCTCGACCAGATCTCTTACTCGGACTACGGCCAGTGGGGCGCTAACCGAAACGACGTGAGAGGACATCTTGATCCAGCTATCCGTCCGCTCAACCAGCTGAGAGCCATCGAGGACGCCCTCACGGTTACGAGAATCAACAGAGCTCCTGAGCGCAGACTCTGGAACGTCTACATCGGCAGAGCTAACGACGCTAAGGCTACTGCGATGGTCAACGACATCAAGAACAAGTACCGCAAGACCATGACGATCGACCCGATAACGGGAATGATCCAGAGCTCCAAGAACGTTCAGAGCTTCACCGAAGACATCTTCGTCGGAAAGACAGACCAAGGCAACGGCACTACGATCGAGCCGATCAAGTCCTCGACCGAGTTCAACGGACAGATGGACGACGTGAAAATGTTCCAGCAGCAAGTCATGGACGCTCTTCTCACACCTTCGATCCGCTGGGCGGAAGGAGAAGGCGGTGGCGGTCAGTACGCTGTCGCTCCCGAGCAGCAGCTCTCTGAGATCACTTACCAGGAGATGTGCCGCAGACTCGGACAGAGATACTGCAACCAGATCATCAAGCACACTTTCATAGTCCACCTCAAGATGTGCGGATTCAAGACTAAGTACTTGGATCCAGCTCTATACAACATCACCCTCAACGGCGCAAACAACTTCGAGAAGATCAGGCAGTTAGCCGTATGGGAGAAGATGGGTGGAATCTTGGGTCAGCTCCAGACGATGCTTCCGTCTCTGGCTAACGCTAAGGCTGACTCCGAAGAAGCTAAGCCGCTCATCTCTCGCCAGTATCTCTACGAGAACATTCTGCACATGAGCGACGCCGACATACTGAAGAATCAGCAGTGCATCAAGGAAGAGTGCGAAGCTCTCCTAGAAGATGCAAAGGCTGCACAAGAAGAAGCTGCACCTGAAGACCAGGATGAAGATCTAGAAGGCGGAGATGACATAGGGTTCTAAAGTTTCGTGATAGGAGGTTTCCGTGAAGTACTCGCTAGCTGACTGCAACATGTTGTACAAGTTCTTCAACAAGGACTTCTTTCAGGAAGAACTAGGACAGAAGCTCGGACGCTGCAAGATCTTCACGGACGTCGGCGAAGCGGTTCAGGCATTCGGAAACGAAGATTACGATTCGCTGAGCGGAATCTCTAAGTATGACAACGGAAAGTCGTGGATCTGGATCAATAAGTATCTCTTAGAAAACAAGAAGCTTCTCTCCAACACGATCCTTCACGAGATGATCCATCTCTACGTTGCTATAGTCGATCCAGACACTCGCTACTATCGTCTAGGACACGGCGCACTGTGGACCAAGGTCGCCAACTACGCTACTAGCATCTACGGACACAAGATCGGAAAGATCGACAGGTTCGCAGACGAGAGCGAACAAGAGCGCAAGGAGCACTACAAGCTCATGCACACGACCAAGACCTTGGCTAACACGTTCATCGTGGTGCTGAGGTCTAGAGATCTAGTTCCAGTGAAGGATCTGACGCCAGAGCAGATCTCTGAGATCCAGAAGACGGACGCTAGAGCTATCTTCAAAGTGAAGCCTACGCTAGAGCAGTCGGCGAAGACGAGAGTGAAGAACTACGCTACCTTCGACATGCTCATGGACGACATCAAGTACGGAATCTCCTATGACGAAGAGCTCATGTACCAGGAGCTTGACCTGAAGCTCGGGACGGACTCTGAGAGAATATGGATAAACCCTAAGAACAAATGAATGTAAAATCTGCTTAACAGACAGAAAAGAAGTTTACAAATGGTGCTAAACGTATTATATTGTCTATATGATGTTAGCACCGAGAGTATAAATGAACTATAACTCAAGGAAGAGCTGACATGAACAAGACTATCACGGTCGACACTCTAGATATGGTAAAACTAGACAACGGCTCACACAACTGCGTGGCTATCTTCAAAGCAGTCATCAACGACTGCATCAGGATCACCGGAGTGAAGCTGTTCAATGATCCAAGCACAGACAAATGGTGGCTGAAGTTCCCAGTAAATGAGAGCAATCACAAGAAGTTACCCTTTTTCTCGTTCGTGAATCGCGACGACTACCAGTATCTGCTGGAGTGCGCCATGAACGAATTTCTAGGTAACTCAGATGAAGAAGAAGCACACATGGGCTAATGCTATCCCAAAGACGAGGCGAGAGAAGGACATCATCCGTATCGCCAAGAACCCGGACGAGTTCAAGCGCATGAAAGACTTGCTCGAGTCCGCTACCCGCGTAACAGACAATATCAGTAAGTACAACCAAGAGGCGTTCAAGAGCGTCGAGGAGATCCTCGCTTTTGTCACCTGCAGAATCTCAGACGAGCTCCCGAGAAAGGATGTTCTGATCGAAGAGCTATACAAAATGCAGGAGCGCTATGAAGAACGAATCTTACCTGACGAAGGAAGTAGTGAAGATACCACAGTTTGTGGTGGGCGGGGAGTACAAGGACGAACAGGGGAACGAGTACCGAGTTCTGTCGATAACGGGGGACATGATGGAGGCGAAGTTCAACTTCGTGAAGAAGCGCTTCAAGATCATTCCGTACGGGTCGGTGATGGGTGCGATGAACAGCGGCAGAGTCTGGTTCAAGAGCGCCAAGAATGATCCGAGCCTGATCGAGGCAGACGAGAGCTGCAACATTGTTCCACGCGGAAAGTACAACAAGCTCACCAAGATGACGCCGGAAGAGAAGAGAGCTTACCGTCGCGAGAGAGCCAGAAAGCGCAGAAGAGCGAGAAGGGCTGCGAAAGCTGCTATAAATAACACAGAACACTCTACAGAGGAGCACAACTAATATGGCATTCAGTGATTTTCTACACGATCACGAAATGAAGAAGTCTCGGAGAGCTGAAGAGTTCGAAGTACCCGAGATCGAAGAGAACTATGAGGAAACTCCTAGAAGACCCGTACACGAGGTCGAAGAAGACGAAGTTCCGGCCGAGGATCGCAAGATCTTGAACGAAGTAGACTTCTACAAGAGCCGCCTCTATAAGAAGATCGACTCTTGCTTCCTGCGCTACGGTCTAGAAGGTCTGAAGCGCATCGACGAAGGAATCGCTAACTCGATCGCTAAGTACATCGACAGCCTGAAGGGAGGAAACCGATTTGAAGAGCGTCAGCCAGTCCGTGAGAGATACACTCCGAACTTCCGTCGTCCTCCTGATCGCGTCAGATACCGCGACGAAGAGCTTGACGAGGCTGAAGACGAGATTCCGCCTAAGCCAGCTCCTAAGCCGTTCAAGAAGCCACAGAAGATCGAAGGATCTAACCCGAATCCAGCTCCAGTCAGAAGACTTGGCGAGCCAAAGCTAGAGAGCAGCGCATTCAATCCAGATCTTCTCAACGCTATCCTGACAGACGTCATCCCGCCTACCGAGATACACGAGGTCGAAGTCAAGAGCAACATCCCTCGTCCTGAACAGAGACAGAAGCCAGTCGAAGAGAAGGTAGATTTCGCTCCTATGCCTGAACCGGAGGTCGAAGATGTTCCTCTCGTAGAGGAACCGACTATCGAAGAATCTGTTGAACAGCCGCAAGAACAGCCAGAGCAGACTTACGACATCGCTGACGAGATGCTCGCTGGAGTTCAGACCGAAGATGTAGATCTGTTCGTCCCGCCCGTCATCGAAGAAGACACGCCAGAGACGTTCACGTCAGAAGAAGAGCTTGACGCTCCGATCGTAGAGTCTGAGACTCAGACGCCGATCGAGATGCCAGCTCCTCAGCCAAGAAAGAGAAAGAAGAAGAAATGAGCACTATCCCGTTAGAAGAGCTAGAGAATCAACCTTTCGTGCAGGCCCACAAGGACCTGTACAAGGTAGCTCTTGAGCGTGGAAAGTACTCGGACAGAGCCTTCTGGGAGGAAATGGATCCCGAGCAGAAGGAAGCTATCCAAGAGCAGATGAAAAAGTACGGAACGAAGCCCGTTTGGAGATTGCTGTGAGCCTAGATATTCTAAATGTCTGTTTTAGGCGCCTAGAAGAGGCCTCTGGAGGCGACAACAAGCACTTCCTTGAGAAACTACAGCGTAACTGCAAAATGGCCGTAGCGGCTCTAGAATCAGACAATGTGATCGCCGAGGCACAGTCGTCTGTGAAGACCCTGAAGGCGATGAACAAGAAGATCTCCATGTCGACGCACCTCAGAACGATCGACAACATTCTAGTCTACGTCTTCTTGAAGAATCTCATGACTGCTCCGTCCACGACGAAAGCCTACAAGCTGGGTCTGATCGACAAGGAAGGAAACCTGCTCCGTGAGCCGAAGACGCAAGAAGAGAATGACTGCATATCGAACCTAGACCTGTTCATCGGAAAGCTCAGAACCTGGCTAAGACCTTACATGTCCCGTCTGTCGAAGATGGCATGGGTCAAGAGCATGGACGCATCCTATCGCGTCCAGAACGCGCTCGGAAACGCCGAGTCGCTATCCAAGAGAGCCACAGTGCTACGCGTCAACGACGAACTAGACAAGCTGCTGAAATGAGTTGCCCAGTCTGCGACAGAGCTTTCAAGCAATACGGCTTCTCCCTGAAGCCAGGTCTCAAGTGCTACACTGGAACCGCTCAAGCTTGCTGTCCGAAGAAGGTCATCGTCACTTCGTTCAGCGCGAGTGAAGTGAAGTTCACGACTAAGGACGGCGTCGAGCACTCAAAGCCGTTCATCGAGTTCATGAAGTCGTCTTGGATAGATAGAACTTCGCTATAATTTTCTATATTGTCTCTGAACTGAATTCAGGAGATCAATATGGATCTTAACTTTGTATTGTTAACAAAATGTTACGATAAGTACGACCTTCAGTACTGGCTGGAGTACCATCACAAGAGATTCACAGACGCTAGATTCACGATAGTCGACAACGAGTCGATCGTAGACGTCCGCAGAGTCGCTGACAGTGTTCTAGGTCCAGAAAAATACAGATATCTTCGCATCAACGGATTTCCAAACCAGAAGAAACTCTATGCTGACTTGATGAACGACCAGTATGGTCACATCTTCTGGCACGGCGAGGTCGTCGCATTCTTCGACGATGACGAGTACTTCTACCTGCATGACCCTAACGCTGACGACAAGGACTTCGACTACGAGGAAGTCCTAGAGAAAGCTTTCGAGTACGAGAAGGATTATGAAGGATGGGACTGGACGAAGTATGACACTCTCTGCATTCCTCACATAAACATGTCGAGCAATCCGCTCTTAGACGACCGCAACACTTCTGCAAGCATGCCGTTCATTCTCACTAACCGCAGAGATGACAAGACAGCTACGGTCAAGTGCCTAGTCAGATACGATTCGTCCAACGAGTACGAGTGGAAGGTTCAGGAAGGAGTCGATGAAGCTGGTCACGTCCCGTTCGTCAACGGAAAGAGAAACGCTGCAGTCTTCACGGCATGGTATGACAAGAAGAAAGGACAGGTCGTCGCTCAGTCGTGGCCGCTAGGAAACACTTCGTTCGCAGAAGTCGACTACAACAGCAACGTCCGTCTCTACCACTATCATCTCAAGTCTAGATGGGACTGGGACCAGAAGATCAAGCGCGGCTCTTGCTCTAGCCTGATTCCTTGGTACTCTGACAAGATCGAAGAGAACTGCTTCTACGACCACTACGACATCGTCGACAACAGCATGTGCGTCGAGTTCAACAGATTCGTCAATCCCGATGTCGTAGAGACGTTCCACGAAGTCTGGAATCCTATTGAAGAGAACGAGACGACTAAGAGACGTGATGCGCACGATCCGGAGTGGGACAAGATGCCTCACAAGATCAACTACGAGGACATCCGCTTCGCTAAGTCGTTCGAACAGAAGAGAAAGATGGGTGAGTTGTGGATCACACAGAACTGCCCGACCATAGACCTTGCATGTCCAGGATCTAACTTAGCGAACCAGATCAACTACTGGAAGCTGAACGACATGAACCCGAAGAAAGTTCTCTGGGCTGACAAGTGCGCAGTCTACAAAGAGCTCTACGATCTAGGCCTAGAGAACATCAGAATTCCTATCCTGTACGAGAAGTACAAGCCGTCTGACAGCGACATCCGAGAGGTGATCGACTGCCTCTGCGTCAGAAACGACTGTATTCTCAAGTGCAACCACGCGTCTGGGTACAACATCAGATTCAACGCTCTCGAAGGAGTAAACACAGACTTCCTTGTGAAGAAGATCCGCACCTGGCTAGACACTAACTACGCTTACATAGCTGGGTACGAGTGGCACTATGAGCCGATCGTTCCAGCTATTCTCGTCCAGCCGTCTCTGACACGCAAGGACGTCGTCCCTATCGACTACCAGTTCTACTGCGTAGAAGGTAAGATCGTCGCTATCGAGATTCAACGCAAGGTCAGCAAGGTCCTCATCGAGCACCTCGCATTCACCGACGAAGATGGAAACGATCTGGACTGGTGCTTGGGCAGCTGGCCTCTCCAGCACGGACTAGGAAAAGAACAGAAGGAAGCCGTCGAAGCGATGAAGCCAGTCGTGAAGAAGATAGCGTCTCAGTTCACGTTCGTTCGAGTCGACCTGTTCTGGATCAACAAGCGCATCTACTTCTGCGAGACCACGTTCTGTCCTTCATCCGGAGTTCTCGACTATCAAGAACGGTGATAAATAATGTATGCTAGACAGTAGATTCATATACGACGTAGACGCGACGACGCTTCCGCTCTCTAGGGATCTCTTGAAGTCCTGCATAGACAGCAAGCCGATTTTCTCGTTCGTGCTGTGCAAGTATGAGAACCTGATTACGACGATCAACACTATCAACCGTTCGCCAGAGATCTCTGGAACGCTGAACGGCAATGTCTTGTTCGACACGATCAACAGCCCGGAGACGAGCTATGACTGTGTCATCAAGATCGAGGGTCTGAAGTCTACCGAGGACAACTACCTCAACAATGTGCTACGCTCTAACGAGAACTGCACTTGGACGGACTTCAAGACATACTCGAGCATGCTCAGATCCGAGATCAAGGGCATGAAAGAGACCGTGTTCAAGAAGGCTCTCTGGAACAAGGACAACATCGACTCCTGGTTCGACAGCTCGACGATGCAGCTTCCAGACAGCGTCCGAGATGGACTCGCGAACGACTGGAACGTCTTCAAGGCGACAGTCATCAGATCTAAAGACCTAGATGCTTTCGTCTCGGCATGCTCAGACGACGCTAAGAACCAGTACATCAGCTTGATCTACAAGAACGCGAAGAATCTGCTCGACCGCTACAAGGTCGAGCTCATGGCGCACGTCCAGCAGCAGAACAAGAACGACGAGAACGTGACTATCTCTAAGCCCGTCGTATCGAAGATATACATAATGTCAAACAACTACGCAAGATGTCAGAAGGAGTGGCCGACTCTCAGAGTCGCTCCGCTGAACAAGAAGAACTTAGAAACACTGGGGCTGTATCTGTGATCAAGACTTTCGTTCCAACTAAAGATCCTAAACCGTATGACGAGAAGCGTGACATCACCTACCTCGATAACTCCTATGGCGACTCGATGTGCAAGAAGTACAACAGAGCCATCGACATGCTCGGAGACTATCAGGGCTGGGTCTGCTTCATTCACGACGACGCTGAGATCAGAACACCTGACGACATCGTCGAAGCTAGACTGAGACAAGCTTACGAGAAAGGACAGCTCATCGCTGGAGTCATCGGCACTTTCAACTTAGACTACACGATGCACTGGTGGTACCCAGACAGGGGCGTCAACGGCGCAGGCTACATTCTCCAGAAGGTTCTGGGTCCAGACAAGAAGCCAGTAGTGCCAGAGAAGTGCTACGAGATGAAGGACTGGCCAGGATTCCACGACGGACTCGCTACAGTGGACGGATGCTGCATGTGGATCCACACAGACGCTTTCAAGAAGATCCGTTTCGACGAGAATCTTCTCAGCTACCACTTCTACGACGTCGACATCTGTCTCCAAGCGCTCAGAAATAAGATGGGCGTCTGCGTCATTCCGGTCGTAGTCGTTCACGCGTCTCCTGGAGAGCTTCCGAAGAACATAGGGGAGCTTAGAGCCTACGTCTTCGACAAGTGGTCAAACATCGTAAACACGTTCCCTATCAACAAGTATAGCTTATTCAAGAAAGAGGAAGAGAAATGACTTTCGACAACTTCGACAAGATGGCTAGAATCAAAGATGAGCTGGGAAAGAACTATCTGAAGAAGCTCGGTCTAGATTCTGACCTAGAAGACACTGCACCAGCTTACGAGGTAGCGGATGAAGTCGTCCGTGCGTTCGAGTTCGCATACCCTGGAAAATACGCTAAGATGGAAGAAGAAATCAAGAAAGAGTATGAGGCTAGCTTAGATCCGACGATGTCGAGAGAAGAGACGATCGAGGATCTGATGAGCAAAGTCAGCGATGACGACATGGCTGACATCTACATGGACGACTACAAGTATGGCCGAAGCCCTAGGAGCAGAGAGTTCCGCTGCTGTCAGGAAGTCATTCTGAACACTCTGTTCGAGAAGAAGTTCAAGAACCTGGGCGAGATGATCGGAGCTCTCAGAAGCGCTCCTGGCAGCTACATAGGTCCTTACAACTACAAGAGGCTTCTGAACCACATCACGTTCGCGGTAAAGAGCCGCATCATTCAGTACTACCTCACTAGAAGACGCATCGCTCAGAGCGGAAAGAGGTTCTACTACGTGGATCCGTCGAGATTCCAGAGAGGCAGATAGGAGGAGAGATGAAGAGATTTCTGAAGTTCGTAGACGAGTCAAACGTAATCAGCGAGAAAGAGACGCTGACTCAGCTCAGGGACAACTTCACTAAGGTGTTCCCTTACTCTGACTACAAGAACTTGAAGATTCTCAACTCCACTAGCAAGGGCAAAGACACCCTTACTCTCGTCTGCCGTGGCACCGTCCAGTCATCTACGCTGGCGCACAACTACACCGTTCTCTGCCAGTTCCACAGAAAGACCTTGGAAGATCCGTGGGATCTGAACGCTATGGTCGAGATCAAGTGCACCTGCAACGCGTTCCGCTTCAACGTGGCTTACCCGCTGTTCAAGAACAAGAACTACGCAGGAACTGTTCCGGGAAACTCGAGGATTCCTAACAGGGTCCAGAACGCCCAGCAGGTCCCGACATTCTGCAAGCACATCTACGCTTATCTGCGATACCTGATTCAGCAGAAAGTCATAACTATGTAGAAATTTCTAAATTTAAACTGTATGAGCAAGAAGAGCAAATTTCTAAAGACCGAAGAGCCGGTTCAAGAGGAATCGGTTGAACAAGATCTCTCGAACGTACTAGAGTTCAACATCAAAGAATACGGCATGTCCGTGATCGAGGACCGCATGATCCCATCGATTCGCGACGGACTCAAGCCTTCTCAGCGCAGACTTCTCAAGGCTATGTATGACCTGAAGGCTTGGTCGACTTCTCCTACTGTGAAGTCCGCTAGAGTCACTGGTGACTGCATGGGAAAGTATCACCCGCACTCTGAAGCCTATGGCGCACTGGGCGGTCTAGTCAACCAGACGTACAGTCTCGTTCAAGGACAGGGAAACTGGGGCAGCCTAGACGACGAGCCAGCTGCCGCGAGATACACCGAGTGCCGATTCAGCAAGCTCGGACAGAGGTGCTTCGAGAACTACGAAGTCGCCGACGAAGTTCCTAACTTCTCTGGCGAGTACATGGAGCCTATCGACATTCCGATGGACTTCCCTCTGTTCTTCGTCAACGGCGGAAAAGGCATCGGAGTCGCAGTCCGTCTAGAGACTCCAGACCACAACCTGCAAGAGATCGTAGAAGCGATGAAGATCGTTCTGAAGAAAGGCGACAAGACTAAGATGAGCGATCTGTTCAAAGTTTTCCACGGTCCGGACTCTGTCTATGGCGGAAAGCTGCTCACCAGCGAAGAAGAGCTGAAGACGATCTACGAGACAGGATCTGGAAAGATCACTTACGAGTGCGACTACGAGATAGCACAGCAAGGACGCAACAAGTTCCTTCTCACAGTGACTGGGTACTGTCCAGAGTTCAAGCCGTCTACGTTCCAGAACGAGATGATCAAGCTCATGGCCGACAAGAACGACAGGAGCATTCTGAACGCCAACGACGCTTCGACGAAAGACAACAAGTGCAACTTCCAGGTTCTCTACGAAGGCGAAGACACTTTCGAGAAGAAGATCCACAAGCATCTCATCAAGACGCAGAACGTGCAGTACTATGCGCTAGACCGTCGAAAGAGCGCTAACCCTCAGCTGAGAGACATCGACACCGTTCTCCTGAAGAAGTCCTTCATCGAGTACATGCAGATCTGGCTAGACTGGCGCAGAGAGCAAGAGACTAAGCTTCTCTCCATTCGCGCTAAAGAGATAGACGACCGCATGTTCCACGTCGAGTGCCGCATGGACGCTGCAGAGAACGTGAAGATCATTCAGGCTGCGCTAGCTGCTGACGACGCAGTATCGCACCTGATGAAGAACATGCCTTACCTCATGGGACACCAGAGAGCCAAAGAAGGCGCTGAGTACATCCTCGATCTGAAGATCGGATCCATCAAGAAGACTGACATGCAGAAGATGCGCCTAGAGTTCGGCGAGCTCGATCAAGAGCTGCAGCGCATCAAGAAGGACATGAGCGACATAGACAAGGTCGTTGCTAGAAAGCTCGACTCGCTAAAAGAGTTCTTCAAGCCCCGCATGCTGAAGTACTAACAAACAAGCATCCCTTACAACAAGTCCGCTAGGCACTGAGGCTCTGGCGGACTTTCGTGCATATAAATAACTCATCAAACTAATAGTGGTAACTTGATGAGTCTAGAAAATTCTTTAGATGCGCTATGCCGCGAGTTCGAGATAGACAACGTCGTGGCGCCAGATCCAATTCAGCAGGTGACTTCAGCAGCTCCCAATCCGATGAGCTTCTTAGACGAAGAGGCCCTCGGCAGCGATGCGCTCGTTCAGACGGTTCCTACGATCGAAGATGACGACAATCCTTCAGTCGCTGACTTGAAGAAGAAGGCGGAAGATGGTCACAAAGAGATCGTGAAGCTCGAAGAGGAAGTGAAGCTGAACACGATGACCCAGCGATACGACTTGGAAGATCGAGCCTACATGAAGACTCAGCTAAAGTCGCTCATCTCTGACAACCGCGCCGTGATGGACTGCATCGAGTCTCAGCTGAAGATAGGCACGAATCCACATCTGTTCGAGGTCTACGCGTCGATGTCAAAGACGGTCGCAGACAACATCATGCGCCTAGCTAAGATCGACCAGATGGTCACCGACTACAAGATCGTTGAAGACAAGGGCACTGGAAACATCAAGCACGACGTGGTAGCTGAGCAAGCTGCCCAAGCTGCAGCGAATGGCCGGGGCGGCGGGAACACTTACATTCAGAACAATCTCTGCTTCTCGTCCGATGAGCTGCTCAAGATCGTCAAGAAGGCGATACCTCCACGCGAAAAGACCAAGATAGAAGATCTTCCGAAATTTGACCTGTCGTAACTTTTTCACTGTAAATAACTAAACATGGGAAGACCACTCTACACCAAGTTCTCGATTTTCTATCGAATCAGCAAGAAGGAAGACTTCCTTCGAAAGTTGATTATGAGCCTGTGCAATCGCGAGGACCTGTCAAGCTATGACGTGTTCTACGAGATGTACTCGAAGACTTTCGACATCATCGCTGACGCGATCATGAAGAAGGACAAGGACCGCATTCTGGCTCTAATCATGAACGAAAACGTAGATGCGAAGCTCAACAGGAGAATATACGACTATCTAATGTGCGCTAACACTTTCAAGCTCTCTAAGAAGAACCTTCAGGAAGCGCTAGAGCAACAGGAGCTGTAATTATGCTAGATGACATCAGAAAATTCATCAACGAGAGAGTCCAGCCAGTAGACTTTCTGACCCTACTCAAAGAAGACGAAGAACCGGCTCCTGCCGATGATGCAGGCGGCGGAGATGATGCTGGATTTGACGACGCCGGTGGCGGAGATGATGCTGGATTCGATGACGGTGGCGGATTCGATGACAGCGGCGACATGGGAGGAGGCCTTGATGGAGGTCCAGGCGGTCCGGACGGAGGTCCAGGAGGCGGCGAGTCGGGTGAAGATCTAGGCGACGACACCGAAGACAAGGGAAGCGACAAGTTCGCTGACCGTGAAGACGATCCGGACTTCAAGAACGGAATGCCGACTGACGGCAGCGCTGCCGAGACTGGACCTTCCGGAAACACGACCTACCAAGTCGAGGACGTATTGAGAAATCTCAACGGAATTGTCGACAGCGGCGACATCGACCTGGCCGAGATCGAACCTTCTAAGCTCATTCTGGAGCTCATCGCTAACGGAAAGAAGCTCAAAGAGGAAGATTTTGAGGAAATTCACCAGTACGAGTCGTTCTCGAACATCGTGAAGAAGTGCTTGGAAGGAGTAGACGACAGAACTCGCGACTACTTCAATCTGAAGATCAAGGAAGCAATTCTAGAGATCCAGAAGCAGAAAAAGATCGACGCAAGCAAGGCGAAAGGCGACGTGGATCAGCTTCGAAACATCGCAGACGAGTTCTAAATCACACTTTTTGACAAAAATGTTGACAAAATATTAACATTTTTTCAAAAAAGTCCCGAAAAAGCAAATTTTTAGGGAAATCACAATGATATATAATACATAACGGAGGAAATTCGATGGATAAAATCGTAGAAAAGCTCCAGTCCCTCGGACTGTCAGAAGATGACTTGAATGAAGTCAAGAAGTCTTTTGATGAAGCCGTGGAAACTAGAGTCAAAGCCGAAACCGATCAAATTTCCGAGAAAGCCGAGAAGTATATCGCTATGCGTGTCGACGAGCTGGCAAAAGCTAAGACAGCAGAGCTCGAGACTCTCTCCGAGAAGTATCTTGAGATCAAGACTAATACGATCGCAAAGAACGCTAGCTTGAAGCTCAACGAGAAGACGGCAGAAGTCGAAAAGGCTTGCGAAGACTACATCAACGAATACTTCGAAAAGGCATTCGCGGAAAAATATGAAAAAGAGTTGGCTTTGATGGAAGAGTCGATCCTCTCGCAGCTTGACAAGTATCTTGACTATGCTATCACGGAGAACATCACTCCGGATCTCATCAAGACGACTGCCGTCAACGAGACCTTCGCTCCAATCATCAAGGGTATCCAGAACCTCTTCGAAGAGCAGTATGTTCCGCTCAACGTCTCCGGCAAGAAGAAGATCAAAGAAGCTCAGGCTCACGTGGCCGAGCTCGAAGAGACTCTCAAGCAGCAGATCCAAGAGAACATGGCTCTCACCGACCGCACCGAGAAATACGCAAAGCGTGCTCTCATCGCTGAGAAGGTCGCTGACCTATCCGCCGCTGATCGCGCCAACGTTAGAAAGTTCTTCGCTGAGAAGTCTTTCGCTACGACGAAGTCGGACATTGATTCTTACTGCGCTGTCCTCAAGGAATCAGCTCAGAAGATTCAGGAAGCCAAGGAACAAGCTATTCGTGAGAGCAAGGTCGACATGAAAGAGCGTCGCAGCCTTGTCACGGAGAGAACTAACTCAAGACCGAGACCGAGAACTGCAGTGAAGTCTTACACAGAAGACAACACCCCTGACTTGGTCACAGAACGCATCAAAACCTACAAACAGTCGAGAAAAATCGACGAAGCAAGTGACGACTACCTAACCTCAGTGGCGAAGTATGTCGAACTAGACTAAGAATTTTCAAGGAGTAAAAGGAAATGAAAATACTTAATTCCCAGAAGACAATCACTGAGGCATGGAGCGACAAGCCGAATGCTCTCTCTGTTGCATCAATCCAGGACAAGTATATTCGTGCCAACACTGCAAAGTTGCTTGAAAACCAGGACCGCTGGGTCAAGAAAGGCATGAGACTTGACGAAGACTTCAGCATGGGCGTTGCTGGTGCTACTGGCCTCAACCAGGGTATCCCGCACGGTGGCCCAGGCAAGGGCGTCCTTCCGAACATCTCTATGGCTATCGTCCGTAGAGCTTTCCCGGAAATGTTCGCTAACGTCCTCGTCGGTGTTCAGCCGATGGCCGGTCCGGTGTCTCTAGCCTGCGCAGTCCGCAGAATCTACAAGACGTCCAACCCGCAGGAAATCATCGAAGCTGCTTGGAAGCACGTTCCGCGCTTCTCTGGCTTCACTGGCTCTACTGCCAACGCCTCTGGCGAACCGGATGCCGGTACCGCCGTTGAGACGGAAGCTGCAGAACACTGGAAGCTCGGCGGTGACCCGAACAAGTTCGAGAAGTGGCCGGAACTCGGTCTCATGCTCGCTACTCAGGTGGTCGCAGCTAAGAGCCGTAAGGTCGGTTCCAGCTTCTCTATCGAGTCTGCTCAGGACATCGAGTCTATGCAGCACCTCGACATGATGGCTGAGATGATCAAGACCTGTCAGGAAGAGCTCGTTCAGGAAATCGACCGTGAAACGATCGCTCACTGTAAGGCTCTCTGCACGCCTAAGGTTTACAAGTTCGCCGAAGGCAAGGTAAGCACTGCTGAACAGGCAGGTGGTGTCGGTGACGGCTGGAACGGCCGCTGGTCTCAGGAGAGACTCGCCAACATCGTCGCTAAGCTCATCGGCGCTTCTAACAACATCCGTACCAGCACTCGTACCGCTTCCGGTAACATCGCTGTCGTTTCTCCGGACATCGCTACTGCTCTGCAGATCGCTGCCCCGAACTTCAGCAAGATCGTTACCAACGTGAACGGCAGCTCTGCTACCGCTAGCGCAGGTACCCTGAACGGCAACATCAAGGTCTTCATCGACAACAACGCTGTTGACCCGATCACTGGAATCGATAACGGTGAAGCACTCATCGCATACAAGGGCGAAGGCCTTTCCAACTGCGGTGTGGTATACTGCCCGTACATCACTAGCTTGACTCTTCAGGCTACGGATCCTCGCGACTTCTCTCCGAGAGTTGGCGTGATGAGCCGCTACGCTTTCGCTGACAACATGCTCGGCGCTGAGAACTACTACCGTCTTCTCAGATTCGAAGGTCTCGCTTCCAAGGTCGGATTCGATACGTCCGAAGAAGGCACGTGGTAATCACAGAGTTGAAATTTAACAACAAGGAGAATTTTTACAATGTACAAACTACCTTCTAAGTCACAGTATCACGTCGGTAACGACAAGGCTATCCCGGATAGCGCTTTCGTCGCCAGCAGCTGGTGCGACGGCATCTACACTCAGTTCGATGCGGACAATGCTCCGAACGGCTGGGCAGATGTTCAGGACACCTTCAAGATGAATCTCCCGCAGGACAAGTGGCAGCTCGAAGACGAAAGAGCTGCAGCAAGTGGCTTCGCTACTTCTGCTCTCTTCACGGACGGTTACGGCACCGCTACCACGGGCAAGGTTCTTGACCAGTTCCCGGAACTGTTCACTTCTGGTCGTAGCGACTACGTCGGAATCGAACAGTCTGCCGAGTAATTGGCTGCACAAGCATACGAAGAAAGACCGAGCGGAAGCCCGGTCTTTCTTTTGCGATTGATTCAAGAAGCTCTAGAGAGAAGCGATGATCTTCTGTGCGCGGCTGGTCTGATACTTGTCCCAAGTGGACTTGTTGCGCTTCCACTTCTTGGATTCAGCTCCAGCGATCCACTTGTAGTCGGCTTCGCTGATGACCTTAGCATAACGTCCCGGAGTGACCTGAAGCTTGGTACCGTCCGTTAACTGGATATACCAACGACCCTGGCTCTCTTTGCTCAGACCGCGAGCAGCCATTTTCTTCTTGGTGTGGTAGAGGTAGATGGGGGAAGATTCGAACTTCTTCATAGTTTATTTTCCTTTTCTGTTTAGATCTAACCAGCCATCTTGAGGCTGTAATGTGAATATAGGAATTTGTTGTAAATTTGTAAACAGTAAAATATCGTTAAAATTTCTTTACATACCTAGACGATGAAAATCTCAAGATAAGCATTTTGATTATATTTTCTCTTGAAAAGATAAATAACAGGAAACTATGTTAAGAGTAAACAACAGTGACAACAAAAACTTGGTAATTTTCTATCTAGCTGATAACAGTGGATGCAGTCATGTTCGTTGCCGTTTCTTCGCTGATTACATCAACGCTAACGACTTTGGACTCAAGGCTGTGATTCTGCCAGTCTACACGACTGACACGGCCATCTTGGCCTCAGCTAAAGCGATCATCTGGCAGAAGCCCAGCACCTTCAAGCACTTGTCCATCATCCAGAAGTACAAGGGATTCCAGCAGAAGTTCGGATTCAAGCTCATCTACGAGATGGACGATCTGTTCTTCAAGAGCCCTTTCAGGGATCAAGCGCTTCCTCCTTACAACATGTCTTACGTACGCCGCAGAGAAGCTCACATCGACGAAGAGATCGAAGAGGCGCTAGCTCAGATCCTTCCGCTCTTCGACACGATCATGTGCTCGACTGACTATCTCAAGAAAGTCGTCACTCAGAAGTACAACTTGGACAACGTAGTCACTGTCAAGAACACTGTCCCGCGCTTCCTATGGTCCTGCGACAAGAGAAAGCCGATCACCGAAGACATCAAGAAACCTTCAATTCTCTACTCAGGCGCATCTGGCCATTACATGAACCCGATCCCAGCCCGTCCATCTTCTACTAAAGAGCCTAACGGATTCCCTGGCACTACTGGCGACTTCGGTGACTGGAAAAACTCTTGGCGTGAGTGGGTCATCAAGAACGTCAAGGAAGACAAGATCGACTTCAAGATCATGGGCGACTTCCCATACTTCTTCCGAGAGATCGCGCCGAAGCTTCAGTTCATCTCTTGGACTAACTCTTACAACTATCCTAGACGCTGTTGGAGCACAAACGCTAACTTCCAGATCGCACCTCTCGTAGACAACGAGTTCAACCGCTCGAAGTCTGCTCTTCGATTCTATGAGTCTTCTATCGCGGGCATGGGATTCTTCGGATCTGTGTTCGACGACTCCAACGACAGCCCTTACGAAGAGATCTTCCCAGACTGCAAAGTCAAAGTCGGAGCATCGATGGAAGAGCTTGACGAGAAGTTCTGGAACATGTGCAAGAAAGAGAACTACAATCAGCTCATCGAGTGGCAGTATGACAACCTGAACAAGTCTGGCTTGATCCTCGAGTCATCTGAAGCTATAAACAGGATCCTGTCGATCTGTGATCGCAGCACCGAGACTATGGAGACGATCTAATGGCTAAGGAACAAGGAATCGTACTCAAGGGAAAAGTGCTTGAAGCTCTCGGAGGCATCAGATTCAGATGCGCTCTAGAGAACGGTCAAGAAGTGATATGCACTCTAGCTGGAAAGATGCACAACAGGTTTCACATCAGAACGAATCCAGATGACACTGTCGAGATCGAGGTCTGTCCTTATGACCTGACTCGTGGACGCATAATCTATCGCGATAAATAGAAAGATAGAGGAGCACAGACCATGAGGATCAACAATCGTGAGCTAAGACAGCGCCTTCTAGACTACAACGCTGGAACTATTTCAGATAAAGATCATGCCCAGTTCTGGGACGATCTGCAAGAGATTTGCGCATACCAGATCAAGAAGTCGAAGAATGACAAAGCATACTATGACTTCATTCAGGACATGGTGATCTACATCATAGACCACTATCTCCAGAACTTCACTTACTATAAGCCCGATGGAACTGAGAACTCCGCTCTCGCATTCTTGCTCCAGTCCGCATACTTCTCTAAGCTGGTCCTCTGGAACAACAAGTATAAGCATGAAAACAACGAATTCATGACGATGAACATAGCTTCTGCCGACAACGAAGGAAACTCGACTGAGATGGTCAACACCTGGTCTGAAGACTCTTACGCTGAGATCTGGTCAAGAGCTTGGGGAAAGTCACTTCCAATCGGTCCCGACGACGGGAAGAAACGCAAGAAGAGAATCAAGGGTTATGACACAGACGGGAACCCTATTGAAGATGAAGTAGAAACTGAAGAGACCGAGGAAGAAGATGTCGAACTTTCTGAACAATCCGAATAGCGAAGCGGGTCTCCATGCGGAGAAGACGTGCGCTGTTCACTTAGCCAACTTATTTCAAGAGTACAACGTTCCGGCGATAGTCATTCACTCTATCTGCTCGGACGACCAGTATCACGAGGCTCCAGGACTCTTCTGCTGGAAAGACTCCGTCGCTAGAAACTCTCAGATGGGAGACATCCGCATCTACAAGAAAGACATCAACGACCGTCCAGTACAGAACGCATGCGTATGCATAGACGTGAAGTACTCGAAAGACTGGGACTTCGGATCGATCACGTTCAAGAAGCGCTCAGAGAGTCCAAAGCAGGACGCTATGCTTCACTTGTTCGGATGGGTCGGTCGCGGCGTCGACAACACGTTCTGGTACCTGTCCTACGGAAAGAACGCGAAGGTCGTCATTCCTCTCATCAACGTGAGAGCTTTCGTCAACAGCTGCACCGAAGAAGAGATGCTCAAGATCTGCAAGAAGACGAAGTATGACGGAGTAGACAGCTGGTACTTCTCGCTGGGAGAAGTCAAGTCCCATCTGTTACCGCTTGATGAGTGGGCGATGACTTACGTCAGAGGAATCATTGAACAGTAATGCCCATAGAAGCATCAGAACGTGTCCAGAACGGCTACTTCTACACGTTCATCTACAAAGCAGCCGACACTAGCCAGGAAGTCGACGAGACGCCTCTGATCTACTGCATAGGACCTTCGCTGAAGAATCGTAACAATTTCGTAGGTTTGAACCTGCACCATCTTCCAGAGAATGCGAGAGAGATTCTCATAAGGAAGATGGAGGCAACGAAGAAGGTCGTTTCCAGCGGTTCTAGAGCGGTATTTACCGACACCGAACTAAACACTATGGTACCGGGCGCAAAAGCCGCTATACGTGAGTATAACCGCAAAAGAGTCTATAGCTGCTACAGGATCGACTCGAAAGAGATTCCGCTATACATCTACGGTGACGGCAAGAAGAGAACAAAGGTAGACAAGAGCAGACTATCTATGATTCTCCGCAAGCTCGGCATAGCAGTATAAATAAACAAACGGAAGAGTGAAAGATGATTAGAAAGATCGCAATTGACTTGGACGGCGTCGTGGTTGACTTTCTTCGCGGCGCATACTCTGCTGGAATTTTCGATCCAGAGACTGGCCGAATGGATGAAGCTAAGCTGATGGAAGCCGACGAGCGCTTCTGGGCTGATCTTCCTGCGATCGTCGAAGGTCTCTGGCTCTACTCTAGACTATACGCTTTCTCTCGCAAGAAGGATCTTACGATCTACATTCTGTCTCATGCAATAAATGAAGCTTCTAAAGCTGGCAAGCGTGAGTGGATTCAGAAGAACTTGAAGACGAACCCGATGGAGATCGTATTTGTCGCTAAGAGAAAGGACAAGAACGAGTTCGCTGACTCTCAGACGCTGCTCATTGACGACTACCAGAAAAACTGCGACGAGTTTGAAGCTGCTGGAGGACACGCTGTGTGCTTCCACCGCCAGGACTTCAAGAAGACATTGGAAGACTTGAGGGCCTATCTACGCGAAATTTAAGGAGAAGGACATGAATATCAAAGAAGCGCTAAAGATTCTCGATGAAGCTGATGTCCAGTATGATTATGAGAATCCGAGAAAGACCTGGAGAGACTGGATTGAAGAATATGAAGATCTTCATCCAAATGGCGAAGACTATAGCTCTTTGGTCATTGATCTGGCAGACGACTGCGACGAAGACTGGAGAAGACACTACTCTGAACCTGAGCAAGCAATCGATCTGTCATACGAAGACCTCTGCAAGATGTGGGGAACACCAGAAGAGGCAGGATGAAGTTCGACGACTATGTAAAATCGATCACGGAAGCTGTAGAGGAAGTGCCTAAGATCACTTCTGGGGATCTCGGTGCAGTCGAAGACGACATTCAGGTCGCTCTAGCCGAGTCGGAGAACAAGTGGCTCTCGAAGCGCTTGTCCGACAACGCGATCTATCTCTTCAACAACCGTCACTACATCAACGTGACCGAGCTGCGCAACGAGATCGCTCATCTGTACGCGTCTAAGGGCTTCACTGGATCCGGATTCGACAAGCTGACCGAAGAAGAGCTCATCGTCTACAAGACGGTCAAGGAGATCTTCGTCCAGCTCATCGCTCAGTCTCTCGGTCCGCAGCTCAGCGCTAAAGAGACAGCTCAGTCACTATTCGACCGTGAGATTTTCTACGCTTAATCTTGATTGTGCTGCTGGACAGAAATTTGATCCAGCAGCATTTTTGTAAATTGTAACTGAAATAGAGAGGTAACTCATGAACGTAACTATCGACAACGCTACACTCGAAGGCTACAAGGCTTTCACCAAGAAAGAAGACCTGATCGTCTACTCCCAGATCGTGATCAAGACCACGGAAGATGGCCCGATCGAGCTTCTCCGCTACTTCAAGAACACGACCGACCGTTCTGATCTCGAAAAGATCGCAGACTCCGACAGCTGGTCGAAGCACACCGTCGAGATGCATGATGAGATCGATCTCGAGTTCGGCGAAGCTAAGCTGCAGTGCAAGATCACAGAGATCGCTGTGAAGCGCAACCTGAAGAAGCAGAAGACGACTTACAAGCTGACGTTCGAGACAGACATTGCCGCAGAGCAAGTCAGCCAGATGGTCATTCCTTACTTCCATGCTCGTGAAGAAGATCTTGAACCTGAGAAGCCAGGCAAGATGCCGAAGGGTCCGAAGTACAAGAAGACCATGTTCGTAGCTACTCTGAGCAACTAAGGAGCTGAGATGGAACAGGTCACTCTATACACCACGCACTGTCCTAAGTGCGAAGTCCTGAAGAGGAAGCTCACCGAAGCACAGATCTCTTACACGGAAGTCGATGACACCGCAGAGATCCTGAAGGTCGCAGAGAAGGGCGGATTCACGATGGCTCCGCTTCTCCAGGTCGGAGACGAAATTCTAGACTTTAGCAAGGCAGTTTCATGGATAAAGTCTAAAAACTAGACTCCAGAAAGTATAAATAATCGACAATGCTACACGGAACTGCATAAAGACCGAGAAGATATGAAGCAGAATGAGGAGTTCATTCTGCTTTCATTGTGGCATAGTAAAGATTTCTGAACCTAAGGAACATATATGGCAGTCAACAATTCTATTTTCAACATCCCACTAAAAGTAAACAAGGACTTCAACAAGGCTCTGTCTTCGATGATGGAGAAGTATGGAGAAGACTTCGAGATTCTCAATGGATTCGCAGAGAAGAACCTGAACTTCTCGGACTTCATTGACGCATTCACGGCAAAGAACGCAGTCACGGCAGACGTGACAATCGACGCTAACGCAAACGCATCGACTAAAGACATCAGAGCACTTCTCAACGAGAAAGACAAGCCGCTCGACAAGATCTTCGCATTCAACAAGCTCTTCCTGGAGCTCAAGCAGAAGTACGGTCTCAAGGTCGCTCGTGAGTGGCTGGAACAGGAATACAACGGCGGATTCTATCTGCACGACGCTTGCACTTCAACCTACATGGGCTACTGCTTCGCCTACGATCTTACCCGTCTAGCTAAGGAAGGTCTCTTCTTCCTGAAGAACTACAACAACATCCCGCCTAAGCACCTCACGACGTTCTTGGACGACGTGATCGAGTTCGTCAGCTTCATGAGCAATCGCAGCTCTGGCGCTGTCGGCATTCCTAACATTCTCGTCTGGACCTACTATTTCTGGCGCAAAGACGTGCAGCAGGGCTTCTTTACCAAAGACCCTGACAGTTATCTAAGGCAGGCCTTCCAGAAGCTCATATACCGCCTGAATCAGCCCTTTATGCGCATCGACCAGACAGCATTCGTGAACGTGTCCATCTTTGACCGTCAATACTGCGAATCTCTGTTCGGCGGTCTAGAGTTCCCAGACGGCACACTGTTCATCGACTGCGTTGATGAGTTCATCGAACACCAGAAGATCTTCATGGAAGTCGTATCTCAGATCAGAAGCGAGAACATGTTCACGTTCCCTGTCCTCACTTACTCACTGCAGTTCAAGGACGGCAAGTTCGTCGATGAAGAGTTCGCTCGCTGGTGCTCTGACCACAACACTGAGTGGAACGACTCTAACTTCTTCGTCTCCAAGGACGTCACTACCTTGTCTAACTGCTGTCGATTGCTATCCTCGACTACTGGATTGAAAAAAGACGGAAAGAAAGTCGTTATCGGACAGAACAACGAAAAGCTCAATGGGTTCATGAACTCCATCGGCGGAACCTCGCTCTCTATCGGATCGATCAAGGTCAACACGATTAACCTCGTGAGAATCGCTATCGAGTCTGGAATCAAGAAGGACAACAAGATCCACAGCATCAACGCTTTCCTCAAGCTGCTGAAGAAGAGAACCGAGCTCTGCTGCAAGCTTCTCGATGTCCAGCGCGAGATCATCAGAAAGAACGTCGAACGCGGACTTCTTCCGAACTACGTAGAAGGCGGAATCGACATCAACCATCAGTACAGCACGGTCGGCATCCTGGGACTCTACGAGACTATAAAGGAGTTCGGATTCATCGAGACAGACGAGTTCGGCAACAAGTCATACACCAAGGAAGGAATCGATCTCGCTCAGGCGATCTTCGACACGATCAATGAAGTGAAGGACAACTTCACTCAGGACTACAGCTTCAACATCGAGTCCGTTCCTGCTGAGAGAGCTGCTGTCATTCTCTGTCAGAAGGACAACCTTCTCTATGACCGCAACGACGACTTCATCTACTCCAACCAGTGGATCCCGCTCAAAGAGAAGTGCACGATCCAGGAGAAGATCAGTCTGTCCGCGATCCTCGATCCGATGTGCTCGGGCGGCGCTATCGCTCACATCAACGTCGAGAACAAGTTCCCGTCGAATGACGTCGCTTGGGAGATGCTGAACAAGATCGCTAGCGCTGGCGTGATCTACTTCGCCTTCAACACGAAGATCAACGTCTGCAAGAATCATCACGGCTTTGTAGGCAGAGACACTTGCCCAGTCTGTGGCGAGGGCATCTATGACCGATTCACTCGAATCGTCGGCTTCCTGACTCCGACTAAGTCCTACTCTAAGGACCGCAAGAAAGAGTTCGACGCACGCAACTGGTACGACTACGCTACTCAGCTGAAAGATCTCTAAAATATCTTGACTGCACAAATGAAGAGAGGAAGATGAAAGTCTTCCTCTCTTTATGTTTAAGATTTCTCTTGATTTCTTACAGACCCTTGAGCAAGCGGATCAGATCCTTCTTGAACATCATCGCACGCTTGTACTCGCTAGTGAAGCAGATCTTGTGGATCGTCTCGCAAAGATCTGCGCACTCGTCGGCGCTCATGTCGTAGATTGTTTCGAAGAGCTGATCGTAAGTGTCGTTCGTGTAAGTGTCTGCATATTCCTTGATGACCTTGAGTCCAGAGTCCTTCAAAGTCTTTATAGCTTCTTTCTCGTTCATAGTGGTACCTCTCGATTTATTTATAGAAAAAGTCCCGTCTCCTAAAGACAAGGACCAGTTGAATTGAAGGAGACGGGACCGAAAGGTTAAGCGGCAGCTTGCGCTAAGCGACCTTGGCCGCGATGGTGGTCTCGTAGAAGGTCTGGAGCTCTTCGTCGGAGATGTCGTAGACCCAGTCTTCCTGAGCCATCATGTCCTGGTAGACCAGGTTGTTGATGATGGCGACCTGAGCTTCCTTGCTCATGCCTTCACGGATGAAGGCAGAGAAGTTCTTCTTCCACTTCTCGGGAACATCCTTCTTGGTGTCCTTCTTGTAAGCAGTGACGAAGATCTTAATGTCGTTCGTGAGCTTGGTAGCCGTGGCGACGTCGAAGAGATCATCATCGTTCTTCGGCTTGATGGACTTCCAGTCGCGGAGGATGTCCTCAGCGCCAACGGCAGAGGAAGCGTTCTGGTAGAACGGAGCGTATTTGACCGCGATTGTCGGACCTACGTAGCCAGACATCATGTTGATGACGAAGGCGTTGTCAAGCTTCTTGACGTTCTTGACCTTCTCTGCGTTGTAGAGGTTGTCGGAAGCGTCGAACCAAGAGCGGCGAGAAGGAAGGACGACGAGCTCGGAGCCGTCACCAGCGCCGACATCCATAGCCTTCGCGTTAGAGAACGGATCGAGGTCGGACTTGTTCTTGGAGAGGTAGTCGATGATAGAGGGGTGTATCTTCGCAGCCTTAGCGTGAGCCATCCATTCGTTGAAGGTCGGATCCAGCCAGTAAGCAGCGTAGCGGCTCAGCTGTGCGGGGTCAGGAATTTCGCCTTCGTAGCCGTGGAATCCCGGAGGGTTAGCGGCAGCGAATACGCGAGAGCCCGGAGCGAGCTTCTTGTCAGCGATGGTCTGGTCGAGGCAGAGGCTCATAAGAGCGTTGCGGACGTCCGGGTTAGCACGGAAGACTTCGTCGAAGAAGAGCAGCACCGGTTCGTCCGGAGAGTACCAGTAAGTGGGGTTGAAGACCGTCTTGCCGTCCTTGATAGACGGAAGACCGAGGATGTCGCCCACGTCGTTGAGGTGGGTGCAGTCGAAGCAGATGACCTTGAGGCCGAGCTGTTTGCCGATCTGGCGGATGACTTGGGTTTTACCGATACCAAACTCGCCAATGGCGAGCATTGCCTTGTGCGACGGGCAGCAGAGGGCGAGGTCGGTGAATTCGGCGATGGAGACTTTTGCGAGCATATTTCTGGTCCTTGTTGAAGTGGCTCTTTTTATCTTACATATACAATATAAGTAAATTCAGAGAAACTCTAAACCCCTAAATCAAGATTTTTCTGATTTTTCTTCTACCCTGCTGAATATCGTGAGCAGATCCGAGAAGTCCTTCTTGAACTGGTCAATGCCTATACCGTACTTTTCGAGCACTGCATGACAGTTGAACCCGTACTTGTTGCTATCCTGATAGTAGATCATAGCTTTTTCGATCTCGTTGTATGAGATCAAATCGTGATATTTCCACTCAACGAATTCGTGTATGAATTTAGCGATTTCTCTCTTGTTCATGTTTACCTCTTAGTCGTCCCAGACATGAGTGAGTTCCTGAATCGAAGCGTGATGCCTGACGAACTGCGGCACCGAGTATTCCTTCTCCGAAGAGATGATGAATATCGGAGTGGGCGTGAGGTTGTTCTCCTTCCAGTCCCAGTAGCAGTCCGTGAAGATCACGACGCCGTCGTAGTGCTTGTTGTGCTGTTTGAGCCATTCACCGATGCAGGCAGGATCGGTACCTCCGCGACCCGGAGCTTCGATCTTCTGGATGTTCTTGGTGAGCTTCTTCGGCTCGACCATCTGAGCGTCCCAGAATGCCAGATCGATCTCGGTCTTCTTGTAGAAGTTGTGGAGGATAGCGCAGCCCTTCTCGATGTCGGACTGGCTCATGGATCCACTAGAGTCGATCGCGAAGAGCATGCGAGTCTTGCGGTCGGTTCGATAGCCAGGCAGGTATTCGTAGCGCTTGTTTACGCGGAGACGAGTGGAGATGCGCTTGCGAGAGCGGACCGTAGCGCCGAAGCCAGCGATGATCGGGACGATGTTGACCTTGCGCTTGTTCTGGAGCAAGATCTCTTCGACCTGATTGCCGCTGAGCTTGCCCCAGCCAGTGATCTTGCACTTGTTCTCCACGACGTCGCGGATCATCTCGTCTACGATATTGTTTTGGCCCCACTCTTCTGTGTTTTCTTCGCCTGACTGGTTCCAGTCGTCGAACTTCTCTTTTCCAGATCCGCTATTCGAGTCTTCAGAGTCAGATTCTCCACTGCCAGTTCCAGGCCGATGTTGAGCATCTCCATCACCACTGCCTTCGCCTTCGGAGTCAGACTGTTGATCTCCTCTGAGACCTTCAGAAGATCCTTCTGAGTCAGCGTCGTCCCCGCTGCCGTCTTGATCTTGGTCTTCTTGGCTTTCACCTTCTCCTTGACCTTGATCTTCTTGATCCTCGTCGCCTTCGCCGGAGTCTCCGCTTTCGCGATTATCGTTTTCGTCTTTGCCATTGTCGGCTCCTTTGTCCTTCTTGGACTTTGTTTGTTGAGACTGTTGACCTTCGCCGTCTTGGCTCTGGCCGTTCTGTTGAGATTGTTGCTGCTGTTCCTGATTCTGGTTCAGCATGTCGTAGACAGCTTCGTAGTAGAAGTCGTCCTTGTCGATTTTCTTGCCGATCTCGTCCTCGATGGTGATCTTGGACCAGACGGCCTTGCGTACGTATTCAGCGACGTCGCTCGGAGCGCTGCTGAGGAAGAACTGGAGTTCCTTAGAGTTGCAGACAGCGGTAGAGGCCTTGTAAGCGTTCGGGCCCTGAAGTTCGCGGTGCGTGCAGTGATGAAGAATGAAGCGGTAGAGCTCGATGGCCATGATGAAGACGAAGACGGACTTGTCGATAGAGCAGACCCATTCCTCGTTGTATTCGAGGTAAGGAGTTACGTCGGTCTTGACGCAGATTCTCATGGACTGGATGTTGTTGTTGACGCGCTTCGTGAAGAGAGCATAGAACGAGAGCAGGTTCGGGATGTAGAGCCCGAAGTAGTCCACCGCGTTGGTGAACTTGTTCTCGATAGCTTCTTTTGTGACTTCTATGGAGTTCATCGGCTGGTCCTTGATGAGTTAACATATACAATATAAGAACTTCTCGGAGAAATCTAAACCCCTAAAATGAGAAAAATCTCAACTTTTTCTATTTAGATTTTCACAAAATTTACCTATATTGTATATGTAGAACCAGCTAACAAGGACCAGATATGTTAGACAACCGCAAGATCTATCCCCGCTCGAAAGTCGCCCTTCTCAAGGTCGCCAACCCAGATCTAGCTCCGCTGTGGGGTCTCATTCAGGGCAAGATCACCTCCTCACACTACGCTTCGATCGTCTTCCAGGAACAGAAGGCCCTGGACCGTCGCGGCATCGGCGGCTTCTTCACCGAGCACAAGTTCGTGAACATCCTCTATCTCTCGGACAAGTACTTGGACGCTGGCACGAACACTCTCAAGTTCGACACCGACGAGGATCTCGCTATATTCATTCACGAGTGCTCCCACTTCCTGCACCTGTCCTCGAACGGCGGCAAGTTCCTCATGAGGGACGTCGGAGATCTGCCTCCGCTCAGCGCTGCGAGTCGTCCTACCCCGAAGCAGCGCTACTGGGCTGAGCGCGAAGCTTGGTTCCGCTCCTTGGGTCTCAACCGCTGCTTCCATCTCGGTCTCGAAGACGCTATAAATACCGCTAACGCGAAGAACATGCTCGCCGTCGAGGTCAGCATGGGACTCCGCAAGGGAAAGCTCGAAGATCTCAAGAAGGAAGCTCGGTCGATGAAGATCACCGACTTCGTCCTCAAAGACTAGCGCAACGTCGTCCAAGCTATAAATACTATATGAGCTTGGACTACACTAAGATAACGCATGAGAGTCTGCTAGCAGAGTGGAACAACCGCGTTCTAGCAGACGAGAGATACAAGAATCTCAGTCACGCCAGCATCTACTCATTCTTCCAAGAATTCCTAGCTGGAACGATGGATCTGGTGAACTTCTACATTCAGAGAACTGCCGAGGAGAACTACCTCGACACGGCTAAGCTTGACTCTAGCGTGATCAAGCTAGCTCACAACCTAGGATATCAGCCGAAGCGTCCGATTCCAGCAGTCGCTGACATCGTTATAGAGCTGAGAGGTCCTCTTCCGAAGACGGTCCAAGCTGGAGACACTATCTGGCTGAACAACGAAGCTCTAACGTTCTCTTTCAACGGTCACGACTTCATGCTTGACGCTTGCTACTCTTACAAGTTGACCGCAAAAGACATCGCAGACGGAAAGGATCCGTCTTGGAGAAAGAGGATCAGATACGCTACTGACGGCTACGCTGGTCATCGTGAAGGCTACATCGCTCTAGACGGCCAAGTCAACAGCGTATCTGCTGCTAAGCTGTACACGATAGGAATTCTTCAGGGAAAGAAGGTCAAGAAGATCATCGAGCCGCTCGTCTACTCTAATCAGATCGGCGAGCCTTACCAGATCTACGACATCAACGACGTGAAGTTCTCGAACTACTACGGCGTTCGTGATCCGTTCGCTACGATAGACGGTCAATACTCCAAGAAGTTCGGCATGTGCCGCGTCGGCATTGGAAGAACAGAGACGGAGGCGATGCTTGAAGATAACCTCTACGACATCGAAGAGCTCGCCGTCGAGATGAACTCCAAGTTCAAGAGAGAAGAACATCTCACGGAGAAGGAGATCAGCAACCAAGCTCAGATCGTCGCTTTGACCTCTAACTACGACAAGACTGTCCGCTTGGAGTTCGGAAACGGTGTAAGCACTTCCTGCGGCCTTAAGAGCACAGAAGACATTCTATGTGTCGAGTATCTCATCACTGACGGATCTGACGCTAACTATCCAGACGCTGAAGGTTCTGAGCTAAGAGTCGTCGGCAAAGTCTACGCTTCGGGCGAAGGACGCATGACTAATCTGACGAACTACGTCTCGTTCATTCTAGACTCAGAGATTCATGGAGGTCAGGACTTCGAGTCACGCGACAGCATCAAGAGAAACGCTAGAACGTTCTACGCTTCTAACGGAAAGCTTATCACTCTGCCAGACTATCAGTCTTGGCTGTTGACTATCACAGACCCAATCATCGTGAAGAACGCTATCGCTTACGGCGAGAACCAGATCGAAGACAAAGGATATCAGCACGACGCTGGTATGTCAAACTTCGTTCTCTATACGATCTTCTCAGACGTCTACCGCAAGTATGACGGACGCTATCGTCCTATCAACGTGTTCGATGAAGACGAAGATCTCAGCAACACGTTCTTGTACTTCGACTACAACACGTACATCAACCACTTGTCAGACTTCGTCAAGATGATGGCTGAGCCGAAGAACGGATGCACAGAGCAGCTGAACGACACTACGACGTTCGGAAAGTGGTGCAAGAGAATTCGAGATGTCGTCGAAGACCGAGTAGCGATCAACACTAAGCTTCTCAGCCTTCCACCCATCTTCCACTACTATGACGTTGTAGGCGACATTCAGGTCGACCGTCATATCGACATGTCTAAACTCAAAGATGAGCTAGAGAACAGCATCTACGAGTGGCTAGCAGAGAACACGTCATTCAATACGAAGATCTTCAAGTCCGACCTGATCGACCGAATTCTTAAGCATCCAGACTGCTTGAGAGCTAACATCGACATTAAGGTCTCTGAGCTGATCAAGGGCGAGAGAAAGACATACAGATTCAACAACACTAGCGAAAAAGAGCGCATCACCGTCAACAGAGACATTCTGATTATCCCAGTCAGGGACATCAGAGGAAACGACATGAGAGATATTCTGAAAGACATGGTCGGACAGAGCATCGATCTAGAAGTCATTGACGGAACTGGCAACATCCAGTCTTACACAATCAAGAACTACAGCGCAGACGAAGAGCACGTCTATCTGAGAGTCAACGGAAGTCCTACTGTCAACGACGACTACATGTCAGACATCATTCTCGAAGAAGATTCCTTCAGCACTCGTGGCAATCTATCTAGCCTGACTGACAAGATGAAGGATCTGATCTACTACTGGATCAGCTCGAAGACTAAAGTCGAAGGGACAGAAGACAGACCTATCTCGCTACCGTACGAAATCAAGGTCGAGACATCTACAACGAGAGATCAGATCGTCGATAAGATGAATGAGATAGATACCCAGATTAGAATCAGTCAGAGCAATGCTCGTAGAAGTGATGAGGATCAGGCAAGGCTTGACGCGCTCAATGCCGAGTATCAAAGACTACTAGCACTCATCCAAAACTATGACGGAAAGCCAATCACTACCGACAGCACAGTCCGTCTGGAGACGTTCTTGAGAGTCGGCGCTAACTCTACTGACGTCAGCACGAACCTAAGCGAAGACTCGTTCTACTACATGCTCATCGACAACGTCAAGAGCGGAAATCTGTCTATGGACACTGTAAAGAGCGCTATGCCTTACATGTACCCTGCGCTCAAGGCTATCTTCGACGACAACGTTCTAGACGACAACAACAACATCGTATACTTCAGCTCTGAGAGAGAAATCCCAGTGCTGAGACTAAGATTCAGATACACGTACGCATAATGGATGAAGATATAGTAATAGAGATGGCTACCAAGAAGCTCGACAACTCGAAAGAGGTGCGAGTGACTAGGTTAAAGAACAAAGTGATCACGCATCCTGCTGTTCACGAGAGCTGGGGCGATGTAGCTGCTTGGGACGAAGTCGTAGTCGACAAGATCGAAGACGCTGTTCTCTATCCTTACATGTATGACGCGACTAGGTTCTTCTACAAGGACAACATCGGAACGAATCTGTCTCTGAACAACGCAGTGAGCCACTTCGTGTTCTCACTAGGAGAGACTGTCGGTGAGCTCAAGTCTTTCAGTATGAACATGTCCACTAGACTAGACGAAGAAGGAGTCGATCACTGGGACGAGAAGATCTACTACAGCGATACGTTCGCATACAATCCCGACACTGGCTTCTACTCGCTCGTGATCTACACTCCAGCGAAGTCCGTGGACTCTCATGATAACCAGATCGGCTACAACGACTCTGTCATCTCAATAGAAGAGAACATGTCTGCTCCTCCAGAGAGCGCATTCTTGAGAGTGTCTGTTGAATATAGAACGAACTTGCCGCCCTGTCTCATCCAAGGAATCCCTAAGAAGTTCAATCCTGCCGAGGAGGATCCAGTCTTCCCAGTAGACGCAACTAGGGTAGACATCGGAGTCAACCAGATCCCAGACTACTTCCAGAACTCGCAGGGCTACACTCAGGACTATCTCTTCACGAACTCCTCGGCTATGTACGTCGCTGACGCGAGCGGATTCATTCCAGAGGAAATCTCAAACGACTACACATTCTCTGGTGTGAGCGCTTATCTTGAAGATAGTGATACTACGATGAAGATTCCTGTAGACTTCGAGGTTCTCTCCGACGAGCACATAAAAGAGAAATCTCTAGATGTCACCGTTGAAGGAACTTCAGCCTCTTACTCGGCTCAGCTAGAGAGGGTCATCTGGAGAACGAAAATCAAGAATAGCATGAATTCGACGAACAAGAACATCCTGACAATCGAGGCTGCAGTCGAGCCGACAACGGACGAGGTATAAATAAAGAGAATAAACACCTGTGTAGGAGAATTTTGAATTATGGCTGAAACATCAAACGACATGAACGTGTTCACTAGCGAGATCGACAACTTCCAAGATCTCGCCAAGAACTTCCTATGGCAAGCCGTGATCATTCCCGAAGAGGGAACAGCTCTAGCTCAGCTGTTCAAGGCCCTAGGCGGCACCCGTCAGTTCACTTTACGCTGCAGAATGGCTGCTCTTCCGGAGAGATCCGTCGAATCTGAGCTCGAGACCCACTGGCAGGGCTCTAAGAAGGTCTTCCCTGGCCGTATGAAGCAAGACGGCGAGATGCAGATGAAGTTCGATGAGTTCCAGGACTGGACGACTTCTCACATGCTCCAGGCATGGATGAACCTCATGCACAACGCAAACATCAAGCAAGACGGAGGAGATACGGCGGACTACTTCGGTCAGAAGACTGGCGCTGCTATTTCCAACTACATGACTCAGTACAGCGCAAAGATCCGTCTGACATGCTTCGACTCCAGACTCGAAGAAGGCCAGCCTCACGACTACACCTGCTACTACTGCTGGCCGAAGACGATGTCTCAGGTTCAGCTCGACATGGCTGGCTCTGAGAAGATCGAACGTGAAGTCACATTCAGATACTCTACGTTCCAGGAGACGAATCCTAAGCTCAGCAAGTAATTCGGAGGTCTGAGAGATGGCAGTTAACAGCAATCCGAGAATTCCGAAGTTCTGCGAACACAGAGATCCCTACTATGACCTAGGGTGGATAGACAACCTATCCGCGTTGAAAGCCTATATTCTCCGACAGCTTGGGGCACCGAAGATCTGTGTTGAGCTAACTGACGAACAGCTGACTGACATCATAGGAGACACTCTCCGCTACTTCTGGAAATACTACAGCCAAGGACATCGAGAAGACTACTTGGCTTTCGAGCTCGTTCCTGGCATGACTCACTACAAGATCTGTCAAGAGCTCGAAGAGGTCGTCGACTTAGAGCTAGCGTCATGGCTAGGAAACGTCGACAACCTTCTGACGCCCGTCAACAACATGCTAGTGAACCAGTTCCTTCCGTATGGCGGAGGCAAGTACGTCTCCACGTGCTGGGGAACTTCTGACTATGGCGACATTCTAGGAAACTGGAACGCTACACTGACATGGCTCGAAGAAGCGAAGATGGACTTCGGACGCAAGTATCGCGTGAAGTACATCCGAGAACAGAAGGCTCTGTCTGTCTGGCCGACACCTAAGTTCCCAGAACGAGCTCTGCTGAGAGTCTACAAGCGTGAGCACTTCATGAACCTCATTCAGGATCCGCTGTTCCGTGAGCTGCTCGTCGCGAAAGCTGGATGGCTATGGTCGCTCGGAATGAGAAAGTACACGCTTCAGCTCGCTGGCGGCGGTCAGCTAAACGGCGACTCTCTCGCATCCGACTTCAAGCAAGACATCAAGGACATCAAGGATCGCATCGATCTAGAGTCTCCAGTCAACGAGATCATCGTAGGCTAGTTTCCGCTATAAATAATCTGATAAAGAAACTAGTGGAGTTTTGTGATGCCTACAGGTATAATTCCAAATACTGACATAGAATTGAATCTTCTCTCTGGAGCACACTGGTCTAGAACGACTATCGCGGACGGTAAGTGGCTGAACAGCAACACGATTCAGCCGCTCTTCAACAACGACTGCATTCTCGCTAGCGCAATCCACGACACATCAGCGGATCTATACAACCGCATCGAGGAGTCTTCAGGCTATCTTCAGAATGAAGTAGACAAGATCAACGACGAGATCGACACTATCAACGCAGGCAGCGACGTGATTGACGTGGTCGGATCTTATCAGCAGCTCATAGAGTATACGGGCTGGACGACTGACAATGACGTCATCAAAGTCCTCAACGACGAGAGTGAAGGACACTCTGGAAATCAGACCTACTGGCGATATGTCGACCCGACACTAGAATCTGGTACTCTTCATCCTGACTCAGCTAACTGGGTTTATCTCGGCGATCTGTCTCCTTACTATAACAAGACGACGATCGATGCGATGTCGGCATATCTCTACAACTACACGACTACTGCAAGCGGAAACCTGCACCAAGAGATAACTAACACGAGCGCAATCCTACATCAGGAGATCTTAACTTCTGCCACGAACTTGCAGAATGACATCGACTACGTCTCTGGTCAGGCTGACTACAGCGCCGCTTACCTCTATAGTCTGATTCACGACACGTCGGGTAAGACTGAAGTATCTGGCGGAAAGTATGTTCAGGTGACTAAGCTTCCGCAGAAACCGGACGGAATGATCACTTACTCTGCTGATCTCAATGAGAACCAGATGGTCAACCTAGAAGCTAGCGGAGAACATCTCAAGATAGTCAACTCTGGAAACACATCGACGTTCGTCTGCGACGCATCTCAGATCTTGGCCGCGCCAGATGGAGTCAATATTCCAATTGATCTATTCATTAAGCCAGACAGAAGCGGCTATGACATCACAGGAAGTGGTATCACAGGAAGTGGTATCTCGGGATTCATTCCGTCTATTCCGCCTAAGACAGCAACTGGAATTGACAGACTAGTTCTCGGAAAAGACGGATCCGATACCGGAAGCAACTTCGGATGGATAGAAGCTGATCTAATATCGAAAACACTGCGTGAAGAGAATGGTGGTGCAATAGTTTCAACCGATAGACAACACGAATTAGATTTTGAAATTGCTACGTATCGATACTCTCCACTAAATCCTCTACAAGTCAGTGTATATACAACCGATGATAGCGGCAATAAGACGAATTATGGAAAATTGATTCCGCCTCCTCTGTATCCTCAGGATCCTGACTACATGAAGAGGGAGTACTTAGAAAAAAGTATTCGTATCAACAATGTAGGAAGAGTCGAATTAACCGAAGATCCGATAAACTATCTTGAACATACACAGGATCAAGGCGATATAAGGCATCATAACGTCCATCTGTGTGGATATTACGGTGCAGCTAACGATCCACTTTACAGTAAAGATAAGACAGTCGAGGGTGATGCATTCGGCGTATCAGCAGACAATGGGTTCAGAGGCACTTACCTATCTTGGGCAGTGTGGCCTTCGAACAACAGTGAGGTAGAAGCTGGAGCATATCGAAAAGCCTCAAATCCGGCCGGATCAGTAGAATTTGTGAATAACGTTCAGGACTTCACTCAAAACGGGTCGATGTATCTCTGGTCAAAGAAGATACCTACTCTTTATATTCACGTCTCTAGAAATGGCGGAACTGGCGGATATAGAGTGAACAAGTTGATTGAGCTCCCTAAGGATCCTAGAAATGGTACAAAATATCCAAAGTTCGTTCACGGATCCGGAATGTTCAAAGTAGGAGATTCTAGAGAGATTCACATTATTCCCGGAAAGGCTCCTTATGAAGAAAATGGATATAATTATCTCAATTCTATTGACCACGTGCAGAACTACAACTGCTCTGGCTTCGTCTCTAACGAATGGAATCATATCTCATTCGACTTCAGCAGAACATCTGCTTGGTCTGAAACGGAACCAAACTATGAGTCAGACCTGAGATATATCGCGGTCAAGGGAAGGGATAACTCAGACTCTGAGATCACGGTCGAGAACTTGAGACTTCTCTGCTGGTACTAGCTAAGCGTAGACCTTAGCTAGGTCTTCCATATTCAGAAGATCAGTGTAGCCGACGTTGTACTCGTGGAGATAGTTGACAATGTCCAAGTCTCTGCTAGTCTTGAAGCTGCTCATCGCGTAAGCTCCAGAGTAGATGTTCTCTCCGATCAAGATCGCAGAAGACATAGACGGCGGATCTGGAGTCTCATCCATGTTCATGACGTACTCATCAGTCTCAGACGGCTCTATAGGCAGTCTGACGTCTTTCACGTAGACGCCGTCCCTCTCGAAGTGCAGATCACTGAGCATCTCGTCGATGCTGTAGTACGTCGGCTTCACTGGAAGTCCGTTCCATGCGATCTTCAATGCTTCTACCTTCGTCTTAGCGTACTTGAAGATAGGAATCTGCATAGGATCACCTGTCCAGACTGCTTTAGCGATCCCGACGATGTGTCCAGTCAGATTCAAGCAGTCTGTCGTAGGCTTCACGTTGCTCGGGTTTACGAACAGCTTGAGTCCGTTCTCGATAGCGTTAGCATAGTAGTCTAGCTCGCGAATCTTTCCATTCATGAACGAAGTGCACATCTTCTCGTAGTCTGGCTTGATGATCCAGTCGTTCGCTTTCGTGCAGTACAGCTTCATCTTCTCTGTGAACGTGCGGTAGTATGATCCAGCAGACTCGACTGATGCGCAAAGCTCGGTCTGGTCTAGAACGCAGTCGAACATCGCCTTGAGCTGATTGAGCAGATCGAACACACCCCAACGCTTCAGGCTGTCTAGATAGTATCTCAGCCACTTGTAGACCGCATCGACCTTTCTCTGAAGCCAGCGGAGCCACTTGTTGACTTGCGCCATGAAGTCTTGGAACAGACCAGTGATCGCAGACAGCGTCAAGTCTAGCGAGACGCCAGAGCATATCTGCCTCTTGAACTCCTTGAAGTCCTGTACTATCTGATACAGCTCTCGCTGAACGTTAGAGTAGCGGTCTTTTCCGTCAAGCTTGAACAGACCTCTCACAGCCTTCGAGAAGATGGAGTCAGGATTGAGAAGATAGTTAGTGAAGAAGTCGCACTTGAACAGATCCTTACACATCTTAGAGTCTGAGAAGTCTCGAATCCACAATGAGCTCATGGACTTCATCAGCGATGTTATCGAAGCAGCGATGATCTTCAAGACTGGGTTCAGAACCTCTCTCACAGTCACTAGCGCTAGCTTCACGATTCCGTAGATCAAGTCAAGAATCTTGTCTGCTGCAGCCTGAGTGACCTCTAGGGCAGTCTTGATTGTCACGAAAGTCTGGTAGATGTAAGTGCAGATGATAGTGGAGACGTTCATATCAGAATATATATACTATATGTACTCAGACTTTCAGGAAGAGTTCAATCGCTTGTGGGGTGATGGCGGATGCACCGTCAGCGGATGGGACTGGAACAAGCCTATGCCCTACGACAGCACAGACAAAGACAGCTGCTACGCTAACGAAGCAGCATTTCTCTCCTCGCTGACATCTGAAGCGTACAACATGTACGGCTTCGAGGTCGACTACTACATCAAGCAGATCTCGACGAAGAGAGATCGTCTGCTCGGCGAGGATCCGCTCGAGAACATCGTCCGCAGGTTCAAGCTGTCCGTCTACACTGACAGCATTCCCAACCTGCAGAAGCAGTATCAGATCCAAGGCATGCTATATGACGAGGTTTTCGAGATACAGGCGACCATAGCCCACTTCAGAGAAGCTAGCCAGTATGACTACGAGAGAACCGAGATCAAGTACGAGGAGTACAAGCCGAAGATAGGCGACATCATCTACTTCCAGTATAACGACAAGTACTACGAAGTGATAAACGTGAAGGAGTTCAAGGACGGCACTGCTTTCCTTGGCACTCCGATCACTTATACGTTCACTCTGAGAATCTGGAAGAACAACCACGAAGACGTGGACGTCATGAACCAGAATGACGACGACATGCCTATCGAGGACTTCACTGCCCTGGCTGAGTCGTTCGACATCGAGAACAAGACCTCCGAAGTGGCTTCTTCTGGAGACATTTTGGCGGTAAACGACTACGTAAAAGGCGAAGATCCGGGACTTCAGCGCTATGTTCCCAAAGACGAGCCTCCTGAGATCTGCAAACAGAAGAGAAAATCAGACCCGTTCGACCCGTTTGACGGCTGGTAGTATAAATAACTAGAACATAAGAGGTGAAAACCATGAAATGGAAAGAATTCCTTAACAAGGTCAACGAAGATCAGAACTACAATCCGGAAGTTTTCGAAGACGAGATCACCGGCGAAGTTCCGCAGACTGGAAACACTGACGTCTCCACGCCAGCTCCGGTTCAGCAGAAGTCTGAGATGGGCAACCTCATCGAGAAGTACTTCGGCAAGGGCAACAACGACGCTATCAAGTCTCTCGACGGCTTCTCTAACGACTTCGTCAACGCTATCACGGATTACGTGAACAATGTCTGGGTCGTTCCTGACGACTTCGTCGGTCGCGATGACGCTCTCGCTCAGTTCAAGAAGAAGGTGAAGGACATCACTGACGCTCGTGTCAACAAGATCGGCACAGCTATTCACGACCTCGGTGTCCAGCTCCAGAACGCAAAGAACCTAGCTAAGTAAGTCAAAAGAGTAGAGATCTAAGATGGCAGACAAGAATCGCAAGACTCCCCCAGGTCCTCCAGGTCCGCCTCACAAAGGACCGCATGGACCGTGGCCTTCGGTGTTTCCGCCAGACGGTCATAGGCCGCCTCATCCGGGCTATCCGCCCAGATGGAACGACACTGAACCAGTGATCGGGGTCAGACCTTGGGAGAACTGCTGTGATGGAGAGAGTGAGTGCGTATGCGTCACTTCCGGAGATGTCGTCCGCTGGGACGATATCTCGTCTGCCGTTGTAGAAAACTCTGCTGCTTGGAATCAAGGCGGCGGAGACGACTCTTGGAAGACATCTGCTGACAACTGGAACTCGACCTATGTCACTGTCGAAGAGAATTCCGCTTTCTGGACTTCTGCTTACCAGATGGTCGAGAACATCGACTCTGGAAGACTAGAAGATCTCTACAATCTCGTCGCTCAGACGAGCTCCTTCCTCGAGTCCTACAAGGGACTGCGCTACGTAGCTACGAAGAAAGAAGAGATCCAAGGCTTTGGAACATCTGGATCTCCTCTACAGCTTTCTGAAGACGTCAGAGCAAGCCTAAGATCCTTGAACAAGCTGATCGTAGACCTCTATGTGAACGCTATCATCGACCCGCAGAAGAGAAAGTGGGTCAGCCAAGATCAGGTAGATGAGCTCTACTCTTGGATCGAAGATCACGACAAGCTGTTCTGGGAGACTAATCCCAACATCGAGCATGACGGCAGAAGACCTGACGGCGTGTTCGACCAGCTAGAGAAGATCTGGAAGATTCTCAAGTCTCACGGCGGCATAGTCTATCGTGCTGGCAAGTGGATCAGCATCGACCACGATGTGATCTCGGTCTCCGGAATGGATCCAGTCCGCTGGGACAAAGTAGCTGACATAGTCGAGGAGAAAGCTGACTACTGGACTTCGGCATACGAGACTGCATCTGCTGCGCTAGAGATCGCAGAGAAAACTGAGGAGAAAATCAAGGGGATCGAAGATGTAGTCGACAACGTATCAGCGAAAGTCGAAAAGATTGACAAGACCCTAAACTCAGTGATCGACGACATCGACTCTACTTCTGGCAACTGGAATTCAGCCTACGACACGGTCTATGCAAACTCCGCTAACTGGGACTTCGCTTATGAAGTAATAAGCGACTCTGCCACGACGTGGAACGCTGTAACAGACATCGTATCAGAGAGTGGAGACTACTGGAACGAAGCCTATGACTTGTCTAAGCAGACAGCCGAGACTGTAGAAGGGCTCGTAGAGACGGTTTCCGACCTGTCTGAGAGCGCTACGCTGTGGAACTCGGCTTATCACATTGTCGAAGATCTAAACAGCTCTGCAGAGCTCTGGAACAGCACTTACGAGACAGTCAGCATCACATCGGCTGAGCTAGTCGACGCCAAGGACGTCGTTCAAGAGAATTCGGCTTACTGGTCGAGCGGCGGACGAGAAGAATGGGTTTACGCTAAGAACATGGACTACACCAATTACAGCGCTTATGCTGACCAGAAGAAGATTTATTTCAATTTCTCAAATTAGGATTTAAACAGGAGCATCGACTAAGATGAAGAATTACGACAAACTACAGGATTTCCTTCTCAACGAGTCTACGGTGTTCGAGAAGAAGGAAGACACGAACCCGCTCTACTACATCTGGGCAGTGATCAAGAGCGTCAACGGAAAGACCGAAGAAGAGATCAAGAAAGACCCAGATCTTAAGAAGCTCTTCAAGAAGCTCGACAAGTTCTGCGACGAATATCCTAAGCAGATCAAGCAGTTGAAGGACCGCTTCACACCGTCCGAGTTCTTGATGTCTTTCAAGGATCAACCTGTCGACGAACAGCGCAAGATGGTCGACTACAAGCTCGACGACATGCTCAACTGCATGACTTACGGCATCAAGAGCTTCAACGAATACTCTGAAATTCTCAAGGATTTCAAGGAATTGAAAGATTCCGAAGAAATGAAGATCGTCATCGCTGGCATCTGATATAAATAATCTAAAAGCAATACTAGAAGGGTGTTATATATGACTATTAAGAACAAAAAAGCGCTTCTAAACGAGGATTTTCTGTCGGACGTGAATCAGCCTACCCTTACGGCTGACCAGATCGCCGGCGCCCAGGAAACAACCGAAGGCGATGACGACTTCGCAGATCTTCTCGGCGGAAGCACTGAGAAAGTCGAAGACACTGAAGACAAACAGGCTGAAGCTACGACAACTCTCGTCGACACTATCGCTTCCCTCAAGGATGTCATCAACGGCGTGAACGTCGGTCTCCAGAAGCTCTCTGACAAGATCGACGGCATGGGTGCTGCTCCTGCAGCTGAAGCTCCGGCTGAACCTGCACCAGAAGCCGCTCCGGCACCGGAAGGTGATGCTGCATCTCAGGACGCTCCTCCCAACATCGATCTCGATCTCGACAACGCTGCTGAAGCTGGTCAGGACGAGCCCGCTGCTGAAGGTGACGGCACTGCTCCAGCTGATGAAGGCAACGTTGAAGACAAGCCAGCTGAAGGTGGAGAAGAAGCTCAACAGCCAGAATCCAACCCGGGCGACGAACAGAAGACTGAAGCCTATCGCGCTAACAAGATGCCTGGCAAGCTGCTCAACAGCAACACTGGCAGCATCATCGGAATCGTCGAGTCTGGTAAGCTCTACAAGCTTGACGAGCGTCTCATGACTGTCGTCAAGGCTAAGATCCGTGAGCGCATCAACGAAGCTAAGAAGCAGCTCAAGGCTGAACTTCTCGGCGAAGAGTACAAGCCAGCTGAACCGGTCGTAGAGCCGGCTGAGAAGCAGATCGACGAAAAGAAGGGAACTTCCTTCCTCGAGCAGATCAAGGCTGCTAAGGCTTGCAAGTCTGGCAAGTGCGACTCAGAAGAGAAGAAGGACGACGAAAAGAAGTCCTGCGACGAAGCTGAGAAGCCAGCAGAAGAGAACAAGGAAGCCTAATCTGTGCTGAACGAAACTCAAATGGGTGCGCTTCGCGTACTAGAGGCACTAGAAGGAGAAGAGGATCAGACTGCTTACACGGTCAATCTCTCTAATCCAGTGTGCCCTTGTTGCGGAGCCAAACTGATCATTCAGGACGACACAGAACCAGGACAGAACGAAGAGCTGAACACCGACATGATCGATGAGCAGTTCGCTGATCCAGACGTCATCCTTCCGCTGGTCAGAGAAGCTGCTTCAGACATCGTCGAAGGATATGTTGCTTACGCTAGAGAGTCAATGCTTGACGACCGTCAGATCGCCAACTCTCTCTGCTATCCGCAGGATCCAGAGCTTAAAGATGCAATTCAGAGAAAGTCAAAGGAGCTGAAGTCTATCTTCTCTAGCGCCTATGGCTTGCTCGTCAACGAGCAGATCATCGTCCAGGATCTTCGGGACGCGATCAAGAGAATAGTAACAGGCGGTCGAAGATCTTGAGTATAAATAAAAAGATTTTAACAAACAAAGAGGTTAACCAAATGAAAGACTCTAAAATCACTAAAGAACAGCTTGACGAAGCTATCAAGGTTGCAGAGGCTCACGGCTACAAGGTGGTCGACGAGTCTGCTGAAGAGACTAAGGACAAGAAGGCTCTGCTCGCAGAGGCCATCGAAGTCGCTAAGGCTCACGGCTACAAGGTCGTGAACGAAGAGGACGAAGAAGTTGGCGCTACGGCAGAGACTGAAGAAACCGGTACAGAAGTCACTCCGAAAACCGAAGAGGATGACGGCGAGATCTTCACGATCCAGGTTACCAAGTCTGAGCTCGAAGCCATCAAGTCTATCCTTGACAAGGTCGAATACGAAGACGACGGTTCCGCTGACGCTGAAGCTGCTGCTGCAGTCGTAAGCGCTATGGACGACGAAAACGTCTACGGCTCGATGGACTAAGTCTGGCTGGTCGAATATAAAGCTGAGATCTGGGCTAACCGCTCAGATCCAGTTTTTGTGTATAAATAAACTAAGGCATAGAGGAACTATATGGCAATTTGGACTAGCAAAGATGCAGTAGAGTGCTTCAGAAGCGCAGACAGCATCAGAAACATGTATAAGAAGCGCTTCATGGGATTGACGCTCTCAGTTCTGGGCAAGAGCGAGAAGCTGAAAGGCGTCGATCCTATGAAGATCAAGAAAGAGAATCTCCAAGAGGCATTCGACGGTCTCAAGGACTTCGAGATCTACGACAAGCTCGGATCTACTGACGCGGCTATCAGAGTCGCAGTCGTCAACTCGATCGCGAAAGAAGGTCCAGACAAGGGAAAGTTCAACTATGCTAACCTTGACAAGCAGATCAAAGGAAAGGACATCAACGACAAGTTCGTAGCCGAGATCTCGAAAGATCCTTCATACGCTAAGACGAAAGAACAGCTCGACAAGCTCTGCGACGAAGGCGAGCAGGAAGCGAAGAAGGAGATCGCTAAAGGCGAGAAGATCGAATTCTCTGATCTAGACAAGCGCATGCTAGAGAACTCGCTCGGAAAAGACAGCGCTACCGCTGCACTGAACGCTGCATCTCAGTACGTGACCTGGAAGAAAGTCGAAGAGACTGGCGCACTAGACGCTATGAAGGGCACTAAGCAGGGCAGCAAGTTCTGGAGCGACGACGAGAAGTATCACGACTGGACGGACATGGCGGCAAAGACTAAAGATGCTGCATACAACAGCGTCATGGGCGCTGAGACGAACATTCTCACTGCGCCACTCAAGATTTTCTTCTTCGGCCTACACGAGCTTCTCAATCCTAACTCGTTCTTCCGTAGAAACGTTCTAGGAAAGCTCATCAAGAACATCAAGAACGTCAAGAGCAACAAAGAAGCTCAGGAAGAGTACAAGAAGATGGGTCTAGCCATCGAAGGAATGGAAGGAGAAGGAAGCCAAGAAGAGCAGAGCGCAGAAGGACAGAAGAAGACAGTCACTAAGGCCGTCAAAGAGATCCAGCGTGAGCTCATGAAAGGCTACGACTTCAAGAAAGACATGGAGTTCCTAGGCGCTGAGCCTGGCAAAGAAGAACAGCCTCAGGAAGAGGAGAAAGAGCAGCAGCCGACTCAGAAAGCTGAGTCGTGGATCAGAGAAGCTGACGGAGATCAGCAGAATCAGACCAACGTGGACGCTGCAGCAGACGCTGGTGAGGACGAGAAAGAAGAGGAACCGAAGCAAGAGCAGCCTAAAGAAGAGAAGAAAGAAGACGGTCCGTCTATCGAAGAGATCCAAGACACGGTCTCTGCAGTAGTTCTACGATACAACTGCTTGATATACATTCTCATGAGAGCTTTTGCTGGCGCTTACGGTCACGACGAGGCGTTCAAGATATTCAGCTTCCATCCGTTCACTATCTCTAAGAACGACGAAGAGACACAGCGTCAGCAGAACAGCCAGCAGAACAAAGAGAACTGGCAGAAAGTTCAGAAGTACTTCTCCAACCAGACAGAGCTCCAGCGACTCGGCATCAAGAGCATGAAGGACGCTAAGACGATCACGGCTCAGTCTAAGAAGACGGTAGTAGACGACCTCCAGAAAGAAGGAGTTCCAGTCGAGATCATCGACAAGGTTCTCGGAACGAAGAACGGCGTCGCTGAATCTCTCACTCTTGATAAGTGGGTGGAACTGCTTACAGAAGCGAACCAGAAAGTCGTCAACCCGTACAGGTTGTCTCTGACGAAGGGAATAGACCACTGGGTGAAGAACGATCCGCTCATGACCCGCTTGCTAGTCAAGAACAAAGACATGAGAGTCGAGATGCAGAGAAACTCTAAGTTCTCTACATTCTTCGCTTACGCTAACCTCTTCGAAGAAGTCTTGAACGAGTACAGCCAGTACATCAACGCCATCAAGAATCACGCTAAGTTCGAACAGTTCAAAGACATGGACATCAAGCTGAGCGGAATCAAGAACCTCAAGCCTATGGAGTGCACGACTAACCTGCAGAAGGCTATCACATACCTCAGCAGCCACACTGACGGAAGCTTCGGAAGCGAAGTCAAGCGTGAGTTCATCGCACTCTCTATGTTCAAGAGAATCACTAACATCAGCGCATTCTTGACCATCAGAAACCTAGACTTCAAGAACATCGAAGCTTTCATCAAGATGTGCTTGCCGAAGATAGAGATGCTCAGAAAGCCGTCCGCTACGACTTGCACAATCTCGGACGAAGTCGCTAAAGTCGTCTTCGGAGATAAAGGAATTCCATTCTCCTTCATTGACGCTAGAGAGCCTGAGAAGGAAGAGAAGAAGGACGAGAACCAGGAACAGGCAGAGAAACAGTCCGAGCAGCAAGCACAGAAGCAAGGCCAACAGCCAGAACAGAATTCTAACCAGGAACAGCAGAACACTCAGGAGCAGAAATGATAGAGAAGAAGAGAAAGACATTCATGGACTTCAGAACGAAGCTGAACGAAGACGATCTCAGCAATCCTAATCCAGCAGCTGCGCCAGAGCAGCCCACAGCTCCTCAGCCTGCGCCAGCTCCAGAGCCAAAGCCAGCGCCTGCTCCAGCGCAATCAGGCGACCCTGCATCTAAGCGCGCTTCAGTAGCAGAGAAGATCAAGCCGCAGTATGAGCTCGCTAAGTCGGTCATCGATGGTATCAACAAGGCTTTCGCTGACGACTGCGCTAAGACGACTAAGTATGACACTATGGGCGACCAGATCAAGAACTTCGAGAAGCAGATCCGTGGCGCTTGCCAGCAGACGATGACCATCGTACAGCAAGAGAACTTTGACTGGCACAACTACAACATCTGTTCTCCAAAGTCCTTCAAGTGCATCACTCTCTACAAAGACCGTGACCTTGACGTTCTGAAGCTCAGCGCAGGAATCATCATATTCTACAACAGCCTCATCGGAGAGAACTAATGAGATACCTCGTCGAGAAACTACTTCTTGAGCAGCCTCACGTCTTTCTAGACATGGACGGCGAGAGCGAAGAGCAGGTCTGGGACTTCTGCGCTGAAGACAAGCCGAAGACATGGATCATCCAGCTGATCAAGCTGTATGCGATGAAGAAGCTAGAGACGCTAAACGACCGCAAGAACCATAGCACTGTCCTCTATCTGACTCAAGATGAAGTCGACATGTTCACGGAGAATCTCGTCAACGATCCGTTCTTCCTTCTGCAGGCTAGATCCTGCATCGAGCAGCTATACCGAGACAACCAGACGAAGTCCGTAGAGCTGCTGAGAAAATATCTCCCAGATGAACTGAAAGAGAAGATCGGGCTCGATCGAGGAATTGATCTAGAGATAGACTAAGGAGAAACAATGGGAACCAGAGTAAGAAGACCTATGTGCCGTAAGCCGATTCCAGTAGCGAAGCATGCTCCTGTAGTCAAAGAAGAGCCTAAGAAGATTTCAGAGACGCCCAAGCCGGAACCAGCTCCAGAACCGGAGCCAGTAGCTGAAGAACCTAAGAATCCTATGGAACGCAGACTTCACGCTCGTCGCTGGAAGAGGATCGAAGATTCTACTGAATCGAATGACTAGAGTACAGTTCCTTGAAAGCCTGGAAGACTTTTGACTTGTTCTTGATGTCTTCGCAGTCGTCGATGTAGCGCTTTCCCAAGGATAGAATCGTTATCTTCGAGACGTCGATCTTCTCGGTCGGCGTCGTTTCGCGTCTGCGCTGGTAGATAGGATTGACAGGATATGCGGGTCCGTATGACTCGAGCTTCACAAGATAGTCGTTGACCTTGGTCATATACTTCGAGTCTTCCCAAGAGATTTCCACGTCGATGATGTGTCCTTTGATGAACTCTTCTGGATTCTCGGGCATCTCGGGATATTTGAGCTTCTTGTACTCGATGCAGTGCTCGTTCTTCACGAACTCGAGCGCTTCCGTGTCTGTATCTAGGATGTAGAATCCCTTAGGCTCTATTTCAGATCGATTAAGCTGGTATGGAGAGCCCAAATAGGTCAATTTGCAGTCACCCTGTGTAGTTTCCGAGTGAATGTGATAATGACCCGTATAGATGTATTTCCAGTGATTAAACAGCTCAGCCTTGTCGAATCCTTGCTCGGCACGATTGTTGAAGATGTCCATCTTAGCGCCTAGCACATCCAAGTGTCCGAACATACGCTCGCAGTCCATCTTTTCTTCAACTTCGTTGCGAAACTGCTCATAGTCCGTCACCCACGGAAGCAGAAGCGTATCGCCAATCATCTTAGGCTTGTCGATGATGTTCACGTTAGTGATGCGGTCCAATACGACCAACGAACTGACTTCCGTCGAAGACTTATAATAGAGGTCGTGATTTCCGAGAATGATGTACCAGATCACTTCGCCTTCGTGGCTCTTGAAGAACTCGACGACGCGATTGACGGTTAGAACGTTTACAGCGTGTCTCGTGTCGAACAAGTCACCGAGAACGAAGATCTTCTCGATGCCTCGATCTTTGCAGTTCTGTACAATCTGCTCCATGAATGCGAACTGAGAATCTTGAAACTTTCTGTCGTCCGAATGAGTTCCAAAGTGCAGATCAGAAACTAATGCTACCTTACCCATCTCTATCCTTTCAAAATCGTGCTGAAGCATCCTCTCTTCAGAACCCTCAGCGTCTCGAACTTGTACTGTATCTGGCTAAAATTTAAATCATTTAGCTTGTGAGAAATTAAGTACACGCCGAGATTTCCGTCTCCATGCAGCATTCCGATCAATTCCTTCAAGAAGTCCGTGATGCCTTCGCTGTCGATTCCTGTGTCGAAGATCTCGTCGATGAAGAGTATCGAGCTCGACCAGTTGGACAGCTGTTTTGCGATGTCGTAGAACGTGAGAAGCATAGCGACGTTGACGCGTGTCTTCTCTCCGTTCGATAGTCCGTTGTACTCCATCTCGAATGCTCCGCGAGTCAGCGTGTACTCCAGCATGTTGTCGAACGTGACCTCCACGTCCATGCCGAATTTCTTGATGTACTCGTTCACTTTCATGTTCAGAATCGGAACGATCTCGTCGAAGAAGTATCGCTTGATTCCGCTGTCAGACAGAATCGCTATCAGGTCGGTATCTACCGCTACTCGATCTTCGATCTCGCTGATCTGCTTGTTCGCTTCGACTAGCTGTCCTTGATACTCGGCGAGCTTCTCTCGCTGCTCGGTAGCGTCAAATCCGTTCGTCTCTTTCTCTATCTCGGCAACCTGGGACTCGTCGTATGTTATCCCTCGGTCAAGCGCCTCTATCGCCGACTGCTCTTGGGTTATTCGGCTCTCGATCTTCTTACGAAAAGCGTCTTCTTTGCGCTTCTTGTCAAGCAGAGTATTGTCGCTCAGAATCTCGTCCTGCAGCGCTTTCCATTCGCCTTCGAGTCTATCGTACTCGGACTGCAGATCGGCTAAATACTTCTGCGAGTGAGATGAGCACAGGTCGGATCCGCACACTGGACAGACGGCTTCGTCTCTGTGCTCTAGGGATCCAGTGATCTGTCCGAGACGGTCGGACTTTCGAGTCGCCTCTATCTTCTTCTCCGCTATCCTGTCGTACAGCTCTCTCATCGTCGGACCTTCGTCTTTCAACTCTTCGAGCTTCTTGTTGCACTTCTCTATGTTCGACTCATGGTCCGTCTTCTCAGACTTCTGCTGCTCGATATGGTCGCGGACACGCTTGATGCGGTCGGCTTTGTTCTCTTCGAAAGTGCGGCTCTTCTTGTCCAAGTCTGCGATGAGTTCGGTCGTGTTCTTGATACACTGCTCGATTCCGCTCTTCGATCCAGCCATCGTTCTGATGGTGATGTTGTCGTTCGAGCGTCTCGTCTTTACTTCGTCGAGCATGTCCGCGATGTTGGTGAGTCCGAATATGGTCTCCAGGAGCTCCCGGCGGTCGGACAGACACATGTTAAAGAACGGGACGTTGGAGATTGCGCCGATGCACATCACGTTCTTGAAGAGAAGATACTTGACGCCGAGCAGCTTGTCGATCTCGAGCTGATTGAGCTTCTTAGAGCTCAGCGCCTCAACCTTCTCGCCGTTCTTCTTCAGCTCGAACTTCGCAGGACCGAGTCCTCGCATCATTTCGTAGCTGTCTTTCCCTATGTCAAACTCGATCTGCACCTCCAAGTGCTTCTTGTTCACATAGTTTATGAGACTCTTCATTTTTATGTCACGATACGGCTTTCCGAACAGGACGAACGAGATCGCGTCAATGATGGTCGACTTTCCGGAGCCGTTTTGCGCATTGATGATGCAGAGCTTGTTGCTGAACTCTAGCTCGGTCCATCCGTTTCCGTATGACAGGAAGTTTTTGAACCTCAGCTTCTTGAACTTTACATACATATCAAGGTTAAATATAGCAAAATGGCGCTTCGTGAGATTTCGAGCGAAAGAGTTTACGAATTTCGCCGATTTTCTTATATTTAACATGTATAACTCAACAAGCGAGGGTATCATGAACCTCAAAACTAAAAAACCGCTTTTAGAGCGCATAAGAGAGCAAGAAAGGCCGAAAGCTGCGCACAGGCTCGACGAAAAGCGCATCGACGAGGGCACGTTCACTCGTAGAGATTTCTTCAACTGGATCGACAGGCCGGAGGCATAATGGCAGAGCTGGAAGTCGGATATAGAATCGCAAAAGAAGGCGAATATCCTAAATTTTATCTAGCAGAAGATGTTGAAAAACTTCTCGCCGAGAAAAATAAAGAGATAGAGGATCTGAAAGCAGGACACTACGCAGAGTCGTGCAAGGACGGCGCTGAGATCCACCGTCTGCACCGCTGTGTGATTCGAATGACGAAGCAGTGGCTGAGCGCGATCGAGGACATGTATAGCAGACTCGACGATGTGCACGGATTGGACGATGACGATGTTGAAGACTGGGATAAAGTGTCAGAACTTCACGACAATCTCAACAAAGTATTGGAGAAGTGGAAATGAGTTTCTTTGTCGCTATATTTCGATTCATTCTAGCTACTCTAGGTATGTTCATCCAAGCGATTGGAGATTTGATAAACTGGATGCTAGACGTAATAGAGTCTGGATTAGACTGGTGCGACGAGCACACGGAGATGTGATATATGCTGAGAGAAGATTTCTTGAAGTTTCAAGAGATGGCGCTGGAAGATACAGCGATGCCAGAGAACCCTGACGACATTCTAGAGAAGAACATGCAGATTCCTGGCATGAAGCAGAAGTACATCGACGCATACCGCAAGCAGGTCGCCGTCGTCGCTACTCTGGAAGTGAAGCTCGAAGAGGCTACCGCTCGAACGAAGAACAAGCTCAAGGAAGGCGGAATGGCTTACACGGCCAAAGAAGCTACAGAGCAGACTGCGCTAGATGACGAAGTTGCGAAGATCAATCGAGCTCTGATAGAGCAGCGCTACTACATGGGCTGGCTCGAAGACACGGCAGCCAACATCACTTCGCTCTCTTTCACTATCAAGAACTGGCTGAAGTGGAAAGAGATCATATCCACCAACTTCTAAGGAGGACCAGATGGAGTACGACTACAATCAGTACGTGTGGCACGCTATCCAGCGCACTAAGGAACACGATCCCGAGTACTTCAAGAAGTGCATCGAACAGCGGCTCTGCGACGGAAAAGGCAGCGTGACCGACTATGTCCACGCAGAAGATCTCGAACGTGCTCTGATGCACGTATCTTGGTACAAGTATGACCATCCCGCAGTAGCGCCTGGATGTCGAGCATTCAAGACTGGAGCTATTCGTGGTTGGCTCGGAATGGCTCCTCTGAAAGAGATTGATCAAAATCTCACGTGCACGATGATGGACGTGAAGGGAACTGGAACTCTGTCTCTCGTTCTCACCGATCCTCTAGCATTTATCAAGCGCTGGTTCGTAGACTACACAGTCATTATCATCGGAGATGACGGCTATGGCGCTTGCATGTTCACTTTCCATCCTGGAGATCCTCTACCTCCGAGCACTCTATCTTCTGACGGAAGCAACGAGCTAGGACTAAAAGAAGGCGACAGGCTAACTGTCGGAAAGGCGCTTGAGCTAGGCTTCGTTCACGCAAAGCTTCAAGGAGCAAACGATGAGTAGACAACTGACTATACAGGAAGAAGTGTTTTGCGATATATGCGGAAAACGGATCTACGGAAACAGTAAGCTCTGCAGATCGGGGCGCTTGTACCTGCAAGACTGCAAACAACTGAACTACACTATCGACATCAAGATGAACACGTTCGACGGATTTGACTGCATGGAGCACGTCTGCAAAGACTGCCTGAAGGACTTCCTTGAGCGGTTCATCAGCAATCTGAGAGACTAAGCCTTCACGTTCGTGTTTCCGCCGTTAGTCGGAGCTCCAGTGACGAAACAGACTGGATGAGCGCATACTAGCGTCTTCATCGAATTTCTTCCAAGATTCACGTCGCCGAGCACAGAGTCTATGTAGACGCTCTGCTTGGCGTTTATCGTGACATCGTCGTTAGCCTCTAGATTGAACTTGCCTTCGATCTTCACGTCCATCTTAGCCGGCACTGGCTGAGAGAACTTCTTCGACATGCTCTGCTCGATGAGAATGCTGCCGTTAGAGTCGATCTGGACCTTCAGACCTGAGCGGTGCGAGATCTTCATTGTGCCGTTCTTGCGGTTCAGGGTGACGCCTTCGCCCTCGTCCGTCTTCATTAGGACCATCGTGTTCGGATAGTCGCTCAGGATAGCGTCGTCTAGAATCGTGTCGCCGGGACTAGCCATTCCCGTGAAAGCTTCAGCTGCTGCAACGAGCGGATTTCTCGCAGTGATTATGCCGTCATAGATAGGCTTGTACGGGTCACCGTTCTCGAAGTAGCCGCGAATGATCGTGTCTATCGGAGGAACGACTAAGTTAGCCGTTCCCGCTCCTAGATAGCCGTTCTCCGGCAGAGCCCACGACAGATAGTCCTTGTTGTCATCGTTGATTCCGAAGATCTGAACCTGAACACGTCCCATGCGCAGAGGGTCATCTACGTTCGTAACCTTTCCAGTCCAGCGCTCGTTGAACTTCTTCGGCTCAGGATCGAGAGTGTTGTTTCCTAGCGCTACGTCATCTTCGAGGTTGCCGAAGCGCTGCATAAGCTTCTCTATATCTTCGCTCATCTTCTAACTCCAGGATTGTTCTTCTTCTGGTTCAGGCTCTCTGCCTCTTTCTCAGCTAGCTCGTTGACGACCGAGATCGTCATCTCGACTTCGTTGTACGGCATGTCGTCGTCCAAGTCGACTCCGCAGTACTTCGACACTTGCACTCGATTTCGGATCATCGTAGACATGTGGATGCGGTTGAACAAGGCGCTGTCTGCTAGATCTATTCCGACACGCAGATCACTGAAGCACTTGCTGCACTTCAAGTCTGCATATCCGAGAATTCCACACTTGGCTCTCTCAGCGAGATGAAGAAGCTTGCTGAACTCGTCCGCTGGAAGATTCAAGATGAAGTCTTTGAGATTCTCCGATTTGATCTTCTTGTCGATGTCAGTGAAAGCTAAGATGAGGTCTACGTCTGGATCTCCGGTCTTGTAGACCGGATCCGTTATCTTCTTTAGTGCGCTGTGAACGACTTTGCAACCGCCGTCAATCGTGACTGATCCGCTGACTGAATCTTCCATCTTTCGTACGGCTAGATCGCCAGGCTTCAGCGTCTTCACGACTTTGGCTTCGCAGTAAGGACACTTGAACTCTGTCTGATAAGAGTTCGACAGCATGAACGTGTTGCTTCTCAAGTAGAAGATGAGAGTCAAGCGGTCTATCTCTAGAATATCCTCGAAACGGAGATCTGTGAGTCTGAGACATCTTCGCAGAATGTCGTCGACTATCTCACGAGCGTTGCTCTCGGTCATCGCTGCCATGTACTTCAGATCTCGGATCGTCAAGCATCGGAACTCTATCTTCGTGTCTTTCGAGTACTTCGTCCCTCTGCTCGGCAGCTTATCTAACGGTATCTTCCAATAGTTCACTTCAGACATAGTTTTTACCCTGTATATAATATATACTATAGGAGAATTGCAAATGTCAGAGAGCAACTGGAAGAGTCCCGGATATAACCCAGAGCATCACGGATGGTGGAAAGCTACGCTAGACGATCGCGCTGATCTCGGCTATCCCGTAGGCTACTACTACGCGGACACTGTTCGCGCAATCATGATCGCGTTCACTAACTTCTTCAACGACATGTACGTCGTCAGATACGACGAGAACGGATTTCCGAGAAAGAGAATTCAAGTCCCGATCAAGTTCGGTCCGAGAGCTAAGTCTCACGACTACAGAAAGGAAGAAGAGTCTGGACAGACATACTACATTCCGCTGCCGAACATGTACTACAAGATCACTTCGTTCCAGTACGACGCCCAACGAGCTTCGTCATCGAACGAGATCAGAACATTCTACGACACGTACATGATGAATCAAGGAATAGAGGAGAATGAAGTTCAGCTTCTCTGGCAGGACACTCAGCCCGTTCCTTACAACATCGGCATAGAGCTCACGGCTAAGGCAGACAAGTTCGCAGACATTCTGCAGATCGTAGAGCAGATCACTTCTAGATTCAATCCAGACGCTTTCATATTCATAAAAGAGTTCTGGTTCATGAACATACGTCGAGACATCAAGATGAAGCTAGACTCAGTCTCGATCGACTACCAGGACGAGTTCGGCGAGCAAGACAAGCGAGAGCTAGAAGCGAAGTTCACCTTCACGATCGAAGGCCAGGTATACACGAAGATCGAGCACGGCGCTATCATCGACCAGATCATCATGAAGCTCAACCCGTCTATCGCAGTCTACAGCGACGTCGTCTCTGACCAGTACCTCAGAGGAGACAGCGCTAGACCAGAGTTCTTCGTCGACAATATCGGCTACAACTGGTTCGTGGACAACAAGGTCATCGTCAAGGACGGAGATCGCAGCTTCTGGGAAGAGTATCACGACAAGCTCAACCTGCCAGACGAGAAGTACGACTACTACAAGGACGTCGGAATCTATGTCCCGTCTGTCGAGTACCAAGATGCTTTCGAGATGACCGACTCGGCGAACGGAATCTGGAAGCTCACGTCGGCCTACACTCAAGAGATCGTCGACAAGTACAACTCGATCATCTCCGTCTCGGGAAACTATGCTCCAGAGCCAGGAACATACGACGAGCAGACACGCTCTTGGCAGGGCAGCTTGACCGACAGGTACAACTTCAAGGAGCTCGGCGAGGACGATTTCACCATGTCTGGGCGCAAAGACTACCTGAACAGCGACCACGACAAGGTCGATACGATGTGGGTTCAGAACCATGAGACTGATATCCGTCCATAATGACGCATTTGAAGACGTTTTAAAGCGCTTTAACGATTTCCCGTGTAGACCCATTGGGTAAACCGTTTAGGGCTTTAAAACGGCGTATAAATACAATAAATCGAGTGGTATAGACGATGGATGATGTTGAAAGAAGACTAAGAGAGCTGAGGTCTGAGGTCCAGAACCTCAACGACAACATCTTGTTTGCAGCTGCTGACCTGAAGTCTGCGGTGCTCAGATCGTCATCAGACAACTCTACTGACTTCTTGATCCGCAGCATCTCAGCGACGACTCACAGCATCCGACAAGACGTGTTCATGCTGAGCATCGACTTGAAGGGCTACTTCAACAACGTTCACGACGACCTCGTCGCTATCGCTAACCGTTCAGAGACTAGCGCTGATCTGATCAAGTCTACGATCGCTGAGTCGAATCTCCGGATAGAAGACAGCATCTCAGATCTGTCTCCAGCCGACCTCATAAAGAGCGTAACTCCGACAGAGCAGAATGTCAGTCCGATCGCTGGAATGGCTGGAAACGTAATTCCGCCGTCTCTGATAAAGAAAGTAGAGCTGGTTCTAGACGCTGCCGCGATATTCTTGAAGGCCTGGGCTAACCCAGTCAACGTCGGAATCGCTCTCGCTATTCCTATCGTAGCGGGTGTCGGAATTCTGGTCTTCGGCGTCGTTAAGGCCATCGAGGCTCTCGCTGAGCCGTTGAAGAACATCACTGCTCCACTAGCCGGAATGGGAAAAGCTATCGGAAGCATCGGAAGCAAGCCAGACGTTCGTGTAGAGCATGGCGCAGAGATCGCACAGTCTATCGATCAAGCTGCCGTCATGCTGTCTCCAGCTCTGTTCTCGATGGACGACTCTCTGACTGCGATCAACACGAACCTAGGTCTAGTTCTCCAGGAAGTCAGGAAAGGTCCAGAAGTTCAGCAAGCGGCCGTCGTAGACTTCACGCCTCTGATAAACTCTATCGATTCTGCAGTCGACCGATTCTTGTTCGCGCTTCCTAGCCAAGAGCCAGCCAAGGATCAGACGAAGAACGCTACTACTAGAATGACAGCCTTCGAGACTGAAGTTCTGAATCTCTTGAGCAGCCCGATCCAAGTCTCTGTGCAGAACGCAGCTCCTAAGAATCCAGAAGAAGACTCTCGAGTCTTCGCCGACGCAGTGACTCCGCTCGTAAGCGGACAGAACGCTATGTACAAGATGCTCGACAGCAACATGAGAAAGCTGACAGCAGAGCTGCAGAGCTTGAGAGAAGCTCCGAAGGCTACCGACATGTACAGGATGTCGAAGATAAACGACACTCTTAACACTACGCTGAGCGACACGACAGAGACTCTCATTCTTCAAGAGTCTCAAGCGATCCGCGAAGTCGTCACTAGGTTCAGAGAAGAGTTCATCGACTTCAAGACAGTGTGGCTGACTAATCTGAACGGCGGCGAGAAGAAAAACAAGTACAGCAACGAAGGTCCGACTAACAAGAGTGGAAACTAACGATGGCTAAGAACGAACTAGATAGCGCAATAGATATATGGGGTGGCAGATCACGCCAGCCTATTCTTGAGCTGTTCCCGTTCAGCCTCGAGTCGCTCGGAGAGAAGAACGGAACTCAGATAGAGTCGCTAAGGTGCTCTCCCATGTACGCTTACATAAAAGAGTTTCCGAAGATCGAGTACGGAACTGACTGGGGCAGCTGGGATGAGAGCAACACAGCTTTCGTAACTAACAAGATCAATACTTTCGGAGGCGCTGGAGACAGCATTCCGGCTAGAATAGTTCAGATGCTAGCTGGTCCAAACTATCAGCCGCCGATCACTACTGGCAAGTGGACTCAGTTGACGGCTCAGCTGAACGACGGAGCATACATGAAGCTCAGCGCAGAGATTGTCGCGTTCCCTCTCCTCAAAGGAACGACTAAGCACGTCGAAGGTCTGAGATACGACTCTGACAACTTGAGCAGGGCTACGAACATCGGCGCAAAGAGAACGAGCAGTCTGTATGACTGGCTCAGTCTCGGTCAGAGAGCGATGATGCCAGAGCAGTTCTCTACGAAGATCATCAAAGACAACGTTATGGGAATCAAAGAGAACATTTTTGGAGAAGGAACATCGGGCAAAGCTATACTCTCTGGCGCTCACGACATGGCTCACGTCATCGACGGACTAATACCTGGAAACGGAATCGAGTTCCAGGACGCTGTCGCAAAAGGCGTCTACGGTCTAGAGACATTCGTTCGAGGAGTATGCGGAACTCATCAGAGATTCGGACACACTTTCACGCTGAGAATAAGAGACGACGACACAAATCTGTTCATAGACAGCACGAAGCCAATTTCTCCAGTAGACTTCTACATCACTGAGATGAAGTTCAAGTTCTCTCAGCATCTCGTGAAGATCGTTGACGACAAAGGAGAGAGAAAGGGAGTCGCTCCGGAATGGGCTGTGATAAATATCTCGTTCAAGAGCGCTTGCGCAGTCTCTAGAGATCAGATGATGCAGATGTTCACTCGCTGAGGAAACGATGGCTGAAGAAAAAGAGAACAAAGAAGAAGAGAAGAAGGAAGATCTCTACTATGCCGACAAGGTATCGTTCTCTGACAGCCAGAAGAGAATGTTTCAGGGATTCAGTGAAGATCTATATGGCAACAACTGGTTCGTCTTGACGACTAACGTCGGAACTGACGGAAGAGGAACTCAATCCTCGAAGTCGATATGTGGAATTCTTGACACTATTCCCGAGCTTTCGTTCACGACCGATGTGATCGAAGGTCCGCAGAAGGTCGTGACTGATCTAGCGAAGAAGCTTCTGCTGGACAGAGACAGCGTCCCTGGAGCTATAGGCGCTGCTCTAGGAGCTAACATAAATCCACAGCTAGGCGGTGGCTACACTAAGCAGATGCTGAAGTCAAAGGAGTTCCAGAAGGATGGATTCGATCTGGAGTTCACTGCATGGAGAGCTCCAAAAGAGATCTTCGATCCAGACTTCGCTCCTTCTAGCCAGCAAGAAGTTCTAAGCTATCTGTCGGACAACGCCGTCGTAGAGACTACTGATGCCGTGAGCGGATTGCTCGACAGAGGAGTCGGTCAGATGATGGCTGGTCTTGGAAGCGTAGTTCCTATAGCTCTCGAGACAGCGAGCGAAGCTGGAAAGCTGATACTAGGCGGAAATGACGCGGATCTAGCATCTCAGACGAGCGGATTCGTAGACAAGATTGGAAATTTCGTAGATGCGCTCGCTGGAGCAGCCGATACTCTTCTAGTCAGAAGCTGGTCAGACAAGCAGAGAATCACTATGGGAAGAACGAAGTTCAACGAGAGCCTTCATCGTCTCGACATTCTTCGTGCTGGAATCTTGGACACTTACTTCATCGTCGCTATTCAGGACTGGTCGTGCGAGCTACAGCAAGACAGCTTAGGAGAGAAGATGAAGGTGTCGATCAAGTGCACGCTAGACCAGAGAATACCTCAGTCTAGACTCCATCTATGCAATGTGAAAGAAATTGAAGGCGACAAGAGTTCCTAGCCGTTCTCTTCACGATACTTAGCAGCGCTCTCTGAGATCCACTTGCGTACATACTCGTCGCCTGGATCTCGTCCTATGCGCACGCCCTCTAGCCACTTGTCTAGATTGATCTGGTCGATCTGCTTCTGCATGAACTCATGCTGGTCCATAACCCATCCCAATTTCGCTAGATAGATCCGTCGTGTTCGCTGTTGACGTCCGGAAACTTGTGATTGTAGTGCCTGAGCTCTGACGACTGGCGTCTGATCTTCATGCTGTTCGCTTTCTTGCGTTCTCTCTGCGTCTCTTTGGCATCTGCCTTGCGCTGACCGACCTTGCGTCCTTTCTCGCGATTCAGGATCTCTTGGTTAGTCATCCTGACTTCTCTAGGATTCCCATACTCGTCATACTCGATGCGGTGAGTTCCTGGACGCGTCGTCTTGATCTTCTGGACGATTTTTCCGTCTCTGACCATGCGCTTGCGCTTCATGGCCTCGGATAGAAGATTTTCAGACTCTATGAACGTGATGAAGCGCTTCATTTGTCCTCCAGATCTGTGAACATGAAGTTGTTGTCGAGTATAGGATATTTCTTGCTGAGGAAGTCTTTCGAGTGGTCGACCTTTCCGAGAGCGCTTCCTGTGCTCTTCGTGTCTGGCTTGCGAATTCCGATCTTGCTTCCGAGACGATTGCTCAGCTGTTGTCTCAGCTGGATCTTTCCTTGAATGGCAGCTCTCTTGATCTTTCCAGTTCTCTGACCGAGCTTGCGGTGACGACGCTCAGCTCCAGTGATCCTCTTCTCGTGAGGAATGCCGTTCTTGTCGTACTGGATCTTGAAACCTGGCTTATCGGACTTCCACTTCTTTTTCTTCTTCCCTTTGCGGATGACGTACTTGACATGAAGAGCCTCGTCGAGCTCTTTCTCTACGTCGCCTTCCTGTTCGAGGAACTCTAGAAAACCTAGTCCATTGTCTGCCATGTATTATTTATACACGGCTCACTGGCAGTTTCATCGATTCGATGAGCGTCTTCTTCCAGTCGTTCACGTCCTTCTTGCTTATGCGATTTTTAGGCTTCTTTTGGTCCTTTTTGCTCATGATAGCTCCTATTTTAGGTTTCTCATAATCAAATATAAGTTCTAGAAAGCGTTTCGTAAACCCTAAAAGTTCAGATAAATAGAATATATTCCAGAGTAGTGAACTATGATAGACTCATTCAAGTATAGCAACTTAAAGCATCAGAGCACTCATGACAGGGTCGAATACAATCCAGCGTGGAACGACTATAAAGGTGACGGTCCTTTCCAAGAGAAGCGTGATGAGCTTCTGTCGAAGTATGGATGGGTATCTCCATACGAGTTCTACTACGGTTCTGCGACGAACTCAGTCGACACTGACAACAACACGGTCATCGACTTCGACTACATCGAGAGACTCGGTGCAGCAGCAGAAGGAGTAGAAGTTGCAGATAAGGACAACGTTCCGAACTACTTCTGGTGCGAGACTCTGTCGAACTGGTGCTACTTCAAGGTGACTGCCGTGGTTCCCAATTTCGAGAAGACTTATACTTGGGTTCCTACACCTATAAGAGCAATAGCAGCTATTTGCACTATGGGTTGGACCGAGGTCCTTGAGGAGATATCGGTAAATGGATTTTCTTGGGATCTTGTATGGAAAGCACCAGTTCATATCGTTACTTCATATTTTTCAGGAATAGCTGGATTGGTCTCTTCAGGCATTTCCGCTATTTCTGGAGGACGTGATCTTCAAGAAAGATATGGCGCTTTGACATTCCCTTTTCTGATATACAATGCAGTCACAGCAGCTTCACAAATAAGTACTGCAGACTGGGAAGCAGAAGATCTGATCGAAAAACATATACCAACAGATCTAAAAGAAATCTTGATGCCCAGAATGTGTATAAGCTTATACATGTGGAATGGATATAAGCGAACATGGCAGCCTATAAAGCCGCTAATAGATCAATTCTCAAGAATGACTAGAAATAATTCGGAATGGGAGCTACAGAAAAATATCGAGTCCGAGTTCGTTGAAAAGTTGCTAAAAGAGGGAGGAGACTGGAAAACTCCAGAAGAAAGAGCAAAAATGGCAGACGAGTGGCTCAATAAGCATACAATAAGCGATAGTGGAAAAGAAAAATTCCGGAATGATTGTGCAACATACTCAGGTGGTGACGAACTTAGGACCGGAGAGCTCATATACCATTTAGCACACGATATGCTCACTGATCCGTGGTATGCTCCGGGTCTGATAGAAGTTGCTAATTTTGCTACTCTTGAAGCATGGTATCTAGACTGCCATTGTTTTGAGCCGTTCGTCGGTAGAACACCTCTTGCTAAACTTCAATACATAGGTGTCGACAACGGGGACTTCATCAGCTGGGGTGAGTGGCACTGGATAGAGCAGTATGGATTCTGGATGCCTCTTCCAAAAGATAAAGCTAAGCTTCGCCTATTCGCAAAGAACACTTTCCAGTTGTTCAACCGTCAGTATTCTTATATAGGACATGATAAAAGAGACCACGTCGGATGGATTCACAAGAATCTAGGTCATCCATGCTTCTTCCGAGGAAACGACAATGAGCTGTGGATGTCATACTGGCTTCGTTGGACATCAGGTTATGGATCAGAAGACAGGAGCGGCTGGATGTGGTCTGAGACGACTAAGATGTCCGGTGTGTATGACATATCGAAGGACGACATCGCTCTGTGGGACGACATCATAAATACTATGTTCGAGAAGCACGATGACTACGGCTACGACGAGTGGCTAGTCAACGGCGAGTACGGATTGACGTACAAGAAGTTCACAGTCAACGAAGAGCAGCCGAACGAAATTCTGACAGCAGACGACTCGACTCTAAATCCAGACAAAGCGCCACTCAACAACAGCATCGAAGAGACACCAGAAAACACGATGATCTTGTCGCTATCTACTGGAACCGTAATATCTCGTGATGACGACAACTCGACTATCGACACCGCACAGCGCTGGAAATAAATAATACATGAGAGAAATATTCTTCAACAGCTTCAAGGAGAGAATACTCCGAGGAGAGATCCCGACAGAGTTCGAACTAAGCGGAGCTCCGGTCACCTCGAAGTTCTTTGACGCTTACGACAACTCTGACATAACTATCGAGCAGTACAGAAACCTTGCTGACTTTGACACTTATCACTCAGGAAATAGCGCGACTATTCCATCTCTCAGCGAGACGCTGTTCGAATACAGCTCTTACGGAGTCGAGTACTCTTCATACGAGCCAGACGACATCTCAGAGAAGCCGCTCTTCGTGAACTCAGCCAACTCAGCAGAGTTCTACCGTCTCTACGACTTCGATCTCACTTCAGCTACAAGGGACTTCACACTAGAGACTATTTCAGATTCCGCTGGCGCAAACTACAACTACGGCTTCTACTATGCGATGAAGAAGTCTCATCTCAACTGGCTAGCGAAGCGCTGCAACGACGAGTATGACTTCAACAACCAGATCCGCATCGTTCTAGGTGACGACATCGGTAACCTGAATGACCAAGACACGCTAGAGAGCATGTTCTGTCCGACACCGGACAGACCGTTCCAAGGTGTGTTCGACATGAACGGACACAAGATAGTAAACAAGACCTTCCTATGCAAGAACAACAGCAACGGTCTCTTCGGCTATTTAGGAAAGAACGGAGTCGTTTGCAACGGCATAGTAGAAGACATCAGGATGGTCTGCCAGAAGCCTATTACATTGGACAAGATCAGAGATGACTGTTCTGACGTCGTATGTGGATTCTTGGTCGGAACAAACTACGGAACTGTCCATGACATTGTCACATCTGGTACTATGCAGTTCGACGGATTCTGTCCTGACGTATATCTCGTCAACAACAAGTACGAATATGTAGAAGGTGACAATACATTCAAGAACAGCGCATACAACTGCTTCTATCCGAACAAGTTCTGTATCAACTCGATCTATAATGTTCTTCCATACGCTGGCTACTTCACTGAAGGAGCTGACAGCTACTACAACGACATCGGAATTCCGAGCGTTCTGCACGCTAACACGGATATTTCTACCAATTCACTATGCTCGCTCGGCTACTTGATGCACTTTGGATATAGCAATTTCAACGAATACTTCTTAAACTTCAAACACTTCTATGAAACGAAGTGTTCTATACACGATGGATTCGACCAGACCTGGGCAAACCCGACAGAGGATATTCCTTTTGTAAGTAATATCGATCGCGCTTCGCTACGTGGAGCATCGATAGCAAAAGGCGGTAAAGAAAAGCTAGATTGGATCTATGGATATGTTCTTCAAAATATCACAGCCGACGAAAAGATATTGGATCTTGAGCAGTGGGCAACATTTGCACCAGTAATAAGCACTGAGAGCAACACTACTCTCATTGATGCGATGTCGAAGAACACTATTCAGAATCTAAAGAAGTGGAAGTCGTTCGACGGATCTAGCGAATACGACATAAAAGATCTGGATAAGAATTATGGTTATTACTATGTCAACAGAGCTTCATATCTCTGCCGTCAGTTGATCGATACAGTTAAATCGATCACTGCATTTAACAGCGAGAGAACTACACCTCACCAGAGACTGAACCCGAACGCTAGAATTGCTTACTACTGTTCTCCTATCGTTGGAAACAACTTTGGAACTATTCACACGATAGACTGCAAACATAGGATAAAGGAATCCAGCGACACGTTTGTCGGATTCATAGGAAATGTATGCGGTAAGCAGAACTGCGGAAATATATTACTAGTCAACTCGGTTCTTGACATCGAGCCAAACTCTGGATGCAAGCTTACTCATAAAAACTATATAAAGACTAAAGACTATGCACCAAAATACCCAGAAGACTGGGGAAATCTATACAGCGTGTTCGGTTATAACTGGGACTACTGTCAGAGCCCTTACGGAGTAGACGAAGAAGAGTACAGCGCAAACTCCGCCGAGTGTGTCAGAGTCACTGAGTCTTATTACGACTTCAACGACTTCATATCTTCGGGCGACGACTTTGTTCCGTCTGGCGTTAACCCTGCAGCATTCAATCGCTACATATTCAACAGATACGAGAACAAAGATTCCGCTTACGGAAACTGCAACTTCGCCGTCAACAATAGCTCTACAGTCGATACGATAGGATCTGAGATACCAGACGAGATCAGAAGCGCTAAGATGAAGTTCAAGTTCACTGGCGATAATGAGCCATCCGGATTCTACATCGGATTCAACATCCATAGCGCTACGTACTACGGAAGAATCAAGTTCTACGATCCGTATAATGAAGACAAGAAGTCGAACTTTGAGTGTGAACTAGGAATGGGACAGATAGCGCAACTTATCGCTTCCGAGCTTGATTGCGACATTCAGCACTTCGACTTGAACTATCTAGGAGACGCTGCTAAGACGCTAGCATCTTCGGACGATATAGGCGGCCTGAAAAAGCACGGTGACTACCAGCTGACACTAGAAGATGTTCTTGACTACTCACCAGCATTCAACGGTCCATGTGGAAGGACAGAAAACAATGCAAGAAGCTTCTGCCGAAATATCATGAACGCAAAGATAGCTATGGGCGGTGAGCTATTAGCAAACTCTGCTGTCTGCACTAGCGGAAAGTTCGCATGGCAAGATTTTCCGTTTGGCGGAAATAACTTAGGTCCATTCGGAACTACGAACAGCAAAGAAGATTACGACACTAGATACGAAGATGGTCTCTTCGTCATACCTTCAGGCATAGGCCCAAATCAGACTGATGAAGACTGGAATATATTCGCAGACGATGATGGCAAAAATGGTCCAGACATGTGCTGGTATATGCCTCCAGCTTCTCGTAAATATGAAAAAGATGATGGGAAGAATGGCCCAGAAGCATTCAATTCAAGAATCTTGGGTTACTCAGAATCAGGTTCGAACGTCAAGTATTATTTGAACAACTAC